AATTAATAAGAAGGCTATTGCCAATGAAATTATACCATAATTTATATTACATCTTACATCTTATATTACATCTTAACTTAACCCCACAATATATATTTTTTCATCATTGGATTTTTTTACTTATTTTGTTTTTATCATGTTTTAAAAAAATTGAAATTTATTTTTGGATAACAAATTATTTTACTTATACTTAACATATATCCATTGAAATTAATTTTAATATACTACAACACTACAATACACAATATGGCGCAAAATAATATTATGGATTTAGAACAATTAGAACATACATTTATTATCGAGGGGCAAGAATCAAATATAAATAACGGACAAACATTTACTAGACAAACATGCGAACAGGTTGAACATTCATTTAATTACAGTAGTGAAAGAACACCTTTAGCAAGAACATTTTCATTATTTGATTGTAATGATACTAATATGGATGTCGAAGACCCATTACAAAGTAGAATAGAAAGACTTGAAAACGAGCAAATAAGAACTGAAACACAAATAAACTTATTATTAGAAGAGATAGAAACATTAAATCATAAACTAGATATACAAAAAAAAAGAATACCGTTTCCTGAAGGGCACTTTCTTGAAGTTCAAGAGATTTCAGGTGTTAGATATTTAGTTGTTTGTGAACCTCAAGGTGGATTATATCCAAAGAATGATAATGGACCTCTAACTTTAGATGATTTACAATGCGATAATAATGATGATATAAATGATGATATAAATGATGATATAAATGATTATATAAATGCGGATGATGAATATGACGGATATATTTCTGATGATTTTAAATTTTATGGGGAGAGAATAAGATTTTTACGAAATACAAATCCTAAAAATGATGATGAGACTATTGAAGAATACGAAGATAGAATTAACAGATTAGGTGAAGAATGGTTGGCTTCTGACAATGCGAAAAATGAAGAAGATAGATAAAAATATAAATCTGTATAAACTTGTATAAACCTGTATAAACTTGTATAATTTATTTGTATAAATTTAAATAATGTTTTTTTTATTTATTTTGAAAATTGAAGAAAAGTGTTTCCAAAAAGTAAAAAGGAAAATGAATTTTGGACATTTTTAAAAATGTCCAATTTTGAGAATCCAAAATATTTTTCAAAAAACACTAAAAAATCACGTTGTGACCTAAATGCTCTATTTTCTATTTTTGACTTTAAAAAAAATGTGATGATAAATTGAAAAAATTATTTTGTAAATTATTTAGGCGATTTTTTTGTATCCTAATAGAATACAAAAGAGAATACAATGGATACAATATTTGTGACTGAAAAATCGCCGAAATTTGAATGTATATTTTGTGACTATAAATGCTCTAAGAATAGTGACTATATAAAACACACTGAGACGAAAAAACACAAGCTATTAGAGCAAGGATACAAAAAGAATACAGACCATAATGATTATTTTTGTGAATGCGGGAAGAAATATTCTTACCATTCTGGCTTATGGAAACATAAAAAACTGTGTAATGGTTCGGCGACAAAAACTCGCCAAATGGCGACAAAAACTCGCCATCCATTACCTATATCTCTACCAACTAACAATGAAATTATTGAAATAATAAAAGTCCAAATGCTTGAGAATCTAGAGTTTAAAAAATTTATGATGGAACAACATACACAAATGATGGAACTTGCATCAAAATCAAATATTACAAATACAATTAATTCTAACTGTAATAATAATAATAATAATAATAATACTTTTAATTTACAATTTTTTCTCAATGAGAAGTGTAAAGATGCTTTAAATATTAATGAATTTGTTGACTCTATTAAAATACAAATGTCAGATTTAGAGAATTTTGCACATCTAGATTATCCAGATGGTGTATCTAAAATCTTTGTAAAAAATTTAAATAATATAGACACATATTTACGACCTATACATTGTAGCGATTTAAAACGTGAAACAATATATATAAAAGATAATAATAAATGGATAAAAGAATCAGAAGATAAGCCTTTATTAAAAAATGCAATTAAAAAGATTGCAAATAAAAATATAAGACAAATTACGGAATGGGTTAAAGAGCATCCAGGGTGTCAAGACCCAACTACAAAACAAAATGTAAAATATAATAAAATAGTGATGAATTCAATGTCTGGTGGGACAGTTGAAGAGCAGCACAATAATTTGGAGCAAATTGTTAAAAATGTTACAAAAGCAGCTGTAATAGATAAATATGTTATAAAGTAATTTATATTTTGTCATTTTTAAGCATTTAAAAAATTGAAAAATATTTTATGAAATAAAATAAAAGTATTTGTATAATAACATCACATCAAATTTAAAAAGATTAATTCTAAAATAAATAAAATGTCAATCAAGGCCAGTTTGTATATTCCCTCTTTAAAAATATCATATACCGAGGATAGAATTAAATATATATTCGGAGTACTAGGATTAGGTTTAGTAGACCGTATTGACTTTGTTCCTATTATGAAAACTATTGCTGGAAAAGAAGAAAAAATAGAATGTGATAAATTTAAACAAGCATTCTTATATATTGACCCTAGAGAGCAATTTATATGGCATAGAGAAATTGTTAGCGCATTAGATGAAAATAAAGCTTATAAATTTTATCCAAATAGAGGACAAAATGAATATTGGTTAATTCTTAAAAATAAAGAACCTGTGCCTTACGCTAATACAAAACTTAATATTCATCAACTTGAACATAATAATTTGCTATTGGAAGCACGTATTTTGGATTTAGAAGAAGAAATAAAAAAATTAAAGGGAGAAAATGTAGATAATTATGTAGATAATATGTAATATAATTAGTGTATTTTGTATAATTTAATTAATAAATGTGTATAACTTTTTTCTTTATGAATATAATATATGTTAGATTTGTGTAAATATAAGAATTTACTCGGAGTTCCTGGAACTGGTATACATGCTTTTAAAATTTATGGTATTGCAGTTTGGGATACAATAATGACTATAGTTGGCGCATTTTTTATTGCTTGGTTCGCAAATTGGTCTTACTTATATACATTAATTGGTCTTTTTATAGCGGGTATAGTTTTACACCGATTATTTTGTGTTAGAACTACTGTGGATAAGATAATTTTTGGCTCGGATTAATTTTTATTTTTACTGTATTTAAAAATAAAAATAAAAAAAATGTTTACACTACACATACAATTTGGTAATATATTTAGATTCCAAACTCCGGAATAGAATATGTATCAATACCTGTCTTTATATATTTCGCAATTATCTTCGGATTCACTTTATTTACTATAATATCTTCTGCTTGGTATACATTTCCAGTCTTATCAATATAATAAATAATACCTTGAATATCTTGAGCCCATACATCCACCTTTTGACCTAGAGGTTTATCATTCTCTTCACTATCACAAATTCCGTGAGGAGTACCTTTCATATGAGTTCCGCAATATAACGAGGTTTCATCCTTTCTTCGTCTGGTACACTGCTCATTATTAGCCCTTTTTGCGCAGCAGCGATCAGCCAAATGAACAACATTCTTAACACGCTTACGCTTCATAAAATCATCCTTAGATAATACTAGTCTCTCATAGTCGCAAATATACTGTACTAACTGACACATATTAGTATCATTTGCTAATCCAAGCTGTAGTGCCTTTGTCTTTATATCATCCTTAAACTCAGTAACATATTCGCTAATTTTCTTGTTAATTCTGCGCTCCATTTTGTCTTTATATTAGTTATAATATACTATATGCGATTCCATTTAGTTCAATTTTTTTATATATATTGTAAAACAACTTAAAGAGCCATCCAGATTATTTCTTCTTTCCTTTTTTCTTTTTCTTGTTAGAATTTGCGACTGAGTTATTTCCTAAATTTGACTCTGCTAGTTCATTATCATTTTCTTCATTTTCTTCAGTTTCTTCAGATTTATTATGTTCAGACTCTATACTCTTAATTACTAATGGCTCTTTTATAACATTCTTTTCTATATCATTCTTTTCTATATCATTCTTTTCTATAACATTCTCTTCAATAGTTTCGGACTTAATTTGTTGTTCTTTTTCCTTTTCTTTTTTAACACCTTTTCTTGAACCTCGCGATGAAGTACTTTTTACTGATTTTTTATCTTCATCATCAAATGTTTTTGTTAGTTGGTCAAACATTTTAGATACAAAATTTGGGTCATTATTTAATCCATCACTAATTGTTTTACTTTCTTCTTGACTTATAAGAGCAATATTTTGTTCATTTAATTCATTGCCATCAAATTCCGAATTTGTTTCAGATATTATTAAATTTACAGAGTCTATACTTGAATTTTTAATTTCATTTTCTGATTTAATATTGTTAGTTAAGTCAGCATCTGGCTTATTTTTTGTTTTTTGTCCAAAGGCTTTTAATCCATTAATTACATTATCAACACTCTTCTTCAACATACTTTTTCTAGGTGCTGCTCTATGATGTTTCTCGTGTTCTACATTATTAATATGGGCTGCCATTGAGTCGTCAACTGTCACACCTGCGCTAGAACTACTTTCTGAAGATGTATCATCAAAATCTCTTGATAGCTTGCGCCTAGGACTATCATCAAACTGAATATCATCATTAATATGGTCATCCATAAGTTTCATTTTCTTTGAAAAACGTTTAAAATGCTTTGTATGAATGTTATGAAAAAATTCTAAATAAGCCATAAATAAGAGCAGTTTTTGCTTTACCATAATTATATTATAATCAAATGTATTGACAAAATTATTTATATTAAAACCAGAATATTGTTTCATTTTATAATTCTCTAATTCAGTATCTTTTAGCACAATATAGTCATTAATAATATTTAGTAGAGAAATAATTGTTTTATGTACTTCTTCAATAGTATCAAAATTATATTGTTTATACGGTTCTAAATCCTTATAAATAGGAAACTTACTATTTGCTTTTATCATTTCAAATGTTTTATTTTGAGATATTCCACTGTTTTGTTCAATATATTCTAATACAATCTTATATAGTTTATAATATTCACAATACATACGATTATTTAAAGCTGAAAAATACTTTTGCATATCATTATATTCATAGTCAATCATTTTACTTTGAAACATAAATGAATCTAGACCAAAGACAAATAAAGTTTCATGATTATTTTTTATAAAATCATTTGCCAACAATTTTAATTTTCCTATTTTAATTTCTAATGTAGCAAATATATTAACAACTGCTATACGTATATCTTTTATCTTATTAAATGTCTGTTTTACTTTATTTAATTTAGTCTCCATATATATATTTTACAAATATTTTATTTTTATTTTATTTACAAAATATATAATGAGTTCTAATAGCGCAAATACAAATACAAATAATGAAAATACTAATAAATCAGGAGAAGAACAACAAGTTGAAGTTTTGCCTGATATTGAATGGACAGTTGATCATGAAGATATTCTTATTGAATGGGCTGACAAAGCTATGTGTTTTCGTTGGCTACATTCTAGAGCCCACGCATTATATAGTAAATTAAATTATAACTATACTATTCCCGTGATTGTAATTTCTACTTTAACCGGAACTGCTAACTTTGCGCAAGAACGTGTGCCATTAGCATATCAAGGTTACTATGTAATGATTGTAGGTGGCTTTAATATTTTAGCTGGTATTATTACAACTATTCAGCAGTTTTTAAAAATTACTCAATTGAACGAAGCTCATCGTGTATCAGGAATTGCTTGGGACAAATTTTACAGAAATATTAAGATTGAATTAGCAAGACATCCTGATGAAAGAATGCATGTAAATCAAATGCTTAAAATGTGTAAAGAAGAATTTGACCGTCTTATGGAAACTAGTCCAAATATACCTGATGAAATAATTACTGAATTTAAAAATAAATTTAAGGATAGCCTTGAATACGAGGATATTATTAAACCTGAAATTTGTGATAAACTTACTTCTACTGAAAACTTTAGAAACCAATGGGCAAGTCAAGATAACTTAATTAAAAAGAAAAATCTAAAGGCACAAAAAGAAGCGAAATTAAAACAAACTGTTGTTACATTTAAAACTGATTTTGCTAAGATGCAAGGCAGAGACCCTGTTCAAAGTGAAATTATTGATAATTTAAAAGATAAAATAGATGTTAAGACTTTAAATGCTATTCTTGATGAGTTATATAAAGAAGCTGCTCGTATTAGTATGTCAAATGTTGACCTACCGGTTTAAACACTTGGACTTGTAGATACATTTGTTACATTATTTATAGTTAGAGATGAATCGTGTGGCAATATAAAAGACAATATTACAATAAATATTACAAATGCTAGATACGGACCATATATGCTCAATGATATACCATAAAAATTTAATATTCTTGATACACATATTAATAATAATAAACCTAATCCTAATCCTGTTACAGCAGACATATATAATTATTTAAGAAATAAATAATTATATTTATACTATTGTTTATTTATACTATTGTTTATTTACCATATATTATAAAACCAAAAACTTATCTTGGTTGTCTACTTCATACTTCTCTCCCAAAGTAGTCTTATCTAGTATATGATATGATATAGGAATAAATTGTTCATACTTTTTTACTAATAAATCAGGTAATATTGTATCCAAATCTTCATTCACATAATTTATTGCTATTAAATCCTTTCTTCCTAATACTCCATTTATCACATCATCAGTTAATGAGCACTGTTTTGTAATTTCATTATGTATTGCGTAATCTTTAAGATACAAAGCATAACGGTTAATTCCACCTTTATTATATCTGCCATATTCATTATCTATTAAATGTCTATTTGTATCATTTATATCTTTTAACCAACCACCTTCCATTACAGCATCTTCAAATAATCTGTAAAAATAAAAATACTCACCGCAAGAACTATATACTTGCTTACGTGGCACACCAAACACTGAATTAAATTCAACTTGTTTTAGATGAGACCCAGTATATACCGCATCAGGTAATGGATATCCATCTTCAAAAGTATATGTCTGTTCTTTAATTGGTTTATGTAATACTCCAAGTTCTGGATTATTTTGAAATAAATACATTAATTTTTTATCAATTGGAATATTACATATACTTCCCATATTCATAATTTCCGTTGGTAGCGCAAACCAAGTAGTATTCATTTTGCTATTACTTATACGAAAAATATCTACAGAGCTAATATCTACTAACAACATATTTGTATTATTTACATTAATTAGACCTAAAAATGCGTCATCATTTAATGAGCTTGTATCACAGCCAAGTTCTTCTAGATTATTCTTTATTTTTTTTAAAACATATGTAGACAAATTTGTGTTTACATTTGTCATATGAATAAATGGTAATACAAATCTTCTACTAAATAAATTTGTTAATGAGATTCCTTCTAATTCAACCATGACCTGAATAAATGGGTATTCTATAAATTTATCAGTTACATGATAACATAAAATATTTATTATGGGTTGAGTAATTTCACTAACTATAATATCCTTATTTGCTTTATTTTTAATTAAATATCTGTAACTTAACTCTGTTTCTATATTGTCCATACTTCTAATTATATAGTGTTATACGTATTTTTATTTAAATCTTTTTAACAAGTTAATTTATAATTACTTTTTAATTTTACGTCTAATATCTTCCTTAATAATTTCTTCTCTATTATCCATAATATGTTGTGTAACTTCCTTCGCAATATCAGGTTGATCCTTATAATATTTTTCTAATTGTTGTAATAAAAACTTTCCTGAAATGCTCTTTTTTGTCTTTTTCTGATTATAAACTAGCGCACCACCATTTATATCAAAACAGTCAATTGAATTTGACTTCATTACTTTTACTAAATTCTCTGTTAAATTCTTCTTTTGAGTTTGTTTATTTTTAATTTCATTCTTTAATGAAGCAATATCCGTATCTATTTTAATCCATTCACGAATATTGTTTATTAATTCTTCCTTTGTAGTTTTTTTATTTTCATTCTTTACTTCATTCTTTACTTCATTCTTTACTTCATTATTATTTTCCATTCTTAATTAAATAATAATGTTACTTTAAAATTGTTTATTTATAATATATTATTATCATTATCATTATTATCATTATTTTTCTCTATTTTACCATCAGGTTCTTTTATTATAACACAATGTCTTAGACAAAACCCATTATGCTTTATATTTGAACCACATTGTTCTCCTTTCTTGGCACCCGATTTTAAAATAGCAGGACATTTAGTTACTACTTGTTCTACTTGGTCCAATAATTCTACTGGCTCATTAAACTCTCCAATATTTATAGTTTGGCTTACTACAGTATTTTTAACAGTTTTTTTTATTTTGTTCTTCTGTTCTAACTTTTCTTGTTTTAATTGCGTTCTTATCTTTTCTTTTTCCTCCCTTTCTTTCATTAGCTTTTCCTTCTTTTCTACCTTTTCCATTATTTTTTTTTCTTTCTTTTGAAACTGTGCAAGCTCTTTCATCTTCTTTTTATGTTTTCCAATTTCTCCTCTAATATGCCCTGAGCAAAATGATTTATTCATTTCTAAAACTAAACTTGTATATGAATTTTGACAATATATTGGTGTATTATTTTTCATTCCAATAACTGAATTACAACATATTCCTTGGTGCTTTTGAAAAGTAAACCCATATGCTGTGTATGTATGATTTAATTCTTGTGGTACTTTTATTAAAAAATTTTCATCTTCTTTCGTTTGTTCTAAAGTATTTATACCGTATTTTGGTTGATATTTATTATATGGACAAGTTGGAAGCAGTGTAAACTGAATACTTCGGCAATATGGACATTTTATATAATAATTGTTTCCTGATTCTTTAAATTTTTTAAAATCACTATTAATTAAACTTGAAACATTGTATGATTTAAATATATATTTCTGTGTACAAATTTCTGTATATAATGCTCCATAATTAAATTTATGAGAACATTCTAATGTAACATAGTTAGATTCTAAGGGTAGACCAGTAATTTGACATACATTAAGTGTTGTATCTTTATTATTTTCATTTGTTATATTTCCATTTATATTAGATGTATTTGTTATATTTCCATTTATATTAGCTTCATTTGTATTAGCTTCATTTGTATCAAGTGACTTATATAATTCTTCATAAAAATTAATACCCCCTTCAATAATATATTTAACCATTATCTATACTTAATATTTTACATTTAATCTTTAAATTTATTTTATTTAGTATAAATATGTCGCCAAGTCAATGGGGTCCACCCACATGGATGTTTATACATACCTTAGTTTCTAAGATAAAAGATGATGATTTTCCTATTATTGGACAGCAAGTTATTTCATACATTATTCAGATTTGTCTCTTTTTACCATGTCCCGAATGTTCAGTTCACGCAAAACAATTTTGGTCTAATGTTAACACTAAAAATATTAACACAAGACTTGACTTAATTAATTTATTATTTGTATTTCACAATGCCGTAAATAAGCGCCGCAGTGTAAAACCATTTAGATATGTTGATTTACAATATTATAATACAACTGAGTTAATTGGGTCTTTTAATAATTTTGCCCGAAACTTCAATACTGCTGGAAATATGAAGCTTCTAACAGAATCATTTCATAGAAATCGTTTATTACAATCATTGAGAGGATGGCTGATGTCTAATCTAAAACATTTTAATTTTTAATTTTTTTATTTTTTTTAATTTTATATTTTAATTTAAAGAACTACTAATTAGCTCACCATTTTTGTAAACAGAGCATTTAAACTGTTGTTTACTTGGCATTGAACAAACCTGAGCATTAGATGCTGTCTCATTAATAAATAAAAATTCACGACCAATATAATACATTATACCTGATGTTGCGATACCAGCTGTAATACCACCAACAAAATCACTCATAACTGTAACACCTGATATAATTCCTAAACACCCCTTAGATTTCTTAATAAGTAAATCAAATATTATATAAGCAATAAAGAATAATAATATTCTATAATTAAATATATCAGTATTGTTATCATTATTAATTAGAACCATAGGGAATATAAAATAAAACATTGTAAACGCAAGTATATATGTACTATATGTTAGATTGGCACTTGGTATAAGAGAACCAAATACTGGAGTATTACATACATTATCACCGGACATTCTAGGAGCAACTGTTCCTGATATCTTACCAATCATTTGTCTTATACCTGTTATAACAAATAACCAAAATACAAAGATAAATGCTTTTGTTACCGATGCTGAAAAAACAGATAATATAAATACACCAAAAATTACTATAATTGGCGCATAAAATGATAAAATAATATTGAGAGACCCAAATGCTGTTTCTTCTCCTGATTTACCTAAAAATATTGGCATTACTGTTGATATTGGGTTACCTCCACCAAATCCTCCATTTCCTGTCGGTGGCGCATTACCTGAAGATGAACTACTTGAAGAACCTGACATTGTTGACATTGCTATACTATTATATTACACTAATAAAATAAAATCATATTGTATTTGTTTATTTTCAAAATTATATTTTTCAAAAAAAATTGAAAATATTTTTTGTGTAATAAAATATGTTATTAAATATTACATTTCAAAGCTAGCCTAAACTAAATTTAAATTTCAATCAATTAATTATAAAATGGATTTCTATAGTTACATCGAGAATGGTATTTCAGTTAGACCTGTTGCTGCTGATTATATGAATTTGGAATTAGAAGAATTAAATGAAAATGATAAAGAACTATTTGGAGAAGTTTATGAACCAAGTGAAAAAGAAGAGCATAGTATTATTGAGATAAATATGATATATAAAAAATCAGATATTGATAAGTTACGTATATTTCTTGAGGGTAAATATGTATTTGAAGAAGGAGAAATATTAGCAGCATTTGATATGGTTGATGGAGATAGAGAATATATGGTAAGAATGTCATATAATTACATTAAGAGTCTTGATGATTTTGAGCACATATTTTCAAAATGGTCTCTTGAACATGCTAGTATATGGGCTCTTGATATATTAAGATATCATATTAGTGAGCTAAATGCTGCTGAAATATATGCTGTTATTAATATGATGTTAGAAGATATGTGTTTATTGAATAATTAAGTTTTAAATGTGTATTAGTATAGTTTATATATTTGTATAATTTGTATAGTTTAATTAATTATATTTTTTATTTTTGTTATTTTATTTACTAAGTAAAATAATAAAATGTAAACGACAACTGCAGGATTTGAACCTACGCGCGAATTTCACAACAGATTTCAAGTCTGTCTCCTTAACCACTCGGACAAGTTGCCTTTTTTGGTAGACTATTACTTATTTATAAGTCGCCTCCAATTAGTTATTGAATTTTGTCTTTAAGTAGTTTTTATAATAATATATATTATTTCCACGCCTATTCAAAAACCATACTTAACACATCGTGAATATCTTCTACAGTAATAAATATAATATCTTTTGTTAGTTCATCGTCTTTATACTTCTCCATAAAACTATTAAAATCCTTTTCATTTTCTTTTGGAAATAAGAATGTCTTTACTCCTGCTTTAATACCACCCAAAATTTTAAGGTCTAGACCACCAATTGCTGTTATATTACCTGACAATGTAATTTCACCAGTAATAGCAATATTATTTTTTATTTTCAAGTTATTAAATAAACTATATATTGTTGTTGTAATTGCTGCTCCGGCACTTGGACCATCTTTTGGTGTGCTACCATCCGGACAATGAATATGAAGCCCTGACTGAATTGTTTGTTGAATATGTTTAGGTGTTAGACTATATGCTAATGTTAGTGCCACATTCATTGATTCCTTCATTACATCACCTTGTGTTCCTGTTAAATGTAATGATAATGATTTATCGCTTGGTCGCCACTTTGCCTGTATTGGGATTATACCACCCATACCTAATGCATTTGCCCATAGTCCATTAATAATACCCACTTTATTTTCATTATGTATCTTTTGAACCTTAAGTTCGTGCTTATCTTTAAAATACTTAGTCTTAATACTATCTACTGTTATTTCAATTGGTATTTCATAAGTTGTATCAAAATTCTTTAATATATCCAAATTAATTTCACCTACAATTTCAAATAAGATTTCTTTTAGTTTTCTAACGCCGGACTCTGAAGTATAATTTTCTATCACATATTTTAATGTGTCATTACTTAAATGTATCATATCTTCTAGACCCATCTTTTTATAAACTTCGGGTAAAATATGCTTATTACAAACTGTAAGCTTTTCATCTGTTGATAAATTACTAAACTTAATTCTATGAACGCGGTCTAATAAAATGCGGTCAATTGCGTCCACATCATTATAAGATAGAATAAATAGTGCTTTTGACAAATCCAAATCAATACCTGAAAAATATTTGTCTTGGAAGCAATCATTTTGCGCTGGATCTAACAAATGTGTTAATATACCGACAATTTCTCTTCCATGTTCTGTCTTTGATATTTTATCAATTTCATCAATGAAGATGATTGGATTCATACATTTCTTATCCATTAATATCTGAACAATAGAACCCCATGTTGAACCTACATACGTGTAGTTGTGACCATGGATACTTGAACCATTTGAATCGCCACCCATTTGTATCATAGCAAAAGGCCTAGGAACACCATTTTCATCTTTTAAGCAGTCAGACAAGCCTTTCTTGGCTAATGTTGTTTTACCCAATCCTGGCGCTCCTTCAAAACCAAAACAATAGCCATCTTGTTGCCCATTAATCCACTGACCTATAATGCGTTCAATTTGCTTCTTAGCTTTATCATGACCATGAACCGCATTATCTAATGTGGCTTTTACCCCAGACATATAAGTATTAATTTCGTTATATTTATCTTCTATTTTTGCTACTTGGCTTGAAATATTAGTATTATTAGCACTTGTATTGTTAGTACTAGAAAAAATCTCATTCAACACTTTATAATTTGACTGCGCACAAGAATCAATAAAACTATTTATTTGTTCTATCATTTCACTTTTTTTTTTGTTAGAACACTTCAATCCTGCTACTTTTATTTTATGCTTTATAATTGCTTCATTAATTTTTAAAGTATATGTAACTAGTCCATTTTTATCACAATCTTTTACTATTTCTTGAAAGACAGTTACATTATTTTTGCTAGTTGTATCATTTTTAACCTTATTTAAAAATTTAAGAATTTCTAGACTAGTATATTTATCCTTCTTTACTAAGTCTTGTGTTAAATGTGCTAATTCCGAATTATGTATTAGCTCCATAAACTGTGTCCGAATATTATCCATTATATTTAATATTGGCTCTTTTCTGTAAATACTAAAAGGAATCTTTAAAAGTCCATCAAGAAATTGGCGTGCTTTTGACCCCGAATCTTCCGACTTAGCCTTTACTTCTTTAAGCTTCTGCATTGCTTTTTCCTTCACTGTATCAGGCGCTTTTAATAAGCATATTTGCTGCTCTAAAGGTATTTTCTGAATATCAAAATTTGACAATTCATTTGTATATTGAACAGTATTTTTCATAGCATTTTTGAAACAATGTTTTATTGACCAAGGCAAACTATCAAATAATGCTATTTGTTCGTTTGTATCAACACTTCCATTCGTATCATTAGAAAGCAAATCATATAATAAATAAGCCAAATATTGATTATCATATTTATCCGATTTAACTAATAACTGTATAATTGTTAGACGCTTTGTATATAAATCGCTTGTAATAAACTCCTTTACAATTTGCCCAATTGGTTTATGTTTTATACTATTTAAATTACTTAAATATCCAGCATACTTTGAATACACTTCATGTGGTTCATAAATAAGAAAATCTTTGAGACCTAATGAGCTTACATATAATTTGAATGTCTCGCCTTTAAATTCAGATGAATTTGGCGCATTGTCTTGAATTGCTTTCATTTTTAGATTTACAAATTTATTATTTAAAATATCAATAATTACATTATCAATAACTCCGGAAATAACCATACTTTTTTTATGCTGAGGATTATGAACAACAACTTGTATACCATATACTTTCAAATGAAAGGGTTTTGTTTTTATACTTACATCAACACTATCTAAGTTTTTTGATGTCTCTGTAAGTGAACTATCATCTGAAGTATTATGTTTACCTGTTTCAGACTTTTTGTCTGATGTAATTAATCTATAACTAGTTGGATGAAAGTACTTTCTTAGCAATTCAAATTTATTTCTATCCATATCTGAAATAGCATAAGTATTTACTGAATTGTTCCCAAAACAAATCCATAGAAAATCTTCAAATAATTCAGTACCAATCATTTTAAACAGTGTTGACAGCTCATTGTTAATATTCTGTAATTTATTTATGACTGCGTCTGTATTCAAAGAATTGTCTTGCTCTATTATTCCAATTTCATTTAATATTTTACTAAGTTCAAATAGTACATTAATACAGTTATTCATCTCACTAACATTAATAATATTCAGCATCTTGTTTTTCTGGACATGTAAAATAGTTCGTTGAATAGTGTCTTGAAAAAATGCGATTTTTCTCTCTATAAGCATAACAATATCTGGGTTGGGCTTTGTTAGTTTATGTTTTGTTTTATCGGCAATTTTATCAGTCATTTTTGATATATAATTATGAAATATATAAAATAATATGAGTTTCTACCTAAAGGTCTTTAATTTTAGTATATATTTTACTTATTTATACAGTGTAAAAAATATTATATATAGAACAATATTAGACACTAATTATGATTATAATATAAATCAAAATAATAAAATGGGTATACCGAGTTATTTTAGTCACATTGTTAAAAATTATCCTGCTATAATTAAAAAGTACAATAAGTCGCTTCTAAGCGTTGATAATCTTTATTTAGATTGTAATTCAATCATTTATGATGCCTACAATAAAATGAAGTTTGATAGTTTAACTGAGAGTGTTGCTATCAGTATTATAAGGACTGTTATTTCAAAAATAGAGTATTATATTAAAACTATTGTACCTTCTAAAACAGTAATTATTGCGTTTGATGGCGTCGCACCAGTTGCCAAGTTGGAGCAACAGCGTGCCAGACGATACAAATCCGGGTATCAAAATAAAATTTCTAGAGCCCTTTTTAAGAAAGAAAAGGACGACCCATGGAATACTACTGCTATTACACCCGGCACCAAATTTATGGCCGAATTGAATGCGATGGTTGGCGACCATTTTGGCAAACAGAATGCGCCTTCATTGTTGAAGGTGGAAAATGTTATAGTTAGCGGCAGTAATAAAGCCGGTGAAGGAGAGCACAAATTGTTTGACTATATTCGTAAGAATCCGGAGAAACACGCAAAGGAAGTTACTGTTATATATGGTCTTGATGCGGATTTAATAATGTTATCAATTAATCATTTACCTATTTGTGAAAAAATATATCTATTCAGAGAGACACCGCAATTTATTGGTTCTATTGATAGCAATTTGGAACCAGATGCCGACTATATGTTAGATATTCCTCTTCTAACAAAAGCTATTATATCGCATATGAATAATGATACTGACCTAACTGAAGAACAGAAAATGAGCTTAAGTCAGAAGAATAAGGTTTACGACTATATTTTCTTGGGCTTCTTTTTGGGAAATGATTTTATGCCACATTTTCCAGCAATTAATATTCGCACCGGTGGCGTTGATAAGATGCTTAATGCTTATAAGGCTACTATTGGACCCGATGAGAATCTTACCAATGGCAAAACTATTTATTGGAATAATGTGAGAAAGGTTATTAAATTCTTAGCAGAGCAAGAAGAGGATTATATTATGAGTGAACATAAGTCTAGAAATTTTAAAGAAAGAAAAGAAATGCCACAAAATACTCCGGAAGAGAAATATAAGCGTTTTGACTCAACACCTGTATATGAAAGAGAGATTGAGAAATATATTAATCCAGTAAAGCCTTATTGGCAATCTAGATACTATCGGGCACTTTTTGGTATCAAAACTGATACTGATGATGCCCAGAAGAAGGATATTGCGACCAATTATCTACAAGGTCTTGAATGGACTATGAAATATTATACAACTGGCTGTCCTGATTGGCGCTGGAGATATAAGTATAATTATCCACCACTTCTTGCCGACCTTATTAAACACGTTCCAGTTTTTGGTTGCGAATTTGTGCCTGTAAAGCCGCCGGCACCAGTGGCAGAGTTGGTTCAGTTATGTTATGTATTACCTCGTGATAATCTGGATTTATTGCCGCCAAAATTGGTAGCCGAATTGTTAGCAAAACACGAAGATTGGTATAAGGACAATTGTGAGTTTGTATGGGCTTATTGTCGGTATTTTTGGGAAGCCCATGTAGAAATGAATGAAATTGATATTGACGAATTAGAACATTTTATTTCTACAAACAAAAAACTTTTGACGTATTAATTTTATATTACCAAAAAAAATTGAAATAAAATAAACAATAGATAAAATAGCATAAAAATAAAACAGCATATAATAAAACAGCATATACTAAGAAATGGAAGCTACTACTATTTACAAGCAATTAAATAATGTTTTTGAGGAATTATATTATTTATTTGATAAATCTATTATGAATTCAGAACATATGAATAATCCTTCTCTACAAAAAGATATTGTAGAGTTTATGGATAATATTAGGATTGAAAGTGAATGGAATATGACAGATGAGGAACATGAAGAATCTAAAGGTTTGTATTTTGAAACTGGGCATAATGGTGTAAATGCTGTATTTTATCCTTTTGATTCAAAGTGTAAAAAATTAAATCCAATTAATATACAAAATGTTTTAGGTGTTTGGGAAAATACATTAATCTGTATTCAGTCTTATTGTAAAAATGAAAAATTTATTAATGAGGCTATTGAACTAGAGGAAAGAATTAACAATATAAAATATTATTAAAAATCTATATATTTATTTTTGAAAAGTGAAAAAATTTTCCAAAAAGTAAAAAGGAAAATGAAAAATGGACATTTTTAAAAATGTCCAAAATTGAAAAGCCAAAAAAAGTTTTGAAAAACACTGTTTTTTTCATTTTTGACCATAATGCTCTAAATTAATTTTTTTATAAAAAAATTTTGTGATGATAATTTTTTTACAAGAATTAGTTTTTTTGCCAAAATTAGAGACTTTGGCTAATATATTAAGGAAAATGGCTAATAAAAAGTCGCAAAATCTCAGATATTTTGACTGTAAAATATGTGACTATAATACATCTAAACAAAGTGATTATTCAAAACATTTGCTTACGATAAAACACAAAAGGCTAACAATGGCTAATGAAAAACTCTCAGAATCTCCAAAATCCGTCACATATAGTTGTGTATGTAATAAAATATATTACCATATGTCATCATTGTGTAAACATAAAAAAAAATGTGTTTATATTAAAAAGAATAATAATGGACAAACAAGTAATCCAGATTTAGTTCTTGACTCTGAATCAGACATAGATTCAGACTCAGACTCTGATTCTGAACCTAATAGCAAAGAAATGATGAAAATGATAAAAAAACAAATGATTGAAAGTAAAACATTAAAAGAATTTATGTTAGAGCAAAACCAAGATTTTAAAAATCTAATTATTGAATTACTTAAAAAGGAAACTATAAATAATCAAATTAATAATATTAATAATAATATTAGCAATTGTAATAATAAGTCATTCAATTTAAACTTTTTCTTGAATGAGCAGTGTAAAGATGCTTTAAATATTAATGAATTTGTTGATTCAATCAAAATGAATCTAAGTGATTTAGAAGAATTTGCGCATCTAGGTTATGCTGATGGTGTTTCCAACATATTTGTAAAGGGAATCAATGCTTTAGATGTGAATAAACGTCCAATTCATTGTAGTGATACAAAAAGAGAAGTATTATATATTAAAAATAATGATGAATGGATAAAAGAAACAGATGATAAACCACTAGTAAAAGACGCAATAAAAAGAGTCGCATTCAAGAATATAAGACAAATAAATGAATGGGTTAAAGAAAATCCAACATGTAAAGATACAACAACTAAAAAGTTTGACCAATACAATAAAATAGTGATGAACTCAATGTCTGGTGTTAGTGAAGAAGAACAGAAAAATAATATTGAAAAAATAGTTAAAAATGTTACAAAAGCAGTAGCAATTGATAAATATTCTCTAAAATAAAATTTGTAATAATATTTTAATCCACCAAATTCTCACACATATTCCAAACAATTTTGAGCACAGGGTTTTCCATTGTAGGTAAAATATTTCCGGAATATAAATATATTAATGCTATATTAGAACATAAATGAACAAGACTATGTAAAAACGCAGACATATATAGTCTTTTTCTTCTATGATTATAATTACTTAATAAATAAGATGAAAATCCTAGAGCTAAATATATATAAAAAATATTAGCATATGTAGCACCAATACTTCGTAATATATTATAACCAATAGAGACAAAAACACACAATACATCCAAATTTCGCTCCCAAGAGTCATGTATAGGATTCTTCCAGTAATTAATAGAAGTCAAAAAAATACATCCAGGAGTAATAATGAATTCATAGTTATATGTTTGATAAAAAACAGCATAACAAGTTGAGCCTAAAAATAACCATGAAGTCTTCCATAAGTAATTGTATTGTATTGGTTTATATATACAAATAGAATTTGTATTAGAATTTGTATTAGAATTTGTATCAGAATTTATATTAGAGAATGTACTATTTTCCTCATCAATAAACTGTTTAACATTCATAATAATCTCATTTATTTGTTTTTCTTTGTTATCATTATCATTATTATTATCATCATTATTCATAATCTAATATAATTAATATAATTTATATTTATTATATTTTATAAACAAATAATTTATTTTATATCTTTATCATCATTTTTATCATTATTCTTATTATCATTATTATTATTATTCTTATTATCATTATTAAAAAGAAAAGACATCAGATTTTTCACACTATACAAAACAAAATATCCTAACAATAGCGCTAAAACAGCAACCTTACCTATATCTAATACAGTCTCTGTCGCAAAGTCAATTACAAAATCCTTTGGCGCTTTTACTGCTCCATTAATTCCGGACACTAATGTGCTTGTAAATCCAAATACGTGTTGTTTTATTTTGCGATTAAAATGGTCCCACTCTATAATACTATAATTAGTCTTTCTATCTTTTTGTATAATTTCCTGTTCTCTAACATAATTCTTTGCTTCTTCAATCAGCTGCTTATTTTTAAATTCTCTGATTATTTTAGCGGCTTCATTTTCAGCAATCTTATCAATTTCTAATTCTGCCTGCTTTTCTTTATCTTTTTCCAATTGTTCTTTTTCCATTTTTTCCTTTATTTCCAACATTTCAGCCTTGTATTTAAATGGATACATTTGTGAGCCAATATGTGCTTCTTGGCCAATATTTTGCCAAAATGCCTTTAAATTCATAAAATATTCGTCAATAGTTAAAGAACGTTTAGATAATTGCGTTAAATATGTAGGCAATTGTTGCTCAAATTTCTGTAAAATAGGTAACATATATTTAGCCTTTTCAACCAGACTCTTAGTTTTTGTTGCGTCAATATCTAATTCAACATCAAATCGTAATCCATCATAGTTATTAGAACTTTTAGTCTTGTCCTTTTTAATCTTATTTTCAGAGCGTTCTTTATACAATTTAAATCCTTTATTTAGACCTCTTATATAACTATTATCAATAATATTTTGAAGAATAGCAATAAAATTTCTAATTGTAGATGGGTCATATTCAAATTCAATCATATCATATTCTGAAATATAATAATGTACATAAGGTGTTCCAAATGTATAAAAACAAAGTCCATTTAAAAATAACTGGCGATTGTATATTGCGTCTCTGTGTTGCTGAAAATAATATAAGTCATCAACAATTTGTTTAGCTAATTCTTGGTTGCCATATGTTTTAATTGATAATGCTTTATCATTATCATTATTATCATTATTATTATTATTATTATTATTATCAGAATACATATTCATATCATGTGTTAGTTTAATTTGGTAAGATAATGGAAGAACACTAGTTGTTTTTTCAATCAACTTATCACACATATTTAGAAGGCCATCAGTAGCATTAATAATTAGTTTATTTAATAGACCAATTTCTTTAAATATATAGTTTTCATATTTTAATTTAGATTTAGTTTTAGAATTAGAATTTATAATAGTTTTAGTAAAAATTGTAATAATCCAATCAGCCATTTTTGTTGTAATTTGATTCTGATATACAAGATCATTTTTATACATATTTAGAATAAAACTATGTAGTGTATTATCTTTTGAATCATAAGATGAACTAGAAACTTGATTCAACAAATAATCATTTATCATAGAAGGGACTAAATCATAATTATTAATATTATTAGCAAGATATATTGGTATTAAATATATAAAACATAATAAGAATAATATAAAATACATTTATTTATAAATAGTATACTAAATGCTTTTATATATATTTAATTTATTATCTAGAAATAATATATAATATTATGAGTTTTTTTGACGAAGATCCTGACAAAAATCCTAAAAAAAAGTTTAAACCAGGTTTTGATCCTAGAAACAGTAACAGTTTCACTAATCCATTTGCCCAGCGCAGTAGTTCATCTGATAATGGAGGTGGTGGAGGACAAGTTCCTTTATCATCAAATGCTAGCACCGCATCATCCGGTAGTAATTCAGAGGCCTTAAAACAATTAGATAGTACCTTAGCAAAAGATTTTAAAAATTCACAGCTTGTAACAGTAAATGAAGATGAATTTAGAAATAGACAAATACAATTTTCACAAGATCAATTAAAACAAATTTTTACAGAATTGGCTAGTCTTCAGGCACAATACAATGCCGCAATGAATAATCCTAATGAAGGAGAAAGAAATAAAATAGATATGAAAAGACAAATTAATGATTTAAGACAGCAAATAGCACAACAAACAGGGATACAAGATGAAATCAATAGTTCTAGAGCATTAATAATGGCTCAAAATGAAGAATTTAGAAAAAAAAATGAAGCATTAGATAAGACAGTAATAGATAGTCAAAATAGATTACTAGTAGAATTAGCAGCTGAATCATTAGTTTTGTATATTAATTCTGAACAAAATAAAAGAGGATTTAATCCTGAAACAACAAAAGCTATATGTGACGACATTATTACACAATTTACTAATGCTATGAATAGTCAAGGCCAAGCCGGTTGGGCTCAACAAAATATTGAGTGGATAACAGCATATTTATATGATGTTACATCTAATGCTACATCTATTTATCGTAGAGCTATGCAGTTCAAAGGTGCTGCACTTCCTGCTGCTGCTGCTGCAACTCTTATGGCTATAGTGTCAACAAATATTCCATCAGCACCTATTTCAACTATAGGGGTTAGTCTAGCAAACGATGCAGGGCTACTTAGAGCAGTATCTGGAGAGATTATAAATAGAACAGGAAATGCAATTTTAGGATTAATATATGCTCACCCAGTTGCAACAGTATTGGCGTCTATTATGTTGCTAATTTCAGCATATAATCAATTATCTCAAGTAGACCAAACCCGACTAGGAGAAGGTGTTAAACAAATGTATAACCAATTATTGAATTATTTACAGCAAATTATAAGTGGAACTTTAAATAGAGATAACTGGAAACAATTGTTTACACAAATAACAGATTTAATGTCTAGTTTTGAAGATGCTATTAGTAATATACCAAATATGCTAGGGAGAACACAATCTTCTAGTTCAAATATTTCTATTGCATCATCTCAATTGTCACAAAAATCTCTAAGTGTAGCAAATGATTTGCTAAGAGAAGGAATAACAGAACAAAATATATCACAAATTCAAGAAATTCTTGCTGGTCCAGTTAGTAGAAGCAATAGTAATATGAGTAGTGGTATGAGTAGTGTAACTATGTCTCCCTTTTCTAGTCAAGGTTTTAGTCAAAGTCCAAGTTCAAGTCCAAGAATCTTTGAAGGTGAGAAATACAGTGCTGTACCAACTAGCTCTGGTGATAGTAGTAGAACAAGTTCAATAGGTTCTGATTTTTTTAATGATGAAACTGTAAGACAAACAGGTTCTTTGCTTGGACAAAGAATATCTAGTTCAGGTAGTAAGTCATTTGGTTCTTATCAACAAAGCCAAAATCTAGGTCAAAAACGTAGAACAACTGAAACAGCTAATGTAGTAACAGTTGTACAAGGACCAAATGGAGCATTAACACTGAATAAAGAAATTGAAGTTACTGATGCTGATAGATCTGCTGGAATTGTAGGATGGACAGTTACAGCAAAACCAATACTAAATGTATCAGATGAAGAATCAGTTGTTTCATCATTATCTGGAAATGCTAGTACTAAAAGTATACATTCAGTAACTGTATCTATACGTAATCAACAAGGTCAACAACAGGATATTACTATTCCAGTAATTAATGGATTTCCACAACAGCCGCAAGATCCAGTTGTCTGGCGACAACTACAAGGTGTCTGGCCTAATTTACAAGATTTTATTAATCGTTGGGTTTTTTCTTGGAACTCAGACCAAAATCTAAGTCGTTACAGTACTGATTCATCGAGTGGTGGTCGTCGCCGCAGATCCAGAAGATATAAATCCAGAAGATACACTAAAAAGAGACATTATAGAAAACATAGAAATACCAGACGCAGACCTAGAAGAAACACTAAGAAGCGTGGTAGAAAATAATGTATTCAATTAACCAATTAAAAAATTAAATAAGTTATAAATAAAAAATTATACTCTTTTATTTATAATATAACTAACAAATGTCTCAACAACCTCCTCAAAATGTAAAAGAGAAAACAATTATATCATATTTCAATACTAGGCAAGACTTTTTGAACCTTTTAGCAAAAAATCCAGGTCTAGTTATATTAAAATTGGGCGCCACTTGGTGCGGACCTTGTAAGAAGATTAAGCCTGTTGTTGATGCTTTTTTTGCGTCATCACCGGACAATGTAGTATGCTGCGAAATTGATGTAGATGAGTCATTTGATTTATATGCGTTTTTAAAGAGCAAGAAGATGGTCAATGGGATTCCAGTATTGCTTTGCTATAAAGCGGGCAATATTAGCTACATTCCAGATGACTCTGTTACTGGTTCAGACCCAGTGGAGTTAGATAAATTTTTCAAACGATGCGGTTTACATTTGCTTTCTTTAAGACAATAAAGACATATATTGCTTTTAAACACCTTTAATTGTAATATTTTCTTTACTACAGATTTCTTCACTTAATAAAAAGTTGTATACATTAAATCGTTTGTCGCCACTTAATTCAATAACAAGACCATATTCATCATCAGTCATAACAGCACCATTACAACTATAAGTCTTTTTAAAATAGGAGCATATTTTGGGTAAGTCATATTCTTCACCCCAGCCATAAACATATGTCTTACATTTTTTGCCATTACGTTGTCTAACAGAAACAGTAATTTTAGATTCAGGAAACATTTTATATTATAATTATAAATATAAATATAAAATTGATTTTATATTTATTTTAAATATATAATAAATATAACATATAAATTATATAATAACTAACAAAATGAATACAAATAGTAACGGTTGGGGTGCGTTTATGAATCAAAAAAAAGAAAATGAGGTTCTAAAGCAGCAGCAAATTATTGATAAAGCCAAACAATCTGGTATAATACTATCAGTTAATGATAATGGTAATTTTAATAACGCAGTTTATAATGCGGAGGCTGTAGAAAGTCCATTTCGTATGCCTAATATTAATACTAATACTATTATAAAGGATAAAGAGTTAGATAAAGAGAAAGAGTTAGATGATGCTGAAGCTCAAATATTAAATGAAATAATTGCGTTACAAGAGCAGTTGGCATTTTCAAAAGAGGTTAAGCGAAAAAAAGAATTATTCAAAGAGACACAAAATAAAAAAATACAAGAACTAAATGCTGAAATGGAAGCAAAAACACTACAATATAATATGGAAATGGATTATATTAGAAGCCAAATTGCGGAATTAAAAGAAAAAATAGAAAATATAGATATAAATAAAATTATGAATGAAATAAATGATAATGACCTTGAAACTGCTCTTGTTAATATGACAACTAATAAAGCAAGTAATGAAACAGGTAGTAATAAAACAGTTAGTAATGAAAAAGAAACTAATAATAAGAAGGTTAGAACTATAGTAAAACGTAAACCACTATATGAAGTAATAAAACAGCCGACACAATTTAAAACAATGGTTAAAGGCACTGAGTTTCGCTGTTATACACAAGATGGACATAAAATTATTACTATAGATACAAGTAATAATAGTAATAGTAATAGTAAAACATATAATTCATTGAATGTCTGGTTAGAACAATCTATACTAACAATGTGTGAAAAAAATACAACAAAAAAATCGGTTTACGAAGTTGTGTCATATTATAATAACTCAAAAAAAGAGTGGCGGCCATTAAAGACTGATTATACAAGTGATACAGTATGTTTAAATTAAATTCTTTATTTTAATTCTTATAAAAATTGAAAAGTATAAAATAAAATATTATAAATTATAAATTATAAAAATGTTATTTATAGAATTTCAAACAAATCTAAACTCTGGCTTAAATATTTTAAAGTATAGAAACATTAATGATGACATTTGGTATTATTTATATATAGACATTGAAACACTAAATTTACTAGTAACAAATTATGGTATTATATCTACTTATAAAATTCCAACCAAATTCACAAACTGTGATAATCCAACAACATCTAAGATTATTAAATTAAAATATTGTGGTGCTGATATTCAATTAGGCTGTGGTAATAATAGTTCATTTTATCTTCCATATATTGAACAAAATTATTAAAAATGTGTAAAAATTGAAATATTTTTTATAAATTTTTAAAAGTATAAAATAAAATATTATAAATTATAAATTATTATTTATAAAAAATGGGAGCAAATCAATCTGCCGAGAGAAAGAAAGAATACGAAGCTGAGCTTTTAATGTTAAGAACAAAGGCTGATAAAATGTTTAATAAAAGATTACAAGAATATAACTTTGCGTATCATGGAGACTATGGTATATATTTATATACTATACAAGCACTACACGAATTAGAATGTATACCAGAATATTTAAGATCAGGTAATTCAAAAAGATAAGAAGATAAAATATATAAAATTCTTTATAAAAATTGAAATATTTCTTATAAAATTTTAAAAGTATAAAAATAAAATATTATAAATTATAAATAAAAAAAATGTTTTCTGATAAACAAATCACAAAGGAAGAATTGGAAAAAATAAATAAATTAATTATAAAGGAAACATTTATAACAGATTCAATTAGAATTTATAATGAAGAAGATGAAAAAAATAAAGAAGAAGTTGTAGATTGTGGTTGTTTTGTATATAAATTTTATTTCAAAAACTAAAACTAAAAAGTATAAAGTTTAAAAATGTTGAAAAGGTAAAAAATTGAAAATTATTTTTTCTTGGAAAAATATGGTATTCAGATTTACAACACACATCAAATAAATATCAATAATTAATATCAGTAAATAAATATCAGTAAAATGGCTTACTTTCAGAACAATTCAGGTTTTACATATGACTCTACTAACACTACATATATTTCCAAATTTAGTATTTATAATAATAATAACCATATAATAAATAGACCTTTTGTTGACCTTGATACATTAAGAGGCACTATTGTTTCATCATTGCGCAGATGGAACCTACTTACGGTAGAAGATTCGGGCATTTGGGAGCAGCATAGAGAAATTTCATCAGTATTTGCGGATGGTTACACAGATACATATAAATTATTTACAAACTGGGTAATAATGGTAATACAAATTGGAAAGCCAGATTCTACAAATAAAAATGCCGATTTTGTTGTGACAATGTACGCAAGTGGATGCTATAGACGTAATGGTTCTAGTGTTGATTATTTTGAACAAGTAATGGACGGTTTGTATACCCAAATAAAAAACCCAGATAAAATATTTAATACGCTAAGTGATTGCTACGAATATTCTTTAGATGAGCAACTAGAACATTTTAATTTTATAATGAAGACAGATAATGAAGAAGTGACTTTTTAAAACGAAGTATATATAAAAATAAAATGTATATTGTATAAAATTAATTAAATTAATGTAAATTAATGTTTTTTTATTTCATTGTAAAAAATATTTATAATAATCAAATAAAGACAATATTATAAAGATAAATAGTTATATAATACAAGATAATGACTTGCGAGATTATTAATTTTCCTGTTAATATGTTACCTGATTTTATATTAGAGTCGCAACAGTTTTTTAGTTGGCGCGGTTTGTTTCCCAATGAAAATATATTTCATATACGTTCTGACTTGTTATTACCAGACCTGAATATAAAATCGCAAAAACATATGAATGCTATCTTAGACTGCGAAACACAATTTGTTTTTACACAAAAACATCGTATAACAATTTTAAAAAATATATACAAATTCTGGAGAGAAAATCCCAACGCATCAGAAATTCAGCTACCCAAAGAAAATATGTCGCAATTTGGAGACCAAGTGCGCACCTTATTTATGAAACCAAATAATACATTTAATATTGTTATGAGCTGTATGAAACACAATTATCTTGACTTATATGAATACATTTTAGAAAGAGACGGTGTTGATTCATTTGTAAGTAATAATCCTTTTGCCGTATTTTCATTGCTACATTATGCTGTAATTAATAATAATACAGAGATTCTAGTTAGAGGATTAGAAACAAGTTGCCCATTAAAATTTGAGCTACTAGAAGACGCAATTTCAAAGACAAATATAACTACATTTATGCTTATAATACGAGAAATTAAGAAACAAAATATTCCAATTAGAAGTTCAACATTTATTTTTGCAGCAAAAAATGCGCCGCAAAATATGTTTGCTATATTGCTTAATGAATTCATTACAGGTGATATAGATGATTTTTGTTTTGTTAGATGTCGCGGAGAGCTAATTAATAACGCACTTGATAATCCAGAAAATCTAAGAGAGTTGCTAATTGAACGAAAATTAGGTTCACAGCGTAGCTATATTGAATATAGAAAATTAGGAGATGAATTAATGTATGAGTGTTTAAAAAAATCTAAATCATTAGATTGTGTTAATATTATTGAATATTGTTTCCGTTTTACCTTGGAAGAATATAAAAAAAGTAGGCATAAAGATGAAACATGGCATGAATATATAAATGACGAAATAATTAAAACTGATAATCTAGATTTGTATATGTATATGCGGCAATGTGGTTATTTAGTTGGCGACTATTCTGAAGATATTGCTGTTACTAATGCTTGTATAAAGATTAGTCCTGGTCTAGTAAAGCAGCACTATAACGAAGATAGAAGCGGTGTTGTATTCAAAATAAGACAAATATCAAGATATGTAGAACAGCCAGAAATTCATAATATTTAAATTAAAAAATGAAAAAATTGAAAAATAATAGTTGTAATAATAGTTTTTAATAATAGTTGTAATTATAGTAATAATAAATAATAAATAATAAATAATAAAAATGAGTCATTCTAGTACAAGTAATAAATCAAAGGGCACTGTATATATTGCCAGTATGAATCTAAGAGGTGAAAGAGGTATACCATTAGATATAAATAGTTTGAAATTAAATGTAACAAGTGCCCAAAGAACACTAAGTTTAGACCGCAGAGATTTTAGCCCAATGACACCAATTGAAGGCGGTTATAAAGGCTATTGGAATTATGAAAGTAGATGGCAATCTGGTAAGATATATGAAGGTCTAGATGAAAAGGTAGTTAAAGACTGGTGGAAAGCACAAAAGGAGCCAAAAAGAAGATATCCAAAGGGTAAAGGAAAAGCAATATTATGTGCGCGTTTTGAAGGCTATGAAGACAAGGGAAATATGGACTACATAACATCTAGAAAAGAAGTATATGTAAAAGAATATTCTGAATTAATTAAAAATAGAGAGCGAACCTTACATTGGAAAAAGTTATTAGAACAAGGGGAAAGTATTACAATTTATGATTTTGATGGTCCGCGCAATGATGACGGAACTGTAACTTGTTTAGAACTAACAGAACAAATGGTAAAAGACAAGGTAAATGATATAAGGTTTCCATTTGGTCATGGATATATTGTAGGTATGCTTTTATCAGATATGGATATGAATATATTATAAAGTCTTTAAGTTAAAAAATAATATATATGTGTAACCAACTTAAAGACTTTTTTTATATATTATTTAAAATTAATAAAATGACAGACAAAACACATCAATCAGTATTTCATAGGAAATTAAATGAATATATTATTGAAGCGCCTGGTCGTATGTATATACTTGAAATAACCAAATTATGTGGTTACAGTACATTTATTTTTATGTATAAAGATGAGACACTATTAGAATTATATAATCGTGTATCACATCATTTTGGATGTAAAGATATTAAGGGGCTTTATATTGATAACCATTTACAGCAAAATGTAAATGTAAATGATAATGTAAATGACAATATAAATGATAATGTAAATATAAATGATAATATAAATGACAATAACTGCTGTATAAAGACAAGTAATATGCTCCATGTCCCTATTTCAAGTCAGGTTACTATATCACAATTTGTATTTGATAATACAGCAAAAATGCCACGTAACTTAGAGCCGGTATATGGCATACCATTTCCAGTTGTGTATCGTATTTATTTAGATGATGGACATTGCCACTATTGTGACAAGTAAACGATATAAGTATACGATATAAGTATACGATATAAGTATACGATATAAGTATACGATATAAGTAAATAATAAATAAAATATAAAAATATAAAACAATATAGATTTATTTTGTATACTATTCTTATACAAAATGAATAAAAAATGTGGCCCATCTGGATGCCCAAAAGCAGGAATAAAAATACATGAGACGCCTAATTCTCAACCGCAAGTACCAGCAATTATTCAAACACGAGGAACAAATACAAATGTTAGTTTTCATAACACAACTATATCAGAACTAGACTTAAATATAGAAAATTATACATTACAGGACCTATATAATCTATTTAATATTTCACATAATGCTATATTAGATGAAACCATTATGAAAAATTCCAAACAAATTGTATTAAAGATGCACCCTGATAAATCGCATCTTGATTCAAAATATTTTTTATTTTTTTCAAAAGCTTATAAACGCCTTCATAGTGTCTATGAGTTTCAAAATAAATCTACCAATAAAAATGAACGTAATTTAAAAAATGACTACTTTGAAGATAGCAATAAAACAGTTTTAGATACTATGTTTGAAACAAAGAAAGAACTAAAGGACCCAAAGAATTTCAATAGCTGGTTCAATGAGAAGTTTGAAAAACATAAGTTAGAAGATGATGATACTAACAAAGGTTATGGTGACTGGTTAAAATCCGATGAAGGATTATATTCAATCCAAGATAATGTAACACAATCTAACATGAATGAAGCTTTTGAAAAACAAAAGAAACAAATACAAGCATTGTCAATATATAATGGTATATCCGATACTTATGTGGGATTTAGTGGAGGTGGATTTCTTCTTGGCGACCAATCAAATAACTTTAGTGGTTCGCTATCATCTGGAATTGGATTTACTGATTTAAGACAGGCACATGTTGAGACGATTATTCCAATTACACAAGATGATTATGAACAAATACCTAAATATAGAAATGTAAATGACTATAAAGCAAGTAGAGATAAATCAGATATAAAGCCACTTTCTAAAGAAGAAGCAGAACGTCTATTATTACAGAATAACAGAAATTTAGACCAACAGTCAGCAGCATTGGCATACAAATACGCACAGGAAGCAGAAAAAGTAAAAGCAAATCAGCAGTCATTTTGGGGTGAAATTAAACGGCTGTTATAAATATATAGTCAAACCATTTAAACATAATATGCTATTATGTAGTAAGAATAAATACTAGATAATAAAATGGTGACAATTACTGATTCTAATAATAATAATAATAATATGCCATATGAATATTATGGGAATGGCGCATTTGAATTTGCCGATAAGTATAATCGTGAATATTTGGCAAGTGCTCATAAAATTATAACACGTTGTGAGCTGTGGAATTGGTTACGGAATTTTAATCCGGACCCAGATAGGGGATTTATGTTTACACAAGGCGTCCCTGAATTAGAGCGTCTAAATAAAGAGCTTTTTAAGGACCCAGTTAGCAGTGGTCATTCTGGCGCATCTTATGGCATTACTATGCGAAATATGGAATATATTGCGAAAAATGGCTATGAAGTATTTAAAATGAGATTTTATTCTTAAGCAACTAACATTCAAAATAAAAATATCTATAATATATAATATGTTGACAACATTAACCACAAGTTATTTTATAGGATTTATTATTCTCGTGGCATTTGGAATACTTTTTCAGAAATATCTAGAAAAACAAGCAAGGTCTAAAAATGGCATCAGTGATAATTATAATGATGTAAAACAGTATTTATTAAATGAATCATCTTTAGCCAAGAGTAAAAAGCCCATTATGTGGATTTATACACCATATGAATACAATTCACGTGACTGGTTAAGCTTCGGCTCTCGCAGTTCATATAATTTAAACCAACCTTATCTTAACTTATGTGTCCGAAGTATTATAAAGCATTGTGACAAGTCATTCACTATTTGTATTATAGATGATAATTCATTTGCTAAATTAATTCCAGGATGGAATATTGATTTAAGTATGGTTGGTGACCCTATTGTCTCTAATATTAGACAACTGGCAATGTCAAAACTTATTTATAATTATGGTGGCATTTCTGTGCCAATTTCATTCTTGTGTTTTAAAGATTTAAATGATATGTATGAACGTGGTACAAACTCAGATAAAATGTTTGTTTGTGAAAATGTGAATACAAATGTTAGTGCAACTAATAACCAATTCTATCCTGATACAACATTTTTTGGTGCTAAAAAGAATAATGAGCAGCTTAATAGTTTTATTGAATATTTACAGCGTATTGTATCAAGTGATTACACAGCCCAATCTGAGTTCTTAGGTAACTTTGATAAATGGGCTAATAAGATGGTAAATAAGAAGCAAATTAACATGATTTCTGGAACTGATGTTGGAACAAAGACTATTGATAATAATCCCGTGTTAGTTGATGACTTATTAAATGAAGATTATATTAAGTTTTATGATGGCATGTATGGTATTTGGATTCCATCAGAAACAATTTTGAAACGCCGCAATTACGAGTGGTTTGCCAGATTAAGCAATGAACAAATATTCCAGAGTAAATTTATTTTAGCCAAATATTTTGTTCTTGCTCTTTCTCCATATAGTACAACTACAAATATGAGTGTAATTGAGTCATTAACATCAGACCATAGTGATGATAATAAGGAGGGTAAGGATTGGATATCATTCTGGCAAGTTCCTAGTTCAACAACATTGCCTATATATGGTCCCAAACCATTATATATTGGTAATAATGTTCAGCAATATAAGTTTTAATCTTGTTTGTGTTTTGTGTTTTATAATAAAAAATATTGTATAAGTTTATTATAAAATTATATGGTGTTGTTAGAGTCAATACCATTAAACATTATTAATAACATAAATGTATTAAAAACTAATTTTGGTCTAACAAAATACAAGCATACAGTCTATAAAGTAAATTTTTCAGATAGAATTATTGGATTTTTAGAAAAAGAAAATCCAGAAAAAACTAATGCTGTTTTAATTATATTATGGGAAAATATATATGACCCAAATCCACATCATCAAATTAATTTTATAAGATTTTATCATATAAAAACTATACAAACTATAGAATCCATTATAATAGAACAATTAGATACGCATAACTTTGAAATAAGATCACCATCAAGTATTAATCGTTATATTTATAATTTAAATACACACTTATTTAAACAATATGAAATAATGCCTGGTAGAATTTATGAAATGGGCGTCAATACAAAGACAGAAATGATTTATTATAAGGTACCGGAAATATAAAAAATAAAAATAAAAAATATAATAAAATAAATATATATTAAAAACAATTTAAACGCATTATGCTCTTATTATATATATAATGAATAGTGATAACATGATGACTGAAGAAGAGTTTTATAATATGGAGACCGAGCATAATAGTTGCTTAGTTCTTTGTGTTGAGGAATATGATAATAGTTCTATTGATACTCGTGTTTTTATTAGTTACAATGATGAAACTGAATCTTATGTTATTAATGGAAAGCGTTTAGACCTTACCAAAGACCCATATTTTCAGCCGTTTATGTTCTGCGCCAAAAAGTCAAGTGATGTACTAGACTTTCTTTCATTAACATTAAATACCAAGAGCACTTTTAATTATACGCTATTTAATTACAATAATTTATCATACGATATTAATGATATTACATATCAGTTTATGGAGGACAATATTGATAGACGATATGAGATTGCGGCATATGACCATGTTTCTTATAATAAGAGAATATTTAGACAACTAGTGCGTTTAACTAAGAACTTGTATATAGAGAATTAAACAACTATAGTCTCTTCACAATGAGGAAACTGAATATCATAAACAATATCATAAACTGATTTGTCATATTTTATTTGTGTTGTATATGTAATCTTGTTAAAATTACATATTTGGCGTATAATTGTGTTAAATGATTTGTATGTTAATTTTCGGTCAATATAATCACGTTTGGATAAATGATAATATTGTCTACATTCTTCTAAAAATTTTACTATTGAGCCATTAAAGACACCTTTTTTATAAGCGCAATTATTTATTGTATACCCAGTCTCAGTTTTAATGGCATTTTCATCTAATAATTGTTTTAATAAGTCATTTGGAACTGGATTTTTAAATATTTGTGATGGCATATTATTTTGTATTCTATAATAATTGTATAATATAAAATTATTATATAAACTATATATCTTTGTCAGCATTTATTTTATTTATTTTTTTATTTATGTAATATTTGTTGTAGATTATTAGAAAATAGTGCCAATTCTATTTCATCCTCGTGAATATTATGAAATACTGTTATATATTTACAAATAAATGGTATAATATTGTATTTTTGTTCCTCTGTTAAAATAGAAGTTATTTTTATAAAGATAAAATAATTGTCTAAAATATCCATAACAGAATACCCCTTGTCATAAATACTATATAACAATTTAATAGCACTATTTATTTTTGAAGGACCCTCCTTTAAAAGCTTAGTGTATTCATCAAAAGTTGAAAGACTTATATTTGAACACACATTAGATGCCAATTCTAATGTAACAGGTTCATTTAGTAACTTAAATTTTTCAATATAATTAATTAGTATTTTTGCTGTATTATTACAGACATTCAATATAAAATCTTCAGCATCAGGTGTCATAATAATATGCTCTAAGTGTGTAATCTTGCGCATAATTTTAATCAAATTTTGTCGCTGTAATGGTTTAATTTTGATTATAATTAATCGTGATTGAAGAGATTCAATTACTTTCTGTGAATTACTACAAGATGAAATAAAATGAACATTGTGACTATATTTATCAATACAATTACGAAATACTTGCTGACTTTGTTCATTAATAAAATCTATATCATCTAAGACAATAATCTTCTTTTTATCCTTTATTGATGAGCAAGTCTGACAAAATGTTTTAACATCATTACGATAATAATTTATACCCTGTTCTTTTAGACTATTGATGTGTAGAATATTTTCAGCATATTCAGTATATTCTAACCCTTTATAATATTCGCGAATTACGGCATTTAAGAAGGCTGTTTTTCCGCTGCCAATATCACCAATAAAAAGAACATTTAGGTTATTCATACTGATTAATGTATTTAATATATCTAACATTTCTGGGTCAGTCTCAAAATCTTTGAAAAAGAATGGTTGATATTTATTTAAGAAAAGAGGTTCCATTATATTTATATATAAATATATACGTTGATAAGTATTTAAGCTTATCTCTTAGTATAATATTAATTAAAATGTCGGACGATTATTATAAAATTCTTGAAATAACAGAAAATGCGACAGCTGAGGAAATTAGAAAGTCTTATAGAAGACTATCATTAGTTCACCATCCTGACAGAAATGGTAACAGTCCCGAGTCTGTTACTAAATCTCAGAAGATAAATGAAGCATATGATACATTAGGAGATGCGGATAAGAAGCGTGAATATGATATGACACGTAATAATCCATTTATAAAGATGATGGGTTCAGGACAAAATCATAGTCCATTTGGTCCCGGTTTTAATCCATTTGGTCCCGGTTTTAATCCATTTGGTTCTGGACATGGTTCAGGACAGATGCCCGGGTTTAATCCAATGGATGATATTTTAGCTGGTTTTTTTGGATTAAATCAAGGACAAAATATTCGCGTGTTTCATAATGGAATGCCTGTAAATATTAATCAGATACAAAAACCACCGCCAATTATGATTACAATTATTATACCGATTGATAAAATATTATCTGGTACAACTGTGCCAATTGACGTTGAACGCTGGGTAATGGAGGGAGGTAATAAGGTATTTGAACACGAAACCATATATGTGTCAGTTCCTAAAGGTATAGATGAAGGTGAATTAATTGTATTAAAGGATAAAGGTAATATAGTTAACGAACAAATGAAGAGTGATGTTAAGATAGTGGTAAAAATAGAAAATAATACGGCATTCCGCAGAGAAGGATTGGACCTTATTTTTCAGAAAACAATTTCTATTAAGGAGGCGCTATGTGGCTTCACATTTGAATTAAAATATATTACAGGAAGGACCTACACAATAAATAATAATGCCGGTAATATTATTCCAAATGGCTACAGAAAAGTGATACCAAATATGGGGTTTGCGCGTGATGAACATGTTGGTAACCTAATTATTGTATTTGATGTGAAATTTCCTGAGAAATTAGAAGACAATATAATCGCAGAATTGAAGAAGATTGAGTTTTAAGAAAAATAATATATTTAATAAAAAACTATTTAAAGAGATATTATTATTATTATTTGAGAAGTATAGTATAATATATGACTCATAGAAGCCTTTTTTGCATAGTGGTATTGCACCAGTCTTGTAAACTGGAGGTCCTGGGTTCGATTCCCAGAGGAGGCACAACTTACACATTTTATCTTTCTTAAAAAGAAATATAAAATACTTATTTTTATAAAATTATTAAAAATTTATTAAAAAATTAATAAAAAAAGAAATATATAGCAATATATTATAATACAATGGGGTACAGTAGACTCAATTCACGCGTTTTTACAAATTCATTTGGCACACAAAATAATAGAACTTATGCGCCATTTTACTTTGCTCAACAAGGTAACTCATTTTATAATTTGAGTAAGCCTCAATACTCTCATCAAACCTATTATCAGTTGGCATATAATGGTGCTGGAGCTGGTGGACGTGGTGATAGATGGTTAAGAGCCAATGGTTACCAATCAACTCAATTTATTCCTCCTAATACAACAATCTAAATATAAATCTAAACATGTGTATGTTTTATAATATCAATCCTGTCTGATTTTCTTTTCTCTTTTTCTCCTAATTCTAATTCTAAAGTAGAATTACTAGAAATTCTAACTACATTTGGAAACATACCTAGAAATGGTATTCTGTATCCGTAATAATTAATAGTTATTTTTTTAGTGTTAGTTTCAATATTAGCCCAATCTTCAATAGAGTCCCATTTCCAATACCAAAAACTGTTATTAACATTAAAATGACGTCCTTTATCATCCACAATCATAAAATTAGTAAACCCATTTGTGTTATATTTATATTTCTTAGTAATACATATTTCTTCTGTCTCATTAGTAGCAAGCGCAAAAGCACCATGACCATAAGTGAGCCCAATTGAGAAATAGATACTGATTAATGGGTCTGTTTTAGTCCCTTTTATTATAGATTTAAGCATAGGAAATAATCTGTAAAAGAAGTGTCTTGACATTTTGTTTAATAATTTAAACTAATTAACTAATATCATTTTAGAATCAATTTTTCTATGAAACACTTTTTATATAAAACATTTTTTATTATAAAAAACAATTTAAATACATTTTACTATTATAATAATAAGACAACATAAATGGACCAAAATACACTAGAAAACGTAGTAGAAGTAAACAATAAATTCAATCCTATTATTGATTTAACTGATTTATATAATAAATACAAAGAAAGCCCATATATGATAAATAGGCTACAAACATTTATAACAAATTTACCAACTTTGTTAGATAGTGAAAATAAAAAGTATGAAGAACGCGTTTCAAGAATGAATGAACTAACAATGGAACAAGATAATTTCTTCAAAGTTTATTTAAGCAAACATCAGTATTTTTATATGCCATACAATAATATATATTATGAATATGATGGTAAAACATATCGCATCATAAAAGATGATGATATTCATCACCATTTATTATCTACAATTACAGATGAAGGCAAATTAATGGCATGGAAGCACAAGACAAAGCAGACTATTATCAAGCAAATAAAGGAACGGTCTTTGTTTAAATCTGTACCTGAAACATATACAATTCAAAATGTATTAGGGTTTTTACAGACTATTTTTGAATCAAGAACTGAGGCCAAATATTTCTTAACTGTTATTGGTGATTGTATTTTGAAGAAAAATATTGGACAACAAATGTATTTCATCAATTCAAATATTAAGAAGCTGATTTTACTAATTGATTCCATTGCGTATGTTACAACAGGTAATTCTATAATGAACAACTTTATTTCTAAATATCATGATAGCCATGATATAACAAATTATAGACTAATTAAGACTAATGAAAACGCAATATCACATGATTTAATTAAAGATGTGCTGAATAAAATTGGTATTGATTTACTCTGTATATCGGCACATTATTCTGAAAGATATACAAACTCAGACAATTATCTATTAACAAAAGCTGATGAAAATGTAAAGCAATATACACTATTTTTTAGTCAAAATAATATTGACACAATTGTAGATAAATTCATTAAACAGTGTATTAATGTGAAGCAAAGTTCTGAAACCAATATTTACAATACATTATCGTGGAAAAATATGCACTATATTTGGAAGCAATATTTATCCAGCATTAATGTTCCAAATATGATTTATACTAACAACCTTAAAGATGTACTTAAGAGTAAATTGGTGTTTACTGAAATTGGAGATGATAGTGGCAATAAAGAGCTGATATTTAATAATGTTACAAGTAAATATTTACCAACTGTGAGTAGCTTTATGGCCTTTTGGGAGAAACATGTTACTATATTAACAAATGTAAATGTAAATATGAATATGAATATGAATGACACAATAGTAACAAATGTAATAGATGATGAATATGAAATAGACGAGATTGCAACATTGTATAAGATGTCGGATTTTAAAAATGTCTCTATTTCAGACAAGGATATTATCAAAATGATACATCATTATTTTTCACCACAAGTAGAAGTCATTGATAATAAATATATTACAAATATTTCGTGTAATTTATGGTCTAAACATGATGATATATTAAAATTCTTGGATGTATACAAAGGAAATGTAAATAATATCAAGAAGAAGAATGACTTAATATCATTTGATGAATTATATAAGAGTTATAAATCTTTTTGCCAAGCAAGACAATTAGTGGATAAAGACAAAAGATTGTTGCCAATTGTGAGCAAGCAATTTTTTGAGAAATTTGTTTGTCAGGAGCTAAATGAATATATTAAATATGAAAAGTTTGTTAGTTCGTCTTGGAATATACCCCAGTAGAATTAGCAAGTTTTATTTAAGCAGCATTTAAAGCGGCTTGTAAAGGAGCGCCCTCAATACGTCCCATCATACCCTTAGAAGTTCCACCTCTCATCTTGTGTCTGCGTCTCTTTCCACCGGCCATTCCAGCGCGCATCTGGACAGCAGTTGAGTTAGTATTATCAACAATACCTTCAACATCAGCAGGAACAAAGTTGTTACCGTAAGGGGCACCGCCAGACATTCCGGCACGCATCTGAACGCCAATAGAACCCGATAAATCAGTAGCACCAGAAAGATCGTGCATCATACCACCCTTCATATGCTTTCTACCACGCTTTTTAGAGCCAACCTTGACAAAGCCAAAGTGACCCTTTCTGGTCTTAAAACCAGCCTTAACAAGACGGTTATCCTTCTTAGCAGAAAAGTGCTTCTTCTTAGAGACGATGCGACCAGACTTGTTCTTCATTAAATGTGCCTTAGTAAGGCCACCTGATGTATGCTTAGCAGTGCCATGCCACACTTCAGCGCGTGAACCAATGATTGTTTTAAAGGTCATTATAAAATATAATAAGAAAAAATTAAAAACCTAATTATATTTTATTTTATATTTAAAAGAATTTAATTATAATTACAATTATAATTAAAAACGCATATATTAATAATTTACAATTATTAAAATTTATTCCTTAATGGTCTTGGACTGCCTCCCGGTTGTCCTTCTGTAGTTAGTCGGGCATTTACTCCTATTCCTAAACCCAACCCGACATTTCCAAAAGTTGTTCGCCCACCCAAACGCTGATTAGCTAATTGAGCCACCCTAAAACTTTGTGGTTGTGTTGGATCATTATATCCATTCTTTATCTGATTTACTTTTTCCTGAATACAGAAACAATTCTCATAAATATGACAAGAGTTAAAAGGATCTGTGTCAGACTCTAAGGTATATGAATTAGGATTAAATCTAGATTGACAATAATATAAATCGCGTAATAATTTGCTTAATCTTCCTTTTCTTCCTGGACCAAATTGTGTTCTATTCATTTATATTTATCTTTATTCTATTTTATTTTTATAAAAATAAATTATGTAAAATACAAAAAAATACAAAAGAATAAAATTGAAAAAAAATATAAACATAAAATTTGAATGTATAATAGAATAAAATGAGCAAAACTTTAAGTAATAACATGAATAATAAAATTGGTGGTGGCACTAGCAGTGGCAATGTTGAAGACCAGGGTCTTGCTAATAAATATCAACAGAAAACTGATAAGCAACATATATTGGATAATCCGGATACATATATAGGTTCAGTTGAAAAGGTAGAGGCAGATTTATGGGTTATAAATGGTTCAGAAAGTGAAGAAAGAATTATTGAAAAGAATATGACTTATATTCCAGGTCTATTCAAGCTATTTGATGAAGGCATTGTAAATTGTCGTGACCATGTGATTCGTATGAAGACAGCAATTGAAGCCGGACAATCTGATTGTATTCCAGTCTCATATATTGATATATCAATTCAAGATGATGGAACTATTGTAATGATTAATGATGGCAATGGCATTGATGTAGCACAACATCCTGAATACAAAGTATGGATTCCTGAGCTTATTTTCGGTCATCTAAGAACATCAACTAATTACAATAAAGATGAGAAGAAAATCGTAGGCGGTAAAAACGGTTTTGGATTTAAATTAGTGCTTATTTGGTCTACATATGGCTCAATTGAAACAGTAGACCATGTGCGTGGATTAAAATATGTTCAAGAATTTAAGAATAACTTGGATGAAATTTGTAGTCCATCAATCACTAAATGTAAAAATAAGCCATATACTAAGATTACATTTAAACCTGATTATAAGCGTCTTGGTATTAATGGTCTAACTCCTGACTTAATTGCGCTTCTTAAAAAGCGTGTATATGATATTTCAGCAGTTACTGATAAGACACTAAAAGTTAAATATAATTCACAGCTTGTTCCAGTAAAGAATTTTCAACAATATATTGATTTGTATATTGGAGACAAAAACGTGTCTCCTCGCGTATATGAAGAAGATGGTCCTCGCTGGGAATATGCTGTGGCATTAACTCCAAATAATGAATTTATCCAAGTATCTTTTGTAAATGGTATTCATACAGCAAAAGGTGGTAAGCACGTAGAATATATTCTTGGTCAAATTACTAGAAAACTATGTGATTTTATTGAGAAGAAGAAAAAGGTCAAAGTAAATCCTAATTCTATTAAAGAGCAGCTAATATTATTTATTCGTTGTGATATTGAGAATCCGGCATTTGATAGTCAGACCAAAGACTTTATGAATACTCCATCTTCTAAGTTTGGTTCAAAGTGCGAAGTCAGTGATAAATTTATTGAAAAAGTTGCTAAGATGGGTGTTATGGATGCTGCTTTACAATTAACTGAAGTTAAGGAAAATAAGGCTGCTAAAAAGACTGATGGAACTAAATCCAAGTCAATTAGAGGTATTCCAAAACTGACTGACGCAAATTGGGCTGGAACTGAGAAATCTAAAGATTGTGTCTTAATCTTCTGTGAGGGAGATTCAGCCAAGACAGGAGTTATTTCAGGATTATCATCTGAAGATAGAAATACAATTGGTGTATATCCATTGAAAGGCAAGGTAATGAATGTCAGAGGTGAAGCATCTAAAAAGGTATCTGAAAATAAAGAGATTACTGAGATTAAGAAGATATTAGGTCTAGAAACTGGCAAAGAATATAAATCAGTTGAAGATGTAAATAAGTCATTACGATATAGTAAGGTCATATTTATGACTGACCAGGATTTAGATGGTTCACATATCAAAGGATTATGTATTAATTTGTTTCAGAACGAGTGGGAGTCATTAGCACATATTCCAGGATTTATTGGATTTATGAATACTCCTATATTAAAAGCAAAGAAGGGACAACAAGAACTGAAGTTCTATAATGAGGGTGAATATAATTCTTGGAAGAATAATTCAGAAACTGATACACGGGGCTGGAATATTAAATATTACAAGGGTTTAGGTACATCTACTAAAAATGAATTTGTGGAATATTTCGCAGAGAAGCGTTTTGTAGGATTTGAACATACACCTAGTAGTGATAATGCGATTGATATGGTATTTAATAAGAAGCGTGCTGATGACAGAAAAGATTGGTTAGAAAATGTGTACGATAGAGAAAGTTATGTAGATACTAGTAAGCCAATGATTACATATGAGGAGTTTATTAATAAGGAGCTAATTCACTTTTCCAAATATGATTGTGACCGTAGTATTCCTAATTTAATGGATGGACTTAAGATATCGTTACGTAAAATCTTATATTCTGCTTTTAAAAAGAGATTAACAACTGAGATTAAGGTAGCACAGTTTTCAGGTTATGTATCGGAACATTCATGCTATCATCATGGTGAGGAGTCGCTGAATCAAGCAATTGTAGGAATGGCACAGAATTTTGTGGGTTCTAATAATGTAAATTTATTAGTTCCGTCGGGTCAGTTTGGTTCGCGTATTAAGGGCGGCAAAGATGCGTCATCTCCCAGATATATATTTACGCGAATGGAGAAAATAACACGCTGTATATTTATAGAACAAGATGACAATGTATTGAAATATTTATCAGATGATGGAACACCAGTTGAACCGCAGTTTTATGTGCCAATTATTCCAATGGTTCTAGTAAATGGTTCAAAGGGTATCGGAACTGGTTTCAGCACTGAAATTATGTGCTACAATCCTAAGGATATTATATTGTATCTTAAGATTAAACTTGGTTTTGCTAGTAACCCATTTAGTAATTCTAGTTCTAATTATGAGTTTATTCCATATTATGAAGGATTTAATGGTTCTATATCAAAGATTGGTGATACAAAATATATGTTTAAAGGTGTATATGAAAAGATTGGTCCTGATAAGATTCGTGTTACAGAGTTACCAATTGGATTCTGGACTGAAGATTTTAAGGAGCTTCTTGAAGAGCTTGAAGATGAGCAATCTGATAAAGATAAAGACAAGGATAAGGATAAAGAGAAATCTAAAGATAAGAAGAAAACTGTGCCTTATGTAAAGGAATATGATGATAAGAGTAAAGATACTAATGTGGATTTTACTATTACATTTAACAAAGGTAAATTAGATGAGTTAGAATCAGTAAAGGGTGATTATGGATGTAATGGATTAGAAAAGATTTTAAAACTATATAGCACTAGTAGCACAACTAATATGAATTTATTTAATTCTGAAGATAAGCTAACTAAATATAGCACAGTAAATGAAATTATAGATGACTTTTATGATGTAAGACTTGTATATTATGGCAGAAGAAAAGCATATTTGATAGATGTATTGGAAAAAGAACTAATTATTTTGTCAAATAAGGTCAGATATATTCAGGAAATTCTAAAGGGGTCTATTGATTTACGTAAGAAGAAGAAGGATGAAATTATTAAGATGCTAGAAGATAAGAAATATCAAAAGATTGTAAATGGTGATAATAATGTTGTTGATGAAGAATACAAGTATTTGGTTCGTATGCCAATGGATGCTGTATCAGAAGAGAATGTAGAGAAGCTATTGAATGAACACAAGAATAAGACACAAGAATTAGAGGAAATTAAGGCGACAACTTGTGAAAGTATGTGGTTTAGAGAATTAGATGCTTTAAATGTGGAATACAGCAATTATAGAATGGAGCGAGATATTGCTATTAATGGTCTAGTTAAAGGAAGCAATAGTAAGCCTAAGATAGTTGTTAAGGGAACTAGTAGTAAGAAAAAGATTCAGCTACAAGAGGTATAAATTTATAACATAAATAATAAATAATAAATTTATAAAAAAACATTAAATAAATATTAAATAGATATAGCACAAAACAGTGTTATATTTTTTTTCTACAGCATATTACATCTTAAAAATATACGCAAATAACCCTATATATGATAATGATACACTATGGAAAATCCAGTATTTTTGGTCATTAATTATTTGATTTAGTTCAGATAAATTATTTTGAATCCGAATCAGTTCTTGTTTTTGTTCGGCATTAATATGATTTAATTGCTTATAATACAAATGAATATCTTTTACTTCTTTATTTATGTCTTTATAATTACTAACATATTTTTCATAGTCAATATAATTATTAGGCTTATCAGAATTACTAATTTCACCATAAGTCGGTGTCCAATATGGGCGTTTAATTATATAATTTGTCAGTAGCTGTCTTGTTCTTAACAACATTTTTAATCTTATTAAGAACATTGGTTTTAAATATTAATTTATATAAATTCATTTTTATTTTATTTTGAATTGCTTTTATTACTTCACTTCGCTTTTGTCGCTTCGCTTCTGTCGCTTCGCTTTAAAACCATTTAGGCATCTTATAATTGCGTTTATCAAATTGTGTATCACACACAGGTGTTGCTAAAGGCACAACTAATGTACTGGCATCATGTAAATATTTTATGTATCCCTGAGCCTCACCATAAACTCTAGGAACTGAATGGTCAATAACCATTTGATTAAGTTGCTGGATTTGTCCGGATATATTCTGTGGCAAATTAGCAGCATATTGTAGAAAAATAGCGCGCATAATAATCTTCAAATTGTCGCAATCTTGTTCTCCAATAACATACTGCCCATTTGACATATTATAGACACCCGCACGTATACCATTTTGAAGAATTTGAATATTCTCCTTAGAAAAATAAGCTGTAGATAGCGGTGTTTCATCCCACTGACCAATTGTGGCATTCCTAAATGTTGTACACTGATTTGCTGGGATTTTATCATACATAGAAAATAATTGGGAAATATCAGGAGGATTTAAGATATCAACACGGCCATTTACCTTACTATTCTTTATATTTGTATTCTTATTTTGACTATTCATAATATATAATATTATATATAAAAAAATATCTAATTATTTATATAATGGAAACATCTTTTCAAAAAATAATACTAGCATTGGCAATAATAGGTCTAATTCTTTTATTAGCTATCATTGGCTTTTCATTGTCAAAATCAACTTCAAAAACTGTTTGGCCTCCAGTTGTAGGCGCTTGTCCAGATTATTGGATAGACTTAAAAGGTGATGGGGAGGCTTGTTATAATGCCAAAAGTTTAGGTAAATGTAATTTACCAAGCACATCAGAGAAAAATACAATGAACTTCAATGTATCGCCTTTTAATGCCGATAATGGCACATGTTCTAAATATACTTGGGCAACACGTTGCGGTGTAACTTGGGATGGTATTACATATGGTGTTAATAATCCTTGTGATACATCAAATACCACAACTACCACATCTAGTAGTTCTTAATTACTAAAATAAAATTCTGCTAAATAAAAAGATTACTTATATAAAATATGGTGTAAAGTAGGATTTATTTATAGATAAAAATAAAAAATAATAATTATTATTAATAAATAATAAAAAATGGATTCGTATGAACTGCCCTCTATAAAATGTTGTTATTCATCTTTATTATTTATAACAAATGTTGTTATTTGTTATTGTTATAAATACTATTTATATTCATTATTATTTATTGGTCTTACAATATCTTCATTAATTCATCACTCACATAAAATATTACTTTCATATTGGATTGATAAGTTTTTTGTTTTTTCTGTGGTTGGCTATGGAGGTTATGTTTTTTACAATAAGTTTTCAAAAAATATAGTTAATATATATTATTCTATAATTGTACTAATATCATTTTTAGGAACTATTATATTATATTACTATGGCAGTTTTAAAAAATGTTTTGTTTTTGCCGAAGATATAAATGAGTGTGATAATTGGCATCAATTATTACATCTATTATCTTCTTTGGGACATCATTTTATTATTTTTATGTAACACAATTACTAATTAAAATAAATAATACAAATTATATTACAAAAAATAATGTAATATAATTTAAGAAACCTATTACAAATCATATATGTTTTCCAATAAAGCAAAAGATTTACTAAATAATATAAATAAATTACCGGAAGAATTAGTTGCTATTATTGAAACATATGTGCCAACTATTGTTAAAATATTCTGGACCAAATCTAACTATGAAGCAAACCATAGTTTAATAATAAAATATCTTTCTGAGCAAAATAAAAATATTGAAGAATATATTAGATTTATTGTTCGTAAAGATAATGACTATGTATTAAGTCGCTTGTTAGTTGATAATCTTTCTAGATGGGTAAATTTAAAAAATTATTTGAATCGCGATTGTATTTATTTAAATTACATAGTATTTTTGAATAGTTATTGTGTAGATCATAATTCGGAGAAATGTAAAAAATTAATACAAGAAATATTTGAAAAACTTGGATTAAGTAAAAATCAACATAAAAAGAACCTAATAAAATATATTAAATGGAAATGATTAATCTAAATAATTTATTAGGACGCGAAGAAGAAGTGTCTAAAATGAAAGATATACTAACAAATTTTGAACAAACTAAACACAATCTAACAACTAAGAAAGGAATTTATATATATGGTGACCCAGGCACTGGTAAAACTACATTTGTTACCAACATTTTGAAAGAATTGGGTTACGACATTATCAAATATGATGCGGGTGATATTCGCAATAAATCTATTATTGATACTATTACCAAGCATAATATGTCTGATAAGAATGTGATGAGTATGTTTCATAAGAAAGTAAAGCGAATAGCAATCATCATGGATGAAATTGACGGTATGAATAATGGTGATAAAGGTGGTATTAATTCGTTGATTAAAATTATAAGACCAAAAAAGACCAAAAAACAGCGACTAGAAGATATTACATTGAATCCAATTATTTGTATAGGAAATTACCATATGGATAAAAAAATTAAGGAGCTAATGAAGGTCTGTAATATAATAGAATTAAAATCGCCAACACCAATACAAATAAATAATATTGTAAACCAAATAATACCGGCAATTGATAATTCAATTAAACCCAATATTGTTAGTTTTATTCAAGGAGATTTGCGCAAACTAACAACTATTTATGAACTTTATAAAAACAAGCAAGATATATTGAATAATAATATTATTAAAAATATATTTTTAATGAAGTCGTATAATGATGATACAAGGCAAATCACAAAAAAACTAATTAATAATAATTATTTATTAGAAGATCATCTAACAATTATGAATGAAACTGATAGAACAATTGTTGGACTATTATATCACGAAAATATTATTGATGTTATTGGAAAGCAGCCAAAAGAACAGTCAGTTCCATTTTATTTGAAAATGCTGTCTAATATGTGCTTTGCTGATTATATTGACCGTATTACATTTCAAAAACAAATATGGCAATTTAATGAAATGAGTTCACTAATAAAGACATTTAATAATAACCGATTATATCATGAGTCATTTTTACAAGGTAATAACAGTAGTAGCAGTAATAGCTCAAATAATAATAATACAAATAGCGCAAGTTCTAAACAGAAATTTAATCCAGCAGAGGTTCGTTTTACAAAGGTACTAACAAAATATTCTACAGAGTATAATAATTCTATATTTATACAAAATTTGTGTCAGCAATTAGGAATGGATAAGAAGGATATGTATGCGTTCTTTTTAGATATTAAGAATAAATATCCAGTAGGTGATGCTGAAGTTTTACAGTTATTTGAGAATTATGAAATAACCAAACTAGATATAAACAGGATTTATAGATATTTAGATAAATATACCAAAGAAGACGCAGAGGATACTGAAGATATTGTTATATCTGATATAGAAGATAATGATGAATAAGTAATATATTATATTAAATTGTAAAGTATTAATATAATATAATTTTTATATAGTTCCAGATTTGTAATGAGTCAACTCCATATTTAAATCTTTAATTTTCTTCAATAATTCATTAATAAGACATACTTTCTCTGCTATTTGCTTCTCATAATTGGCTATTTTTTCCTCATAAAATATATTTGTATTTGTACCACTCTTCTGATTCATTAATAATATTTTCTTTCTGGCTTCTAACATTTGATTATGATCAGCAAGTCGTCTGTTGCGCTCTTCTTCCATATTTTTAATTTGCTCCATTAGTTTAGGTTTATGTTCTGGTTTTCCAGGCTCATAATTAGTAAGCAAATTATTCATGTCTACCATATAAAACTGCTTCAAAATAGGGTCATCAATAAAATCATCTACAGTAAATCGCGACAACTGTGTCTTAGTAGCTTCCATATTTTCTAATAGCTTCTCTTTATTAAGTGAATTATGCTTATGAGAAAATACCATTATTGATTTTTGTGTGTCCAATTGTTTCAATGGAATCGTATAATTCTTTAGAAAATGTCGCTCTTCGGCTAAAGCATTATCCTCATTATAACTGGTCTGTAATAGAAGCTCCTTTCTAAAAGCAAATGTTGCCGCTGTAGAATGGTAATCCTTATATGGTCCGCATTGATATATGGCGTTTCTAGAATCAAAATATATGTGCATTTCTGAACTACCCGCAATAAGATAATCTGGATTTTGTAACAGTGTTTCTACTGCGTGTGATATGCGTTCTTTTGGGTAGTAGTCATCATCATCCATATAAATAATAATATCACCAGAACACTTTTTGTGCATTAGATTGCGTTTTTTACCTAGCAGCATTTTTTCAGGATAATAAAAGTATTTTACATAATCTATATCAGCAACTAAATCGCCGATTGGGTCTGTTCCGTCATCAATAATAATCCATTCAATGCGAGATTTGGGATAAGTTTGTAGGTCAATACATTTCTTAATAAAAGGTATAAATGGCCGCCTATTAAATGTCGGGGTACAAATACTTACAAGTGGTAATGTATTGTCTAAAGTTTCATCCTCACTTTCTTCATTACTATCTTCTCCACATTTTTTATCCTTTTCGGATATATTATTGTTAGTTTTGTTCTTGTTCTTGTTCTTATTTTTCTTTTTATTATTTTTGGGCATTTTATATAATAATTAATATACTGAATTATTATTTAAATAGTTTTTATACTAGTCTAATTTTAATGTTTTGTTCCCGTTTTTTTAATGTTCTATTTTTATTGGAGCCACCTTTTTTATTTAAAGCTGCTTGTTGTCTTCCCATAAGAGCTAGTTGTTGCGCTATTAAATCGTTTTGTCTTGTATCTGGATTAGTAGAAGGCTTTGCTGGTTGGCCAGGGAAAGCTAGAGCTAGTTGTTCCATATCTGCTTTGTTTTTCTCTTTTCTGTAGTCCTCTTCTGTTTTTAAAACAGGCGGTGGTTCTTGATTAAGTCTGTTAGCTTGAGCATCTAATGCTTGTTTCTGTAAATCTATGTTTTCTTGGAAATTTATATTGGATATTGCTTGCTTAGCTTCAGCTTGTCTTTTAGCTTTAGCTTCAGCTTGTCTTTTAGCTTCAGCTTCTCTGTCAACCGCTAATCTTTGAGCCGCTAATCTTTGAGCCTCTAATCTTTCAGCATTTAATCTTTCAGTATTTAATCTTTCAGCCTCTTGTCTTTCAGCCGCTGCTTGTTCTTCAGCCATTACTTTTTTTGATATTCTAGCATTCTTAGTATTATAAGAACTTAATTGTGTTCGTCGCCCAGGTTCTAGTTGCTGAGGAACTAGTTGCTTAGACTTTGCTTGTTTTTCAGCCGCAGCGTTTCTCAAAGCTTCACTAATTCGTTGCTGATTAACTACACCTTCTGTAGGAATACCCTTGCTCTTTAAATATTCACTTGTAGGTGATACAGGCCTCATTGGATTTTCTTGTTTACCAGAAGCGAACATAGGATTAAATGTTTCTTCAGAACTAGATGTTTGAGCAGTTCTTTCTTTTATCACTTCCGGCTTTACAAATTGTATTAACTCTATATCATTTGAATCAGGACTAATATTTCCTTGACTAATATTTCCTTGACTAATATTTGGCTTTGGTGTCATTTCTTGGCCAGGTGTTCCAATACTAGTAGAAGCTAATATAGGACTAAATATATCTTCAGAACTAGATGTTTGAGCAGTTCTTTCTTTAATATCTTGTGGGTTTAAAAGTTGTATTGACTCTCTAGTATTTGACGTAGGAATAATATTTTCTTGACTAATATTTGGTTTTGCTATCATTTCTTGGCCAGGTGTTCCAATACTAGTAGATGCTACTATAGGATTAAATATATCTTCTTGTTTAGAAGTCTTTTCAGCCTCTGATTGTCTTTCAGCCTTTCCTTTTGCCAATAAAGCCTCCATTTCAGCTCTAATTTTTGCGCCTTCTTGTATTTGTTTAGCTCTTTCTTCTGCTGCTTCTGTGTCTATCCGAGTCTTAGTGCGTTCAAATGTTTCTTGCATTTCTGCTTCATCTTCCGGGCTCAGTTGAATTTTTTTTGGCTGATCACGATCTTTTATAAAATCAGTTAATTTATAAAATAAAGCAGGGTCTACATTTTGACTACCTACATTAGTCTCAGAACTTATATTAGACTCAGCACTTACATTTGACTCTGCACTTGCGCTTGTTCCAGTACTTATATTAGACTCAATGCTTTGAGAACGACTTCTGGTTCCGGGTTCACTAAGACCAGCCGCAATATCAGAACTAACATCAGAACCTATATCAGATGAAGTAGAAGATTCAATACTTTGAGAACGACTTCTAGATTCAGGTTCACCAAGACCAGAACCTATGTCAGAAGAAGTAGAACTAAATATAGAAGGCGGTGCTGCCGCAATATCAGCATCTAAACTACTAACAAATTTCTTAATAGTTTCTCCATAGTCCTGTTCAATCTTCTTTTCAAATTTATCTATAACACTCTTATCATCTGATAACGAAACATCAGTAAATTCATTATTTATTGATTTACTCATTGATTTCAAATTATTAAACAAATCTTGAGTTTCTTGTGACATACTAACACCTTTAGCACGAGTTATTTGCTCTAACAAATCACTATTTAATTTGCGCAATTCTTTATCAATTCGGTTAATATCCTTAGGAAACATACATACCTTATGTGGCTGTTTTCTTACAGGTGGTTTCTGAGGAACTGCCATCGGGTCTTGAAAAATCATTGTATTATCTTCCGGTTTTGTATCAACAAATATATTACCAAATATAGTAGCAAATATAACTGCAATAACAACAGCACCCAAATAGTTTTGTCCTAAATATGTATTTGCGCAAGTAAATAAATTAAGCACAGACAAAAGCAATAATAGTGTGCGTTTATAAGCAAATGTATCTTTAACAAAATCCCAAAATGACTTACTATCTGTATGCTCATTGCTATTATAGAACTTATTATCAACTTTTAATGTGTACGAACCAGAAAATAACATCTTAAAAAATGGCATAAATGTTGAATACACAGGTAAAACAAAGAATGTAAGCACAGGAAATATAAACATCCAAATAATTAGCCATAAAATACCACGTCCAATACTTTTAGGCCAGTTCTTAATTCCAAAAGCACCCGCATCATCTGTATCAAGATATTTAAGACTGCCAATTGAATCAAGAATATTATCAGCACCACCATCATTCATATTGTCTAGATTTTCATTAAATAATGCTGCTTTTATGACATACCAAGCCGAACAGAAGCCATTTATTAACCAAATAAACGGAAATAAAATTAATCCAAATAATCCATAAACTATAATCTTTAGTGAATCGGATATCTTATCACTCTTAATACTAAACATATCATAAGACCTAAAACCTCTAGCAGCGGTATTATTTAAAATAATTGACCAAAATTTACTAAGACCAGTAGAAGCAGCAGGACCAGTTCCTTTAATATTTGCCGAGTCGCGCATTTCCTCTATTAAAGTATCCTTAAATGAATCAATAAATTCTCTTGTCTCAATAGTAGCTTCTTGTTGCCATTTATTTATAGCAGTATCTGATAATATTTGCCAAAATGCCAGTCCTTTCATTCCTAATTCATAAACTGTATTCATAGGCACTGTTATTTTTGTGCCATCTGGATTTTTACCCAATTCAGGATTTATATCGCAAGTATAAGGTTCGTATTTTGTGTCAGTTGGAATTCCTGATTTTGCTAGTTTAGATATATATAGCCAAGTTGTGCCAAATAATACCCATAAAATAATACCTAATAAGCCAAGTGTATAATATAATATAAATCCGCCTACATTTGGACCATTTGTATTTTTATTTTTTTTATTATTTATAGCATCATTATTTGTATTTGTATCTGTATCTGTATTTGTATCTGACATTATTTATAATAAATATATATTAAATTTTGTAGATAATTTACTAATCTTTAACAAAACTTTGTATCCTATAAAAATTATATAACCATATTTTATATTATAAATGTCCATAATTCATAAATATAAATACATTATTTTGTCATTTGTTATAATTGCTTTATTCTTTGCTTTAGTAACACAGTTATTTAATATGAACTTTTTCTTAAAAAAAGAAGGATTTACTACTACTGTTGACAATATATTATATGGAAATATTACTTACAATCCCGACACATTTAATAAAAGTAATTCAAATATTAATACCAAATTAATAAATGAATATAGTCATAGTGTTGATATGCCATTAAATAATAGTGAAGGTTGTCAAAATGCGTGTTATAATTCTAAATGTTCTAAAACTGGCAAGCAGTGTTCAACTGATGTAGATTGCTATGAAGATGGTTGTCAATCACTATTAAAAAAAATACATGACAAACTTGTAGCTGAGAAGTTAACACCCCCTCCACCTCAGTATTATGTGCCTGCTGATACTTTAGAAACAGGAAAGCTTGTTTATAATCAAAATCCACAACATTCTTCCTTAACATATGATATCGGAACAAAAGCAAAGGTTATTGATGAAAATGCTCAAGTTCCAGTTCCTTATAGAGGATATAAAGTTTGGGAGCCTGTATATGATGCCAAAGCTCAGCTAATTGACGAGGAATTATCCTATGAATATTCTGCCGCTCCAGAACAATATAGAACTACTCCGGAATATAAGAAAACTCTAACGGCTACTGGAATGTTTTATGATATTGGTCCAACTCCAGCAAATGCTTATAATTCACAGCTTTATTAATTAATATATTTTTACTTTTTTTACAAATACTAGTTCCTACGTAGTCTAATGGTTATGATATGGCCCTTTCAAGGCCGGGACCCGGGTTCAATTCCCGGCGCAGGAAATCAAATTTTTTTTTGTGTGTAAACTAAATTAAACTAAACATATTTTTATAATCTTTTTCTAAAAATATTTAATCCAGGTTTTATTAATTTCCAGCTATCTGAAGCAAGATTTAATTCTGCCTCTTTAATTGTAGCCGGTTTTCTTAAATTTATTCCTGATTGGCAAAACCATATACACTTTTTTATAGTTTCTTTGTCAATATCTATATCATGATTATTTTTAATAAATTGTTTTATAAATTGTAGCATTTGTGGAAAAGGGTGAAAATCAATAGATTCTTCAATCACTTCTACTATTGTATTTATTTCTTGTAAATTTAAGTTATTATATGATGTTGTATAAATTTTATCTGGATTATTTTTATAATAATTAATTGCGCTTTGTAATAATTTTATATCACCACCCATTCCTCCATATAAACTTCGGTAGTACAAAGCTAATAATTCACTAGATTTATCATGTGTTTGAAGTACTGAATGGTCAATAGTAGCATATGATTCTGACCATATATTATTATCATAATCAAAATAATCTTTAACATCACATAAATTATTTACAATATCTAATATAATATAAATATCCTGGTTTGTTAGTTTGTACTCTTTGTCAACCATCATAAGCCAAATAATAATAGGGAGTGAATCTAATAAACACACATCTTCAACAAATATTATTGGTAATCTACGTAAAAATTCAATAGGTTCTTTATTTAAAAGAGCAATTGAACTGGATAATGCTATTTTATTATTATGTCTTCGTATAGCCTTTTGTAAATTTGATTTTAACAAAGGCACAGATAAATTAGTATATATAACTGGAATATGTATACTTTTATCTTCTACTTTTGGTTTTCTGTAAAACAGTTTAATATTAGATTTAATACATATAAATACATCAGATTCATCTGGCTGATAAACAAACTGCGCACTTCTATTTTCAGGGTCATATACAAAACATTTTTTATTGGAAATACTATAGGTTGTTTTTATTTTAAAGAAATTTTCAAGTTTAGACTGCATATCATAATATTATATTTCTGTAATATTATGTTACTAATTAAATCAATTTTTTACTTCTTTACTTTTCTTTAATTTACTTTACTTATGTCGCATACATAAGTCCCACATTACCACCAATAAAGTTAACAATATTAATGCGCTCTTCAAATAATGTTAGATTAAAATTGTAATCATATATACGCCAGGTAGGCTTATTTACCGCAATTACTTGACCTGTTTGTGGGTCACAAATTGATAAACTCTGAGCTAATGGGTCTAGTGGTGGTATAATTGTAGTAAATTCCAACTCAATCTGACTAAAACGATTCATATTTATAGCACCTGATGGTTGTAGGTCTGATACATTAGAATTAATACCAAAATTATAACAATAGAGACCAGGTGGAGCATTACCACTTGTTCTTGTGTATTTCTCAATATAATTAAAAATACCTGCTGCTTGAATATTCTCTCTATAAGAACCGTCTAACAAAATGCCCATAGCAAGCAATATCATCTTATCATTTTCAGGTGAATAATTAGATGTAACTAGAAGACCAGTTGGATTACCACTTGGATTAACACCGGGACCAATATATACAGGAACAAGAGCACCTCCGGCATCTGTCTTGTAAATAACAAAATCTCCACTTGACGACGCTTGAACAACATCAAGAGGCATATAGTTATAAGGCCAATTAGTATAATTAGACCACTCATTTCGTAAGTTTACATCACTTCTTTGAAAATAAAATAACCAATTAGAAATCATACCAATTGAATCTAATTGAACCTTATTTGGACCAGTAACATTAAAAAACTGTTGCTCATGAACTTGCTTAATTAAGTATTTCTGCTCTTCTAAAGCAAACATACGTTCTTCTTCATTAGATAAGAAACAATAAGTACAGTTCAAATGTACATCGGCATTCCATAATGTTCTGGTATCAGTATATGATGTTAGTCCAAGGTCAATATCGGGAGGCGGTTGTAAGAAGCGATAAAACTGCATATACCAGGAATTAAAATTGGGCGCAATATATGGATAGTTATATGTGGTATCAAATACATCACGAATTTGAAATAGTTCACTAATAGGTCTTAATGTAACAACTATTTGTAGCTCATTATATTGTAATGATGTTAAAGGAAAAGCCATTTGTGACTTAAGACCAAACCAACTATTTAGAGGTATATATAAAATACGACCACGAATAGATGGCTCAGGACCAACTAAGTCAGATGTGTAAAACGCATTTGGATATGAGTTAACGCGTGAACCAGCATTTCCTGGATTATTCATTTCCGCTGTATTACCAGACATTTCATCAAATAAATTCTTTTTAACGCCTGAAAAGTCACGCTGTATTGATGCTAGTAAATAGTCACCAGAATATTCTTGTAAAGTATAATTTCCACATATAATGCTTACTTTGGAAATCATTTTAGCCCCTAAATTTTCAATCCATTTAAATTCATATGGTGCCCAATCAGTATATATAGTTGTTCCATCACTCTGTGACACTGTCTGCGGCGGCATAATTGGACTCCAAATATTTGGCATTGCTATAGTTAAATAACAATCCATAAGTAAATCGGCATATCTTGGAATTTTAAATGTAAATGTAGATGGTTCTGATAGTCGCAGTGTTTTAGAACCCTCAAAATCAACGCGAAACTTTTGTAAGCCAAAATTAGTATATTGTGCATAAGTAGATTTAAAAAATGTTTTAGATGGGTTTCCATTTAGAATAATATTTTGTTGTCCAACTGATACTAGATTCATAAGTCCTCCTGGCATTTTATTTGTTATAATACTAACATATTATTTTTTTAACTAATTATTACAGTTTATATTATATTATTTTGTTAGTTTCATTTCATTTCATTTTAAAAAAAATAATATATTCATAAAGTAATATATAAAAGATGTCACAAACAGGTTCAGGTTCAACAGATATAGCAACTGAAGCACGACAAAATATACAACAAGCTATGTCAGGATTAAAAGAAATGTCAGAAGCTACATCAATTACATTATTAACAATGCTAACATTTTCAATAATTGTCATTGCTTTTATGTATTATTTTTATTATACTGGAACTGGTAATTTTGGTGGAATAGCTATAATAATTATACTAACAATTATGTTCAGTATTTTGGGTCAGGGAATAATGGAAAAGAAAGGCGCTATTATTGGGGGTGTTCTTGGTCTTATTATTGGTATCACAATATATGTAAATATGTCTAATAATATGCTTACAAGAGAATGTAAGTTGATGGATGGTGTTTATGGAGACCTAAATACAAATATTTTATCTATAAATACTACTCAACCAAAATTCCAATCTAACTTAAGAGATTATTACATTAAATCAGCTTACAACTGTTGTAGCGGTGGTAATTATAAGAATGATTATGTATCTATGTGTACACTAAAAGACTTATTAAAACAGGGTGTAAGAGGATTGGATTTTGAAATATATTCTATTGATGACCAGCCAGTAGTAGCAACCAGTACAGCTGACAACTATTGTGTAAAAGAAACATTTAATTATATTAATTTTAGCGATATTATGTCAACCATTGTAAATAATGCCTTTTCATCTTCTGGTGCGCCTAATCCAGCAGACCCTATTATTTTTCATTTACGTATTAAGAGCGAGAATCAAAATATGTATAAGAACTTTGCAAAGATTTTTGAGAAACACTCAGATATGTTGATGGGTAAATCATATAGTTTTGAAAATATGAAGAATAATGTGGCTACTAATTTTGGCGCAACACCATTAACAGCATTAATGGGTAAGATTTCTATTATTGTTGACAGAAGTAACACATCATTCTTAGAATGTAAAGAATTTTATGAATATGTTAATATGACAAGTAACTCTATATTTATGAGAGAACTAACATTTGATGATGTTAAATATAATTCAGATATTAGCGAATTAACTGAATATAATAAATTATGTATGACAATTGGCATTCCTAATCCTGGTTCTAATCCAGATAATCCTAGTTCAGTTGTTTTAAGAGAAACTGGTTGCCAAATGCTGGCAATGCGATACCAGAATATAGACTCAAATATTGAGGAAAATGAAGCATTTTTTAATGAAAATAATACTGCGTTTGTTTTGAAGCCACTATCATTACGATATACACAAGTCACAATTCCGGCACCACCACCACAGGACCCAGCATTATCATATGCTCCTCGCACAGTTAAGTCCGATTATTATAGCTTTAATATTTAAGAAAATCTAACTAACTAAAATAAATATTCTATATAATAAAATATTTATTATCATTATATATTAAGATTATATATAATGAAAAAAGAAATATGTGACAAAAATATGAAATTTGAAGATTGTGAATTAGCAATTCTTCGTACAGCAGTAGATAAAGCTGAAGATATACAAGGACGTAAAACAGCTAACTCAGCTGCTATCAAAAAAATAATTAGTATTGTGGAAGATTTTATTCGCAGCAAAAAGTTAATTTGTTATGGAGGAACTGCTATAAATAATATATTACCAAAACAAGACCAATTTTACAATAAAGATGTAGAAATTCCTGATTATGATTTTTATAGCGCAAATGCTTTAAATGATGCCAAAGAACTAACAGATATTTATGTTAAACAAGGATTTATTGAAGTTGAAGCCAAATCAGGACAGCACCATGGAACATTTAAAGTGTTTGTAGATTTTATACCTGTTGCTGATATTACACTTATACCCAAAGAGTTATTTAATGCTATTAAGAAAGAAGCTGTTAAAATATCTGGAATACTTTATGCGCCACCAAATTTGCTACGTATGGCAATGTATTTAGAGTTGTCTCGTCCTGCTGGTGATGTTTCACGCTGGGAGAAAGTATTAAAGCGTTTAACTCTTTTAAATAAACATTATCCTTTAACTGCTTCACAATGTTCGCATATTGATTTTCAGCGTAAAATGGGTAATAATAAGAATGTTAATGAGATTTATGAGACTGTCCAGCAAACATTAATTGACCAGGGTGTTGTATTTTTTGGCGGATATGCTATTTCAATATATTCCCAATATATGCCTCAGCATTTACGTCATAAATTATTGAAAAACCCTGATTTTGATGTCTTGTCCGAGGAACCAACTGTAACAGCACAAATTGTTGTAGAACGATTACGTGATATTGGTGTTAAGAATGTAAAAGTTATTAAACGTCCTTCAATTGGTGAAATTATTGCGACACATTATGAAATCCGAGTAGGAACAGATACTATTGCTTTTATTTATGAACCTCTTGCGTGTCATAGTTATAATGTAATTAAGGAAGGCGGCTACAGTGTTAAAATAGCTACAATTGATACTATGTTGAGTTTTTATTTGGCATTTTTGTATTCAAGTCGTCCATATTATGATAAGGACCGTATATTATGTATGTCTAAGTATTTATTTGAGGTTCAAGAGGAAAATCGTTTGGCACAAAAGGGTGTGTTACGACGATTCTCAATTAATTGTATGGGACACCAAGAAACTGTAGAAGAAATGCGTGCTGAAAAAGCTGAGAAATTTAAGGAACTCAAGGATAAGAAAAATAGCGATGAATATGATGAATGGTTTTTACGATATAGACCAACTGATTCTAAGATGGATTCTAAATTTAAGGATGACGCTGCTAAAAATAAAAAAAATAGTAGCACTAGAAATATAGAACAACCTATTAAAAAAAGACGCAAGACAAAGAAGAAGAAAATGGGGTTCTTCTTTTAAATTAAAATTTAATTTTATTATAATATATTATTTATCGTAATATATTATATACAATTGATGACAAGAAACATAACAAGAAAATATTATAAGAAAAAGGGAAGATATACTAAAAAGAAACATATTATTAGGGGTGGCGAAAAAGGAACATCAAAACAGATTAATGACTTTCGCATAATGTTTATTAATGCTTTTAATAAGCTACAAAATGCGATAAATACTGAAAAAATAGAAAATATAGATGATGCTATAAGTAAATTTAAAAATGGTCTTAATGGAAATAAAAATGAAATTAATACATTAATACCAATTAATGATGAAGGACTACCGGTTGATAAATATCAGGAAAACTCTGGATTAACGTCATTAGTCCCCCCATTAGTGGTTATTTTTCGCAATATACCTGATGAGTATATAAGAAAAAGATTATTTAATACATTTAGTTCTATTAGAGGATTTAATATTAATCTTACAAATTATGTTAGAGATTCTAATGTATTGTTAGAAGCAATAAAATTAAATGATAAGAGTCTTGTAGAATTTTTATTAAGAAAAGGTGCTACACCTGAAATGCTAACAGAAGAACAAAAAATTATGTTGGATGAGTTACTTAGAGAACCTGTATTAAACTCTACATTAAACTCTGTATTAGAACAATCTGAAGTAGTTGCTAAGTCTAAGTCTAAATCTAAGTCTAAATCTAAGTCTAAGTCTAAGTCTAAATCTAAATCTAAATCTAAACAACTTAGTATAAAAGATATGCCATTTAAACCTAGTAAATTAAATATTGGTATGGAGTTACCAGATGTCTCCGGTTATGATTTAAATGTAGAACCTGAATTTTGGAAATCCATTTTTGCCGAAAATGAAATGTATTCTATTAAAAAACAAATTAATGATATTATGAATATTGATGAAACTATACCTGTTAAAAATGGTGAACTCAGCCAGTTATGGAGTATTTGCGAAATAGTTAAAACAATAATACCAACTTTCTATATACCTACAAAAAACAAACCATATTTTTCATTTGATACATTTATACAAGATAGAGATATAGATTTTAGTAAATTTAATATTATATTATGTGCTACATTAATTATAGTTGGACTAATATCATACAAAATGATTGGACAAGACTATAAGATATTATTTAAAGGCGGCAAAGCAATACAATTAGTATTAACAGGAATTCCAAATATTTCAGAATACATTAGTGAAGATATTGACATATTAGTAATGCCAAATAATATATTATATGATGAAGCATCTATTAAAAACCTAGCAGGACACTTAGCATATTTAATAAGATGGTTTTTGAATGTGCCTCAAACAAATTATAATATTTCAGTACAGCCACCAAACCCAGAAAATCTTAAAGCAAATCCTCATATTTTTAAGTTAAGTTATATTAAATTTTATAAAAAATATGATTCAAGAAAACAAATACAAATTGATGAATATAAACAATTTTCAGATATTGATTTTAAAGAAGTACCAACTGATATTAAACCTTTTTTTGAAAGTGAACAAAGAGAATTTAATTTTGACATATCTTTATCTGGTGATACAAGACAACATCTACTATTTGTATCTCCTAATTTAGGAGCATTATTAAATGAAAAAATATATTACTATACTAAGTATTTTAAATATAAACAATTATTGGAAAGTAAAAAACAAATAAATGACCCTGGTTATGAGACACTTACAATAGATGATTGTAATCGCTTTTTGGAAAAGTTTAAACGTGCTATAGTAATAATGAATAATGGATTACAAATACAGCGACAAAGTCATAAACAAAAAGAGGTTGATAAAGATACTATTGATAAAATGGAAAAGGAGTCTATTATAAAACGTGTTGGACATATTGGATTTACAAATGAAAAATTTCAAAAGAAAATATATGATAGTTTATATAATTTAACTGCTGCTACTAGTGCTACTGCGACTGTACCAGTAAATACTAACAAAAGTATACAATCTAAAGCATCTGCGTTTAAACCAAAAGCAACTGCTGCCGAGTGGAAACCTTCTGCTAGTGCTGCCGAGTGGAAACCGAAATCAACTGCTGCTAAGTTATAAAATAAAAATAAAAATTAAAATAAAAATAAATATTTAAACATGTTGATTCATTTGTAGTCGTTTTATAAATTTCTCTGGGTCCTGTTGTTCATTCATATAAATATTAATAATTTCAGCAGGCGAATAAAATTTGTCTTGTATTTTTTCCAAGTCTTCATCAGATAATGACATAGATGTTTCTTTAAATAAATGATAATACATATCTGATATTACTTGTCTGCTGGCATATGACAATTCTAATGTTATATCAATACGACCAGGACGCTTTAATGCGGGGTCCAATTCATCATAATGATTAGATGATAATATCATTATTCTACCTGGTGTCTCTCTTATACCATCCCATAAATTCAAAATATCATCTAATGTAATCGGTTCATCATCTGGATTTTTAGGAACATTTACTAATCCATTTATTCCATTTTTTAAATTTTTCTTAACATCTTCATCTATAGTATCTATCATCTCAATTAAATTTTCTATTTCTTCACTAGTTTTTATAGGTGCTTCATCATCATCTTTATCCATCTTTATTTTTTTATGAATATGAGTTTTCTTCTTTTTCTTTGCACGATCTAAAACAATATCACCAATACAATCAATATCCTCAAATATAATAATCTTCTTATCAAATGTAATACTGTTTTTCTTATTATCACTGTTATATTGCTCTTCAAAAAATATACTATCAAGTTGTTTCTTTGTTTTAATTAGCTTTAATGAAATACATATAATATGTCGTTTGGTATAATTCGCAATAGCCTTTGCCAATGATGTTTTACCAGTGCCTGGTGGTCCATACATTCCAATACCTAATGAATATGGTATTCCCTTTTCAAAATACCAGGCTTTATTATTAATAAAAAAATCAATAGCATCTATTACCTTATTTTTATTGTCAAAATACATATTATCAAATGTACGTATACTGTCAAATACATTTTCATCCCATCGTTCACAACTAGAATCCTCAAATTTAAGTTTTGTTAGTGTATAAATAAATTGTTTATTTTCACGCAAATGTTGAATAGATAATAAATATTTACGTGTTATTTCTTCAACAAATGATTTTATTATCTCAATGCTGCTTTTATATGAATATAATTCAATAATAATACGCTCTGTTTTACTTTGTGGCTTGCTATTTGATTTATTATCATCTGAACTATTTTTATCATTATCAAAAATATATGTATACGCATAAATCTCTAATTTCTCTGAAATCAAGAATTTATCTGTCTGATTTACCATATAAAGACCATTTTCATTTTCATCATTATAGCGATATCTTTTTTTTGTAATTGTATATTCTTTTATAGAATGGATTGTTGGATTATCTTTTATATTTTCTATAATATGTTCCCATAATGCTTTAAAATGGTCACTAAATGATGTTGTTTGGCGCAATTCATTGTCATAGACATTAGTATAGCATGCTATTTTACCTTCATATTCTACCACATTTTTCTTTGAAAAAAAATGATAAAGTTTTTCATAATTTAGAATTTTTGTTAAACTGATATTATCCAGTACATTCATATTAAGCCATTTAAATATATAATTAACAGCAGATAATAGAAAAGTCAATACAATTGTATCTATAACAGGATTGCCTGTTTTAATTCTTTCAAATATAATCATATTTGACGCGTTTGTTGATGCGTGTGTATTTAATTCCATTATTAATATTATAATACATTTGTTAGTATTATAATATTTAAACCTTTTATTAAATGTTATATATTTATATTCTATGAAAAATTTCTATGAAAATATTAAAACTTATTAAAATGTGACATTGACTTTGTTAAAAAATAATAAATAAATCCAAATAGTGCGCTAGTAAATACCAATCCGTTAAAATTATAGTTGCCATCAACATTGCATAAAAATGGCACATATTTAAAAATTAGTTTGCGCATAATTGGCAGTTGAAAAAAGAAATATAATACAGATAACAATAGTGGCGCTTGTATTTCATCATAAACCGCATCCAATGAGTTATTAATATTTTCCTCCTTGTAAGTATATGTATTATCATCATCTTTAATATAGTCTTTCTGACTTGGCTGAGGAGGTGGAACATAATTAGCCTGAATAGCAGGGTCGTTTACAATAGACTGAGTATTTTGTGGTATATCGCGACTTGGCAATGAAGTAGCGCCAGCAATGCTGGCTTGTTGGAGACCATTTACTATTTGACTAATCGTAGTTTGGTCTAATGACATACCACCAGGAGCTTGCTGTACTTGTCCTTGTTGTTGTCCTGGCATCTGTGCGTTATACTGTGGTGTCTGAGGTATTTTATAATTGGTCTCATTTGCGACTAAAGATACATTTCCACCAATACTTCCTCCACCAGCGGGATCTGTGGGTAAATCATTAATACTTGTAGTGTTTAATTCTGCCATAATATATTATATCTAAAGATAGTGGTAAATAAATAATTACGCAAATGTCAAAACAGTTTTATCTTTTGCGCATTTTTCGGGATTCTTCTCTAGTTTATAGCATTTGCTGTCAAATTTGTAAATTTTGTCTTCTATTTCTTCTAATGGTGGCGCTTTAGATATTACACAATTTTTACCACTACATATTCTTCTAAAAAAAGTTGCTAGTCCTAAACCTAATAAAACTGACATTAAATATTTTCCTGTTTCACTATTAACAAACTTTGATAAATACATTATATAAAATGTTAATATTAAATAATATCTTAATAAATCCAGTGGAGCAGGAATAAATTAAAAAAATTAAAATAAAACAAAAATAAAATTGAACTAAAATATTAAAAAAAATAAGTTAAACAAATCTGAACAAATTAAATTAAACTACCAATAACATGATCTTCTTCTCAGATGATATTAGAAATGAAATTGTAGACAATAGTCCACTTGAAGAAATTATGGATAAACTTGAAGAATTTAGAAATGACAATGAAATGATATTTACATATTTCAACTATGGTTCAATAGGAATAGATTATATTGAGAATTTGTTAAAGTATGAATCTAATAAAGTTGCTTATTATTGTAATGACGAAAAATTTGTAATTCGTTCTTGTCCATCGTGTATGATATATTCAAAGCAAAATAATAAAAATAGCGATACAATTATGTATTATATTATGGTAATTAGCACAGACAGAGAATTTAGAGGTCAAGGCTATGCTACTAAGCTATTAAATGGATTTGTAGAAAGAGTTAGAGAAGAAACAAAAAATTCTTCAAAGAAGGTCAAAATTGTCCTCAGTTCGCTTGATGAAGTTGTATCATATTATCAGAAATATGGTTTTGAAGTTGCCGATTGTTCGTTTGATAATTATCCGTATTTTAAATATTTTGAGAAATATGATGACGAAAAACTATGTACAATTATGGAGCTAGATATTAAATAAAACTTGGAATAATATATTGACCAAAGAGTAAACTATTTTTTTATTTAATTTATTGAAAATAATATATATTGTTAAAAAGGACTTAAAGACGGCGCACTATAATAGTATGTAAAGGAATATAGCTAGTAATGTAGCGCCTTTATAATAAGCTCCTTTAGCTCAGTAGGTAGAGCATGTTGCTGTTAACAATAAGGTCCTAGGTTCGATCCCTGGAGGGAGCGTAATTTAATTTTATAATTAATATAAAATTAAAAAACTTATATTACTGTGTCTGAACTGGCACAGTCTTGATTTCAAATGGATTAGTTGGACAATCTGTTTCAACTGGCTTAAATTGGAAACACTGGTCCGCATTATCTTTATATTGTGTTTTAAAATAATTAGATGGTGATGGATACATATATATTGTCTTAGTTTCAGGTCCAATTACATATACAAAAAACAAGCCTATAGCAAAACTAATTAAAAATATTGGCACATTAATATATTTGGTAAGCATTTATATTATATAAATATTTAATTGTATAAGAAATAGGGTAATAAATAAACAAATATAACTAATACAATAATATTAGTATTTAAAGTTTTACCAGCCAAAAATGACGCAATCAATGATGCTAAAATCATCATACCACTATCGGCTAAAATTGCTTTATACGACATTTCATTTGCGTAGTCTTTAAATGTATCTAACATCATATTCATACCTCTTGGTACATTTTTGAAGAATAAATAGAATAAGATATCATGTATAACTTGAACTAATACAGCTAAAATAACAAATTTTATAATAGAAAATGTATCAAAAATATAGTAGTAAATTGCTCTTACAATGATAAGTCCAATCAAAATAATTAGAACATCAGCAATAACAGCAGATAAATTGTATTTTCCATACCACTCCTTTAAAACAACCGATTTAATTAGCTTCATATTTAAGCACATAATTACAAATAAATCTGTAATTAGTACACCATTCAATAAGGGTAAATAGTCTTTAGTATTACTAAAATTTGCTATGTTGGTGAACATATTATACAATAAGTAAATATTTATTATATAATATTTATGATGCTAAACTTTGTAATGTTTCCTTCATTAGAGCACGGTCATTCAATAGAAGTTCTTTTTCTTCTGATGTAAATGTGTCCCATACTTTCTTATATTCTTCATTATTCCATTCAATTGTGTTGTCAAAATTAACTATATAAGGTTCCATTTCAGGTGAATTAGGAACATATTTGGGTGAGTTAGCAAAATATTCAGGCGAGTTAGGAACATATTCACCTGCTTTTTCTTCTTGTGCTCCTTGAGGTTCAGCTTGAGATTCAACTTGAGGTTCAACTTGAGGTTCAACTTGAGATTCAACTTGAGGTTCAGATTCAGGTTCTTCAACTAACATAATTGATTTTCTTGTCTTATTCTTAGATTTTACACTAGGCACATTTTTTAGTGTCTTATTTTTCATTTGTCCAGTTTGTCCTGTTCCCTTAACAAACGCAACAACCTTATTTTCCTTATTAAAAGTATATTCCAAATTTTGTAAGCTATTCTTGCGCTGACGTAAAGAAAATATAAATTTCTCAGGGTCAAATTCCACCATGTTTATCTCATATTTAAGCTCCTGAATTTCCTTTATTCGCGGCATCATCTCATTCTTGTAAAATTTTACAGCTTCATCCACAACAAGCTCATCGCCAGTTTCAACATATTGCTTTATCATTTGTTTAAATTGTAATACATATTCCTTTCCAAAAATATCAATAGATTTTCTTAGCAGCTCAGCCTTATCCGGATTATCATTAACCAATATATTTTTCTCTATAATACTACCAGCTAAAAAAGAACTCTCTTTTAGTTCCTTACTAAGCTCTTCAAATGTTTGAATCGCGCCCTCATCCTGAACATAACCAAACATCATATTGTATTTTTCCTTAATAATGGCACTCTTAAGACGGTCAATATCTTCAACAAATCTATTAATTTCAGTTTCATAAGTAAAATTTGTTCCGTAATGAATATTTATATTTAACGGACACGGTTCAGATACATCACCGCATTTTGCTACATATTTTCTGTAAAAATCACTACTTCGGGTAATAGAAAAAATAGTCCCTACATTTCGTTTACAATTAATACATTCAGCTTTAGGCAATTTAGCAAATTCAGCCTTCTTTTCTCTTTTACTTAAATTATTAGCCTTTAATATTGGATTAAGATATTTCTCTTTAAAAGATGTTTCATACTTATCCTTCATTTTATAAAACTCATTAACAGCTTCCTCTGTTTTAATTTTATCAGTGCCTGCTTTTTCTGCCATTATATCTGTCATTATAATTTATTATATAATTTATAACTATATATAAATTTTATAAAACATTTACTAGTTGTTTAACGGCTTAATTGTTTATTTAATTCTTCTAATTCATTTTCCCAATGTGGTAATCCTGTTATAAGCTCTTGTTGTGCTCTTAATTTTGCCTGTTGATAATTTCGTATTTTTGATAATATGTAACGCTTCTTTTCTTCCTCTTTTTCTTGACGCTCAGCTGGTGATAGTTTTCCCTTATATTTATACAATAATAATATGCCTAAAATCACAAAAAAACCTACAAGCATTCCTACATTAAACAGCATATTGTGGTGCTTCTCTTTAAACTGGTGACACTGTTTTAGAGTCTCATTTAAAAAATATTTAACACCTGGTTCTGTCAATCTTGGTTTAGCATGTTCATCATAAAAACTCATTATAATTTATATTATTTGCCTTTAAAAAACAAAAAAAAATTATACCAATTATCTATATATGGATATATATTTACAATCAATAACCTTTTTTATTATGTTGACGGTCCTTTATTTTGTAGTGTTGAAGCCTAAACTAACAATTGATCAGCTGCCTGAATTTGATGTAGCAACTGGTCAGATAAAAATGGATTGTTTCAATGACTATAAAAGTTCCATTTTGCCTAAATTAGCGCTTTATCTTTTATCTGTTTGTCTTATTCAGTTCATCTTAAATACCGCATATTTAAATGGCAAATGCGGCGGCACATCTAAGGATAATATTGGTACTGCTGCGATATACACATTTTTGCCTTGGACATTTATTTTTGGCACCATGTTGGCTGTGCTAGTTATTTTTCCTGGGTTTAAAAGTGCGTTTTCTGATGTAGTTGGATATTTTGCGATTTCAGGTGGTGCTAAAGATATTTTTGATGAAATTATGAATACTGATTTACAAAAAGAGGTTGATGAGGCAAAAGCAAGAGGACAACCTACCAATGATTTAGAAAAAGCAGTTACTGCTTTAACAGCAATGGTTGATAATAATAAGTCAATATTAATTAACAAAATGACGCCTGATAATTTTGCGGATTTCTGGAACACAATGACACCATTAATGAAGCCAGATGTTACAACTAGTGAAGAAAAAACAAAATATTATAAGAGTGAATTGTTATCACTTGTTGTGCTAAAGGATAATATTGGTGAAGCATTTTGGTATGTTTACACGGCATTATTAATTGCTTCTATTGTTTACTATAATTTAGCAAATGTTGGATGTAAAAAAAGTGTAGCTCAAATTAAGTCTGATTATAATAAATATGTTGAGCAACAGGAAGCTATTGACCAGAAGGCGGCTTTAAATAATGCTGTTCAAGTTTCTTTAAATTAAAATTAAAGATGTAAAACTATTCTTCTAATACATCATTAAGTTTTTCTACTTTAGTTATCCAATCTAGAGGAGTTGATAATATTCCGCATTGATTTAACTCTCCTCTTTCTTTACATTCTACATTATTAGTTATAATTGTTTTTTCTATATGATTAGTAACAATTTCTAAGAAATTGGCTCTAAATAGCACTTCAGTAGTTTCAAATGTATTATTTGTTTTAGTTGTATTATTTGTTTCAGTTGTATTATCTGATTTAGATGTATGTTTTTGAATTACTGGAATTTTACCGTAGAATAAATAGCGCTGTCCAGCTACCAAATTATCAAAATTATTTTTAGTTGCGTTTACCATTGTTTTTGTCATTGTATTTGTATTTGCCTTTGTATATGTCATTCTATATACAGATATATTTAAATTCAATTTTTTTCATTATATCTTTTAAAGATATGAATCTATTTCCAGTAATATGTCTGATGGTATTATTATTTTTTTAGTTAAAATATCAGGAAGAGTTTGTATTTTTGTTATTTTATCTAATTGTGTAGCTAATATTTTACAATTATGTAATTCTGAACATGTGCTACAATCTGTATTATTGAGATAAATTGTATCACAATAAATTAGGTCAAAATTAGCTCTAAATGTTAGTTCATCACCGTTATTTGTTTTATAATAAAATAAACAACGCTGTCCTGATACCATTTTGGTAGAAAAAATAGTTACACTATATTTGTCATCACAATCCATTCTTTTATTTTTATTTATATCTATTTATCTATTTATTTCTTTATTATTTTTATTTATATGTTTACACCATATTTCTTATAAACTGTATAATAAATCTGTAATTAGTTTAATATTTTCTAACAAATTACCCTCACTATAATGAACATATTTTCCACCCTTTTCTATCCATTTATCTTTTATAACATCTCGGTCATCTATTAAAATATCGCCTACATTACAGTAATCTGGTTTATTCTGTGTATTACAAGTTATAACTTTAATATGCGAACCTAATTCTCTGACACACCAATTACGTTTATCTTCTTCTGTCCAGCCGCCTTTAGGACACCCGGTTAAAATAACTGGATTATAAATCTTAATCGCGTCCCATAATGCTTTACCTTCAGGCATCCAAGGCAAATTGGCATAGAAATTTGGCGTTTTACGTATTTTTGCCCACATATAGTTTCTATCCAAATCTTTTGGATACTTTTTTGTTATAGCTTTGACACCTTCGTCAAAGTCTGCTAAAACTCCATCAAGGTCACAATACAATATATTTTCTTTTACAATTAATTCCATTATATTTTCTTTTAATTATTTTTCAAAAGAAAATATTTATATTCAATTTTTATTTTTTGTTTTTATTTTTTTGTTTTTTAATTAAAGCGGAACAAATATTCTTAGATAAAACTTATGCGCGGATATGCTAAATAATACAATACAAATAGATATGATAAGATTCCTAAAATGATTGCCAGAAGCCAAACAGGAAGGATTGTTTTGTTTCTGTAGCCAACACCAAACTGACGGATACTTCCATCATCTTTATAAAAACACGCTGGTTTTATCATATGAATAAACCCAAATATGATTATAAAAATAAATATGGCTACTAAAGTTACATTTTCTCTTATAAATGATTTTAACATCTCTAATTTAATCTAATATATTTATTTTATTTATTTATTTTTATTGCTTTCTACTTTTTCTACTTTTTCTACTTTTTCTACTTTTTCTTCGGCGTCTTGAACCACCATTAAGAGCATATGGTTCATTTTCGGATTCACGAGTATTACTTACACGTTCGCTATCTGGTTGATAACCACTACTTCCTGAAGAAGGACGACTTCCTGAACTACTATTACCTGAACTATTTACTGGTCCGCGTGCATATCCTAGTGATTTGTTATCATCTTCAGGAGCAAATACAAATATCCAGGACAATGCCCCAACTACAAATGCTAACCCACCACCAATAAGATAGAATCCATAATTTGTTTTTGCCATTTTATATTTATATAATTGTTAAATATAAAAATATAAATTATAAGTATTTGATTATTTTACTTTGTATAAGGCTCACAATTACCTGTTTTTTTATTTCTACGAGTCCCTTTGGGGCATCTAGGTTTCTTAACTTTTGTTTTAGACTTAGATGAGTCAGAAGATGACTTAGATTTAGATTTTGATTTAGATTCAGATTTTGATTTTGATTTTGATTTAGATTTAGATTTAGATTTAGATTTTGATTCAGACTTAGATTCTGCTTGTATAACAGGACTTTCAGCTTTCTCCTTAGGAGCCGGACGCATCATTAATGCCGTTATTTCTGGTTCATAACGGTCATAAACAGTATTTTTATAATGTAATATTGGCAGTTTTTTTATTTCATATTTTTTATCTCTCTGAATAATTTCTAACCAATTATCACCATTTTCATCTAATGGATTCTTAATAATATCAATATGTTTATATTTGGTTTCATTAAAGTGATAAATATAAATATCATTTGGTGTTAGTCCATAGTTCTGTAATTTATATGGTTTGGTGTGATAATGTGATAAATTATATTGGACCGGTAAGTTATAATATACATTATTTACATATTCAAATAAGGTCTCATTTGGATACTTACACTGATTGCGAACTACATCTACTATTTTTGATTTATATGTCTCAAATAATTTGCGACTTGGATTAATTAACATAACGCCGCCATTAAGTCGTCCCATATCTTTACATTTTGCTAAAACCTCACTATGGTTATTTCTAATTTCATCATTGTATTTTAATCTTCTGTCGCCGATATAATATGTTAGTGCAGCTGGACTGCGAAGACTAAAAATTGGCTCAATATTTTTCATTATTACCATATCTGATTCAATAATACAAACTGTATCATATTGTTCCAATGTGTATGCGAAAATAAAATTACAAGTACGTAATGTATTAAAGTTTGTATATTCACTTTTAAATGTAACATCATATGTAATACCTTTATCATCATATGGAACTACTTCTGTAACAAGTGGTCTAACTAAGTCTACAAAATATGATGGTGTATCATTTGATGAGTATAAATATATAATATCGTGTGTTGTGTATTGTCGCAACATTTTGAAAAAATAGAGTTCTAATTCTAAATAAACTGGGTTGCTGCCAAAATGGATTGTAGCAAACGCACATTTTTTTACAGCAGGAGGTTTTTCTGGTTGTTTAATTGGTGGTTTAAAATGAGCTCTAGCTGATGAAGTAACAACTGGTATTGATGGTCCTACATTATATGGTTTTCTTTCGTCCTTTCTTTCATAATCTCTTCTTTGATAATTATTTCTTGAATCATCTCTTTTGTCATAATCTCTTCTATCATAATCTCTTCTTGAATCATATCTTGGTTCATCTCTTCTTTGATAATCGTCCCTTCTTGAATCATATCTTGGTTCGTCTCTTCTTTGATAATCGTCTCTTCTATCGTCCCTTCTTGAATCATATCTTGGTTCGTCCCTTCTATCGTCCCTTCTATCGTCCCTTCTTGAATCATATCTTGGTTCGTCCCTTCTTGAATCGTCCCTTCTAGAATTATTCATATTACTACTATAATATCGTCGTGTATCCCATTGTTCACTCATTATTACTATATATATTATAATGAGTAAAAAATATTCTTAAATTTTGTTAATAACTTAATTATAGTCATTATCATAATCATGGTCTCGTTCATCTCCAAACGGGTCTCCATCATTATTATCTTCATTAATATCTGCCATCATAATCTCATCTCTATTTACAAAATCTTCAGTATCCATTTCATCTAACGCGTCTTCAAAAAACATCTCCATATTTCGGTCAGTAACATTCGCATTTTGACTTCTAACTGTTTTTTCTATTGCCGCAATCTTTTCTGTCATTTGCTTTTCTTGGTCATAATTTTCTGGATCATATTCTTTAATACCCTTTGTTAGTCCTTTACTCCAAACACCCAACTTATTAATCTTTAAAATAGTATCTACAGCTCTTTCTTCTTCAGTTAAATTCTGTAAACGATCAGTAAAAGTATATTTCTCGGTCTCTTTTAATTTGAATACACGGTCCATTACAGTATCATATGACATATCAATTGTATCCTTTGAATTCATCATCATTGTAATATAAGCAACTAACAATTTAGCAACGGTCTCTTGTAATTTTACCACATCACCCTCAATAAATTGCTGTTCGCTCTCACTGAAACGCAACTGTTGCTCTATTAAAAAGTCCGCACTATAAATAGTATCAGTTTCACTTTCTGGTGTAATTAACATTCTACTAACCATCTTGGGGTCTTTTGTTAGATTAATGTATTCTACAAATACTTGTAATATATAATATTCAAACAACAAGGTTGCTGTTCTCTTGTCAAATACAGAATATGTTTCTAATGGACCTTCGCTTGCGGCTTCACCAGTTCTATCAATTTGAATATTTGTTAGTGCCGGTGTTGTTTCCGAAAGTAAAACAAGATTTCTACATCTGCTTTGTATTTCATATAAAATATTAGTTATTGCTTTATTACCGTAAAATTTCTTTAATGGCTCATAATAGTCTTCAACAATATTTTTCAAATCCATTGCGTGCTGTTGCGATAATCCCCAGTATGTAGGACAGTTAATTGTCTGTGTCTGTTTATTTAATATCATTGTTGGTATTACACCAGTCAAAAGTGAAATAAATGTTTTATAGAAATTAATATAGTTATACATCGCATCATCAGAAATTTTAATATGTTTATTTCGTGGTTTCAAATCGGAGTCCCATGCTGTCAAATCCTTGAGAAAACTAGTAATTCGGCGCAATTCACCAGCACCAATCTTTGCTTTGCGCTTAATAAAATCTACTATATCTTTACGCATCATATCATTTGCGTGAGACAAGTAATTCTTCATTTGGCGCATTTCTTCAGTATCCTCTTGAAGAGAAATATCATATGTATCCAACAATGTTTCCAGTTTTTGTCTGAATCCACGACTTACTATATTATCGTCTTCATTATCCATAGTTAATAATTGTTTTCTTAGACTATCCGAATATGATGATGGATTATCAACTAATGAAATACGAATAATGTTATTTCTACTAACAATCTGAAATAGTTTTAAGAATGATTCCTTATTAAAATTTCGCCCGTCGCGTTTCAACTTCGCAATCTTTTCCTGTAGTGTATCATTCTTAGTAAGATAATCCGGTTTATCAATACAAATTGTTGCTAAATCAGGGTCAATTGGCACTGTTGACTGGAACCTACATAAGTCAATAAATGCTCTGTAAATAGTTTCCTCACTAAAATTCTCAGGAATTTCAGGAAATATGCGTTTTGTATCTACTGTACTCAACATTATTGAGCCTTGTGTTAGTATCTTAATATCTTGTAATACAGCAGAAAGCTCTTTTACTACATTATTATAAATACCAATATTTGCGTTATCATTAACAAAATATTCTAAGGTTGTTTTATTCGCATTTTCCTTCTCATTACAGCACGCATTATCCATAAATGGATTAACAGATGAACGCAATAATAAATCCTTCTTCTCTACAATCTTCTGTATTTCTTCTTGCATCGCCAATGAAAAAGCAATAATTTTTGATTCTATAACTAACAACTTTTCTATTTGTTTATTGCTACCTAATTTTATTTCGCGTTCAAACTCCTCTGTGAACCCATCTGTTACATTTTGAAGTCCTTTAATATGAAATCGCTGTAAAGGTGGCAAAAATGTTGTCCACTTAGATAAATCGTGCTCATCAGGAATATCTTTCTCGGGATTTGTTAGTAGGTATTCAACTTTTTCTCTAATTTTCTGTTCTACTTCAGGATATGGCAATAAATAACGCACTGTAAATATCTTAATTGTGTCGGCCAATTTCTCCTCTTTAACTCGCGCCAAAGCATCCCAAGGCATTACCTTAGACTTCATTTTAAACGCAATACACGCCAAATAATTAAGACCGCTATCATCACCTTCACCCTCTATAGGAAACCCACTAAATGACCTAACACAACCAGGAAATGTCTTTCTTGTCTTTAGTGATGGGATGTTAGTTTGAACACCAATTAAAAACATACCGAGTGTTAAGAAAAGCAGTGTTGAACTATATACAGCGCCATATTCGGGTATTTTCTTGCCCTCTTTTGCTGCTTTCTTCTCCTTTTCTCTATAAGCAGATTCCTTATAAATAACCTTTGAGTCATTCATTAAATCAGTCACTACTTTTATTATAAATGAACTAGAGTTGTCTATATTTATACCCATATTTGCGGCTAGTCCATTAATTACATTTGAAATTAGCTGACCCTCTGGCGATAATTTAATCTTATTTGTCATATTAGTATTAGCACCAGTTGATGGTTTTGAAATAGCTTGGCTTGATTCTTCTTCTTCCATAACTTCACGACTCTTTATTTTAAACCCATCTTTATAGCCTTCATCTACATCTGAGTCAATATAGCAAATAATTTCACCACTATTTACATCTGTCCAAGCATCGCCATTACTTCCAATCTTGCCAATTTCTTTAATAAGTTCATTTAATACTGTATGGTAATTGTCAGGGTCTGTTACAAATACCTTAGCAAGTTTGTAACGGAATAATGGCAACAATTTGACATTTGTCTCTTTACAATATAGCCACCACTCATTTTCCATTTCACCATCATTAATATTAGGAACCTTGCTGTTACCCGCTCTACAAAATTTTAAAGCAAACTGTATTATGTCATTCTGTTTTTTGACAAAATCATTTTGGCTCATAATTAAGTCACGTAACTTAGCATAAGGCGACACAATTTGAGCATTTACTTCTTCTAAAACGGTTAGACCAATTTCATATTTCTGCTTATTATATTGTAAAAATGCGCGCTCTTTAATATCTTGAATACGATTATAGATTTGGTCATAATACTTGGCTTTGGCTTGTATTTTAGCATCAAACTCCTCTTTAGAAATCTGATAATTTTTATCAAACTGGTCTAATATTTCTTTTAATGCATTAGAAACCATTGTTTCACGCGCAACTTCAACTGATTGACATGTTTCATCAGTTTTGTTAGTTTTAAATAAACAATCTGTCTGAATATTACACAAAATATCTTCATCCTTAATAAACCACTCTGGATTAACATCAGGGACTATCACCCATTGATTATCCTTTCGTATATAATACTCTAGACCAGTAGGTTCATTTGCTGCGGTATCAGACTTTGCCAATATAGCATAGTGGCCATCTCTTACACGTTTTGCTCTATTTACAAGTGTATCTGCCATGTATGAAGCAGTTTCAAGATTTTTCTTATATTTTTTTTGTAACTGCTCAGTTAAATATAACGTTAATTCTTCTGCTGTTAGAGTGTCTCTTTCCTTTTTATAATCAACATCAATAATATCATAATTAGTTGTATCAAAATCTTTATCAAAGTAAATTATTTGACCATTATCAATATCTAAACGATCCTTTGAATAGTATTTTTTCGCAATTATATAAGATGTACAAGTATCTTCAGACATATTTTTATCTATGCGCGCTTTTATAGTATCTTTATCTGCTTCAAAAATAGTCTTCAACTCTGATGGATACATAAGTTGTAAGTTACTAAATGCGACTCCGATATTAAAAACATTACCAAAATCATCCAATTTAACTTTCTTTAAAAACTCAGAAGTTGTCATTGTGAGAGCCTTTACAGGGTCTTTTAATCCATATGTGCTATAAACAATATCACTTATTTCAGGATTATTATTTAACAAGCTGAATAAAGGATTCTTATAAGACGTCTTTATATTCATATTTTTAATCGCAGCAAATGCTCTACTGTATTCTACAAAGTTACTATTATATTCCTTGATTTTTGATTGGATAAATTTGTTAAATTCAATATATTGCATAAAAGTTAGGTCATTAGAGTAAATTAAAAATGGCTCCAAATAATTAATTAAATCAACCATAGACAATCGGCCTTTGATGTATTTTTTTACCAAGTTGAATAAGACACGAGTCTTTGGTATAATAATTTTTAAAAACTCATTGTAAACATCGGTATCAGACAATCCATAAGGTCTGTCATTTTCAGAAAAGTCTAAGATATAATTTTTTATGCTATCTACAAAATTATCATCTTCATATTGTATCATATCATCTAGACTATTTACATCAATGTTGGATATAGCAGTCTTTTGTTTTAAGAGTTGCCAATAATTAATAAAATGAAGATTTAAATTAGACTTAACTAACAAATTAGAACCGGGTAAATTAATTTGTGAAAAGCGCACAGTAGGCTCTGGTAATGTTAGAACTGATTTGATTTTAATTGTATCATTTGGTGTTAGTTTAACACGATGAGCAATCATTTTGCTACCCTTTAAATTGGTCGCATCTAATCTGTCAAGTCCAAGACAATATCTTTGTAAGACAAATTTTCTGGTTGCTTCACTGTCGTTTGCTACAACAGTTGAATATAAGTCGCCTAAGTTATCAATAATTGCGTTGATATTACTATTAATATTGCCTGTTACAATTTCACCTTGGATTGGCTCGGCTAAACTGTCATTCAAAAATGGGGTTAAAAATGGATTAACTGAATTATATAATTCAGCATATTTATTCTGACCTTCACTAACAACATTGGCTCTATAATTTTTGAACAAAGTGCTTAGTTCATTAAGGTCCTTGTCCATATCAACATACTGTATATCATTAATATCTTCGCTCATACTCTTTTCATCCTTGGGATAAACCTTCTTTATATTCTTAGCAACTAACAAAATCCAGTATAAAGTATTCTGGAATTTTGATAAATATTCAGCTAATGGTCTGTCATCGGCAGTTTTCTTAATGAGTCCAACAATATTATTATTTACATCAAATGAAGATGATTGATTTCGTAATTCAATAAAACGGGTAATCATTACGTGGATATTATTTAAAACATTAGGTGTTCTTTTGGTATTTGGAATTGTTGAGACCATTTCTTCTAACAAATCATTGGTTTGGGTCTCAATATTAAATCTGTATTTATCTTTATCAATATTAACATATTCTTGGACTTTAACCGCATCTCCAAGAAAGAATTGGTCGCCTTCAATAATAAATTGTTTAACCTTTTCCTTGATTGTGTTTTTGGGAATAGTTCTTGCTACTTCTCCTACTTCTTCTAGTCCTTCTTCTCCTTCTACATTCATTTGCGCTTCTACATCTAGTTCTGATTGTACTTCTGCTTGCTGCGCTTGTTCTGGTGCCGGTCTAAGTTCAAATGTCTCTATAGGCAACCTTTCAGGAATACCTTGATACTCAAAATTAATATAAATTGTATCTTCATCGGTTGTTCGCAATTCAATCATATCCTCTTCTAAATTTGTAATTTCACCTGTTATTACTGCTGGATATTCGCCTCCAAAATATATATTTACCCATTTGCCAGGTAAAAGACCATTTTGTCTAGCAAATCCTTTATCTGAATTACGACTTAATATTTTAATTTCTTGGATAGTGCCTTCACCAATAACGCCTTGTGCTCCAATATTAAGTTGTGTTTTCTCAAAAGACTTAATATTTACTAGTTTAATTTTTGTAGGATCAATATATTCAATAATAAATGTATTATCATTTAAAATTTCATTAGTGGGGTCTATAATATAGATAATATCACCTAATTCAAGTGTAACAGATTCTGCTGGTTCTTCTACTTCTTCTACTGCTTTCACTTCATTTTCTTCTTCATTTGATTCACCTTCGCCTCCTTTTGCTTCTACTGGATTATCTAGTTCTGTTATTTCTTTATTAACTTCTTGATTAGGAATAGGATTAGGATTAGGATTATTAAACCCTTCTTCATTTTCATTTTCACCAACACCAGGAACTAATGATTTAACATCACTTACTAACCCACTAGTAGCATCTTTGGCTTGGTCTACTAAATTATTTGTTACTTCTCTTGTCTTATCAATAAATGATGATAATCCTTCTTCTATTTGGTCATTTAAGGATTTTTCTTTATCAGATGATTGTGACATTATCTTATATTTATAATAGAAATTTTTATCTTTAATAATATTGTAAATAAAATTATTATATTATTGAAGATAAGAATTTTATTATAATGAAGTGGTTTAAAGACAAACTATTATTATACTATAAATAGAAACAAATGTTCATTTACAAGCTAACAAACAATACCGAATTTGTCAATATATTAACTAATAATGAGGTCAATGCTGATACTAGCAGTTCTAGTATTCTTAGCGTAATTCCTTATTCTACTAAACTAAATCAACGTTACAGAATTATTAGATATAATAAGCCACTATTGTCTAAAGATTTAATACCTAGTTATGGCCTTTTTCGTTCTGTAATTGTCAATTCGCTAAACAATGTTGTGTGTTTTTCGCCTTCAAAGTCATTACCTACTGAGAAATTTATGGAGATGTATCAGTTGCCGGATGTGTCTAGTTCTGAATCTAAGAAAAATATTGTCGCCCAACAATTTGTAGAGGGAACTATGATAAATGTGTTTTATGATCCTGCCGCTTCTAGCTGGCAAATTGCGACCAGAAGTACCATCGGCGGAAATATGACTTTTTTTAAGGGTCCTAATTCTAAAACCTTTAATCAGATGTTCCAGAATGCTTGTGTAGAGAATAATTTAAATATCCAGACACTAAATCCTATATTTTGCTACAGTTTTATCTTACAACATCCTTGTAACCGAATTGTATTACCATTTTCTAAGCCTCAACTCTATTTAGTTGAAGTCTATAGTATTGTTCATGATATTGATGGTTCTATTAATGTGTATCCTCAGGATATGTCTCTTGTAAAAGAATGCGGGCTATGGAATATAACAGGTGTCCGTTTTCCTGAGATTTATGAATTTTCATCTTATTCAGAGCTAATTAATAAATTTGCCAGTCCTAATACTCCCTACAATATTATGGGAGTTGTTATTAAAAACAAATTAACAAATGAGAGATGTAAGGTAAGAAATCCTATTTATGAGGAAGTCCGTCAGTTGCGCGGTAATCAGTCTAAACTTCAGTATCAGTATTTATGTTTAAGAAAGGATGGCAAGATTCCTGAGTTTATTAAGTTTTATCCTGAGACAAAGCCTGAGTTGTCTAAGTTTAGAGACCAAGTTCATATGTTTACTAATACGCTTCATCAGAATTATGTCTCGTGTTATGTGAAAAAAGAGAAGCATTTGAATGAGTTTCCTGAGCAATATAGAACACATATGTTTAAGTTACATGAACATTATTTGACTAACTTGCGGGAGTCAAAGGGTTCTGTAACAAATACTGTAGTTATTAATTATGTAAATAATTTGGCACCAAGTCTTCTGATGTATAGTTTAAATCATAATTTTAGAAAGCGCAATGTTGATACTATTAAAGCAGATAATGATGCTTCAAGAGCGTAAGTTATTTATATTGTGTTAAAAAGATATAAAAACATTTCATATTAATAGGATATAGTATGTCATATCCTGAGTTTCATCATATTGGATTTAAGCTAATTTCCACATTTTTCATGATTGTTACTATTAAACAAAATGAACAAAAACTAGAAGATTTACGCAAAATTAAACTTGTCTTAGAAAAAAGTAATAAAAATTTATAAAAAATAATATAAATACATCTTGTTATTTATATTATTGTTATTATTATGTCTAAAATTAAGAGTTTTATATATTACATTGAATATAAAGATGGTTCTGATGATACAATGAATTATTTTAAGTTGAAATCAGAAATTGATAATATTTTTGATACCATTAGTAAAATAGTGAAGCAATATAAGTTACACAATAATAGTAAAAAAGTGTATAATATGACACTATATACAGATGAATATACTATTTTAGCAAAAGATTATATTAGACATTATTCTGAATTACCTGAATATGCGTATGGTGCTGACATAATTGATGAGTTTGATATTGAACTAATTAATATGTTCAACTAAATGATAATATATTTTATTATATGTTATTTATTTGTATGTCATTTATTTGTATATTATTTATAAAAAACTTAAAGAAAAATTAACGGATGTAAATATATAGAACTACACTTAATGAATTTTGATTCATTCAAAGAAAATGTTAAGCAAATGTTGGATAATTTTAAGTCCGACAAAAATTATAATAAATTATATGAATTTATTGACAATTATAGCGTTTCAACGCAGCTAAAATATAATAACTTGAATTTAAAACTAGAAAACAAATTAATAATAGAACATGTTGTTAGTTTATTAGATACAGATACTCAAAAAATGTTATTTCAAATAGATGAATTTAAACACTACTATGAATTGGGGGATTTATATAGTTTATGGAAAATAATATATATAAAACTTGAAGAACCAATAATAATAATAGGTGCGGGTGTTTCAGGCCTTACTATTGCTTCTGAACTAGATAATAATTTTTTAATATTAGAAGCACGTGACCGAATTGGAGGTAGAGTATATACAAATGATAAAAATATGGATATGGGTGCTGCTTGGATACACGGATGCGAAAATAATCCGTTAAATAAGTTTATTGATTACAATAATATGATACCTGTTGCCAAATGTAATCCATGGATGCACTCAGAAAATATAGATATTAAGTATTTATCTTCAAGTGGTATTTTATCTGAGGAATATCGCCAACAAATAGCAACAAAGTGGAATCAAATAGCTACACAAATTGGTCTTAAGAAAAATATGACTATTTATGAGGCTTTTTTAGATTTAAAATCAGAAGGGTTTAATTTTGATGAAAGTAAAGTTGGCTACGCTGAGACTAAAGATTCTGACACTATTTCTCAAGAATACATTTCTAGCTTCTTATATATGATTGAAGTATGGTGTGGAGGAAGTATTAAAAATATATCAACGTCATTTTTAAATGAAGATAATTATAAAAATGCACTATTTGGAGACTATGGAGGTAGTCATTATTTATTTAAAAATGGCGCTAAAACTTTGTTAGATAATATTATTAATAATGCCAATTTAAAAAGACAAAACGGATACAATTTGGCTAATAATATTTTATATAATCAAGTTGTTACTAGTATTAATTACAATAAAGATTACTATATAGAAATTAATACAAGAGATGGATTAAAATATTACTGTAGTAAATTATGTATTACAGTGCCACCTGGACCACTAAAAGATATATGTTTTAGTCCTCCACTTGATGAATTACATAAGACAGCATTATCTAAGATTAAGATGGGCTCATATAAAAAGATTCAATTGGAATTTTGTAAAAATGAACTAGGTCAAATATTTGAGAACTGTCCAATGATTCTTACATATAATCCATTTATATTATGGAATAATTATCAGTATTCTAAAGGTAAACCCATTTTAGAAGCTATTTGCCCTGCTGAAGCGGGTTGGTCTCTAGCAGGACAATCTGATGAAGAACTTATTGATAATATGTTACATCAAATACGAAATTACTACCCGCACTTACCCGACCCTATAGCTTGACACATATCGCGTTGGGAAGAAGATATTTATAGCCAGGGAGCATATTCATATCACGACATTAATATTACAGATGATGATATTTATAATGTATATAAAAATATTAATAATCAAATATTTTTTGCTGGTGAATATACTGACCCAGTTTATTATGGTTCTTTACATGCGGCATATAATAGTGGTATAAGAGTTTTAGAAGAAATAAAAATAAAAAAAAATAGTGATTTTAAACAGAATCACTAGAGTTATTAGAATCATTATTAGGACTATATTCTGTACTGCTAGAGTCACTAAAAATATGGTCACACTCATTGTTTTTTTCTATTTCATCAATTGTTATTCCTAATATATCATTATTATTACTATTAACACTATTTTGTATTGATTGTAATGGTTCTAGTGATTCTAGTTTTGGTTGTATACGAAGACTGTTTTTTCTTATTCTACCAATTGTTTCTGGCATTAGATTTATATCTGATGTATCTAATATTAGTTCATTATTTTTATCAAGTGTTTTAAGATTCTTACTTAGACCATTTTTATTATATTTAACTAAATTATCAACATCAAATAGCAATCTAGTATTCATATGATAAATAATATCAACTAACTCATGTCCTACATCAAAACCACTTTGGTCTAATGCTTTTCGTGTTGATTTCTTAATTCTGTCTTCACCATATTCACGAATTCTTTTTGGAACGTTAATTGGTGTTTTTAACAAGTCCAAATACTTGCCTTTGTTATTCTTAATAAGAGTTACGGCATCTTGGCGTTCTGATAGTGGCAATTGAAACTCCGCAACTAACAAAGTGCTAAAATTAATCCATTCTTGTTTAACACGAATAAATGTTTCTAAATTTTCTTGAACTTGATAAATTTTAATAGCACCAGTAAAAATAGCAATAGAAAATGCCATAAATGTAAAAATATAATTAAATGTTATTATTAATTGGCTCTTTGGGTCCGCACTAAATCTTGATGCGCTAATTGCGCCAGAACTTGTTGACATAATAAGTCCAAAAATAACATTCCACCGCATATATTTTTGATACATACTTATAGACATATCAAGAACTTCAATATTATATGCCGCAATACAATTCCATTGGACTAATGTTTTAATGTTATCTGTTGTCCATTTTTTATCATTGTAATCTTTGTAATCTTCATAATAATAATCATCATCATTGTTAATCATTTTATTTATAATTTAGTTATGAATAAAAAAAATATTTTTTGAACTTATAAACCAATTTATAGAACTTTACCGCGTTTATTTTCTGCCACCATCAAAGAGCCCCTTAATGTGACTTAACTCCTTAAATGACGTCTCAAAAACTGCTGCCAACATTTGTCTTACAGTATCCTTACCAGCAGTCGGCTCTGTAAACCCCATTCTTAGAATACTATGAGTATCATGTGGATGCATCTTTTTAAAACCAACATAAGACAACTTCTTAAAATCTCTATAATATGTATCATATAATTCAAAATTCAACATATTTCCTATTGTGTAATCCTCATTTTCCAAAATAACATCATAACAGTTTTCAATTGTACTATCTGCCGGTTGTATTTCTAGCTCATCCTTATCTAGTATGCGCTTCAACTCAACAAATTTATCCATTAATATTTGACACGCCTTTACAATTATTTCAGCATTTTCATAGATACCAACAGTCTGTATAATGAAATCAAAGCTGTTACGTTTAACATAGCGCAAACCTTCAAGTAGCTTCCAATTTGTCGCTTCAAATTCAATAGTTGCTTCAGATTTACCTTCATCAGCCCACTTCTGCTTTCTAATAGCTAATTCCTCCACGATTTTAGCCTCATCTGGAGTACAACCATATGAGCATGTTCCTGTTACATTAAACGCGCCATCTTCCCTTGCGGTTCCGGTAGTTAAACCACAAGTCAGCTTGATTTTCTCACCAGGTAACTCCTCAGACAACTTGGGTCTTAAACGGACAAAATCAATAAAATACTCGCCTTTGCCAGTTGGTGGAACATATGGAGGAAATATCTTGCGCAAATCACCTTCATCTAAATAAGTATCAGTTGTTATATTTTTAATTTTGAAATCTTTAGTAGTAACATACATTATCGTATCTGTCTTATTTTCAACATCAACTTCTAGAACATAATTCTTAATAGGTATTTCCAAATCCTTGATACAAATTGGAATACAACTTAAACGTTGTTTTAAAATCTCATTATTTTGTCTGGTTGTATTTACCAAAATATTTGCTTTATTTGCTTCATGTGGTGTTGTTTTGAAACACACAATAGGAATGTCTGATAATATTGTGCGACGTATAGCATTCGCATAACTAACATCTATACTAGAAATAGTAAATGTTAATATTTCGTCGGATTCTTTTAAATTTTCAATTCTGGCACTCATTGTATTTATATTATATTGTGTTTATTTTTAAATAAGATTAATTCAATTTTATTTAATTGTATTTAGTATTTATTTAGTATTTATAACTAACATAAAATTAATATTAAAAATGAGTTAAAAATAATTATTTAAATAAATATTATAATTTAATGAGCACTATTCTTTATTATAGTAATTACTGTGAACCATCCAAAAAGTTGCTTCAAACTGTCTCCAAAACGCAGATGGCTAAAGATATTCACTTTATTTGTATTGATAATCGTGTCAAAGACCAAAATGGAAAAATATTTATTGTATTACAAAATGGTCAAAAAATTATCATGCCTGAAAATGTAACAAAAGTACCTGCGCTGCTTCTATTGAATCAGAATTATAAGGTAGTATATGGTGATGATATTTATAAGCATTTTAAACCAACACAACAAGTTCAGGTCCAACAAGCCACTAGAAACAATATGGAACCTACTGCTTTTGGATTTGGCGGTGGTGGACTATTTAGTTTCGGAATTGCGTCAGACAATTACAGCTTTTTAGACCAAAATGATGATGAACTTAGTGTCAAGGGAAATGGAGGTTTAAGACAAATGCACAATTATGTGGCATTAAATGACTCTATGAATTTAACAATGCACTTGCCTCAAGATGATACTGAATATAAGACAGATAAAATTAAAGACGGCGAGATGAGTATTGAAGCATTACAGCGTAAACGAGAGCAAGATTTAGCTAACATTGGCGGGTATAAATAAAAAAAGTATGGAGAAAAATTGATTTAGTTTTTAATTTATTTTTATTGTAAATATAAATAAATTAAATTAAAATAGAATGGCTGAAACAGGTTTAAACAATACTATACCCTACGTAATATTTGAGTTTTCAAAATTTAATGGCTCAAGTATTCAATATGGTTCTACCACTGAAGATAAATTATATAATGTACTTTCCGATATTTTAAAAGAATGTATATCAGATTATGATTTTGATGTAATGAAAGATTATAGCAAAGATGATGATGAAGAATACGATGATGAATTTGAAAATCAACATCATCAATATACATCATCTAGTATAGTTACTGAATCAGAGCTAACTTGTGATAAATGTTGGTGTCGTGTTGTTGCTAAAAAATATATAACTATTATAGATGATAAGCGATTTTGCGGCGCTTGTAATCCTGAAAACAATGTATTAAATAAAAAATTATTTGACAACTTTAAACTATATTTAAAAAAGACTAAGGAAAATTGTGATATAATCTATTTCAAAGATGGTAAGTGGAATGATTTTATTATTGTTTAGATTATTTACTATCATCATCTTTTAGCATGCGACATTTAAAAATATCATCATTTTTTTTATTATTTATAAAATCATAATTTAAACTATAATTTGGATTATGTAAAATGTTGCCCTTACCTAACTCATAATATGGTTTCATATTATATGTAGTAAGTAAATCTCGTACATCAATTTGATGACTACCTTTTTTATTAGCACATAAAATCCACGGTTTCATACATTGGCAAAAAATATATCTTGGAAGCATTGGTTTATTCTTGTTTAACTCATAAAATAATATTTATATTGTTTTTATATATATTTATTATTTACAATGTATCATTTACAATTTATACCATTTACAATTTATACCATTATAAAAAACAAATATAAAGATTTCATTTATATACTAACTAACAAATCATAATAAAATGTCAACAAAAAGCCCTAATATTATTACTATTTTTAATAATCATTTTTCCGAATTTATTGATGATATTAGTAGTATATTTCCAGATAATGTTAAAATAATGTCAGCAAAAACAGCATTATCTACTATAAAACGTGCCAATCCTAAAATGATTATTAAAATTTGGATTGAATATATTGCTATTCCTTATAAAACTCAGATTGAAAAAGGTGACATTAGTTTCTTTTTAAATAATGATTATATGAAGGACTTAGGTGACTATAGTCAAAATACTATGGAATATATTAATATGTTACGTGACCCAATTAAAAATATGGGTTCAGCAAATCAAGCAAAGGCTATGAAGTATATTCAGAATTTGTCTAAGATTTCTGAACTTTTATAAATATAAAGATAAAATAATATAAAACAGTATAATAAAATGTGTTTTACATTATTCAGAAGCAGAAGAAAATATTATTACAAGGTATCTCATTATTCAGATGATAAGTATTATTATATTATGTGTAATAAGTGCTATAAATTACTACCAAAACACTTACAAAAAGAAAATTTTAATCCAGAGAAAGATAATTTTTTATTTAAATTTGATGATGAAAAAATGTTAGTAGATAATTTAATTATAAATAAAGAATGCAAAGAATGTTTTAATTTAAACAATTATAATTTCTATGAAAATATGAATAATGTACTAGGTATTGGAATGCGACGATAAAGTATATTTAATTATTTTTAATTTTTATTTAATTTTTTTTTCATTTTTTTACCATTCTTGTTGTTTTGATAGTCCAATATTAACCTTTATATGTATACCAGGTCTATAAAATTCAGGAAATTCTAGTGTGCCATATTTTAAATAAGTTGAATAATTAACCTTTGATATTTTTACACAATCATAAAATACTAATGTTGCATACTCTTTATCTTCATCAATAAATACTTCAACAATTTCATCGTCACTTTTTTTAAATAAATAATATTTATACTGTTCACACTTATTTATATCTTCATCACCCCAAGGTATCATACCTTCTCCAATTAGCTTATATTTTCCAGTCTCTTTTGATATATTTTGATGATAATCTTCTACATCAGCATTTTCATCTGGGTCATGAAACTTAAGATTATAAAATTTACCGGTAATTAATGTTTGTGCCATTTTGTATTTATTATTAATAAAATAATTAAATTATAATAATAATTCAATTTTTTTTGAAATTATTGGATTTTTGAAAAATGAAGAAATTTGATTCCAAAAAGTAAAAAGGGAAATGAATTTTGGACATTTATAAATGTCCATTTTTGGAAAGTCAAAAAAAGTTTTGAAAAACAGTGTTTTTTTCACTTTTTGACCATAAGCATCACAAATTATTTTTAAGGGTTGAAAAAAATGTGACGATAAATTTAAAAACTTTTAAGGCAATCTTTAGGCATTTTTTTCTAATGGTAACATAAAAGATAAAATGATAACTATTTTACCCCAAAAAAACCCCAGATTTATTTGTGAACCTTGTGACTTCAAAACTGGTAACAAAAAAGATTATACACGCCATATTTTGACATCAAAACATACTGAAATCTGTAAAATGGTAACAAATGATAACATTTTACCCATTTTACCCCAAAATTACCCCAAAATTACCTCAAAATTACCCCAAAAAAATACAAAATTTGCTTGTATATGTGGTAATACTTATACATATAATTCTGGATTAAGTCGACATAAAAAACTGTGTAAAATTATTGAAGAAAACAACAATACTACAGAAATATCACCAGTTTCAGAATTACCTACAAATGAAAATTTAGTTCAATATTTATTAAAGGAAAATTCAGATTTTAAGAATTTAATTATGGAGCTTGTTAAGAAAGAATATATGAATAATACAAACAATATTAATAATACAACTAACAATGTTAATTCAAATAATTCATTTAATTTAAATGTATTTTTAAATGACACTTGTAAAGGCGCAATGAATATGAGTGAATTTGTCAATACAATTGCGATACAAATGTCTGACTTGGAAAACTTTGCTCATATGGATTATGCTAATGGCGTCTCAAAGATTTTATTAAAGAATCTTAATAACTTAGAGACAAATCAGAGACCTATACACTGTACTGATTTGAAACGCGAAACTGTATATATAAAGGAAAATGATTGCTGGACAAAAGAAACAGATGAAAAACAAAATCTGAAAAAAGCAATAAAGCAAATTGCTTTCAAAAATATCAAGCATATAAATGAATGGGTAAAGGAGAATCCAGGATGCCAAGATCCGCGAACAAAACAAAATGTTAAATATAACAAGATTGTAATGAATTCAATGTCCGGTGGCACAATTGAAGAACAAGAGGATAATATAGAAAAGATTGTTAAAAATGTAACCAAAGCAGTAACTATTGATAAGTATTCATTAAAGTAAAATAAGTAATAGTCAAATTATTATTTATTTTTCATTATTTTTGTTAGTTCATCATTATTTTCTAACAGATTTTTTATGTTGTTTTGTTCTTCTTCTAACAGATTTCTTATTTTTACCAGAAGTTTTTTTAACAGATTTCTTATGTTTATAATGTTTATTTCTTGTTTTCATTTTGCCTCCACTTGGATTAGTATTTGAATTAGTATTTGAATTAGTATTTGAATTAGCAAGTGGAACTTGCCCACCGCCACCTGGTTGCTGATTGGGATTTTGTTGTAAAGTATTTATAACTGATCCAGAATTATTATCAATCTTATAAGTAAGTGTATTACATTCAATATTAACTACTAACCAAGCTAAAGGATCTCTTGTTGTACGTTCATATTGAAAATCTGATAAGCCATCACTAACTGGAGCTCTAAATTCTACTGGAATTTCTGGATTATTAAAATTATAAAAATAATCTGTATTTTGATAGCCTGTAGGTCGCCAAACTGTATGTGTCCTGTATATAGAATTAAATATAGCAAATTCAATTCCGTAATTACGTAATATGTCCGAAGCACGCATAATATTTGTCTGATATTTTTCATACATATCAATTAAAGGAGTATTATCATTTATATTTCCTAATTGTTCATTTAATTCACGAAAATTATCACACCTATTAGGTGTTCCAAAATACATACTTGTTATTCTAAAAGAGGGTTTTCGTTCGTTTGTTAGACCAGTATAAGATAAAGCATTATTAATATATCTACCCATATTTGTTTGACAAAAAAATGTTCTCTGAGCAGCTAATTGAGGAGCTAAAGCCAAAAGCCTTGCTTTTAATTCGCCTAATGTATTATTAGTTCTTAAATTAATATTTGAATCACTATTTAAATATTTTGTTTGAAATGGCTGTCCATTTAGACACACCAATATTCCCATAAACGGAATAGGCCTGTCTAGTTGTTGCTCTTTATTACGAATTACTTGTGCTCTTGCTCTAGGACGAGCTGCTTCTGCTTGTTGAACTATAGTTAGACCTTGCTGTGCTTGTGGCCATTGTTCTTTTGATATTACAGTTCTACATACAGGGCATGTTGGATTATCTAGTTGGTTTATTTTTAGTTTCATCCATCCATCTATACAATCTTTATGAAAACTATGTCCACACTCTTCTTTTCCATCTTTAGATATAGATTTCTTTAATGTTTTTATATTTTCAGTTCCAAGTGGTTCTAAACATATGGAACAGAGAGCTTCTTCTTCTTTTGCTTTTTTTGGTGTTGGTGTTGTTTGTATATCATCAGCTTTATCAGTTCCCCTTTTTCCCCTAGTATCCATACTAGTATCCATACCACTACTACTACTGCTACTACTACTACTACTACTACTATTATTATTATTATTATTTGGCAACATTTATATTATATATTTATAAAATTTATATAAATTATAAAAAATATATATATTTTTGTTAGTTTGATTTAAATATATATTCAGTAATACAAAATATATAAATGACCGAACAACCAAAGAAAACTGTAGAAGATTTAGAAATCCCCAATGAATTTAATAAAATTATTAACGACTTTATTTCCGATATTGTTACAACATTTCCTGAATATAGTGGATTAATTAAGCGCTGGTGGACCCGAACAACTGTTTCTGTAGAAGACGAAACTAATCCTAGAGCAAAAGCTGAAATCGCATTTGTGTTCCGACACTGTGTAAAGGTTCTACCCGAACGATTCTTTGATATTTTATATAAGAATGCTGACATATTTTCAGAAGATTCAGCAATTAATACTGAGTTCTTACCTGGCATTGTATTTAAGCAATTATGGGCTTGTGATATTAGTGACAATACTAGAGAGACTATTTGGAAATATTTACAGCTTGTTTTATTTTCTGTAATTGGCTCAGTTCATAATAGTGCCGAATTAGGTGATGCGGCGAAACTATTTGAAGCTATTAATGAAGACGAGTTGAAGGATAAATTGGCCGAGACATTAGAGAATATGCAGTCTATGTTTGATACATTTACTGCTAATAATAGTAATAATAATGAAACACAAGAACAAGATACAAATGATAGCACAAATGATAACACAAATGATAAAGAAGGTATGCCCAATGTTGAAGACTTACATAAGCACATTCATAAGATGATGGAAGGCAAATTGGGTAAGCTCGCAATGGAGTTAGCAGAAGAAACCGCTTCTGAATTGGACCTAAACATTGATGAGACCAAAGACGCAAAGGATGTTTTTCAGAAGCTATTTAAGAATCCCGGTAAGCTAATGAATATGGTAAAAAACATTGGCGGCAAGATTGAGACCAAGATTAAGTCAGGCGAAATTAAGGAAAGTGAGCTAATGAGTGAAGGTATGGATTTACTGAATCAGATGAAGAATATGCCGGGAATGGGAGACATGTCAAAAGTATTTAGCCAAATGGGTATTCCTGGTTTAGGAAAGAATACAAAGGTAAATATGGGAGCAATGGAAGCACAAATGAAGAAAAGTATGAAGACAGCGCAAATGCGAGAACGAATGAAAGCAAAAGCAGCACAAGCTCCAGCTCAAGGACCTGTAGTAGATACGCCTGTAAAACCCGCGTTGTCTGAAGAGGAACTTATTAAAATCTTTAGCACTGGTGAGAAGGTAGAAAGAACACCGCGAGGAGCCAAGCCTTTAATAAATACAAATACAACCGAAACAAATGTTAACCAAACTAATATGAAAAAGAAGAAAAGTAAGAAATAATATTTTATAAGAAAAATATATAGTATATATAATGACAACTCCATTTTGGTCAAATGAACCGACAATAATATTTAAGAGTGATTCGGTATTGGAAATGTGGCCTTTACCTTCAATGTCTTTTGAAACAAAATTAAACGCAATTAGTCGCTTAGTTATTATCTTATCTATTCTTGGATTTGTTTTCACAATGAAACCGCAATTTATTATAATTGGCGTTATTACATTGGCAATTATTTTTTCATTTTATCGTTACCGAAAGCAGGTGATTGTAAATAATATGACAGAAGGATTTGTTAATAATGGTCAGAATCAGATACAAAATAATAAAAAAAATAATAAACATGGTAAAAAAATAACGCCAACAACATTTACTACTAATCCGGTTACATTAGAGACTGTTTTACGCTCGGAGTTTCATCCAACAACCAAGCAGAATCCTTTTGGCAATGTTTTGCTAACTGATATTATGGATGACCCGGACAGAAAGGCTGCGGCTCCTAGTTTCAATCCTGATGTCCACGAGGATATTACTACTGCCGTAAAGAAGCAGACTCAGATGCTTAATCCGGACATTATTAGCACTAATAAGCAACTATATGGCGACCTTAAGGATAATTATGATTTAGATAATGCGATGATGCGATTTTATAGTACAGCTAACAGTCGCGTGACCAATGATCAAGGGTCGTTCGGCACCTTTTTATATGGCGCAATGTATTCTGCTAAGGAAGACACACCTGAAGGAGCCATGATGCGAGTGAAGGACAATTATCGTTATACTTTATAATTTTTTATTACCTTTATTATCATAAATCCAAATTTCATAATTATATCCTAATTTTTCTACTTAAATATCTTCTATACACAGAAGATATTTATAAACTATCTAAAATTAATTCTGGTTATTTTGTTAGTATTTTATACGAGAGACATTTAGAAACACAAAAACATTTAAATTAAATTATTATATTTTATTTTTATTGTAGTAATATATAAAAATGGCATACGTTTCAGATTTTACATTTAATACAATGAGCAGAATTGGCAATGACGAGTGCTCCCAAGATATAAACTCAATCCAGAACTCACAATCATGCTCATATTTGCTTCAAAATTACTTCACAGGTGACTGTAATATGTCAAAGGCGAAGCAATTGGCAACAACTCAACCCGGAATTATCTATTCAGGAAGTATGGGTTCTGATATGTGTGGTTCCAATATTGATGACAGTTCTAAGCTCCTTATTGGTAGTGTTCAAACTGCTCCCAAGGCTAGAATAGACTTATTTCAGCGTCCATTTGCTACTGTCCCTTATTTAGGAAGAGGCGCTGTGGACCCTATTTTAGAGGCCCAAATTCAACAAGGAGAAGCTGTAACTAACAAACGTTCTATTACTAGATTGACTGAGAAGAGTCATCTTAGATACAGAACAACTCCTTTGATTCCCGAGATGCAACAATCTGTCCAGAACCCCGATAATATTATTGAGGCAAATGCTTCACAAGGCTGGATTCGTGGTGGTGTTCCTTCTAGAGAACTAACTAGAGACAGAGATATGTATTCTAAACAGTAGATTAGATAAACTGGTATAAAACTATTTAAAGCTTTTAAAATAATACTATAAAATGTATAGAACAGATTTTATAGTAAAATATCGCGATATAGAAAATGAATTAACAAAACGATTGGAGCAGCGGATGGCAGAAGAAGTAGCTGCTCAAATTAGTTCAGCAATTCAAGCAAATTTTAATTTTACAAATATTAATATTGTTACAAATATTAATGGTAATCCAGTTTTAACAAAGACAATTACAAATACTAATTCAAATGCGAATATGAATGCGAATATGAATACATTAGAAGATGTAGAAGAAGAAGTAGAGAAAGAAATAGAGAAACCAGTTGATAAAGAAATAGAGAAAGAAGTAGAGAAAGAAGCTGATAAAGAAGAAATAGAGAAACCAGTAAAAAAGAAGCGAGGACGAAAAAGTAAGAAACAACTAGCTGCCGAAGCTTTAGAAGAAAGATTAGCATTAGAAAGAGACCGTCTAGAAAAAGAAATAGAATTTGAAAAAGAACAAATGAAACAAAAACAGTTACAAAAGCAGAAGCAGAGTCAAGTAGTAGAAAATTGTGTTTCAACTTGTCTTCCTTGCGCATCAGATACAAACGATATAAGCGATTCAGATGATGATGATGAAGACTATAAATATACACGCCAAGATATTATGTATATTTGCGAAAAATTATATCGAGATGAACTGATATCTGTATTTGATGCTGAAAGTCTAGAAGACCCAAAGATGGATGCCGGTATTAAGATGGTATTTGAGCGCCTAATAAAACACGACGAGTTCAGTAAATTTCTAGTTGAACTAAGTCCACATGTAGTTGATAATAGCAAGGCAAAAACAGAACAGGAATTATTTAATTATAAGCGTAATTCAGATTATTTGTTATTTATTACAATGTTTAGCCAACAATTATTTTATTTAACACATCAGTGTATTTGTAAGATGTTAGTTGAAGGTCATGTTGGTGATGAGCTTATGAATGAACTTAAAAGTAAGTTAATTACTATTTTTTCATATTGTAAACCAAGTGCTTAAATTTATTTTTATTTATAATTTTTTTATAAAAAATATATAAAAAATTATAAAAATATATATAAAAAATATAATATTATTTACATATAATAATGGCTTCTACACGAAATAAAAATACACCTGGTAATTATTGTTTAGACCAGAGACAAAATACACAATCTGAATCATGGCAATTGTACACTAATGGTGCTAATGGTCTCGCATATGATACCCGTTTAGCGGGTGTTGGATTAAATCCTGGTCAAATGCCTTGGTCAACATTGTCTCATAATCCAGTTGAGATTGAGACCTTTTTATTTGGTATTGGTTCTACTAATTTAGTTAATCCTGTAAAACCTTTAAAACCAGAGCTTAAATGCTTAGACAGCGCTAATTTATTTAAACAACGAGAAGTTATTATGCCAGTTCCTTTAACAGTTTCTAAGAGTCAGAGACCTTTCCCTGTTCCACAATAATGTAAGCATATAAAAAGAATAGAAAGGTAAAAAATATAAATATTTAAAGTAATATTTATATTCTAACTATATCTTAACTAATATAATGTCATATTCAAGAAGTTATACAGATTATTTAGGGTCACAGCGGTGTTGTAATAATAATTCAGCTGGTTCACAAGGAGCTCAGGGAGCACAAGGAGCCGGTGGACCAATTGGACCAAAAGGTAGCCAAGGTTCAACAGGAGCACAAGGAGCCCAAGGTTCTCAAGGTTCAACAGGAGCACAAGGTGATACAGGAGCAAGAGGAGCTCAAGGACTTAGAGGAGTAACTGGACCATTAAATACAGAAGTCCAATTAGCCACTAATGAGCCAATGGGTCATGTTGATAGAACTGCTTCTACAATTGCCTTTGATAGTACAACAAGAATTTTTACAATAACTCCAGTATCTGGAAGCTACCAAGTATGGGTTCAAGGTCAATTATTTACTATTTCAACTCCACAAAGTGTTACTATTACTAATACATCAGGATTGTATTACATTTTTTTTAGTATTGTTTCTGGAAATGCTACACTAGGTGTTCAAACAACTTTTTTTATATGGGACCAGCAAGCACCAACAGCATATGTATATTATAATACTGCCGCTACGAGTGAATATATGTTATTTGATGAAAGACATGGAATAACAATGGATTGGGCGACACATGAATATTTACATAGAACTCGCGGAGCAGCAATTGCTAATGGATTTGGTATAACATACCCAACTTTAGAATTAGCAAATCCTACAAATAGTGATTTAGAATTTGATTTAACTGAAGGAACTTTTTTTGATGAAGATTTACAAGTAGACATTACAGATGGTTCTCCGGGAATATGGTCTACTAGTATAAGTCCAGTATTATTACCAGTTTTGTATTTAAATGGAACTAGTTGGAGAAAAACTACAGCAACTACTTATCCATTATTAAATAGTGGTATAGGTGTGTTACCATACTATAATGCTATAACTGGTAGTTCTGGAGCCCTAACAACATGTCCCAATAATGATTTTATTAATATGTGGATAGCTGCAACTAATATGGCATATACACCCATAATAGCAATTATGGGCCAAAATTTTTATACATCCATTGGTAAAGCAAGAGAAGCACAGTGGTCAGACTTGGATTTAACAAATTTGCCAATTGTTGAATTAAGACCACTATATCAATTATCTTATCGTTGTTCAAATTCTTATACAACTAATGATTATAGAAGTAGTTTATTTTATGTTACTGATATTCGTTCATTTAGTTCAATTACAGGAGCGGCATCGGCAAATGTGGGAGCCCAAGGAGCAACAGGAGCAACAGGAGCAACAGGAGCAACAGGAGCAACAGGAGCAGCTGGTATAAATGGCATAAGCAGTGGTCTAGTATTATTTTTAGATGGTCCATCATCATCGCCACCAGTATCAGACAGTTTATTAGTTATACCAAATACAGGGGCACAAACAATTATATCAGTAACTGGCATAGCCACATCCCCAATATTAGTTGGAAATTTTATAACACCTGTTGGATTATTATTAACAACAGCTATAATTGGAGGATTATGGACAACCGCATTATATGCTTATTCTACTGGAGGTGGTGGAAATACTGTGTATTGGGTTGTGATTGATGAAGTTAATTCACTTGGAACAACTGTTCTTAAAAATTTAGCTACAGGAACTTACGCAAGTGGCACAGTTGTTCAAACGACGCAAGCAATTTATCAAAATGATTTATATGTTCCACTAAATACGATTACAGATTTAAATAGTAGAATTAGAGTCCAGATTTATACACAAGCAAGCGGAGGTTTACATACATTGAATATAGAAATGAGAAATAGTACATTGTCAAATATTATTACTACTATTGCTACAAATCTAGTAGGTGTAACAGGAGCACAAGGAGCAACAGGCCCTGGAATTCAAGTTCTTGGCGCATTTGGAACCACCGGTGCCACTGCGTCTCTACTCATGTCGTCTCCGTCGGCAACTGGAACCACTGGTGTATATTATTCAGACAATATAAAATATTATAATCCAGGCTCAACGGAAAATCCTACATTTTATATTACAGGAGATTTGATACCAACCACAACAAATACATATTCATTAGGAAGGACAGGAGCAACGTGGAAGGATATTGCGGTAGGTCCAGGTTCAATCACATTCACTTCTTCAAGTGAAGCAAATATAGGAACAAATTCAGCAGGACTTGTATATACTTCAAATGGGTTCGCAACGTCTTATATAAATATAGGGGCAACTGGAGGCTGGTACATTGGTCCCACTGGGACTCCGGGAGCAACTGGTTTTGATTTAATTGCGCAACAAATTACACCAGGAGGTACAGGATATTTTGGTCCAGTATATTCTTTAATAAATGGTAATACAGGTGCTCAAGGGGCTACAGGGGCTACTGGCGCAGTTACTAGCTACTGGGCATCATTTTATTCTACTGTAGGACAGACTGGAGTAGCTGGTGTCCATAATGATATGACTTTTAATAATATTGACCCAGCAAGTAATGGCATTACTGGTGGTACTGGTTCAAGAATTACAGTAGGTCATACAGGCGTATATAATATACAATTTTCAGCCCAGGTTTCAAAAACAGGTGGGCCAAATTCTTCTTATAATATATGGCTGTCAGTTGACGGCACTGGTGTTACTGGGAGTAACAGAATGAACACATTACCAACAGGGATTTCTACACACGCACCTTCATGGAATTATATTCAAAAATTAAATGCGAACCAATATGTAGAATTATCATGGTATTCAACTGATACATCATTATTTTTACCATATTCTGGTGCGACAGCATATGGCACAGTTCAAGTACCTAGCACCCCATCTGTAATCGCAACAATTCAATCTCTGTCAAGTAGTTAAGACTCATTTTATTTACCAAATATTTATAACAATATATAAATAATATAAAAACTATTAGATATATTATTTATTATAGTTTATAAAAATGAATTTTATTGAAACACAATTAAATGAAAATTTGTTAGTTGATTTATCTGAAAATGACAAGAAAAATCAGCAATCTATAAGTAAACATATTCATAACCCAAAACCTATAGATAATACTTCAAAACTCGCAGATGCTTTTAAGTTAAGAGGACCATCTTGTGGACTAATTGTTATAGACAATTTCTATAATAACGCACAAAACACTCGTGATTATATTCTGACACAAGATTTTTCGGTACGAGGCAATTTTCCAGGACAACGCACTATATCATACGCAAATGAACATCTTAAAACTATAATACAAGAATATGTTTATCCATTTGGTGGCAAAATAACTGAATTTCCGATACCTGACTTAAAAGATGAACCTAAAAAGGAAGTATATAATGGCTCATTTCAATATACTACATCCAGAGAGCGTTCATGGATACACACAGATAGTTGGAATAATTGGGCAGGAGTATTATATCTTACACCAGATGCTCCATTATCTGCTGGAACCGCATTTTACAGATTCAAAAATGGAGAATATTCTGAAGAAGATGCCAAAATACTAAATACTAAGGACCAGACTGACAGTTGTAGCCAAGACTTGACTAAATGGGAACAAGTAGATAAGGTAGGTAATGTATTCAATCGTTTAATTTTGTTTAATTCCAAGCGTTTTCATATGTCAATGGACTATTTTGGTGATACCAAGGAAAATGGTAGACTATTTCAGGTATTCTTTTTTTCAACTGAACGATAATACTTATAATAATAAAAAAATAATAATAATTAAATAAATCCAATATTTTATTTAATTATCTCATGTAAAAAATATATTATATTTTTCTAAATGCGATTTGGTAACCCTTATGAATAATTTCTAAACAATGCTTATTTTGTTGATATAAATTATCTATACACTGAGTTATTTCACCGGCACCATAATCATCCATCCAAATTATACCATTATCTTCAATAATTTGTAAGCAACCATTAAAATCAGAAATAATATCAGCTAATAAATGACTGCCATCAATGTAAATAAAATTATATGTTTTATTATTATTCTTATTATAAAAGTCAGTACTATACATTTCTTCAACTGTTATCTTACTATAGTTCTTACTTTTTTGTATATTATTATAAAAATATGTTTTTGTATTATTATTTAATGGAGAAGTTGTATCACCCAAGTCAAATGGGTCAACACATGTAATAAATGATAGTTCATTGTCTAATAAGTTGTCAGAAAAAAAACACGCAGATGCGCCTTCATATGAACCAATCTCTAATATTTTATTAATATTTGTTTTTTCTATATAATTTAATAAGAGATGTTTTATTTCACTATATTCAAACCATGTATTTGTAAATGTATAGTCTAATTGATATTTAATTCTAGGATATAATTCATTATAATGATTAATTCCAGATGAATGTATTGTGTATATATTTGGTTCATTTTGTAATAACCAAAATTCCGGTGCCATTTTACTAGGTTCAACTTCATTCAAAAAATTTAGGTTTTTAATATAACTGGATTTAGCCCACCAAAAATTACCAGGATAGTGTCTATATGGTAATTTTGAATAATTACAACCGACAGTGTCATAATGAATATCTAAATCCAATTTGTTAATACATAGTTCATATTTTTCAACTAGGAAATACAACATCATATCAGTCCAGTCATTTATAGTCTGTATTTCAGTGTTATATGAGTTTCCTTTAGTATGTAAATATAATATATAACTGTCTTTATTTTGCTCAGCAAATTGTTTCATTTTATTAATAGTAGGATTCTCATATAATAAAAAGTTTTCACTATAATTTGTTAGTATGTATTTTTTATCATTTGTAAAATCTAGGTTATATTTATTTTTAATTGGAACGCCAATATTGACTATAAAAACATTATCTAATATATTAATGAGTCCACATGAATTAATTTTATCTACAATATAATCCAATTTCTTAGTACTATTATTTTGAAATGTACAGCTATGTATAAAACAATATTTCTTTAGTTTTGCTTCTTTTATTTCCTTTGTTTCTTTTTTATAAACAATATAATTATTACATTGTAGATTAGTTTTAAACAATTTATCTAACAAGTCGTCTAATAATTGCTGATTTTTACAAACAACTCCGAGACCAGCAGAATGTGTAAAATAAAACTTGGGTAATTCTATTTCATTGAAAAACTTACCCACACTATCTGAATATGCGATTACATCATGCATTATAATTACCGCATTCTGATTAGTTTTAATAGACCATTTTTCAAAATCATTCTTTACAGCTTCATAAGTATGTAATCCATCAATATGTAAAATATCTATTTGCTTATCAAATGTTAGTATAACATCATCAAAATAGCCTTTAATTGGAATTATATTATCTGATAATAATAATGACTTATTTAGTAGCTCACTTTTAAAATATTTAAATATATTTTCAGTGGTTTTAAAACCAGCATGTATATCACCTTCAAAACAATCAATCGCATAAATTGTTCCAATATTTGGACTAGCTAGACAAAATGTTGAATGTCCATAATCTACGCCCAATTCTACAATAATATTTGGTTTTATATAATTTACTAAAAACATACTAAATTCAAAATGCCCTTTCCATGCGCTATCATAATATTCATTATTTAAAATATGTAATAATTTAGACTCTCTTTTACTTTTATTTATGCTATAAAATGAGGTCAAATATTTATTATACATTGGTGGCAAATAATTATTATTAAAAATATCTAGTTGCTTCATATTATTTATACTTGTATCACGACCAAATAAATCAGAACATGTATCAATCTTTTTCTGTATTTCATTTATATCAGTGTATTTTTCTAAATTATATTCTTGGTGCGCAAAATTCTCCAATTTATTTTTGATAAACATAGTGTTTCCAAAATAGCTCAAATGCCAGCCACCTTGTACTATTGTATCGCATCTAAAAAACCGGATTTCTTCGCATGTTAATCCAAGTTGTTTATATTTATTTACTGTTAAAACTTTACAATGATACCATTTTTCATCACGCTTGCTATTTAAATTATAATAATAAAAGTCTTGTTCTAATCTACAAATACCATTATTAATTTTTAATTGTCCAGTTTTAATTTTACTCAATGTATTTGGGTCAGGTATTTCATCAAGGTCAGCAATAATAATAACATCATCTAAATCTAGATTATGTTCTATTTGTGTTAACCCTTTGGCAATAGAATTTCGTTGCCACTTTTCATTAGACCATTGGTCACCTCTTGTAATATCTATATTATCCTTTGTAAATGGCATATTAATAACAATATGAATAATTTTGTTAGTAAACTGTTCAAATAAATGCTTATTTTCATTAAAGTATAATGGTTTAATTTCTCCAATAAAAGTCTGACGTGCTTCTACAATTACAAAATAGTCAACTATATTATATAACAAATTAAGTCTATATGTTAGCATTTCTATTTCATTATAGAATATAAAACAATCAAGTATCTTTCTTTTTGATAAAGATTTAAAAATATTATATGTTTCCTTTGTAAAAAAATCATTATAATTAATAATTGTTAAATTATTGGCATATTGTTGGATAAAGTTATTAGATAAATGGTGGCAATCCTCTGATAAAATATTGTATCCAGCTGCTAACAATCTATCGCAACGAATGTGTTCAAATATTTTCGCTTCTTCGCCACAATTAGAACCGTGAATATTTAATAACACGCGACACTGAGCAATTTGTTTATCTCTTATTTCTTTAAATCCTTGAATAACTTTTACAGTATATTTATTATTTAGTAAATAATTAACAACAGCAAGTCTACGTTCTACAATTACTGGATTTTCACGAGATATAATACCAAAGTCGTATATTTGCTCCGTATTTTGTTTTAACTGTACTAAAATATCTTGTTCCTCTTTATAAATTAAATATGGTAAATGATGTGTATTTGTGAATCCATTTGCGTTTAGAATATGAATGTTTGATAAGCTATAGTCGTATATTTTAATGCCTTCATATTTATTCAAATACTTTTCTATATTTTGGTATCGATGAATTAAATTCATTGGTTCCGTATTTAAAATACTTATTTCAACCTGCTTATTATTTTTCTTAAAAAAAAGGTTATAAACTGTCTCGCTTGAAATCTCAAACACAAATATTAATTTGGATATATTCTCTACATTAATAGCTTCATTTTCATTATTTGTATATATTACATTGTATTGTGATTTATAACTATCAAAGTAGTCTTGTAAATTTAACTGATTATACCAAAATGGCAAGAAAAATAAGATTGTTTCTTTTTCTATTTTTAAATTTCTAAATAAAAGACTTGCCCATATTTTGGCTCTATTTTCCCATGAACAACTCAAAGCATATTCTTTACCTTCTTTTCTTAGAATATCTTTTTTCTCAGATGTTAGACTTGTTAATATATCTATTTCATTACCATTCTTAATTTGTATTCCATATTTATCCATTGTATTTGTTAGTCCAGCCACAGGATAATATAAACAAATAACTTCTGACATTAACATTTCTAATGCTGTAATACAAGATGTCTCTGCCCATGATGTTGGATATAGCCAATATTCAGCAGTGCTCATTTCATTATATAATTGTTCAGTATTTAGTTGACCAACATGTTTAATGCTGTCATATTTATCTATAATAGACTTAATCTGTTCTTCTTCTTTATTTAAAGGAAACTTAGTATATGTTGAAATAATCAGTGTCGCATCTGGTTTAACTAACAAAATTTGTGGCCATAACTCCAAAACTCGTCTAAGACCGCGTTCAGTACGAGATGTATAAATAAATTTGTTAGTTTGTTTCAAAGAAATGGTAGATAAAGGAAATGCCGTTGTATCAATTCCATTATTTATTATAATTATCTTATCCTTTAATACAGGATATTTTTTCTTGTATTCATTTGCGTGCCATTCCGTTTGGCAAATACATCCATTAATATAATTTGACCACTTTTCTAATATAGTATTGTCACTAAGTTTAGAACCATATGGTAGTAACATGGTATCATGAGCCCAAATATAAAACTTGTAGAATGAACACTTATTGAACATTTCAAGAAATCCAATATAGCGTGAACAAATAACTGTATGAAACGGAATAGTATTTATTAATTTTGGTAATTCAGACAAATGTAAATAGGTAACATTCATTTCAGGCAATTCTTCATTTGTTAGGTCTCCAACAACGTAAATTTTGTATTGTTTTTCATTTATAAAATGAATCTGTGATGAAAGATACTTTGTTAGATACGCCACTGCTTTTTCTGAACCACCTATTGCATTCTGTTTTAAATAACTATAATTCCAATAAACTTCTGAGAATCCAACATAAAATAAGATGTTGGTACTTGATTGACATTCTGCTTTTGAAAATACACAACTAGCCTCTCTATCTGCTTCAGTAATTTTTTTTAAAGGTTGAAATATAAAATCCACATTGATGCCAAGTTTACCGTAATCTTTAAGAAAATCATATGATGCTATTTGTAGACCATTGTCTTTTAAGAAGTATATATATTCATTAGCAAGTCCAATAAAATACGCGAGTCTTTCTGGTTTAACATGTTTTATAAAGAACTGTAAATTATATAGTAAATTCTTTATATACCACTCTTCAATATGCTTTTGTTTTTTAACAAATATAATTTCAAACATTTTTACAATACATTCAAAATCCTGCGTCTTGTTTTTACTAGAATCAGCAATTAAAATCATATAATATGGTACAAAAAAGTTGCCCTTATCTACATTAATAAATAATTTTTGGTCCATATTTGTTTGTAAAAACCTTTTCTCATAGAACTCTTTTACAACTAGATAATAGTTATAAGCAATATTATTTTTATCTGAGCAACAGTAATGAACTAACAAAGGATACAGGGCCTCAACACGTTCAATATCATATGTAAATGCTTCAATTAAATAATAAAATCCATGTTCCTTCTCTCCAAGTGCGTTATAGCAATCATAAATATAGAGACATGACACATATTTTTCTTGTGCCCAATTGTCTTGGTTTAATGTGATTTTATACCACTTAATTGCGTCTTCAAATTTGCCACAGTCTTTATAACTATTTGCGCAATAAAATGCGTAGCGATGATATAATGGGTCTCCAGTAGCTAGAGCTTCAGCATACGCTTTTTCTAGAATTTGAGCATCCTTTAAATATTTATTAGGGTCTTTACTACGATTGCCACTGCGACCTGAAACAACATAATAGTCCCCTTCTATGACTGTAGAGCGAGAATTTGGTTCTAAACAGCTAATAAATTCATGTAGAACAGATAAATATATGAATCGCTTATTATTATTAATTAGCAACACACGTGTATAACTTATGCCTAATGGACTACCAAATTTCAGATGATATTCATCATATTTAATGTCACTTTTATTAAGAGGTAAACAAATATTACCGTGTATCTCATCATCGGCATCAAAAATAAGAAGCAAATCTGTCTTACCAAATGCTCGGTTAAGTGCCAATGTTCTATTATGAGCAAAATCCTTCCATTCATCTTGAAAAAGTTCTCCTGGTATATTTTTTTCTTGAAAAAAATTGGATATAATATTTTGTGTGCCATCTGTAGAACCCGTATCGCAAATAACCCAGTAGTCAAATTGGATTTTATTACATAACATTTCTAATGTGCCTTTTATAATATGTGACTCATCCTTGACAATCATATTTAAACATATTGTTGCTTTCTTTTCTGTTTCTGTTATAACTAGTTCCATTAATTATAAATATAATTATACATCTAATTATATTTATTTAATTATTTATAAATATGTTATTATATTTATTTTATTCTAATAGCTCTAATAAATCAACATATTTTGGAAAATCAGTAAAATAATCATAGTTATTAATTATTATTATTTCATTTTCATCAATTTCAAGAGGTTTTTTAAGTTTTAAATGTAAAATCCCTCTATAGTTTGAATTATAGAAATATTTTGTTTCAGATAATATTAAATGAGTAAATGAATAATTTTTTAATATATGATAAACAACTTTCCAAATATCACCTGTCCATTCTTCTCCATATTTTAAAATACCATTTTCATAATAGTGCTTTCTTGGTATTTTTAATTGTTCATTATATGTAAATGGTAAAATATCATCAATAAATATAGAACCTCCATCTTCTAATACTTTGACACTATTATTAAAGTCTCTTAAAAAATATTCAGATTGATGCATTCCATCAATAAATATTGCGTTATATTTTGTATCTGTATCTAATAATTTGGACTCAACTAACGTTTTAAAAAAATCATCTGATTTACATGATTTAAATTTAAACTCTTTATTAGTAACTGGAAATTTAGGGTCCGGGTCAACGCCAGTTTTATATTCAGGTTTAAAATGGGTTTGTAAAAAGGTTTGTCCATATTCAACTCCTATTTCCAAATACTTAGCATCTGGTTTTGTTAAAGAATTAATAACTTGGCTTCTCTGTAAAAATAGTGTATTATATATAGGCTTATTAATAAAACCATTTTCTATTATTTCATATTCCTTTGCTGATAAATATGTTGTCTTAAAATAATTAACTAACAAATTCTTGGGTATATCAATTAATGAATAACATTTCATTCTAGAAAATCCATAGTTATCTAATTGTCTCCATAAATATTCGTTTGTAGCTTTATTGTCTAGTAAAATAAAATCTATTCGTAATGATTCATCATTATATAAACCTTGTATATATTCCAAATTTAAGATAAGACTATCCAATCCAATAATACAAATTTGCTTCTGAAAATCTACATTAACTAACAAATTACAATAATTATGAATATAGTTAGAGTTAGTATTTATTCTTTTCCATATTTGTACATTATTTATTGTCTCAGATACATTTGGGTCCTCAAATGCGTCTAATGCTTTCATTTTCTCGGCAATCTTATATTCATTATAATAAATTGGACTAATATATTGTGGTCCAATACGATTTATTTCTCCATTTCTAATAAGCGAAAAATTATTATTAGAATTATTCATATATTGAACATAACCTAGTTTGGGAATTTTTGCCATCTTTGTATTAACTGCCGTTCTAAGAAGAATCTCATAGTCATCACAAATGGGTAAATATTCACAGTAATTGCCAATTTTAAGAAGCAGTTCTCTGCGCCAAATTCGTGGATGATTTGGACAGCAAACTAGATGTGAAAGAGTTATATTATTAATATTTGGTGTATTATATACATAGACCCATTTATCATTATATTTTTGACAATAATAAGAACCATAGCCTTTACAAATATGGTCTCCATAACGGAAATTTTCTCCATTTTCATAGATATTAATAAAATCCATATAAATAAATCCAATATCTTCTCCTTTTGTTGTATCTGTGCCTTCTGAAAATAATCTTGCCGCATCTTCTAAAACACAGGGTAATATTTCATCATCATGGTCCATTTCTAAAACATATTCGCCACGACACAAAGATACTGCTTCATTCTTTACATTGCCAATACTGCCGCTATTTTCACTGCGACGATAAATACGAATACGGCAATCATGTGATAATTTTTCTCTTAAAAATTCAAAGTGTTCATCATCCGGTGAATCATCAATAATAACCCATTCCCAATTAATAAGAGTTTGTTGTTTAATACTATTATATGCTCGCATAATTTTATCATAAGAGTTGAATGATGATGTAAAAAGAGAAAAAACTGGTCTCATATAGTTACGGTCTAATGCACAGTTTAAAATATATTTTTTATTTACTAATTCATTAAATACACTAACATTATTTAAATCCAATTTTGTTAGTTTAATCCATTTTTGATTACCATAGAAATCTTCAAAATTGTCTAGAGTTATTAATAAATGATAATTTGCGCTATAAATTTTATTTAAGGTAGAAACTTTATTAGTTATATGAACAGTACAATTGAGTTTTTTATTATTATCAATAAAAAACTTATCGCAGTCAGCATCTAATTCATTACGGTAAAATATAATAAAAGGATATTTCATTGTATTATATTTTAATTAATAGTAAATATTTAAATTGTTTATATTTTTATATTTTTTTACTTTTATTGTTCCACTTTTATTGTTCCACTTTTATTGTTCCACTTTTATTGTTCCACTTTTATTGTTCCACTTTTAAAATTCCGGACTATGTTTCTTAAATAAACAGCCTTGTGCCACCAGCCAATTAATATCAGTTGTAACTATTCCAGGATTCTGATGCTCACAATTTGTCATCCATATTTTAACTATACAGAAATTTTTCTTTGGTGAAATTGTTATTCCGGTTACTGCATTAACAAACGATACATTATTACTCACACTCTCTCCAACTAACATATAAGTCAACTCTCTCCAAACATCACAGACATTTTTATTAGACACCTTGTATGAAAAGCATCCACCATGTCTATTCTTTATGTCTTCCCACATAGGAATAATTCCTTCTTGCATAATAAACAACATACAGTTTTTAATCAACGGATCAGGTAAACTCTCGGTAATTGCTATTGTTTCTTCTACTGTTGAAAATGTGTATATTTGTTTATAACTCTTTGTCGACCAGTCGCTATCATGAGGCAGATGTGCCCATAAATTCCACCTCTTCTTCAAAGGTAAGAATGCGGTATTGGTACTGGTATTAGAATTTGTATTGGATTTGTTGCTGGTTTCAAGGTTCATTGTTATTGCTTTTTCCGGAGTCACCATTGTACTTATATTAAATCAATTTTTTTAAGTAATTTTTAATTATATTTATAATTATACCTGATAAAAAGAAAAATACAATTTTTATAGTAGTATAATTAGTTTTAAAAATTGTATTATTAATTATTTCTAATATTTTGTATCTGCTGATTTAATAAAATTTATGTATATATTTTATTATTTCTAAATATAACATTCATATTCATTATTTTTACACATATAAATATTTTGAATAATGTTATCTGTTTTTATTTTTTTAATATTTTTTATTAATTCAGTTTTCCAGTTATATTTGTCATTAAACACATCAGTCTGTATTATTCTTATAATTGAATAACCATTCTTATTAGCACATTCTTGTTTAAATTTATCACACTCTTGTTGTTCTTCAGGTGATTTCCAATTCCAAACTTGTCTAAAATGTTGTTCACCATCTAATTCAATAATAATTTTGTATTCTGGAATACAAAAGTCATATCTTTTAGGGTTTATCCAATCAGGTGAAAATTGTGCTATAATAGATGGAAAATATTCAATTAATTTCTCATATAGTAATTTTTCAGTTTTGTTAATACAAAATCTACACCAATGACCGTTTTCAATACTTTTAGCACGCACATCAAATGTTTTATTACATTTATTACAATCTAAAAATATAGTCGTATCGCCATTTTTAAATATAAATTCTGGTTTATTTTGATTTTTTGTGCTCCAATGATTGACCATCTTATCATTTGATGCGCAAGATTTATCAAAACATTTTTTACATTCACTAGAACCACATAGTTTTTTTTGAGGAATACAACAATATGGACACCATCGTCCAATAATTATTTTTGCAGGGCTTATTATAAATTCATGATTACACATATCACAATTAAATATATATTTTTCGTGTGTTCCCAATGGTATATATTGTGTATTTATGTTTTCACCATTTTTTTTACTAAAATTTTTATTTCTTGGATGAGAAGCCAAACTATTTTCAAAGTCAATTAATTTTCGTCTTTCAATTCTTGATATAGACACTTTTTTTGCCTTATTATTATTTGTGCAATCCTCACAATAACCGTTAGTTATTATTAACATTCTAAAAGTTTTTGTAAAGATTTTTACACATTCTATATTTTTACATTCTCCTTCAATTTTGGTTTCTCTACCAATTGGTTCTATGTAGTTTTTTTTAAGAGTTATATTATTATCATTACAATATAATAATAATGATGATACTGAATATATATTTGTATCTGATTGTATAATGCGTCTCTGTTTATACAGACAAGTAGTACATAAACCGTTTGTTTCAAATAATTGACGAAAACTCTTTTCAAAAACTCCAATACATCCTTCACTTATACATTTTCCTCTAATAATAGTATCTCTTGTTATTTTGTTTTTACTATAATCAATTTCTAATTCTATGGTATTATCTTTACAAAATTGTTGTAAATAATCATAATTATATTGTTGTTTTACCATTCTTTACTCTATATTAACGTTATAATTTTATATCAATTTTATATTTATCTTTTTCCTCTTCTTCTTTTATGCTTTCTTGTTTTCTTTGATTTTCTATTTTTACGTTTTCGTGTTTTCTTTCCTTCTCCATCAAGGTCGTTCATACGCATAGATTCAATATAATCATCATAATTTAGCGGAACACTACCAGCTGCTGGAGGAAGTTCCGTATAAACTAAATGATCAGTCCCGTCTTTTAAACTACTTTCACGGAGAAGTAACCCATTCCTTTTAGGTGGTTTGACAAAATTATATGTATATGTACATTTGCTTGAATAACAAGATACAAATTTTTCATCCTTCGTAACACTTTCTAAGTATCCTAAAGGAATTAAAGAAGGTTGTACGATTTCACCATCATCTTCTGTATATTCATCCTTAGCAAGGTAATAATATTTGTTTTTAAGTTCTCTTTCATACATTAAAAAATCACGTCGTTGCCGAATATCATCTGGTACTCTTTTCAAAACACTCATTATTATATTATAATCAGATAAAAATTACACAATTTATTTTTATCTTTCTTCTACATGTAATAAGTGTGTTTATATTTCTTTAATTTTCTGGTTTCTTCCTTTAAATTTTATAAATAATTAGTTCCAATTTTAATTATTTATAAAATACTGAATATATGCATAATATACGAGAAATATTTAATTATAAATATAAATTATTAGCAAGATGGGTATAAAAATATAAAAAGAATGAAAATATCAATAGAAAAATACGTAAAATTATAACCTAAAAATAACATCTAAAATTAAAAAGTTTATAAAAGAATATGAACATAAATATTCAACAACTGCTTTATAAGAACTTTCAAAATTAGTAAATTACAGTAGAAGGTTCAAAAACATTTTTATCATTCTTTATATCATCCTTTTTATCACATTCTTCTATGTTTATTTTTTCTAATTCTTCTAATATTTCTTCTACTAATTCTTTAACCTCCATATTCATTTTATTTAGTTCCATTATTTCATAATCATTCTTTTTTATAATAATACTTTGATTCTCATCTAAATTTAACATTTTCAAATTATGGTCTATCAACTCTAAATTATATGTAAATGGCTTGTTAATATCTATATTTATTTTTAAGATATTTTGTAAATAATATTTAAAAAAATTTGTATTTATTACATTACCAACTACATAAAAATTAATATAGGATGAAAATAAATTAATAATGTTATCTGCTTCTATATCGCCATTCTTATATTTTAAATATAATCCTACAAATCGCAAATCAGACAACTCACATTGTATACTATCTAAATTTAAATTAGAAGGTGGTTTATCTAAAATGAACATAGCATTATCATCTGATTTTATAATAGACAATTCAGGAGACTGAAAAACAAGTGTATTATTACTATTATTATTACTACTATTATTACTACTATTAGCATTACTATTAAAACATAAATAATAATTATCAATCTTATTGCGAATAAAATTAGCTGCTTCTCGTATATAAGGAATTGTATATCTGATTATTTTGTTTAATGTGACCTGACAAAAACTGTAAACATAAATTATATTGCAACACATTAATGTTAAATATGGTAAAAATGGCTTTAGTGATTCACTTGATTGAATACTAACTAAAAACTGCTCAAATACAGTATCAAATTCATGTGGATATCTATTTTTATAGAAATGTAAGCCAAATATTAGTGCTGTAAAAGTAAATATATATGAATACAACATTATTATAATAATATATTTATTATAATAATTTAATTTTTATATTGTTTTGTTTATATCTGTTATTTTATTTATTGAAACTGAGGGTCTGAACTTATAGTATAACCAAAGCTATTATTAGTCGCAGCATTAGTAGCAGCATTTGTATTAGTAGAAGAAGCATTAGTACAAGTATTTGTATTTGTTGTAGACGCACTTTGTGTAGTGCTACTATATATCAAATTAGAGTTTGTATTAGTATTTGAACTAGGATTGCTACAAGCATATTTTAAGGTTCCAGTTGCCGCATCTAGACCAAATACATATAAAAGTATTGTAACTATAACTGTCATAAAAATAAACGGAATAAATACAATTATCCACGACACAATTGACATACCACCTTGACATAATGCGTTTAATAAGAATGTAATAGTAATCATGACAATAAATTTGAAAAATGCGGTATTGTAGAGACCTTTAAAAGTGTCAATAATAATTTGTGTTAATGAGAATGCTAAATAAATTAGAGCAGGGGGACAAATATTATCCAACATTGTTTATTTACTTATATTATGTGTATATTTTATTTCTGTCTTTAAGAGAAAATTGGCTCACCATCCTTGATAATACCAACTTGTTTGCCGACTTCTCCATCTTTATCAACCGCATATAAAATACCATTTTCTTCACTGGTGGCATAATAAGTTACATCATCAATTTCAATCTCAAAGACTTCTTCTTCTTCTGCCTCATTAGCTTCGCTTATAGCTTCTTCTTCTTCCTCTTTAACTTCTTCCTCAGACTCAACTCCAACTTCTTCATCTTCAGCTTCTTTCTCTTTAGCTTCTTCTTCCTCAGACTCAACTCCAACTTCTTCCTCTGACTCTTCAGCTTCGCTTATGTCTTCCTCTTCCTTAGATTCTTCTTCCTCTTTAGCTTCTTCTTCAGATTCAACTTCCTCTTCCTTAGCTTCTTCCTCAGATTCAATATCAGCTTCACTTATGTCTTCCTTAGCTTCTTCGTCCTTCTCAGATTCAATATCAGCTTCTTCATCTTCAGATTCTTCCTCAGACTCAATACCATCTTCCTCTTCTTTATCATTCATATTCTCTACTATTTCACTAATAGTATTAGCAACTGTTGGGAGACAGCAAATCTTCTCTTCAATATTAAGGCGAATATGTTCCTCTTCTACAACTTTAGCAACAGTATTAGCATCAGGATTAGCAATATGTTTACATTCATTATTTCCAATTACAACATTCTTAATTGCTTCTGATAAACTAAGTAAACTACTATTAATTGCTACTAATTGTTCTTGAATTTTAGCTATATCATCACTATAATCTTTTACTGTAATATTAGATTGAGATATATTGGATTGAGATATATTAGGTTTAGGTGAAATAATAGGCGATTCATTTGTATTTTTCTCAATTAATCCAACAAGCTTTTCAACGCTAATAATTTCAATTAATCTCTCTAAAGTTTGCGATAAATGGGACATTTTTGGTAGTTATAATATACTATATAACTATTCGTTTAATATGGTTTAAAAAATATTTAATGTAGTTTATATAAATGAATATGTCTTTTGTTAGTGATGATGAAATAAATGCCTTAGTTGTAAAGGTTTTAGCTCAAACAAATTATACTGAAGAAGTCGCAAAGACTAAATTACAACAATTTAATTATGACCTAATGCGAGTATTAAAAGATTATATGGGTATTCCTGAGAAGAAGAACAATGGTACACAAATTAAGTCAATTAATCAGGAAATATATAAGCAAATTAGACATACCTTAGATAGTTCAATGAGAGAATATAGAGAAAAGAACCCAGTAAATATTGACCAAGTAATTACCAATTTAACTGAGTCAGAGGAAAATGAGAAAGCAAAGAATGGTAAATAAATATAGAAATTATAATATAACCTATTTGGATTATTTTATAATTTGTTAGTTATAATAACCTTTTCTTGAGTATTTAGCATTATATTTGCGCATATTATATCTAGTTCGTTTTCTATATTGTTTCTTATTTTTCCTTCGTGTATTATAGTGTTTTCTATAATGTTTTTTAGTAATTTTACCACCAATAGAACGTTTTACTCCTCTTGGTGTGGTTGAGCTATTTATAAAATCTGTAATTGGTTGAGTAATGGAGCTTATCATTCTTTGTAAAAATCCTTGTTCCCATTGTTCTTGCATACCAGACAACATGTTAGATATACTATCTAAGACACCTATTCTGTTATTTAGATTATTTTCAATATTTTCAATATTCTCAATAGTAGCAGAGGCCAAATCACTTATTTCGCCAAATGAACAAGTAGCTTCAGGTGGAGATTCTTTGGCAACTAATTGTTCTTCAGACATTTCTGAGGTTGATGAAACTTCTATTGGTAATTGTATTTTATTAACTTCATTTTCAAGATAAGTTGAGGCTTTATTTATTTCATTTTTAACATCATTGATAAATTCATTTTGTTGATCCGCATTACTATCATTAGCACTAGAACTGGCACTAGAACTAGAACTAGAACTAGAACTGGCAGCACCAAATTTAGATTTCAAACTTTCTAGTTGAACTAAAATATCCTGTCGTAATTTTGCTTTATCTATTGGAGGTTTAGGCTCAAATCGTGCTCTAATTTCATCAACCTTTTCTTGAATTATCTTATTTAAATTAGCAGTAAATTTTTCCAAATTTTCTTTCTTCTTTTGAATATCTTTTAATAATGCCTTAGGTAATTTTCTTTTTATATTTGTTTTATATTCTTCTTCTTTTTTTTCTAATTCTTTTAATTTTGTTTTTGTATCTGCTATTTTTTGTTCAAGATCTATTTCTGGTTTATATTTATTTCGTTCAGCAATTTTTATCTGAATTTCTTGTTCTAGTTTTTGTTTTCTTATTTCTTCAGACTCTAAAGCGGCTGTTCGGGGTCTTCCACGAACTTTACCTTCAGGAAGAGGCGGTGGCGGTTCAACCGCATTAAATTGTAAAATAACACCTCCCATACTTTTAACAGCATTAGCCATAACTGTTTGATATTGATAAAAATAATCAGAAAAAACGTCTTGAATGTCTCTGTCTCTGTCTGTTAAATTTTCAATAGCAAAATTATAAGTGCTATCAGATATAATTGGATTAGTATATGTTGCTGCTTCTGTTATTATTTTTGTAATAGCATTCTGTTTTGTTGATAAATCATATTTGCGAATAACACTTGATAGTTGTTCTGATACTTTTAATTCTATAAAATTTTGTATAATTTTTAATTTTTGTGTAAATATATCTCTATATTCATCCTCAGTAAATAATAATGTATCACTAATTTTCTTTAGAAAGCATTTGAGTTCAGATAATATTTTTTTATTATCTTGATTTTGATCTAAACTGTCAATATAACTACCTATTTTACCTTTGGCAGCATTTGTTAGTTTTGATGAATTTTGTAATTGTCCAACTTCATTAATCCATTCTGGATTGTTTGAGTTACTCTCTTCATTCATTTTTGTTTCTATTTTGCCTTCTTCATAAGATAAAATTACCTTAGAATAAATTAGAATATCAGATTGTATCATTTGAGGTGTAGCCAAACTACTGTTAGTTGTAATAGCCTTCATTGTATTATATTTGGGATTCATTGGGCTATCTGGTAGTTGCTGGGCACATTTTACATTCTGTCCATCGCTGTTTAGTTTATTTCCTTCATATGTCTTTGCCATTTCACCAAATTGTGTTATATCATATATAAACTCCTTTTCTTTATAAAGATTTTTATGTGGTCTAGTTCCAAGACCAACAATCCATGTAGGTGTATCTGTTAGAAATGATTCGCCTCCAACATTCTTATCAGAAGATGAAATATATATATTAAGCCCATATTTTTGCTTGTAATATGTTGATAATTTTTTCACATAATCCACTTGTGATGCGTCACCAAATGATTTCAATGAGATAATTATTTGTTCCAAGAGCCGAGATTTAAATACAGGCCATGCTATTTGACCCATTTTTGCTTTAATACCTTCTAATGTTGGCTTGGCTGGTATGCGTTCATATATAGCACTGGCAAAATCGTATAATCTAGCCCAAGAGTTCCACTGAGTAGCCAATATATCTCTTGGAAATTCAGTTGGACGATTATGAGGCATACCACCATGTGGTTTAAAATATAATATAAATTCAGATATATTATTAATAGTTGTATCACCGACGCAAATAGAGACTTGAATTGGTTGTGTTCCTTGTATTACTGGTTGTAAATAGAAACGAATTCCATCATATTTTACATTACCCGCTTTGTCAAGTATTTCTATAAAATTAATATTTTTATCCGGCCTATCTGGATTTTCAGTTGGATATGTGTTATTATCATCAATACTAACAAATCCACTAGTAACACCAAACATAGCCATAAATTTATTTATTGCTTCTATGAAAAAATTTCGGGCAACTAGTGAATTTGGATTATTAATATCTTGTTCTTGTTGTATATGAGTAATTAATGTTAAAAATTTACCTCGTTCTTTGGTTTTCGGAGATAATTCATTATTATTATTTATTTCTGCGTAATCACCATCATTTGGATAGTTTATATTTTTCTGAAAAAACACAATTGGATAATTTTCATCAAGATAATTACGATTAAATTTTGTTTGAAATACCGCTCCAGTTGTTGATGGATCGCATAAATTTGGACCTGTTTGAAGATGAATACAAGACTCTTTTAAATTATTTATAGCATCATTTTTAAAAACATATGTATTTTCTGATTCATTGTATTCAATATTATCAGGTAAATTTATATCATTTAATACCACGGCCAATTTAGATACAGAAATAGAATTATCTTCACATAAAACTAAGTCATAAGGAAATACTCCATCACCAATTGTCATAAATTTGCCTTCAGATGTATTATAATAAACATATTTATCAGCATCTTCATCATCTGTAGTTCCTAGTTGCCATTTTGGTATATCTCTATTAACTAAAAATTTATACATACTTGGTTTTCCTATTAGAAAAATACTAATATCATCTAAACGATTACATTCTTCATCAATGTATTTCAATGCTGATACATAATAGTTCCATTCATGGTCATTAATAACAGAATTAGAACGAAGTGTATTTATAAACCCATTTATTTTTTGGACATCAGGTTCATTAGCACCCAGTTGGCTTTCTATATTTAAAAAATAGTCTATCATTGGCTCATATGATGATGATAATATAGAATCAATCATATCTGATTTAAATCTTGACAAAAAGTCGTGACTAAATTCTTCAGGAGTTTTTACTAGTGAGGCTTTAATAAATGCTTTTGTTAATGAGTCATTAATATTAATATTGTGTTCAATATTATCACCATCACCATTTGGATTTTCATCTGTATACATCAATATTTTGCCGCCATCACAAGCAGATGAACCAGCGCCACCGGACATACCATCTTGACTTTTAAAACTAAATCCACCATGAGGAAGAGAAGAAAAATCTAAACTACCAGAAGGAGGACCAAAAGCATTATTATATCCTGTGTTATAAGGGGAACCAGTAAGAGAACCAAGGGATGGAGAAGAACCTACGCTTAAGGTAGTTTGAGAGCTTGTGCTTTTGGGTGTTCCAGGTGGTGTAAAAAATTTAATTTCACCCCATTCACCTTGTGCTTGATTACCTTTATTCCATAGATTTTGTCCAGTATTACCTTGTCCAGTATCATTACTTCCACTCTGTTCTTCTTGTTTTAATGTTTGCGCTCTTATTTGTCTCGTTTTCATAAGACCAGCTGGTTCTAGACCTTTACCAGTAACACTTGATTGTCTTCTAGCTTTTCTCTCTTCTGCACTAAGAACAAACTGTCCTCTAGGTGTAGAGAAACCAGTTTCGTATGGAACCTGTACGCTCATAGAAGTAGCCGCCCGTTGTTGTTCCAACATATTCTCAAATGTAATCTGCTCACAATATTTAATATATCTTGAAGCAATTCCAGTTACAAACATATCCCATTCTTGAATTTTTAGATATTCACTATTGCTTTCAGCTGATACCATTTTAAAGCCGTCTAACATTTGTTGTATGTATTCTTCCCATTTGTTTTCTGGCTCTTCATTATTTTCTTCCATTACTTCATTAGGTGGTTGTCCACCCCCATCTCCAGAACTATTTGATAATCCTTTGATAGGAGTGCTAAAACCACTACTATATTGACCCCCACCTCCACCTTCATCACTTGGTATTGGTCTTAATGTTATTGTACTAGAAATATTATCTATGTATTTTTGAATTTCTTCCTCTAACATTAATAATTCATTAGCTAATAATTCTTCATCATAATCATTTGGTTGAGTTATACGTTTACCATAATATACATTAAGTTTCTGTAAACTTTTGCCAAACTTTTCATTCATTTTATCTGATTTTATTTTCTTACTCAGTATTTCAATAAATGTTTCAAAACCTCCTTTACTATTAATTATGTTTGTTGATATCTGCGCCTTTGATTTTTTTGATTCATCTTGTTCTTCATCTTCACCTCCTCTTTTTCGTTTTTCACTTCCACTTCCAGGACTTTGCGGTTCAGTTCCCAAAAAAGGATTATTTTTAGGATTTTCAATATTCATCTATCTACTAATATATAAATATATATTTATCTAAATCAAAACATATATTTTTACAATTTTCTTTAAGCGGCCAATCCAAACTTTTCATTCATAATTAGTCCCTTACTTGGCTTCTTCTTCTGTAGTCGCGACTTCAGCTGATAATTATTTGATGCGATTATCTTATTATTTAAAATAAATTCATCATTATCCTCATGAAGCTCCGGCAAAATTCGCGTTAAAGGTTTATCCACAATCAAAAAGAGTCTCTCATTCCTTAATAATGCTCTATATTCCTGAATAGATAAATTGCCATAAAACTTCTCCAACATATAATATGGATTAGGTGCTGGTTTAATATTCTTCTTATAATCATAAATCTTAGAATAAATATGATTTAATAAGTGATAACGTTCAAACTTAGCAGAACTATCAATAGTCTCATTCATTAAATAAGCAACACCGCACTCTGGACTACAAAAGCATCCATATACGTGATAAGTGCCATTAATGAAATGCTTGGGAACATAAATTGGCGGATTATCAAAGTCACAAGTACACCAGAAGCAAGCAGACTGCTTATTATTCACATTATTAATATGTAAATTGTGCTCTAATTGCTTCAACTTGCGCCAAATAGTCTTAGTATTGCCTCTGTTTTTATCAGAGCAGTCATCGTCATCATCGCCATAATCTTCGTCATCCTCATCATTATCATAGTTGCTATATTTACTATTAAAATTATTTTTAGACAAGTCTAAAGTTGAATTACCCAGCCCTGATTTATTATGAATTACATTTGGCTCTGTATTAGTCATAATATTAAACCCCTTAATATCATTTATTAGACATGATGATGGCAAACTATGATTATCAGTAGTAGACTTAGGCAACTTAATAGTATCACTCTTACCTACTAAATCGTAACCAAAGTCATTTGAACTGAAATTATAAGATTCAACAGGACATGATGGTGTTTGATACAAATCTTTCATTGAACATTTCAAGTGAAGAATTACATTTGGTTTCTCAATCTTTTGGGGTTCAGATAAGACAATATTTTGGATAATTTTACCACCCTTAGGCTTTCTTCCACGCTTCTTAGTAGTCTTCTTTTCATCTTGTTCTACAATTTCATTTTTGTCTTCATTATCACTATTATTATCATTAATATTATCATTAATATTAACATCTGTTGTATCTATAACCAATGATTCTTTTTCAGCAACTTGTAATTGAATTGTCTCTACAGCATTAGTTGTATTACTTACAGTATTTGTTACAGTATTAGTTGCAGTATTTGTTGCCGCATTTAATGATGCCATTAATTCTACCTTAGATTTTCTGCCTCGCTTAGGTTTTACAACTACAGGTTCTACTGTTGCTTGCTGTAAAATAGTTTCTACTACTGGTTCCACTATTGGTTCTACTATTGGCTGTGATACTAAATTTTCTTTATCCTTGTCTTTTTTAGACATTCGTTTTTTCTTAGGAACATCAGATATAGTATCATTAGTTATAACACTAGTATTTACAGTATTAGTATCAGATAAGGCATTATTAGAAGACTTTCTTGGCATTTATTAGTTATATATTAAATGATACTATCAATTTAAATCATTTTAATATATTTATTTTTTCAAAAAGACAATTAATTAGTAACAGTTTCTACAAACCGGAATATAGTTATCGGAACCAACCACAGTTTGTTCTGTTTCAGTTGTAATACGCTTTGAAAATATACCAGGTGTTCCATTTTTACAAATACTACACAATGATGTTAGTTTAGTGACTTTATCTGATAGTGGTATTAGATCCAAAATCTGTCCAAATTTCTTACGCTCAAAATCGCCATCTAAACCGCCAACATAAATCTTCTTACCTAGTCCAATCATTTGTAAAACAACATCATATAAGTCACTAAAAAACTGACCTTCATTAATAATAACTACTTGAGAATTTAGAACATCACTATTTGTTAAAACTGTCAAAAGCTTATCGGTTTTAATACAAGGGATCATTACTTTATCATGAGTTGATAGCATGGTATCATGGTAACGGTCATCAATACAATGATTTATAACGGCAACAGGAATATTACAAAACTTACACTGTTTATAAATATCTACTAGACGACTAGTCTTACCTGAAAACATAGGACCAATAATGAGCTCTAAATATGAGTTTTTTAAATAACTATTGCACAAATATGAATTCAATGACGACATGTTATATATAAATATACCATTATTTCTAAATATTTTTAACCTATTGATAAATATGTCTCGTTATACATATATTAAAACAATTTAGAACTAACAAATATTCTATATTATATAGCAATCAAATGTCTAAATTTTTAAGAATATCAAACAAGTTAATAAATACTAATAATATTTCTATGGTCACTTCTTATGAAGGAGAATTTTGGATAGATATGATTAAATCTACTCATAAATCTGGATTTATTGAAGGTATACATGGTTTTTTAATAGGAGGAACAGGAATGTTATTTAATGATATATCAACTCTTGTTGTTAAGAAAAGTGTAGAGCCAGAAAGTTATCTGGAAGTAGCTAAATGGTTTAATAATATTAAAAATAGAGATTAATAATAGAGATTTTTTTATAAGTAAAACTTTTTATAAGTAAAACTTTTTAATAAGTAAATCTTTTAAAACTTATAAAAAAGGAATTAAATACTATTTAGTTATTATTTAATAATAACTAAATGACAGGGACTCCATGGGTTGAACGTTTTAGACCAACTAAATTTGATGATATTGTTTTAGACCCTTTGAATAAGAAGATACTAACAAATATTATTACAACATCATATTTTCCGAATTTATTATTTTTTGGGCCACCTGGCACCGGAAAAACAACAACTATTATTAATCTTGTAAATTCATATCAGGAAGTCTTAGGGCAGAAAAATAAAGGTCTAATGATACATTTAAACGCATCTGATGAGCGTGGTATTGACATTATTAGGAACCAAATTAACCAATTTGTAAATTCCAAATCACTATTTAATCAGGGCACCAAATTTGTCATCTTGGATGAAGTTGATTATATGACAAAGAATGCGCAACAAGCGCTGCGTTATTTACTACAAAACTATACAAATGGAGTCCGTTTCTGTCTTATTTGTAACTATATTAGTCGCATTGATGAAGGACTACAAAATGAATTTCTAAGACTGCGTTTTAATCAGTTGCCAGAGCAAGATATTATTTCTTTTCTGAAGAACATATCAGTCTCAGAAAACCTAAATATGACTGATAAGTCTTTAAGACTTATACAGAAGTTATATAAATCCGATATTAGAAGTATGATAAACTTTATGCAATCCAATCAACATATAACCGATGATGAATTTAATATTATAGATGAGACAGTCTGGGAAGAATTGTACAGCAAAATAGTAGAACATAAAACAAGTTTACTATCAATTGCCGCCTTTATAAATACAACCAGTTCTAAATACAATATTGATAAAAAGAATATAATCAAGGACTTTCTGAATTATATTATTCGTCATAAAGAACCGCATATTTCTCCAGATTTTTTAAATTTTGTTGAGAATATAATGCATTTTGAGGATTGTAAAAATAGTCATTTTGTAAATTATTCGCTTTCCAAATTGTCATCATTGTTGTAAGACTTGGTGTCATAAATTGCCATTCGCATTTTAAGCTTCATCATAAATTCATTTGGCGGCGAACATTTTGTCGGGTCAAATACATTTTGCTTTAAACTATATTCTGTGGAAATATTTTCCTTAATACGTTTCATTGAAGTAGGTGAAATTTGTGAAATAGGCGCAAAATTGCCCCTTTCATGGATGACGCTTAACTTTTTGCTCAACATTATATTATATTGTATTACGAAAATAAAATAATATAAACTGTACAAATATAAACTGTACAAATATAAAATTGAATTAAATATATATTAAAACAATTTAAAGACAAAAATAGAAGCAATATTAACTGATAAAAATGTCTTTAAGTTCAAAAATAAATAATATAAAATCCGATTTAAAACGGCCTGAGAAAAAGGATGTTAGTCTGAGTATAGATGACGAATGGTCTAGTTTTATTACAAATAACTGTGATAATAGTGATGATAATAATAATGATGACAATAATGATAATAATGATAATGATAATGATATGTTAGATTTAAATTCAGACTCAGATTCAGACTTAGAAAAAGAATATGATGTATTTGGTAATACACTTTCTAAGACTAACTGTGTAAGCAGAACCAAAGGAAAAAATAAAACTAGTAGTAATAGTAGCAATAGTAATAATAACAATAATAATACACATAGTAATAAATTTGATACAACTAATATACCAGTGCCTGAACCATCTGAAATTTATATATCCACTAAATCTAAAATAGCTTATTTAACTGATGCGATTGACCTAAAAATATTCTGGGACATACCAATTATATCTTATTCAACTGCCGCAAATGGAGTCATTAAAAAGCAGATAAAATTTAATTCCAAAACACCCGAAGAATTAAATATTATCCAAGAGAAGCTAAAAAATGAGCTTTACTTTGAAGAACACGTTATGTCACATATTGATAATCCAAATGGCCGCGTTAAATTTAAGGACATCCGTAAAATTTCTATTGGTATTTCTAAGAAGGATATTATGAGCTACCGTTCAAAGAAGAAGCAGGCGTTTTACAACTGCTTTGTGATGATAATACGTCTAAAGATTGACGGTCTGTTTCGTGAGTTTCACATTAAGGTATTTAATACGGGAAAAATGGAAATACCTGGCGTCCAAAATGATGCGATGTTTGAGCTAGTATTAAAAAATATTATAGAAATATTACAACCGTATACAGAGAAACAACTAAGCTATAAACAAACTAGCGATACTGTGCTAATAAATTCAAATTTTAATTGTGGGTTCTATGTTGACAGAGAGCGTCTATATGATATTTTAAAATATAAATATAATATTCACGCTATTTATGACCCTTGCTCATATCCTGGTATTCAGAGTAAGTTCTATTATAATAATGATGTTGGAATCCAAACTGGTATTCAAATAAATAGTGAAAATAAGGACAAATATAGAAATATAACAGAAGTATCATTTATGATATTTAGAACAGGAAGTGTTCTTATTGTAGGGATGTGTGAGGAAAATGTATTAGTTGAAATTTATGAGTTTCTAAAGGCATTATTTAAAGCCGAGTTTAGTGAAATATATCAGGGTCTAATTGACATTGATAGTCACAATATTACTAAAAATAAACAGAAAAAGATACGTAAGAAACAGATTACTGTGCTATAAATATATTGTCAAAACTAATTTCTTCATCAAAATAAGCGTAAATATTTTTTTTAATATTTTTCTCGTCTAATTGTTTTTTCTTAGTTATAAAATACTTCATAAAATCTTCAACTATTGTTAAAAACTTATTCATATTAGTTTCTTTATATGCTAACAAATTAGTAAATAAATAAATACAATCTAGATATTGCTTTTTAATTTTATTCTTGGTTGGATCCAAATTATGTATTGTTAGTATCTTTTCTAAAAATAGCTGTATTTGATTTTCATTATAAGTTGTATTATTGTTTAGAAAATAATGTATTATATCTTTATAAATACATATATACGTGTCTATATATATTAGAATACTTTTCTCTTCATTTGTTAGTTCATTCATTGTTTTTTTGTAGTCATTGTTTATTTCATAAATTGTCTTTTTGTATACAAATGTTGTTGCGTCTCTAGAAGATAGTTGTAAAAATGTAATATTGTCATCTGATATTTGCTCTATAAATTCAATATAAAAATAATATGCTTTCTGGCTATGATAAAAAGCAATGTCAAGGTTTTTTGTATAGTACAATATAATAGAAAATACATGGGATATAGTATCAATACCACGTTCAATAATAAACTTATAACAATCGCTTTTCTTGTTGTGTATTTTTTCTAATATAATTGTTAAATATTCTGACAACAAACTAACAAATTTTGTAAGTATGTCATGAATTGAATCTTGTATATTTTGATTATAATTATCAGTATTACTTATTGTGTATTTTGGATTTTCTATTACTAAATGATTTGAATTTTTATGTCCCTTCATTTTATAAGTTATTATAAATTATAAAACATTTTAATTTATAAATTATAAGTTATTTAATATTTAAAAAGTGATTTAATATCTGCCTTTAGTTTTTCTTTTTAAACGTCTCATAGTTGCTTTTCTTTGTTTCTGTTTCTTTTTCTTTTTAACTGTGCGTCTATTTCTTCTCTTTCTTCCCAATCCAACATCTAATGTAAGTGTTTCAAATATAATATTATTTTTTTGTATAGATTCTTCTAATTTACGCTGAAAATCCCTATTATTCCAAATACGTTCTGATATTGCCTCATCTTGTCTAACAAAATCACGGTAATGTTGCTTTCTTGCTTCAACACTCAAGTTTTTAAGTATATTTTCTTCTTCTGGAACAGCATCATAAGAAAATTGGTTATACCATTTTTGAAAAATATCATTAATATCTATATCTGCTCCAGGTGTAAACGCACTATGCAACTCAAGATATATAGGTTTACAAGAACTTGCTTCTGCTGTTCCACCTTGTAATTCTTCAAAACAAAGACCTTCAATTGTACCCTTATTTGCCATATAAATTCGCTCAAACATTCCTTTTATACAACTTTGTTTATTTCCTCTACTGTAACCACCCATACATTCATTTTCAAAAGTTTCAATATATAGGTCCTTATATTTTGGATCCTGAGACAATACAAATTGTATTACTTCTAATGTATTATCTTTTACTTCAGGATGATCTCTTATGTAAGCATTTACATTTTGACGTATAGAATTTCTAATATTATTTATGTATCTAGTTTTTTGTTCTGATGTTAAAGCTGTATCTTGACTATTTATATATGAAACAACTGGTTCCAAAATATTATTATTATCTTTAAAATTTGTAGAACCATTGTTTTCTCTTCTAATAATAGTCATAAATTTTGGTAAATCTAAATCAGCAAACGCATTATGAACTTCAAATGCTAGACCTTGAGGTCGTGCTGCTGCTCGGGGTGCTCCATCTTCATCTTCGCCTTCATCCTCATCATCATCTTCATCATCTATATTATTACCATCAAAACCAGGATTCGTTTGCCTGCGCATCTCTTGCCACCGCCTGTTAAACTCCTCATCAGTCATTGTTCTAGGCATCACAGGTGCAAGTCTTAATCTTGTATGCGGAACATTTTCATACCTTGTTCCATCCAAAACTACAATATAATTTTTAGAAACTAATGTTCCAGGAAGCCAATTCCTACCTTGTTGAAATTGAACTCTATCTCCAGGCATTATATTTGTATTTTCTCCTTCAGTTCTTACCTGTTCTACTCCTTTATTTAAATTTCTTCCAGTCGCTGTGTTTCTAATTGTATAATCATATACATCATTAACTTGTCCCAGTCTCCATCGACCATTTTCATTGACTTCAACTAGCTGACCACGATTATAGTTGCCATCTGCTTGTGGTTGTGTTGCTGATTGTGGTTGCGCTGCTGATTGTGGTTGTGTTGCTGATTGTGGTTGCGCTTCTGCTCGTGCTTGTCTTGCTACTAGTCTAATTCTTGTATGTGGAACTGTTTCTGTTCTACCATCGATTTGTACAACATAATTTTTAGAAATTAATGTTCCAAGAAGTTTTATCCATCGGTGAGGTCCTTGAAAAAGAATTTGACTTCCAGGCATATAATGAGTATTTTCTCCAGTAGAATTTGGTTCACCACCTATAGCAAATACCTGATTTGGTGGTTTATTTGTTTCTCCTCGTGTAATTGAATTTCTAACAGTAAAATTTGCAACATTTTGAATTTGTGCTGGTATCCATACACCATTTTCATTCACTTCAACTTGCTGTCTAGGATGATAAACACCACCTACTGCCAATTGTTGTTCTCTACGACTAGCGGCGCTCATATATATATATATAAATTATAAAAATTATAATAAATATATATTAAATAGTCTTAATATTTGCTCTTAGTTTTGCTTTTGATAATACTTCTTTTTAAATATTTCATAGTTTCTTTTCTTTGTTTCTTCATTGTTTTTCTTACATGCTTTGCTTGATGCTTTTTACTATTTCTTCTTCTTTTTCTTTTTCCCATTCCAATATCTAATGTAAGTGTTTCAAATATGATACTATTTTTTTGTATAGATTGTTCTAATTTACGCTGAAAATCTTTATTGGCCCAAATATTTGGTGTAATTGCCTCATCTTGACTAACAAAATCACGAAAATGTTGCTTTCTTGCGTTAACACTCAGGTTTTTAAGTATGTTCTCTTCTTCTGGAACCGCATCATAAGAAAATTCATTATACCATTTCTGAAAAATATCATTAATGTCTATATCTGCTCCAGGTGTAAACGCACTGTATAACTCAAGATATACAGGTTTACAAGAACTAGAATATGCTGATGTAGCCGCTGCGCTTGAAGCCGCAGAATTTGTATTACCGCTTTGTAATTCTTCAAAACAAAGACCTTCAATTGTTCCCTTATTTGCCATATAAATTCGCTCAAACATTCCTTTTGTACAACTTTGTCTGTCTCCAGTACTGTAACCACCCATACATTCATTTTCAAAAGTTTCAATATATAGGTCTTTATATTTTGGTTCCTGAGATAACACAAATTGTATTACTTCTCGTGTATCAGTTATTACTTCAGGATGATGACTAATAAACTGTTCTACATTTTCAATTATACCTCCAGGCTTTCTAAAATTTGTTTTGTATCTAGTTTTTTGCTCTGGTGATAAATTTGTATCTGAACTACTAATATACTGAAATAATGGTCTAAGTATATTTTCTGTATTTTTAAAATCAGAAGCACCATTATTTTCTCTTCTAATAATAGTCATAAATTTTTGTAAATCCAAATCAGCAAACGCATTATGAACCTCCCATGCTAATCCTTGTCGTAGTGGTGCCGCTTGTGGTGGTCGTGCTGGTCGTGCTAGTTCTGCTCGCCATTCTGCTACGTGTGCTCGCCATGCCGCTCGTGGTGGTTCGCGATGTCGTGGTCTTAAATTTAATTGTGAAACAGTTTCTAAACCACCTCTATTATCTACCATATTAACCCAATAATTTATAGCAGTTATTGTTCCAGGCAACCATCTATTACCTTGTCTAATTTCAACTTGACTATGTACTCTTAAATTGGTTCTTTGTCGTGTTCCTAGACGATATTGTCCTCTTATATTTTCTGGTTCTACATTATGTTCTCTTCCTGTTTCTGAAACAGTATAATTTTCTATACCACCAATCTGCCCAGGTCTCCATACACCGTCGACAAGTGCGTCAATTTCTTGGTTTTGTTCATATTCGGGTTGAGGGAGTCGTGGTCTTTCTATAGGTGGTGGTGGTGGTTCTTCAGGTGAATGTGGTTCATTATATTGTTGGTTAGGTCGTCTTAATGTTGTATGTGGAGCAGTTACTGTTCTATTATCAATTTGTACAATATAATTTTTAGAAACTAGTATTCCAGGATACCTATAAATTGGTCTACTACCTTGAAATGTAACTCTATCTCCAGGTATTATATTTGTATTTTCTCCAGTAGCATCACTACTACCATTTTCAGGTCTTATCTCAGCCGGTGGTCTATTTACATTTCTTCCAGTACCTGTGTTTCTAATTGTAAAACTTTCTACTTCTTGAATTCTACCTTGAACCCATCTACCATTTACATTCACTTCAATTTGCTCTCCAGGTTCAAAAACACCTCCTCGAATAGCCAAATTATTTTCTCTAGATTGTTCAGCCATATATATAATTATTATATATATAATAATTATATATTTCTAGTATTCTTAATATTTACCCTTAGTTTTTCGTTTGCAAACACTTTTTTTTAAACGTTTCATAGTTGCTTTTCTTTGTTTCATAGTTCTATGTTTATGTTTTCTTTTTCTTATGCTTGAAAAAATATGTTTAACTGTTCTTCTTCTTCTTTTTCCCAATCCAGCATCTGAGCTAAGTGTTTAAAATATGATACTATTTTTTTGTATAGATTGTTCCAACTTATCTTGAAATTCTCTATTGTTCCAAATACGCTGCGATATTGCTTCATCTTGTCTTACAAAATCCCGAAAATGTTGCTTTCTTGCGTCAACACTCAAATTTCTAAGTATGTTCTCTTCTTCTGGAACCGCATCATAAGAAAATTGGTTATACCATTTGTAAAAAATGTCATTAATGTCTATATCTGAACCAGGTGTAAACGCGCTGTATAACTCAAGATACACAGGTTTACATGAATTTGCTGCTGCCGATGCTGAAGCCGCTCCGCTTGTTCCTTGTAGTTCTTCAAAACAAAGACCTTCAATTGTTCCCTTATTGGCCATATAAATTCGCTCAAACATGCCTTTTATACAACTTTGTCTGTTTCCACTACTATAACCACCCATACACTCATTTTCAAAAATTTCAATATATAGATCTTTATATCTTGGGTCCTGTGACAATACAAATTGTATTACTTCTAATGTATTATCTTTTACTTCAGGATGTTCTCTTATGTAAACATTTACATTTTCAATTATGCCTCTAGTCTTTCTAATATTATTTATATATCTAGTTTTTTGCTCTGATGATAAAGATGTATCTGAACCATTAATATATGAAACAATTGGTTCAAGAACATTATTAGGATCTTTAAAATTAGAAGCACCATTATTTTCTCTTCTAACAATGGTCATAAATTTTGGTAAATCCAAATCAGAAAAAGCATTATGAACTTCCCATGCTAGACCTGCTGGTTGTACTACTGGTTCTGGCTCTGGCTCTGGTTCTGGTTGTGGTCCTTCTCCTGGTGCTCGTCGTCTTATATTTAAATGTGAAACCTCTTCTGCGCCACCAATTAAATCTTGCATATTAACCCAATAATTTATAGTAACTATTGTTCCAGGTGTCCAACTATCATGTCTAAGATTTGCTCTAAATTCAATTTGATTGCCAACCCCTATATTTCCTCTTATAAATTCTGGTGTCACATCACGTTGTCTTCGTGTTTCAGGATTAAAAACAGTATAGCTTTCTATCTCATCAATAATTCCTGGTCTCCATTCATCTTCCACAAGTGCGTTGACTCTATCTCCTTGTTCATACTCTTCTATAATGTCCTCTTCAGCCATATATTTATTATAGAAAATAAATTAGATTATCTTCTTTTAGTTTTTCTTATTCCTTTGCTTTTGCTAATATTTTTTTTTAATTTCTTCATAGTCACCTTTCTTTGTTTCTTCATTGTTTTTCTTTGGTTCTTTTTCTTTTTCTTTCTCTCTATGCTTGAAAAAACATTTTTAACTGTATATCTCTTTCTTCTTTTGCCCAATCCAATATCTAATGTAAGTGTTTCAAATATGATATTATTTGCTTGTATAGATTGTTCCAACTTACGTTGAAATTCTCTATTAGCCCAAATGCGATGTGTTATTGCTTCATCTTGTCTTACAAAATTACGAAAATGGTGTTTCCTTTCATCAACACTCATATTTGTTAGTGGGTTTTCTCCTTCTGGAACCGCATCATAAGAAAATTGGTTATACCATTTCTGAAAAATATCATTAATATCTATATCTGCTCCAGGTGTAAACGCACTGTACAATTCAAGATACACAGGGTTACACGCATTAGGTCCTGCTGAAGCAGAAGCCGCTGAATTTGCTCCGCTCTGTAATTCATCAAAACAAAGACCTTCAATTGTTCCCTTATTTGCCATATAAATTCGTTCAAACATTCCCTTGGTACAACTTTGTCTGTTTCCGCTACTGTAACCACCCATACATTCATTTTCAAAAGTTTCAATATATAAATCTTTGTAATTAGGATCCTGTGACAAGACAAATTGTATTACTTCTAATGTGTCATTTTTTACATCTGGATGATCTGTTATGTAAGCATTTACATTTTGACGTATAGACCCTCTAATATTATGTGTATATCTAGTTTTTTGTTCTGGCGATAAAGATGTATCTGAACTATTTATATATGAAATAACTGGTTCCAAAATATTACTAGGATCCTTAAAATTAGAAGCACCATTATTTTCTCTTCTAACAACAGTCATAAATTTTGGTAAATCCAAATCAGCAAATGCGTTGTGAACCTCAAATGCTAATCCTTGAGGTTGTGGTGCTGGTTCAACTTCTGGTCGTGGTGCTCTTGGTGCTCTTGCTGCTGGTCGTTCTAGTCTTTGTAGAACTGTTCCTTGTAAAGGAGTATTAGCAAACATAGTTGTAGAACCGCTAGCAGAATGAAATAATTGCCAATTAGGATTTATAGTTAAACTTATACAACCTCTAAACATACCACTAAAATTTCTAACTCTATCTACATTCCAGGTACTTAAATCTTGATTAAAACTTGCACAGTCTTCAAACATGAATCTCATACTTGTAACTCTAGATACATTCCAGTTATTCAAAGGTTGATTAAAATTGGTACAACGAACAAACATAACTTCCATTCCTCTAACATTAGACACATTCCAGTCATTTAAAGGTTGGTTAAAATTAGTACAGTTAATAAACATAGAATTCATATTTGTAACACGCGATACATCCCAACCATTTAAAGGTTGATTAAAATTTATACATAAAATAAACATACCACCCATATCTGTAACATTAGATACATTCCAATTATCTAATGGTTGATTAAATACATGACATCTAGAAAACAAATGACTCATATTTGTAACATTAGATACATTCCAGCCATTTAAAGGTTGATTAAAATTGTGACATTCTTCAAACATTCTGTCCATACCTGTAACATTAGACACATTCCAGTCATTTAAAGGTTGATTAAAACCAGTACAAAAAGAAAACATGTTTCTCATATTTATAACACTAGATACATTCCAACCATTTAAAGGTTGATTAAAATTAGTACAATTAGCAAACATCTGTTCCATATCTGTAACATTAGATACATTCCAGTTTCCCAAAGGTTGATTAAAATTTTCACAATGTTCAAACATGATTCTCATATTTGTAACATTAGATACATTCCAATTACTTAAATCTTGATTAAAATTTCTACAATGGCTAAACATACCAAACATATTTGTAACATTAGATACATTCCAATTATTTAATGGTTCATTAAAATCACTGCACCACCAAAATAAGTGACTCATATCTGTTACATGAGAAACATCCCAGTCGCCAATAGGTATACCTCGTAATTCGTGTGGCATATTATTTCTATCTTCAATATAAACTCTGACTAAATTTCTTATATTATGATTATGAATATCTGCCATTATATATTATATATTATATAAAAATATAAAATATAAAATTATATTATTTTATCTAATATTTTGCTTTAGTTTTTCTAATATTTTTTTTCAAATGCTTCATAGTGACTTTTCTTTGTTTCTTTATTGTTTTTCTTATATGCTTTACTTGATGCTTTTTACTGTTTCTTCTTTTTCTTCTTCTTCCCAATCCAGCATCTAAGTTAAGTGTTTGAAATATAATATTATTTGCTTCTATAGATTCTTCCAACTTACGCTGAAAATCTCTATCTGTCCAAATACGCCTTGTCATTGTTTCATCTTGTCTTACAAAATTACGAAAATGTTTTTTTCTTGCGTCAACACTCAAGTTTGTAAGTGGATTCTCTTCTTCTGGAATCGCGTCATAAGAAAATTGGTTATACCATTTTTGAAAAATATCATTAATATCTATATCTGCTCCAGGTGTAAATGTCTTGTATAACTCAAGATACACAGGTTTACAAGCAGTGGCTCTAGCCGCAGCCGCTGCGCTTGTATTACCTCTCTGTAATTCTTCAAAACAAAGACCTTCAATTGTTCCCTTATTTCCCATATAAATTCGTTCAAACATTCCCTTAGTACAACTTTGTCTATTTCCAGTGCTATAACCACCCATACATTCATTTTCAAAAGTTTCAATATATAGGTCTTTATAATTTGGTTCCTGTGATAATACAAATTGTATTACTTCTAGTGTATTATCTTTTACTTCAGGATGATCTCTAATATACTCATTTACATTTTGACGTATAGATCCCCTAATATTACGTATGTATCTAGTTTTTTGCTCTGTTGATAAAGCTGTATCTGGTCCATTAATATATGAAACAATTGGTTCTAGAATATTACTAGGATCTTTAAAATTAGAAGCACCATTATTTTCTCTTCTAATAATAGTCATAAATTTTGGTAAATTCAAATCAGAAAAAGCATTATGAACTTCATATGCTACACCTCCTGGTCTTACTGCTGGTTGTGCTGCTGGTTGTGCTACTCCTAGTGGTTGTGCTTGCCTCATCTGGTTTTGATCAAATCTCGCAATTCGTATAAGGTCCTCCTCGGTGTTTAACCCTCGTACAAATGCTATGAGTTGTTGTAATTGTTGTGGGTTATTTCTTGAAAGCCGAATAACCTCATCCAGGGTAATTCTCCCTTGTGCAAATGCTATAAGTGGAGGTAATTCTTGTTGTTGTTGTTGTCGTGGTGGCGTTGGTTGTGGTTGTGGTGGACGATATGGGCGATAAGCACCTGGTATACCAGAATTTTCAAATATATCTCGTTCAAAATGCCTTCGTGGGTCAAGTTGCCAATTAGGATTTATAGTTAAACTTGTACAACCTCTAAACATACCAATCATTTCTCCAGATTCAACACCAGACACATTCCAGTTACTTAAATCTTGATTAAAACTCGTACAGTCTCTAAACATACAAAACATATCTCTAACATTAGATACATCCCAGTTATCCAAAGGTTGATTAAAATTTGTACAACCTTCAAACGTACGTCGCATACTTTCAACACTAGATACATTCCAGTTATTCAAAGGTTGATTAAACAATCTACAGTTTCTAAACATATCACTCATAAATCTAACATTAGATACATCCCAGTTATCCAAAGGTTGATTAAAATTAGGACAGTTATTAAATATTGAAGACATAGTCATAACATTAGATACATCCCAGTCATTTAAAGGCTGATTGAACCTGTCGCACCTAAAAAACATCATATTCATTTCTCTAACATTAGATACATTCCAGTTATTCAAAGGTTGATTAAAATTATCACAATCTTCAAACATCCTTTCCATAGTTGTAACATTAGATACATCCCAGTTAGTTAAGGGTTCATTAAAAGTTGTTAAACCTCTAAATAGAGTGCGCATATTTGTTACATTACTTACATCCCAGTCGCCAATAGGTATACCTCGTAACCATTCTGGCAGATTATTTCTATTTTCAACATAATCTGTAACTAAATCTCTTATGTTATCATTTGTAATAACATTTGCCATTGTATATTATATAATATATAATTATATATTATAAAATTAAAAAAATATGTTATTTAATATTTTCCTTTAGTTTTGCTTTTTCTAAAATTTTTTTTTAAATACTTCATAGTGTTCTTTCTTTGTTTCTTCATTGTTTTTCTATGTTTATTTTTATTTTTCTTTTTCTCTATGTCTGAAAAAATATGTTTAACTGTTCTTCTTCTTTTGCTCTTTCTCTTTCTGCCCAATCCAACATCTAATGTAAGTGTTTCAAATATGATATTATTTGCTTGTATAGATTGTTCCAACTTACGTTGAAATTCTCTATCAGTCCAAATACGTCTTGTCATTATTTCATCTTGTCTTACAAAATTACGAAAATGTCGTTTTCTTGCATCAACGCTCAAATTTGTAAGTGGATTCTCTCCTTCTGGAATTGCGTCATAAGAAAATTGGTTATACCATTTCTGAAAAATATCATTAATGTCTATATCTGCTCCAGGTGTAAATGCCTTGTATAACTCAAGATACACAGGGTTACAAGCATTAGGTGCTGCGCTTGTAGATGCTGCTGAAGCAGAAGCAGCAGAATTTGTATTACCTCTCTGTAATTCTTCAAAACAAAGACCTTCAATTGTACCCTTATTTGCCATATAAATTCGTTCAAACATTCCCTTTGTACAACTTTGTCTATCTCCACTGCTATAACCACCCATACACTCATTTTCAAAAGTTTCAATATATAGATCTTTATAATTTGGATCCTGTGACAATACAAATTGTATTACTTCTAATGTGTTAGCTTTTAATTCAGGATGACTCCTAATATACTCATTTACATTTTGAATTATACCTCTCATCTTCCTAAAATTTGTTGTATATCTAGTTTTTTGCTCTGATGATAAAGATGTGTCTGGCCCATTAATATATGAAACAATTGGTTCCAAAATATTATTATTATCTTTAAAATTAGAATCACCATTATTTTCTCTTCTAATAATAGTCATAAATTTTGGTAAATCCAAATCAGCAAACGCATTATGAACTTCATATGCTAGACCTTGTGGTTGTGGTGCTTGTTGTCGTGGTTGTTGCTGTCTCATCTGATTGTGTTCATGTCTCGCAAGCTGTAAAAGCTGCTCCGCGGTAATCGCACCTCGTGCAAATGCTATCAGTTGTTGTAATTGTTGTGGTTGATTTCTTGAAAGCCGAATAACCTCATCCAGGGTGATTCTACCGTCCGCATATGCTATAATTGGTGGTTCATCTTCTTCTGCTGCTGCTCTTGCCGCAGGTCTTTCTGCTGCCGCTCTTGCCACAGGTCTTTCTGCTGCCGCTCTTGCCGCAGGTCTTTCTGCTGCCGCTGGTCTTTCTGCTTGTAAAATTGTACCTTCTAAAGGAGTATTAACAAACATAGTTTGAATATTATTAAGCATTGGATTAATTTGCCAATTAGGATTTATAGTTAAACTTGTACAGCCTCTAAACATATACATCATACTTCTAAGTCTAGTTATATTCCAGTTACTTAAATCTTGATTAAAACTTCTACAATTATCAAACATATATCTCGCTTCTACAAGTTGAGATATATTCCAGTTATTCAAAGGTTGATTAAAATTTACACAATCAGAAAACATATATACCATATTTCTAACACTAGATACATTCCAGTTATTCAAAGGTTGATTAAAATTTACACAATTAGAAAACATACTAGGCATGTTTGTAACATTAGATACATTCCAGCCATTTAAAGGTTGATTAAAATTTGTACATCCACTAAACATACTACCCATATCTCTAACGCGAGAAACATCCCAGTTACTTAAATCTTCATTAAAAGTATTAAAATTTTCAAATAAGCTTGACATATCTGTTACACGAGATACATCCCAGTCTCCAATAGGTATACCTTGTAACCATTCTGGCAAGCGACCTCTATCTTCAACATAATCTCTAACTAAATCTCTTATGTTATCATTTGTAATAACATTTGCCATTATATATTATATAATATATAATGACAAAAATAAAAAATATAATGTTTAATATTTTCCTTTAGTTTTGCTTTTTATAACATTTCTTTTAAAATGCTTCATAGTGTTCTTTCTTTGTTTCTTCATTGTTTTTCTTATATGCTTTACTTGACGCTTTTTACTGTTTCTTCGTTTTCTTCTCTTTCTTCCCAATCCAGCATCTAAGTTAAGTGTTTCAAATATAATATTATTTGCTTGTATAGATTGTTCTAACTTACGCTGAAATTCTCTGTTGTTCCAAATGCGAGGTGTTATTGCTTCATCTTGTCTTACAAAATTACGAAAATGGCGTTTTCTTTCATCAACACTGAAGGTTCTAAGAGGATTTTCTCCTTCTGGAATCGCATCATAAGAAAATTGGTTATACCATTTCTGAAAAATGTCATTAATATCTATATCTGCTCCAGGTGTAAACGCACTGTATAACTCAAGATACACAGGTTTACAAGTTGTTGCTGCTGCTGTTCCGCCTTGTAATTCTTCAAAACAAAGACCTTCTATTGTGCCCTTATTTGCCATATAAATTCTTTCAAACATTCCCTTGGTACAACTTTGTCTGTTTCCAGTGCTATAACCACCCATACATTCATTTTCAAAAGTTTCAATATATAGATCTTTATAATTTGGTTCCTGAGACAATACAAATTGTATTACTTCTAATGTGTTAGTCTTTACTTCAGGATGACCTCTAATATACTCATTTACATTTTCAATTATGCCTCTATGCTTTCTAAAATTTGTTGTGTATCTAGTTTTTTGTTCTTGTGTTAAAGATGTGTCTGAACTATTTATATATGAAATTACAGGTTCAAGAACATTATTAGTATCTTTAAAATTTGAATCACCATTATTTTCTCTTCTAATAACAGTCATAAATTTTGGCAAGTCCAAATCATCAAACGCATTATGAACCTCCCATGCTAGACCTTGAGGTTGTGCTGGTTGTTGTTGTGCTGGTTGTCGTGGTGCTGGTTGTCGTGGTGCTGGTTGTCGTGGTGCTGGTTGTTGTTGTACTGCTTCTAGAACTGTTCCTTGTAAAGGAGTTTCTAAAAACATTTGAGTAGTTATTGTTTCTTGATTAATTTGCCAACCAGGATTTATAGTTAAACTTGTACAGCCTCTAAACATACGCATCATATTTATCACACGAGATACATTCCAGCGACTTAAATCTTGATTAAAAGCAACACACCCTTCAAACATAGTAGTCATAAATCCAACACGAGATACATTCCAGTTTTCCAAAGGTTGATTAAAACTTGTACAATTTTTAAACAATCTAACCATGGTTTCAACATTGGATACATTCCAACTATTTAAAGGTTGATTAAAACTTGTACAACCATCAAACACAGCTGACATATTTCTAACATTAGACACATTCCAGTTATCCAAAGGTTGATTGAAACTTGTACATCTAACAAACATATCATTCATATTTCTAACATTAGATACATCCCAGTTTTCCAAAGGTTGATTAAAATTTGAACATAAAAGAAACATGCCAGTCATACTTGTAACATTAGATATATTCCAATTATCTAAAGGTTGATTAAAACTTCTACATCCATCAAACATATGGAGCATAATTCTAACATTAGATACATCCCAATTAGTCAATGGTTCATTAAAAGTTGTAAAATTACTAAATAACTGAGTCATATTTGTTACACGAGATACATCCCAGTCACCAATAGGTATGCCTTGTAACCATGCTGGTAAATTATTTCTATTTTCAACATAATCTCTAACTAAATCTCTTATGTTGTCATTTGTAATAACATTTGCCATTATATATATATAATTATAAAATTAAAAATATATTATAAAATTAAAAAAATAAAATATGAATAGTTTTTAATTAAATAGTTATTGTTAATAAGTATTTAAAGACTTTAAATCAAAAACTAATATAAATGTCTGTAAAAACAGCTACTACTACTGCAACTGAACAAAATGGTGCTTCTGCCGCACCCCCTTCTAATTATCGTTTACCTTCCGATGTAACCTTACAACACGCTAGTAAATTGGCTATTGTTGAGGATAAACCTATTATGTTGGATTATTGGACTGCTTCAGTCGACAAAAAGGCACTTGTTGGTGTTCGCGAGTCGGGTGAAAAGTTGTTAGTTAAATCAGCTGAAGAGTATACTAGTCCTATTGCTAAGTTCTATAAGTCTGTGACTGAATATATTATTATTACCGAGAACTCTATTTATATTGTGTCTAGTGATATTCCTACTAAGAAAATCTCTTAATCCACTTTTAGGAAAGGTGGATCCAAAATATGTTAAACATATAGGAATGAAAATATAAATAAAAATTATAAATAATAATATATACTATCTATAATAATAACAATGTCAAATAGCAGTTTTGGTTCAGGCTCTAATTCATATGGTCAGTTTTGGTTCGGTGGCTCAACTTTCCCCGGATTTCTTTATAAGCGTAATTTAGGCGTCGGTGGTCGTCGTAGTACAAAGATGACTCCCGGTGGCAATATTACTTGTAATCAAACAACTGATATATGGAATAAATACACTCCAGGTGCCGGTGTTGGCGCATCCTCTGTGGCATCTAGACGTGCCAAATTACGTTTAGCTACTGCTTGTTCAAGAAGCCAAACATGTGGTAAATTTTATTCTGAGTTAGGTCAGAATCAAATTAGACCATCTCAGTTTACAACTTACAACTCAAACTTTACTTATTAAGATTTTAAATTTATATTATATCATATTTGTATAATATTTGTATAATATAAATATGAAACAAACTATAAAACAACGATCTATTATACGCCGTTATGTTCCAAAAGGACTAACAAAAAAAGACAAGAGTAAACAGTTACAAATGCTTAAGAAATCTCGCCGTCTATATAAAAAAGGTATTTATTATACACGCAAACCAGTTAAATCATATAAATCAAAAACATCTAATCATATTTTAGCCGCCAGAAAAATGTATAATATTGAAACAATTGATGCCACAAATGAGCTTGCGAAAAAAACAGGTTGTTCTAAATCAGCCTTACAAAAAATTATAAATAAAGGTGAAGGTGCTTATTTTTCATCAGGTTCTAGACCAAATCAAACAGGACAATCTTGGGGAAAGGCTCGTTTAGCAAGTGCTTTAACTGCCGGAAAAGCTGGCGCAGTAGATTATAATATTTTACATAATGGATGTAAACGCGGTTCTAAGGGCTATAAAATGGCAGAGTTGGCTAAACGTAAATATGGACATGGACAAAGACACGTTCCAAAGATTTAATATTTGAGAATATATGTTAGTTTATTATTTTTAAAGACTAAATAATTATATAATAATTAAAAATATATAATAATTATTATATGATAAATTTAAACATTTATACATCATTAATTTTATCTATTATAACACAAGTAATAACCGGTATTATTGAAATATATGCTTTATTTATTAAAGTACCATCTGCTTTTTTATTTATAAAACAAATGTTAGTATTAGAAGTAATTGTTCAGGTTATAGAAGGCTCATTTTATATATATTGGTTTAAGAATTTTACTGATATTGTAAATATTACTCCAAAAAGATATTTTGATTGGGCATTTACAACACCAACAATGTTAATTACATTAGTTTTTTATTTAATTTTTTTAAAATATAAGGATGATAATAATAGTTATCAACTAAATTTTTTTGATTTGTTTAATCAAGAATTTTATACTATTATAATAATTTTGATTCTAAATTGGCTAATGCTTTTATTTGGATATTTAGGTGAAATTAATTTATTACCAGTTTTATTAGGAGTCTTCTTAGGGTTTATTCCATTTTTGATTTATTATTATATTATTTATAAAAAATATGCTTTATTAAGTAATGAAGGTTTAACCATATTTTTTTACTTTTTTATTGTTTGGTCTTTATATGGTATAGTTGCTGTTTTACCTTATAACATTAAAAATATGTGTTATAATATTTTGGATTTATTTTCAAAAAACTTTTTTGGTATATTTTTAACTTATTTATTGTTTTCAAATACTATATAATAATGAATATTTGAATTATTTAAACCTTAAAAATATATTAATTTAAACGCATAACTATTTAAAGATTTGCGTTTAAAATTAGTTATATAATAGAAATAATGGCTGCTTTTACAAAAAATATTACAAACATTAATACAAATGACGGTAATGTATTAACAATCAAAACTGTTCAAATCGCACCATTTAGAACATTGATGACCGCGCTAAAAGATATCTTATTAGAGACTAATATTTCATTTCAGCCTGATGGTATTCGTATTATTAATATGGATAAGTCGCATACTATTTTAGCTCATTTATATTTAGCCGCCCAAAATTTTGAGTTCTATGAGTGTAAAAAAGAGAAGATTATTATTGGCGTTAATATGTTTCATTTATTCAAGTTAATTAATTCAATTGATAATGATGATACGCTGACTATTTATATTGAGAATGGCGACTATCACGATGGTATTGTAACACATTTGGCTCTTAAATTTGAGAATGGTGATATTAAGCAATGTAAGACTCAGAAGTTGAAGTTGATTGAGCCTGAACCTGAGGAGCTTGAATATCCTGATGTAAAGTTCTCATCTATTATTAATTTACCATCGGCTGATTTTCAGAAGATTATTCGCGATTTATCTTGTATTTCTGATAAGCTAGAAATTAAGTCGGTTGGGAATGAGCTTATTTTTAAGTGTCAGGGACAGTTTGCGTCGGCTGAAATTCATCGCGCCGAGTCAGATGGTTCAATGGGATTCATTTTGAAGCAAGATTCATCTAAAATTATTCAGGGCGAGTTTTCTTTGAAAAATCTTGGTTATTTTATTAAGTGTACTAATTTGTGCTCTCAGATTGAACTTTATTTAGAGAATGATTTACCGCTCGTTGTGAAATATGATGTGGCGAGCTTAGGGTCTATTCGTTTATGCTTATCATCTCTACCTTCCGTGTAATAATCAGTTTAATACTATTATCTTGGTTATTATTATTTTAATTTTTCCCAAAATATAAATACTTAAAGTAATATTTATATTCTAATTATATAAGATACTATGTCATATTATAGCAGTTACACTAATTATTTAGGGGCACAGCGGTGTTGTAATAATAATAATAATACAAGTGGTTCCCAAGGTGCTCAGGGAGCACAGGGTCCTGGTGGACCAATTGGTCCTAAAGGTATGACTGGTCCACAAGGTGCACAAGGATATACAGGTTCTACTGGTACACAAGGCGCAACTGGTAATATGGGATTGTCATCTGGATTATTATTGTATATGAATTTTTCTGAATCAACAACAATTGACATTTTAAATTCAGCATCTAATCCAGCATTACCTGGTGATGTAAATCCACCAACTACACACCCAACGGATCCTGTAAGCCAGACATTTTCTGGTTTTATAACTACAGATCCTACATTTATTAGCCATTTATCTACAACTTCAGATACTAATCCACAATCAAGTGTTGAGCAAACTTTTTCTAATGCTGGTCAAGAAAATTGGTCTACACAATTTGCTATTTCTTTAGCAGAATTAAATAATACCCCATTTATACCTCCCGGAATTTGGGATATGAATTTATATTGTAATCGAAATGTTGGAACAGATGTTGCATATCAATTTAGAATATATGGATATAATGCGATTGGTCCAGTTTTAGATGAATTAGTACCTGGCGGTTCTGGTTATGATGCAGTTCCTGTAACTAGCCCAACAATTGGGTTTGAAACTATATCTATGGTTATACCTACTAATATTGATATAACTGGTTATACTGATATTATTGTAATAGTTACAGGAAAAAGTTTAGCAGGTGGAATAAGCCAAATAGCTACAACTTTTTATGAATCGCCTACAACATATTCACATATACATACAACATTTAGTGCTCAAATAGGTGTTACTGGACCTCAAGGTGCAACAGGCGCAACAGGATCAACAGGAGCGACGGGAGCGACGGGTGCTACAGGGGCAACAGGTGCTACAGGTGCTCAAGGATTACAGGGTGATACGGGATCTACAGGTGCTACAGGTGCTACAGGTGCTACTGGTGTTACAGGATCTACAGGAGCTACAGGTGCTCAAGGGACAACAGGTGCCACAGGAGCTACAGGTGCTCAAGGGACAACAGGAGCTACAGGTGTTACAGGATCTACAGGAGCTACAGGTTCTCAAGGGACAACAGGAGCTACGGGGGCTCAAGGTGCTACAGGAGCTACGGGTTCTCAAGGTGATACAGGAGCTACAGGGGCTCAAGGTGATACGGGTTCCCAAGGGACAACAGGTTCCCAAGGTGCTACGGGTTCCCAAGGGACAACAGGTTCCCAAGGTGCTACGGGTTCCCAAGGTTCTACGGGTTCCCAAGGGACAACAGGTTCCCAAGGTGCTACGGGTACAATTGGAGCAGTTGGAACATTTTATGGAGATTATTTGTACTGGGACAATAATACTAGTTTATGGACTGTTGGTTCTGCTGATATTAATCTAGGTGGACATGCCGGTGAGTTTAATCAAGGAACAAATGCGGTAGCTCTTGGTTGGTTTGCTGGACAAACAAATCAAGGAACAAATGCTATTGCTATTGGATTAAATGCTGGTCAAGGGACACAGCAATCAGGTGCTATCGCAATCGGCTATCTAGCTGGAATTTCTACACAAGGAACAAATGCTATAGCTATTGGTACAAATTCTGGTTCTTCATCACAAGGAACAAACGCAATTGCAATAGGAGCAACATTTAGCGCAACGCAAGGCGCTCCAGGATTTTTTAACCAAGGTCAAAATGCTGTAGCAATCGGAAGTGGTGCTGGAACAACTAACCAAGCAGCAAATTCTGTAGCTATTGGTTTGTCTGCTGGATCATCGCAACAAGGACTAAATGGCATTGCAATTGGCAATAGTGCTGGTCAAACAAATCAAGGACAATCTGCTATATCAATTGGTGTTTTTTCTGGCAATTCTGGTCAACAATCAAACGCAATCGCGATTGGTAATAATGCTGGTTTTAATACTCAAGGACAAAATGCGATAGCAATTGGTAATTTAACAGCAACTTCAGGTCAAAATAGTGGAGCTATAGCAATTGGCTTTGCTGCTGGACAAGGAACTCAAGGACAAAATTCAATTGCTATAGGTTCAGCAGCTGGTTCTACTAATCAAGGATTAGATGCTACAGCAATTGGAAGAGAATCAGGTTCTACATTTCAAGGATTTCAAGCTGTAGCAATTGGTGCTAATGCTGGTCGAACAACTCAAGGTATAAATGCGGTTGCTATTGGCGTTAATGCTGGTAATGTACAGCAAGGACAATCTTGTGTAGCTATAGGGAGAGAAGCAGGTGCTAATACACAAGGAGAACAATCAATAGCAATCGGAAATTTAGCTGCAAATATAGGTCAAAAATCTGGAGCAGTTGCTATTGGTTTTCAATCTGGACAAAATACACAAGGAACAAACGCAATTTCTATTGGTATTCTAGCTGGAAATTCAAATCAGCAACAAAACGCAGTAGCTATTGGTAGAAATGCTGGGCAAAATACACAAGGTAACTCTAGTATTGCTATTGGAACATCAGCAGGTCAAAATACACAAGGACAAAATGCGATTGCTATTGGTCAAAGTGCGGGTTCAACAAATCAAGGCGCAAATGCGATTGCTATTGGACAAAATGCCGGACAAACAAATCAAGCAGCAAATTCTATTGTAATTAATGCGTCTAGTGTGGCTGTAAATGGAGTAACTGCTTCTGCTACATATTTAAGACCATTACGTGCTTTAGCTGCATCTACTGCTGTTTACTATAATACTGGTACGTTTGAATTATCATATTTAACTAGTAGCGAAACAACTAAAACAAATATTAATGACTTAGGCGAAATGATAGTAAATTCAGAAACTTTTACACCTGATAATACAATACTAGGTTATGCTTTTACAGAGCCATATACTAATGTTCAAGAACCTACTGATCAAACAGAAACTACTGGCGAAACAAGTTCTACTCATATGGATCCAATTTTAGATTATGCATATAAAAACGACATAAGTTATAATGATACAAGTGCTATTTACAATCTGGAACCAAAAACATATACTTATATTAGTGATCCAGATGCTGGAACTCAAATAGGATATATTGCTGAAGACACAATAAATATTCATCCAAATTTTACTACATATAATGGTTATACAGACCCATTAACTCCTGTTGCTATAAATTATGAGGTTATAACAGTATTTTTAGTTGAAGAAATGAAAAAATTAAAGCAACAAATTACTGATTTAACAACACAAAATCAAGCTCTTTCAACCAGAATTGCTGCTTTAGAAAATCCATAATAATTTATAATAATTATTTGATTGTATTAAATTTTAAATAATTATTTTGATATACTTTTTTCAACTTCGTAAGAAAAGTAGATTATATTTTTTGTAAAAATACACGATAACCTTTATGCAATAATTTGTATTTTCCTTCATAACGTTTTAAAAAGTGATTAACGGCTTCAAATGGCGAATCCAGCATAGATTCAACTTTATATAGATAATCATCTATAGCAATTATTCCATGCTTTTCTAGAATAATCCATGCCAGCACTAAATCACTATAACAATCTAATAATAAATGCGACCCATCTATATAAATAAAATCAAATATTGTTCCATCTTTTAAAAACTTAGTTAAAGCATCAGTTGAATCTGATTTAATGCCTGTAATTCTATTTTCTAATCCAAATGAGCTAATGTTTTTATAAAACGACTTTTCTACACCTAATGAATCCATATTTTCTAGCAATTTATTTTCATTATATGAAGACCACATATCAACTCCGATTCCGACTGAATTTGGTATAGCATTTATTATATTTATTAACGAAACTCCTGTATAAGTTCCAATTTCTAAAACATTAATTTTTTCTTTTGATAATACTTTTGGATAAGTTTGATTAAAATATTGTAATACATCTAAAAAGTATTGTTTGTGTCCATACGGTAAATCATTTGTCCAATTATACATACCTTTATATTCAATTATAGAGTTAGGCAAAATATATGTATCTAACATTTTTTGTGCTTGACTCTCCCAAGTTAACGTGTTTGCCCACGCAAAGTTTTCATCTATAAGTTGATTCTTTTTTATGTCATTTTTACCATCAATATCACTAACTAGATAATAGAATAATTGGTTAAGAGCTTCTTCTTTCCAGTCATCTCTTGTAGGGTCTCCCTTAATGATTAAACCGCGATTACCAACAGTATTTTGAAGTGCTGCTAGATCATTTGTTACAACAAATGTTTTTGAACTAGCGGCTTCCAATGCTGTTAAACAAAATGTTTCGGCAAAAGTACAAGGATAAAACCATATATCAGAAGTTAACCATGCTTCAGCCAACTCTTTTTTACCGACCCATCCGTGATAATGGATACCGTATTTGCTATCAGTCATATTGTCCAATAAGTCTCGGATTTGCTGCATTTTTTGCGGCTCTACATCATTGGACCATTTATTATTTACATCAGAATAAATATGTAATGTACTTGTAGGGACGTTTTCAATGATAGTTGGCCACATTTGTAGAAGTTGTAGTAGACCGCGATTTGGAAATGATGAATAGATAAATTTGTTTTTAGTAGGGGCTTTTCCCCCTATGACCCTATTTATAAATCTATTATCAATACCATAATAAAATGGAACAGTAATTGATTTTAACTGAGGAAAGATGCTTGTCATATATTCAACATGCCATTCAGTCAAACAAAATATATTTTTAAGTTTCTTTTCCATAGGAATAACAATGCCACTTGGTGTTAAATCATGAACTACCAAATATACATTTTCAGAAAAACCTTTATATGTTACAGGCAAATACTCAGAAAATCTACTTATAATACATGTATGAACATAAGTTGTATTAATAAATTTATAATAACTAGTTAATGGCTTATAAATAGTATTTTCAAATATTTCTTCAGAACCATTTGGCGTATTACAAAATACAATTGTTTGAAAATGTTCGGATTTTTGTATCCATCTAGCCATTTCAATAATATATGTTTCTGAACCACCTACTCCAGTTGTTAGTATATTAGAACCAGTCCATTGGTTAAAACCTCCATCAGCAACAAATATAAGCAATGGTTTGTTATAGGTATTAATAATTTTCTTAGGACCTTTATACATATTCATCTTAACAAAAATATTATACCAAGATAGAATTTCAGAATAATCTTCAGCATTGCTATTATTATTTTGTAGAAAAAATCTGGCAGCATTTTCACCTAGTTCATATTCTTCCAATTGATAACATATCTTTGTTAAAAATTTAGGACAAAAATGAAAAGACAGTGTTGGTTTCAATGAGTACTGACAATGTCTCGGATAACCAATTTCAAATGCTTTTTTTAAATATGGAAATGCTTTTTTATAATCATTTTCTAAATAATAATGAATTCCAATAAAATATAATGCTTCAGGTCTGCTTTCATCTATTTTATAACATTGTTCGTAGAGAGACATACATTCAGACCATGGTTTATTTAACTTAAAATTTGCAACACGAGCGGCTTCAAATGCTGCATCAACTCTTTCTTGAAGAAAACCTGAGTTAATAAATTCACATCTTTTCATAAAATATTTATACGCATTTTCATAATCTTCCAATAAATTATATGTTTGAGCCAAATAATAATAAGCACGTGGATCATTAGGGTTTTCTTCTACTTCTTCATAAAGCAGTTTTAAATCTAATTGTTTTCTATCTTGTGTTCTTTTTTCCATATAATCAAAACGTCTATCATTAATCATTACTTTGCTCTCTGGAATTACAATATTTATATTATCTTTATCTGTAATAACTTCATGAATTTTATGTATATAACGTAATCCAGAATTTGATTTAATAATACGATTAGAACCATATTGTGTATCATCACTTTTAATATATAAAGTAAAAGAATCAGCATATTGGTCTCCTCTTACTTCTGTTAAAAAACTTCGCAAATCACCTTGAACAACATAAGTATCATCTAACATAATAATATATTTACAAGATGTTCCTGCTAAATCTAACAAACGATTTCTGCTTTCACAAAAATTAATAAATGGTTCTTGATATAAATTGCCATGTTTTTTGCCAACTAATACTTTATTAATTATATTTATAGTATCATCAGTAGAACCAGTATCTAGAATAGTCCATTTATCAATAATAGGTAAATTATCTATTAACATTTGTTCAAATTGTGGTCCGCCGTTTTTAACCATAATACACAAATTTATCAAATTATCATAATCAAATACATTATCTGGTTTAATAAAATAATGAAACGTGTTTATAAAGGATGAATGTAATTCATTTGGAATATATAAATATAAATTAGAATTTGTTAGGTCGTAGATATTTCTATAAATATATGTATCTGTACTTTTATCTGTACTTGTATCTGTAGTTGTATCTGTACTTTTAAGTTCTAATAATCTAGGACTAAGTGTTGTTAAAATAATCGGACTATATTGTTTAATAAAATCAGTATTTATATCATCCGCATTTTCTGTGTATATAATGTATTTTCTTTCATTATTATTTTCATTGTTATTTTTATTATTAAAAGTTGTCCAAAAATCTGAACCAACTAACAAAATATTTGTTAGTTTATGTAATAAAATATTGGCTTCAATATTAACAGTATTTTCATCATCATTTAATGTATTTACAATCTGAACTTGTTTAAAAATATTACTACAATTTATTGGCATAAATGCTCCATGACTAGGATTAATAAATATACCAATATCAATATTAAGTGCCTTTGATAATTCATTTAATAATGATATTATTCTTTCCTGTGAAGCAACTCCATCTCTTATTATCAAATTATTATACTCATTATGTATTACCTTATTGAATTCATTTGTTAATACATTATATGACTTTTTATTAATATCAATAATCATTGTTAATAATTTATCTTATAAATTTGTCTTTATGTTTTCTTATAAAATTTATATAATAATTATTATATATTTATTATATAATAAATATCATAATATGTCATATTCTAAAAGCTACAGTAATTATTTAGGAGCGCAACGGTGTTGTAATAGTAATAATTCAGTTGGAGCACAAGGAGCTCCAGGGGCGGCTGGACTTATTGGTCCTAGGGGATTTCAAGGAGCAACCGGTCCAGCTGGAGGAGCACAGGGTTCTACTGGTTCTCAGGGTGCTACAGGTGCCACCGGTTCCACAGGTGCCACCGGCGCTCAAGGACCAGCAGGAGGAGGAAGTGGAACAACAGGTTCTACTGGTGCTCAAGGTTCCCAAGGTATAACAGGTGTTCAAGGTTCCCAAGGAGTAACAGGTGCTCAAGGTTCCCAAGGTATAACAGGAGTAACAGGAGTAACAGGATCTACAGGTTCCCAAGGAGTAACAGGAGTAACAGGAGCTCAAGGTGATACAGGAGCTACAGGTTCCCAAGGTGCTCAAGGTTCAACTGGTGCTCAAGGTTCAACTGGTGCTCAAGGTGATACAGGAGCTACCGGTTCCCAAGGTGCTCAAGGTTCAACTGGTGCTCAAGGAACAATGTCCCAAACATATTTTTATGATGAAATGTGGGCAGAAGGCGCAAATGTAAATGGGTTGCTTGGTTTTTTATTATCTGGTTCAGGAACTTCTACAAATGGAGTAGCTGAATTAACAAGATATGGAATAGTTCGTTTTCAAACACCTGCTTCTAATAGTTATGCATCATGGACAATGCGGATGCCTTTAAGATGGGAAAATATTAATTATTTTGAAATAGGTTTTAGAGGTTGGGCAATTAATACCTCTACAAATACTACACTAGGTATTGGCATGTATGATGATAGAACGTCAACTACGGCAAATGGAATATATATTCAATATTCTACTAATCAAACACCAACAAATGTTTGGAATATGAGAGTAAATGGCGTAACAGCAGGAACATTTTCTGCTCCTCTTGCTTCACAATTAATTAATACTTGGTTGAAAATTCGTATTACAAATACAAGTGATACTGGTTCTTGGTCAGCAACTTTTACAAACCAAGTAACAAATGATACTCAAACTATTACTGGAACTGGTATTACTATTGGCTCTGGTGGACAATATTTTATTGGAGGTATTGTTACTTGTGTTAGTGGCAGTGCTGTTAAAGTTTGCGATATGGATTATTGCATGTTACAACTTAAATAAACTTTATAAAATAAATATGTTGTTTTTATTTTATTATAAAAAATTAATAATATATTTATTATATAATAATAAATGGCTTTTACACGATTTCATGATGACCCCGCAAGAATACAAAAACAATTACAACAACAGACTGACCAGGGACGCTGGGCAATAGATGTGCCTGGCAATGGTGACAAACCATGCTTCCAGTTAGACCCACAAATTATTCCTCAGAAATGGGGCGGCAATTTATGGACTAAAAATATTGATATTCAAAGTTCACTTTTAGGAATAGATAGACCTTTAACTCGCGATTGTATGAAGTCAGAATATAAAAAATTTGTTTCCGGAGCCGAGCCTATTGTATATCCAGTTTGTGATGGACTAACTACTGAGCAAACTAGAGCAATTATGCCTGCTTGGACTGCCCGTGATTTGCCGCAAGTTCATGCTTATATTTTACCTGAAAATCCTCAGGAGCATACTGAAATGAAATTTAGAAATAATGTTAGTACACGTATTTTTGAAAAGGATAATTTTAGCAGAGATAATGTTTGTCCTTCTAACAATCAGGATTATACAAAACCTGTGATAAATCAAAATCAGAGTGGTAAACAAATGAATAATAAGGGCAAAGAAGGATTTACTAATAAGTTTAATAATACAATGTCAAGCGTAGGCACAAATGTTAATAATAGAAATTCTAATATTGAAAAAGCTCGTAAACAATTTGCCGCCATTAATGGCACACAAAGCAGACATGTTTATTAAATTTATCAGTATATTTATTAGTATATTTATCAGTATATTTATCAGTATTAGTCTAATTTAGTTTTTGTTTAAAAAGAAAAGTATATATTATATATAGTATATAATATATAATGGAAATAGCTATACCACTTATTGCATTAGGAGGAATGTATGTTGCTTCAAATCAAAATAAAAATAAAAATAATAACAACTCTTCTGCTCCTAAGAAAGAAAATTTTGCCACTATGGGAGCCAAACCAAATTATTTACCAAATACTAATATTCCACCCACTAACTATCCTATTATAAATAATAAGGAACTTGTTGATAATGTTCAGGAATATGTAAACCCAAATGTTGCCAGTGATAAGTATTTTAATCAAAATGCTTATGAACAACGTCAGCGTGCTGGTGGCAAAGTTAGTGACACAATTCAACAAGTATATTCCCTTTCTGGAAATTATATGGATACACAGGAATTTAAGCATAATAATATGGTTCCTTTTAATGGAGGTAAACCCAAGGGCCAAATTTATAATAATAACAACGCTGAAACTATTTTAGACAATTACATTGGTTCCGGTTCTCAGACAATTAAGAAGATTGAGCAAGCACCACTATTCAAGCCCCAAGATAATATTCAATGGGCTTATGGCGCGCCTAATATGAGCGACTTTATGCAGTCTCGTGTTAATCCCGCATTAAAGAATAATATGGTTAAGCCTTTTGAGTCAGTTCATGTTGGTCCCGGTTTAGGAAAAGGATATACATCAGAAGGTAGTGGTGGATTTAACTCTGGCATGGAAGACCGTGATGCTTGGTTAGATAAGACTGTTGACCAATTACGTGTCACAACTAATCCCAAGCTTGAATATACTTTAGACAATTTACAGGGTCCAGCTCAATCTAATATTAAGAATGTTGGTATCCAGGGTAAAGTAGAAAAATATAGACCTGATGGTTTCTTTATTAATTCACAAGATAGATGGCTTACTACAACTGGTTCCGAAAAAGCAACTCGTCTTGTTGCTAGTGAAATCTTCCATACATCCAATAGAAATGAGACAACCAAGGCTGTAACAGGCACACCCAATTCTACTATTAAGACCGCTGGTTATGCTCCTACAACACATGAAGAAACCAAACGTATTCAATTAGAAGGTTTTGATGTGCCACATTCAAATGCCGCTGGTCGTGGTCCTCATACTGACGGTGATCTATATAAGAAAAGTCATACCAATTATGCTAACAATAGAAGCACAAATATACAACCTACACCTTATGGTTCGGGCTTTTCAGGTGCCATTGGTGCTGTAATTGCGCCTATTATGGATATGTTGAAACCATCTAGAAAGGAGGAATATAGTTGTAATATGCGTATTTATGGAAATATGGCCGGAGAAGTTCCTGGAAATTATGTTCATACACCAGGTGATATGCCAAGCACAACAATTAAGGAAACTACTATTTATCAACCTAATGGCTACATTGGTAACCAAATTGACGGCGCATATCAGGTAACTGACCACCAGAGTATCGCAAATCAGCGTGATACAACAAGTGAATTTTGTCAATTAAATCCTGTTGGTGACAAATCTGGTCTAAGACAATATGATGCTGTTTATAGACAGACTAATAATGAAGCAAAGGAAAAGCTTGTTGCTGGCAGAATTAATCAAGGTAATGCTAAGAATTTCAACTCGGCTATTAATATGTCAATGTCTAAGTTGGATACTGACCGTGATAATAATCGTATGTGGGCGCCCAGTGCCGTAACTAGTATGGGTCCATCTATGCAAACTTATGGAAAGACAAATGCGCCCCAATACCAAAATGCTTATCAAGATAATAACCGTATTGATGCTGGCTTGTTAGATGCTTTCAAAGCAAACCCTTATACACATAGTTTATCTAGTGTGGCTTAAAATGCGACTATAAATATAGCTCAAGTATAGAATCAAAATAAACTAAGCAATATAAACATTTTCGTAATATTAAAATATAAAAACACTGTTTTAATATTAACTAACTAACAAATTAAAATGATAAATATTCATCAACCTATAAAAGATAAATTAGAATATTTTCATAATTATAAAAAAATACCTAATATTATTTTTAATGGACCATCTGGCAGTGGAAAAAGCTCTATTGTAAATGACTTTATTACACTTATTTATGACGGAAATAAAGAGAAAATTAGAGATTTTGTGATGTATGTAAATTGTGCTCACGGTAAAGGTATTAAATTTATTAGAGAAGAGCTTAAGTTCTTTGCTAAGACTCATATTAATTCAAATGGAGGTGATATTTTCAAAAGTATTGTATTATTAAATGGTGACAAACTAACAATGGATGCGCAATCTGCTTTACGACGATGTATTGAATTATTCAGCCATAATACACGTTTTTTTATTATTGTGGAAGATAAATATAAAATGTTGAAACCAATATTATCGCGATTTTGCGAAATATATATACCAGAACCAGAATACAATGGTAAAATTATTAACCTGTATAAATACAATTTAGAGCAGACATTTAAGATGGCTAGTAATAAAACAAAACGTATTGACTGGTTAAGAGACGAATTAGAGAAGACTTTTGTAAAAGATACTATTGGTGAAACTACATTACTTAATTTTGTAACAAAGTTGTATGAAAAAGCATATAGCGCACTAGACATAATACAAATGTTAGAAGATGGTAATATAAAAGTGGCTGATACTAACAAACAATATGAGCTTCTAATTGCTTTTAATAAGGCGCGAAAGGAGTTTCGTAATGAAAAACTTTTAATATTATTTGTTTTAAATTTTATTTATTTAGATAAGAAAATATCTCTAGAAAATATGTCATTTATGTAGGTTACACCGAAGGTATTTCCAAAATATTATATAAAATATATACTCGTAATAAATATATATTTTATTAATCCTTTATTGCGCACTTATCAATTGTTACTGCTTTTGTTACATTCTTTACTATTTTGTCAATATTATCTTGCTGCTCTTCAATAGTCGCACCTGACATTGAATTCATTACAATTTTTAAATATTTATTATTATCTTTTGACCTAGGGTCAGTACAATTTGGATATTCCTTTATCCATTCATTAATTTGCCTAATATTTTTATTTGCTATTTTTCTTATTGCGTCTTTTAATAATGCTCTATCTTCTGTTTCTTTTATCCACTCATTATCATTTTTAATATATAATGTCTCACGTTTGGCATCGCTACAATGTATTGGGCGTTTAAATGTATCTAATATATTTAAATTCTTGACGCATATTTTGGAAACACCTTCGGCATAACCTACATGCGCAAAATTTTCTAGGTCTGATAGTTGCATCTTAATTGTATCTACAAATTCATTTATGTTTAAAGCATCTTTACACTTTTCATTCAAAAACAATTGTAAATTAAATGTATTGTTATTATTATTTGTATTTGTATTATTACAATTTGTATTGATTATGTTATTTGCTGACATAGCCATCTCCACTACTTGTTTATGTTGTTCTAACATAAACATTTGAAACTCTTGATTCTGCTTAAGAACTTCTAGAAGTATTTGTGAGTCAATATGTTGTATATTTGTTGGAGTTATTTGTATATTACATTTTTTTTTATGTCTCCACAATGTAGTTCTGCTGTAATAAACTTGTCCACAATCACAAATATGCTGTGCGTTCTCTGTTTTTTCACAATTCTCCTCATTTTGTTTCATTTTTGTTTCATTTGTTTCATTTTGTGCGTTCTTTAGATGTTTTGTAGACAACATGTGTCTGTCATATGAAAATTTTATAGAGCATTTATAGTCACATGTTTTACATATAAAATTTTTTTCTCTTTTTTTCTCTAAATTTGTTTCACTTTGTTTCATATTGTACAGATAGAAAAAAACTCCTAAAGGCTTCGGTATAAATTTTCAAAAATTATCATCACATTTTTTTCAAACATCAAAAAATAATTGTGATGCTTATGGTCAAAAAGTGAAAAAAACGTGTTTTTTCAACATTATTTTGGATTTTCCAAAAATGGACATTTATAAATGTCCAAATTTTGATTCCCTTTTTACTTTTTGGATTAACTTTTTTCATTTTTTCAAAATAAAAATAAAAAAAATCTATAAAATACTATAAAATACTATAAAATTATATAAATAATATTATATTTTTAATAAGTAATCAAAAAAATTGAAACTTATTTCTTTATAAAAAATTATTTTATTAGAAAATAAACATACACGAAAACGAAAACGAAAACGAAAACGAAACGATGGAAGGACTTACAGAGAAACAAATTGCTCGTATTGAGAGAATCAGAAAGGAAAAAATAATAAAAGATACGAGCTCTGTTATTAATTCTAATTTTAACAAATGTGTTGAAGGATATCATTTAATTAATTCATCTGCTATTAATGAAACTATATGGGAGGATATTAATGCTACCGTATTTTCAGCATCAGGAATTGAGGTTTATTCTAAGAGTGATGGTAGTCATTTATCAGGTATGGATATTAATTGTTCATTAGGAGGAATAAGTAATAAATCGGCAAAGTACTCAAATAATAAAAAAAGTATTGATATAAGTTCGTATAGATTAACTACAGTTTGTAGCGAAAAAAAATGTGGAACACCAATAGAAATCATTGAAGAAATAAATAAAAGAAAAAATTTTGATTATTACTCATTCATAGTAAGAGATGAAACTGACAGCAATTTAATACATTATGATTGGTTATTAATTCCAAGTAATTATTTAGTTTTAGACCCAACATCATATAATTGGGAACCTACAATAGGTAAGAGAGGAAAAAATAAAGACACACAAGTTGGCTGGCACACAAATGAAATCAATGGCTGTAAAATGTCTATTACATTTAGTATGTCATCACAATTATGGATACATATTGAAATGACAGAAGAAATAAAAAAATTTATTATAGCAAGCGCTGTTGGTGAAAAAAAATCAAAATATAATTACATTAACCTATTAAACAAATTAAATTCTATATAAAACACAATATATATATTTACTCATTATTTATATTATCTAATCGTTCATTTGATATATTTATATAATCATTATTAATTTCAAAACCAATAAAATCAACATTGTTTTTTTTTGCTGAAACACATTCGGAACCTGAACCGGCAAAAGGAACAACAACTAATGTATATGATAATTTATTTCTGGCTGCTTTTATAAGTCTATCACATATTTCTAGTGGTTTTTGAGTTGGATGGTCTACTCGTTCTTTTTTTCCTGCTCCGCCAGCTAATGCTGGAACTTTTATTACATCTCTTGGTAATGCGCCGCCTTCATGAGCAGTATAAATAGTTTCTTTAGAACCATTACTAAATCGGCCTACTGTTGCTTTTCTAACTTTTCCAGCAGCATTTTTTAAAAATGAATCAGTATATGGTTCTCTAACATCATCACGATTAAATACTGGGGTGTCTTTAGAACATACTAATATACTTTCATGAGTTCTTTGCCAGAAATTAAGCGATGGACACACTTTGTTAGTATAATGCCAAATAATCCATTCAACATTACATGTAATTCGCACTCTTATAAAAGCTAAAATTTCACTGAATCCATATATATATAATGTGCCGTGTGGTTTTAATATTCTTAAACATTCAGCAATCCAATTATCACACCATAATAAATAATCATTCATTTTCTGCTTATCACTATTGTTTCCAAAATCTTTACCAATATTATATGGTGGGTCACAAATTATAATATCAACACTTTCATTTTTAATTTTTTTCATACCAGTAATACAATCTTCATTATGAATTTTATTAACTTCTATATCTTGTTGTATAATTATTGAATTTGTAACTGCTGGTTCTTTATCTTTATTTTTATTTTTATCTCCATCTTCTTTGCTTGTTAGTTTATTTATATTTTTGGATTCTGTATTATTAAGTAATGTTATAAGTTGTTCTTTAGTTTTTGATTTACATTTTGTAATACCTTTTTCTTCACATTTTATTAAAAGTTCCGACTTTGTCATTTTATTTAAAGTAATATTACTATTATTGTCTTCAGTTAAAGATAAGTTCATTTTTAGTATTATAAGTTACTATAGTATTAGTAATATTATTTAAATCAATTTTTTAGTTCAAAAATAATATAAACTAATAAATAAGTTTAAAAAATCAAAAAATAAGATTAGTTATTAACATAAAACATGGATGATTTCAATGTTAGTGCATTACACGAATCAAAGAACGAATGGGGTGCTCGTTTGCTAACAATTTTAACACCATTAATTATTGAAGGTTTTAAGTCAATTTTTGATGAGTCTGTTACTCTTTGTAAAAATAATGGTGAAATGGAGAAGTATTTAATGACATTTCAAAACCTTATTACACGTATTCCAAAATGGAATGCTTCTATTATTGAGACTGAACGAAAAAGAATTATTGAGAAAAGTTGTTGTAATTATTTAGAAGAATTAGTAACTTGTGTTCATATTATTCAACTTAAATTATTGACAGCAATGCGTGTAGGACAACGCCAAAAGAAAATAGATATAAATATTCCCAAACTAGATGATTTTATTCATAAGGCTTATATTAATGTAGCAAGAAAGATTTACAAGAATGTGTATTTATTTGAGATTAGTGGTGTTCCATTACAGGTTCAGAAACATAACCGAGAATTAGAAATAATTGTCCAAGAATGTATTTTAAACGCAGTCAGAGAAAGTATTCCTATTGAAGGTATATTACGCGCATATATGGATGAAACAGTTGAGGAAGATGTTGTTGAGGAAATTAAGGAACAAGTTGTAGAAAAGAGTGCTCCCACAAACGCACGAGGTGATACAGAGTTTATTTCAGAGGTTAAAGCAAAGGATAAGGCTGAACAAGAAAAGGAAAAAGAACAACAGACTCAAATACAGTCTACATCTAGTACTAGTAATTCAGAAACATCGGCATCTTCACTTAAATTTAATGATGTAGACTCTGTTTTAAATGATGGTGGAAAAGAAGAATTTGTAAATGCACCCAAAACATTTGACAGATTAGAGGAGATTAGTAAATTAAGAAATGAACAAAGAAAACAGGATGAAGAAGATGATGATGATATTTTAAAGATTTCAGATGAGTCGGTTGATTTAGGTAGTTTAGATGTACATATAATTGGCCAACCTGAAATTAAGCTGGATGACTCATTTTTACTCAATGATGTTGAAATATTGTCTTAAATTAGGAATAAACTAACAAATAATTGCGTTAATATATTAATAAGAAACTAAAAATATATTGTAAAATGGATAATATATTTTTAATAGCAGGAATTGTGTCCGTCATATTTTTTCTTGTGAAATTCTTGGAAATGCGATATGTTGACAAGGAAAGCAAACCATTGAAGTTCCTTATTCGGGATACTTTAGTTGTCTATATTAGTGTAGTTACAGGTAATTTTATTTATGAACAAGTTACACCAGTAATAGAAGAGACAGTAAAGACGCCAACTGTGCCAATTGCGTTTACTGATGATGCGCCGTTTTAAACTAGGCTGGTACAAGTGATGCTCTAATTTCTTCTATTTTTAAAAAAAATAGTGTATCATCTTTGTTTTCTAATTGTCTCTTAACCAGCTCATCTATTTTTAATAATTTTATTATGCTACTTAAAATGAGACCAAACCAGTATAGATTTAAAATAAATAAGCCAAAAATAATAGCTATAATTATTTTGTCACACATAAAAAACTTATTATATTTAATAATATTTTCAAATAATGATTGATTAGTAATAATATATTTAAAATACAAATATATTCTTGCGTAGAAAAATGTTATAGCAAATAATCCATCATTAATTGGCTTTATAAAAGCTGGTATACTAACAAGTTGTATAATATTTGGGTCCCTAATAAGATTACGAATGCTTAAAAATATATTACTTATTTCAGCTAATGCTAAAATATATAATTCATTTTTAAAAATAATTCCAATATCAGGAGACATTAGATACCAAATTATTCCAAAAATAAATAGTATATGATGTATTTTTAATTCTATTTTTTCAACAAAATACAGATGTATTGTTAGATATACTAACACAATTTTAAAAAGCATATTAATATATTTAATATCTTTATCATAAGAACAATATTGATATAGACAGAAACAAGCATACAAAGATACTACTAGTGTTGTAATATATTGTCCTGTATCTTTATTTATTATGTTAGTCATTTATAAGTATTTATTATAAATAACTAGTACTGACAACGTATTTAATTTAATTTAATTTAATTTAATTTAATTTAATTTAATGCCAAAGTATTTTGTATTTTCTCAATTTCTAAATAAAACTCATCATTCTTATTGGGTCTATATTCAAATACATTATAACCAAAAGCTGTATTAATTGTTTTTTTGCTAATGAGTAAAAACCAATATATATTTAATAATCCAAGTGACCAAAATGATAGTATTGTTAGTTTATCTAACATTAAGAAATTGCCTGTTTTTGCTATGTTACTATAAAAATCAGAATTAAATAAAATATTTTTATTAAATAAATACATTCTTGTGTAAGTAAAAAATAATAAAAAAAGTATTTCATTTGTAAATTTTATTTTTTTTAAAATTCTAGAAAAATTAGTATTTAAATCAGTTGTTGGCTGCTTCAAATATTTATGAATAATTGATTTGATACTTAAAAAAATAGTACTAGTTTCAATAACATGTGCGGTAAATACTGATTTCATTATAGATAATGGACATTGTGGAAAACATAATGATATAATTGTTAATGCTAAACTTGAAATATGATGTATTCTAAATTCTATTTTATTACAATTATATAAATCATAAATAAGATATATAGCAAATATATACCAAAGATATCTAAACCATTCAATATTGTTAGTTTGTTTATATTTATAGAGGCAAAAACAAGAGTATAATGCCATTGATAAAGAAATAAAATCTTCTATATATGGTTTAAAATCCATTAAGCAATTTATAACCTACTAATATTTTTAATAAATAAATTTTACTTATTATTTTATCTACCTGTCCAAACTTTAACAATTGTTCCATGTATAATTTTATTATTAAAATCATTTATATACTGGTCAAAATTATAGTTAAATGATAAATGATGATTCTTAATATTACCATAGAATGAAGGAATCTTTGTCAAATTACTATATTCATTTGTAAATAATAGTCCTATAATACGTTCAAATCCACATCTATCTTTTCGGCAAGTAATTGCATTAACTAAATTAGTAAGTCTATATTTTCTTTCTAAACGTAATAAAAATGAATGATTAATAAAGCATTGCCCTCCAAAGCATAAGTTAAATTTATTTTCGTCACTCATGCCTAAAACATTAATTTCGCTTCCAGTTAGACGTTGTTTTATAAATAATGGATTCTTTAAATATCCTCCTATACGTAATAAATTACTTAAATATTCCTTATCATATGGATAATGCCAAAATGGCAACACAGGCATTTTAAATTTTTCAAATGGGATTCGTTTATGAATAAATGTGCTGTCGTGAATAATAACCGCATTTTCAAACCATTTGTCTCTTAAATAGTAGATAAATGGTAATAACTCACCTCTTCCAGGATATTCAGATTGTATAATTTCTACATTCTTATATTCAAAATCAGCTTTTATAAAATTCTGATTACTATTGTCATCAATAATAATTATTTTTTTTAATGGATAAAGAGACCGTATTAGTTTAACATTATGGTTCCAATATTTGTTAGTCTGTTCTGAGTTAACATGTCTCGTAATTATAAATCCAAAATTCATTTTATTTGTATTACATATTACAAATAAAATAATTATATACTCCTTAATTTATATATGATGGTAATTCGTCAATATTTATAACTTGTTCATTTTTTCCTACACTATTCTTTGATATAACAAATTTACTAAACTCTGGTCGTTCTAATTGTGCTACAGGTGTATGATTGTGGACACAACGGGCAATCATTTTATATAATTTAAAGTCCTGATAACGTTCAACACCATTATTTTTATATAGTACATTAATACCATTATCATCAATACACCATTCAACTATTATTTTTACAATAGGTTCACACAATTCAAGATTTTTAATATCATCCAAGTCATCAATAATATAGTCAAAAATAGAACATGCGAGACGACATAAGTCAAAACTAAAATTTGGCTCTAGACGTGGTTTCTTCTCATTAAAATATGGTTCTGTATTATATTGTGTTGCGGCATCACCACCAGTCTGAAAACTATCGCTACAAATAGTTTTGCCATTAAATTTATAAATAGCGCGACCAAAATCTATTATTTTAAATATTTTACCAAATGTTGGAACCTTATAATATTTCTTTTTATAACAATAATAGATAAATTTTTTGTTAGTACTAACATACATTACATTGTTTGTATGAAGGTCATTATGTGTAAATGAAAACATCTTTTGATATGTTATTAGTATCATTATAATTTGTATTAATGCCGAAAACCATTCATCATTTGTTAGTTCAGTTGTTAAAATAAGGTTGTCAAATGTATTTTCACAGTGTTCCATACAAATTAACTGAATAGGAAACTTTGGAAATGTTAATAATAATGTTTCTTCATCAATATCAGAATAGTTACTGCTATTTTCATCACTATTTTTATCGCTATTTTCATTACTATTTAAAGCACTTTTGGAATCTTGTTCGGAATCTATTTTATCATTTGCTAAATCTGCTGCTAATTCTGTCTCAAATTCTACTTCAGCGTCTTGTTCTGGAATTTCATCATCACTATGAGTATGGGATGTTCTAGATGAACAAGATGAACCTGATTTTAATGTCTCAGATTTTGTTGGGTCTATAGAAAGTTCAGATGAATTCATTATGTCTACCAGTTCAATATTCATATTTTTAATATCAGATAATGTAACTAAGTTGCTATCTTGGTTACTATCACTATTTTCAAAAATATTCTCAAATACAGTATCATCAATAGATTTTACAGATAAAACAGACTTATTAGACATAATTTTTAAAGGTTTTAATGGTTTTACTTCATCTTCACTTGTTAGTAAATGCGAATAATCTTCAACTGTAAATAAGATATTTTGCTTCTTAATAAAAAACTCGGAATGAACTAAATATTCAATATCATCCATAATGTTAACTTTATAGTTATTTTTAATAGCTAGAAAAGACCCATAAAAGTCTACTCCATGAATAAAATTATGCGTATTTAAAAGTTGACTTGTTAAATATGAAAAGAAACTATCAACATAAGCTGAATTATTAACATCTGCTATTTTAGAATTAACTTGTTCGCTCTTATTAATAGATGGTAAATTAAACAAGTTTACATCATTGTAGTTGTATTTACCTATAATATATTTAAATGGGTCTAGTAATGGTGCCATCTTGATAAATACTTTTTGGCTGCTAGTAAACTCACCACTATTGTCATTACTATTTTTAAGTTTACATGTGTAAATATGCTCTGAAAGAAAATCATTATCGCAAGATTTATTATTCTTATTAGCCTTGTCTTCTTTTAAATCTGATACATACCATAAATGGTTTAAATTAATGCTGTTATAATTGGTTTCATTTAATGAAAAAAATCTATCATATATAGGAATATAATTTTGAACTTGGTCTAAACTGATTATTTTGTTAGTTTGAAACTTAGTAAAGAGGTTAATATTCTTTCTTTTTTGGTAATTAATACTAAAGGAAGATTTATTAGGGCTTTGTGTTGTTGCCATTAGCTAATAAAAATATTAATATTAGTAATATTTAACTCATTTTTAGATTTTTATAATAATTCTCCTAAAGATTCTATAAAGGTTTTAGTTATAAGTTATTGAGTTTAAGTTATCTAAAATAAATCTTTTATAGTTGTATAAATATAATGAATTTAGAACTAAAACGGTTTGATATGAAAAGTATTAGTTTTAAGCCAGATGAATCAAAAGGTCCTGTTGTCGTTTTAATTGGTCGTCGTGATACTGGTAAATCTTTTTTGGTAAGAGACTTGCTTTATTATCAGCAAAGTATTCCAATTGGTACTGTTATTTCTGGCACAGAAGAAGGTAACGGCTTTTACGGAAAATTAGTGCCCAAATTATTTATCCACAATGAATACAATACAGCAATTATTGAGAACATTTTGAAGCGACAGCGACAAGTTTTAAAACAGATTAAGAAGGAAATGGAGCAGTTTAAAAGAACAACTATTGACCCGCGAACTTTTGTGATTCTAGATGACTGCTTATATGATAACACTTGGTCACGCGATAAAATGATGAGGCTCCTTTTCATGAACGGGAGACACTGGAAGGTAATGCTTATCATAACAATGCAATATCCATTGGGTATTCCGCCAACACTAAGAACAAATATTGATTATGTTTTTATTCTAAGAGAGCCATATATAGCAAATAGAAAGCGAATTTATGAGAATTATGCTGGTATGTTTCCTACATTGGAGTCATTTTGTCAAGTAATGGACCAATGTACTGAAAATTATGAGTGTCTAGTGATAAATAATAATGCTAAATCTAATAAATTACAGGACCAAGTGTTCTGGTATAAGGCCGATGCACATAATGATTTCAGATTAGGTTCCAAAGAGTTCTGGGAGCTATCCAAATCAGTAAATGATGAAGACGAAGAGGAGCAATATGACCCAAATAATGTGAAGAAACGTGGTCAGGGACCCAAAATTGCGGTCAAAAAGAGTAAATGGTAAATAGCTTATCTTTAATGATAAGAAAGAATATTAATTTACCAATTTATATTGTAGGTATCGCAACAGTTTTTATAAGCTTTTGTAATCTTGCTATCTGGAAAGGATGTTTGTAATTTTTCTATAACACGCATTTTAATTTGTTCCGATTGAATATTATTATTTGGAATAATTTCGCCGCTATTTCTTGAAATATACTGTCTCCACCATTCTTGGTAACCATCATAATTGTTGCAAATCGTATGTTGTCTACTAATACACATAATTGTAAAATCATTATTAGTTTTTCCTTTACCCGCACTTTCAATAACACCATTACGTATTTTGTTGTAGCGGTCATCTATAATGTCTTCAATATACATACCACGTAGATGTTGTGTAGTTAATATTTTATTTCCATCTTCATCAATATATTTTCCTAATTCTGATAATACACATATTATAATCATAATCATAATTATAACCATAAATATTATACTTCCGCATAAACAATAAAACATTTTACTTTATTATTTTGAAATAAGGTAAAATATATTTAACTTCAATTTTATTTAGTTTATTTGTTTATAAGCAATGCTAAAAAAGTTTATTCAACATCTTCCATCTTATCATTAGTCTTTTGGTCCTTAGGAACAGCAAAAGGTCCGCTAACTAGCTCAGAACGTCCATAATCAGACTGGCCAACAACAATATTGTCACCGTCAAAAAGCTCACTGCGAATATCAGCAACTGAAATACTCTCAGAAGATGCTAATTTGCTCTCTTGGGTATTTGAAATGCCAACCAAATTACCGTCCTTATCAATATCCTGAGTTAAAGAACTACCGTGCTTCTCAGCATTCTTCTTATTGTCATCAATAGCCTTCTGCTTAGTCTCCTTAACACGCTGCTCAAATGCGGTCTTAGCAGTAGCCTCATTCTTCTGCTTCTCCTGCGCCAATTGATTGAGCTCCTCCTCCATATACTCAACACGACCAGTCTTGTAAGCCTCGGGGTCCCAGCACAACCACTGTCCAACAGGACCAACAAAAACATCAAAACTGGGGTCAGTCTCACGCAATAATTTGGCACGCATCTCAGCCTCCTCTTGTGTCTGGAAGTTACCTCTGGATTTGAAACCTCGCACAGAGGTCTGGAAGTTGTGCTTAATACTAAACTGCTTCTCAAGGTCATCCTCATGCTTATCCAAGAAGGTCTTGTAGTCATCTTCAATAGATGAGTTAATAATATGCTCGCGCTCCTCAGTAACAAAACCCTCATAATCTTTCATAACATCCTCAAAATTCAACTTGTATTTATAAGAAACAAAATTAATAAATTGATGGAACTTCTCCATGGACTTGGAAAATTCCCACTTCTTTAGGAACTCTTCAAAAAAGAACATTTCCTTTTGCTTCAAAATCTTCTCAGGAGTAATAAATGAAAAGCAGCCAAATTGTTGGCCAGCAATGGGCTTATCAAGTTCCAATAAATCTACATATTTAGGATTAGGAGAGCCATCGGTTCTTTGCTTTCGCTCAAAAGGCAACTTTTTGGACGCATTTGTTTTAGGTTTTCCACTCATTATATATATTTATTTAGTAGTTCGTTTTAAGTTTTAATTTTGTAAAATATTATTATTTTTATTTAAAACAAAATTAAAACAAAATTAAAACAAAATTAAAACAAAATTAAAACAAATTATTATTTTTTCTTTTTTATTTATATAAACAGAAATGGCTATGTTTGACGTTACTGAGCTTGTTAAGCGCATTGTTAAGTATTTAATTGAGGGTTTGATGGTGGCTATTGCTGCTTTTGCTATTCCCAAGAAGTCCTTGAATATGGAGGAGATTGTTTTGCTTGCTTTAACTGCGGCTGCTACTTTTGCCATTTTGGATACATACATTCCTAGTATGGGAGTGTCAGCGCGCACTGGTGCCGGATTTGGTATTGGTGCTAATTTGGTTGGCTTCCCTGGTGGTCTTTAAATTGTTAGGTTATAATTAATTAATAACCTATAATTCAAAATAACAGACTATAATATATATTCTTAATACATATTATATAACAAATTATGGACAGACTAACATTAGCAGATTTACATATATCTAGAAGTTTACCAAAACCTAAACCAAATATAATGCCCAATTTTATAACAAAACCATTATCTAAAACTAAATCATTTGTTAAATCTATGAACAAATCTATGAACAAATCTTTAAGCAAAAGTTTAACCCCATTCTCCAAATCAAATTCTTTAAATAACCCTGAAATAAGTCCAGTATCTGAATCTAAATCTTTAAGTAAAACAAAAAGCAAATCTATTATGAGTCCAGGTTCCAAAACAAAAAGCAAATCTATTATGAGTCTAGGTTCCAAAACTAAGAGTAAGTCTATTGTGAGTCCAGCATCTAAAACTTTAAGTAAAACTTTAAGTAAGTCTTTAAGTAAAACTAAGAGTAAGAGTAAAACAAAAAAGATGGTAAAAAAACCTCATATCTTTAGACAGTCGCAATAAATTCCCAATCCAATTCAATACACATCTTTTTCCAAGTCTCATCTTGTTCTATTAATTTCTCTCTATCCTTTAACATTGGAATATCAGACAAATACTGATTTTCTCCAAGAAGCTCACAGAATTTAAATAATACATAATAATAATTTAAAAAATTAACGCGATAATCCGGACATGTTTTTGAATATGGCGACTGAATTTCCATAAATAAATTACATAATGTATCTTCTAATTCAGGACTAAATACAGGTGGTTTAAGACCCAATTTATTTTTAATAAACGCAATATGTTCATAATACTTATTAAATCCTAACTTCTTAAGAATTTCTTTTGTTTTATAATGTGTTAGTTGTTCCAAATATATTCTTTCCTTTTTAATTTGTTGTTGTATTTGTTCAATTACATCTTCGGGTATTTGAGTTGTTTCTTTTCCTTGAAACTGAGCAAGAATTTCCTTGAAATGATTAATCTTTTTATAAGCATAAAAGCATACCTCTTTAGGTGGTTCTTTATAAGATGGTTTTTCGTTCTCTATTAAATAAGGTATACTAACAGCACAAACATTACAAATAAGAACACCCTCATCATCTAATGGTATCATTTCACCTTTATAACAACTCTGACAAATATCAGTAGATTTTACAAATGAATTCATATCAATAAACGTTTCATCTATATTACTCAAGTATTTTTGAACTATATTTTTGTTACGATTTTCAGATAATGAATTATCTTTTTCAGGCTGTTGTATTTTAAAAAAGTTAAATAATTTTTGGCTCTTTGAATTATTATTAGTATCAGTTGTTTCGTCCTTATTATCAATATTTTTTTTATTTTCAAAATATTCAAATATATATTTAGAGTTATCTAGAAAATAATTTGTTTTTCTTGCTTTCAGTTCATTAATTGTATTTTTAATTTCTTTAATTCGGTCTTTTATTTCCATTATTTGTTCAATAGGCAAATTCAAATTAGGGTCTGAAATTTGTTCAATAAGTTGATGCTTTTCTTCTTTTAATCTAGGAATAATATCAAACTCATCTTTTGAAAAGTCTGTCATAATTTCCTTATGCTTTCCATCTAATGTGGTTGAATAACGTTTACATACTTTTATTTTTTTTGTAGCCTTTGGTTTAAATGATGGCATATTTTATAATACTTATACTAATATAATTAATTTTATTTAATTAGATATTTTGTGAAAGTATATAATTTATATTTTTATATTTTAGCAAATATAATTAGGAAAATATAATTAGGCAAATATTTATATAAGTTTAAAGACAAAATATAGTTTCATTTGTTATGTTAATGGATATTGATATTAAGATAACAAATAATGAAAAACAATTAGAACTAGAAGTAGATAAAATAAAATTTCAAAAAATGGTATTTTTATATAATGCTTTAGACAATGGTTGGTCAATTAAGAAACGTAATGATTCTTATATTTTTACTAAAAATCACGAAGGTAAAAAAGAAATATTTGATGAAGCTTATTTGTCCATATTTATGAAGGAGAATGTAAACATTAATAACATATTGAAATAATATGTAGGGGATTTAATTAAATTTAATTGTCGTCAAAATTTAATTAAATTAAAATCCAAAAAATTATTTTCTTTAGGAATAATATAAAATGGGAGGCGGACTTATGCAACTCGTAGCTTATGGAGCTCAGGATGTTTACCTTAAAAACCTGTAGGGTAGAAAAACATCGGGGAATATCGAATCAATAAGATATTCATAAAACCCTTTGTGGCATTTTGTTGCACTTGTTATTTGCGACTTATCCACTGATGTTAATTAGGGAATCTAAATAAATATAAATATTTAGAAGGAAGAACCCTAGTGAGAAAATCAAACTGCTTGAAACCCCTAAAGCTTATTCTACTAAGCAACTATTGTAAGATAGTTGTGGCCAAGATAAAAAACTTGGGTATAGTAATAATGAATAAGATGTTTTGAATTATAGTTCAAATAAATGGGCAATGAGCATCCAAGCTTCTTTAAACAAAATAAAATGATATAAAATTAATAGTATAAATAATATATTGATACGTAGATGGAAACTCATTCTAACAAAATAGAAGATAGTAAACAATGTGTAAAATGTGAATCAATAAAATGTCTTGATAAATTCAGACAATATAATAATGGTTCGCAATCTAGCACGTGTAAAAAATGTTTGAATGAACTGGATAAAATAAGAAAAAAAAATCTAAGGCAAAAAAAATCAGAAAATTCTTTAGCTACTTGTGAAAAATGTAATACAGAAAAAGCATTACGTTATTTCACAAAGTTGAAGAAATTTTATAAGAAAAAAATTTGTTTAGATTGTTATCCAGAATTTTTAAAAGAACAAAAAATGGAATGGTGTAAAAATGAACATAATACAAATATTAATTATCGTATTAAAAAGTCATTAGCAGCACGATTACGTAATGTTCTGAATAAAGAAAATACTACTATGAATTATATTGGTTGTAATATTCAATATTTTAGAGAATGGTTAGAATATAATTTTACAGAAGAAATGAACTGGGATAATTACGGTTCTTTATGGTCAATAGACCATATAATACCAGTATGTAAATTTGATTTGACTATAGAAGAAGAAAAATTAAAATGCTGGAATTGGACAAATATGATGCCAAAAACAGTAAAATACAATTCATCTAAAAAAAATATTGATATGGAACAAATAAATTATATTATTGATAAAATAGAAAAGTTTAAAGAAGAAGGTTCAACGACTAAATGGTTTTCGAGTGAATTTATATTAAACAAAGAACTTGTGTTAAGTAAACAATAATAACAAAATAAATTCATTTTAAGATATAGTCTAATCCTTATTGAAAAATAAGGTAGAGGAAATGTACAGGTAACCCTCAAATCACCTTCTGGAAGGTCACTTACAGAAGATACACTAACTTTGCCATCGAGTCAATCGAGCAAACTTTCAACGGCCAAGCCGATTTTGGACGCAGAGTTCAATGCGTTATCTCCAGAAATGGTGATCTCGCTTACAGAACCTATTTACAGGTTACTCTCCCCGAGATTAACCAGCTCATGGGCATTGCTTCCTTCGCCGTTGGCGCTGGTTCTGGTGTCTATGCCCGTTGGTTGGATTTCCCCGGTGAGCAGCTCATCGCCCAGGTTGAGGTTGAGATTGGTGGTCAAAGAATCGATCGTCAATATGGTGACTGGATGCACATCTGGAATCAGCTCACTATGACCTCTGAGCAACAGCGTGGCTACTTCAAGATGATTGGTAACACCACCCAGCTTACCTTCATCACTGATCCCTCTTTCTCTGAGGTTGATGGCCCTTGCGACTCCTTGGCCCCCCGCCAGGTTTGCGCCCCTAGAAATGCTCTCCCTGAGACCACTCTCTATATTCCTCTCCAGTTTTGGTTTTGCACCAACCCCGGTTTGGCTCTCCCTTTGATCGCTCTCCAATACCACGAGGTCAAGATTAACCTTGATATCCGCCCTATTGATGAGTGCTTGTGGGCTGTCACCACCTTGTCTTGCAACTCCAACACCTCCAACCCCATTGCTGCTTCTGGCCAATATGCTCCCGGACGCCCCGTCCCCGCTGCTATTGCCTACAACCAGTCTTTGGTTGCTGCTTCTTTGTACGTCGACTATGTCTTCTTGGACACTGACGAGCGCAGAAGATTCGCCCAGAACCCCCACGAGTACCTCATCACTCAGCTCCAATTCACTGGTGATGAGTCTGTCGGTTCATCATCCAACAAGATCAAGCTCAACTTCAACCACCCCGTTAAGGAGCTTATCTGGGTTGTCCAGCCCGATCAGAACGTTGACTATTGCTCATCTCTTGTGTGCGATGCTCTATTGTTCAAGGTCCTCGGTGCCCAGCCCTTCAACTACACTGATGCCATTGATGCTCTCCCCAACGCCATCCATGCTTTCGGTGGTCCCGCCTCTGTTGCTGCTGACTCTCGTGCTTACATTGATGCCCGTGGTCTTTTCAACGATGCTGGTGCTCTTGACTATGATATCCCCTCCGGATTCACTGGATACTGGCACGGTCCCCAGAACCCCTACAATGAGGCCAACTTGGGTGGTGTCCCCGTTCCCCAGAACCCCGACCTCGGTGTTGACCCCTCTATCCTCGCTGCTCTCAAGGATCTCTCCAACGGCCACCTCGATAACTCCACCGTCTCTGATGCTGGTACCTTCGTTTTGACCGAGACCTCTTTGGACCTCCACTGCTGGGGACAGAACCCCGTTGTCACCGCTAAGCTCCAGCTTAACGGCCAGGACCGCTTCTCTGAGCGTGAAGGAACCTACTTCTCTTGGGTCCAGCCTTACCAGGCCCACACCAGAAACCCTGATGAGGGTATTAACGTGTACTCATTTGCTTTGAGACCTGAGGAGCACCAACCCTCAGGAACTTGCAACTTCTCCAGAATAGATAACGCTACCCTCCAGCTTGTCCTCTCCAACGCCACCGTTGAGGGAACCAAGACTGCCAAGGTCCGTGTCTATGCCACCAACTACAACGTGCTCAGAATTATGTCTGGCATGGGAGGCCTTAACCATTTGCGCAAGCGAATAACCAGGGCCGAAAAGCAGTATGCTATAGTAAAGCGACCAATTACTATAGAAAACCATTTTAGCCGTCGCATAAATATAAATAACCCCAGGCTAACTGCTAGTGACATTTGGAAACAAATGTTGCGACATATCTTGTTGTTCGGGAAACCCCTTATAGCTTTTTCTACCAAGTCTAAATTGGAAACTTTTAGATGGCCGAGAGTAATTAACTCGGGTATGGTAATAATGAAAAAGATTGGGCAATCCGCATGCTTACTACCTAAATTCGTTATGATAGAATATGGTAGGGCGTCAGAGACTGAACGGATATGGGTCAGCAATGAAGGTCTAATCAACCTGAGCTGGCTTAAGATACAGTCCTCCCCATCTGGAAACTTATGGGAAACAGAGTGCTTATTCCAACTAAGCGCAATGTGTTACAAATTATTATATTGGTTTTATTATAATAGTAAAATTGAAATAAATAATAAATTAATTATTCATAATATAAATATTATATTATGAACTTTGAAGAAACAAATTATATTACATTCTCTTATTTCTAGTAACTCTTCTGCGTCTAAAACTTTTTCTAAGCTTAGTGCCGGTTCTTCGCTTACTTCTAGTTTGTCTTCGTCTAGTTTTTCTGAAGCCTTTTGCATTAGTCTTAGTTTCTCTTTCAAGATAGTCTTCAATTGCTTTTAATTTAAATCCAAAAGTCATTCCACTGTTAATACTACTAGATATATCAGGAAATTTTTGCATTGCTCTTGTAATAACATCATCGCTATTATGAGGACAAGGTGACAACCCAATACGTCTACATATGATTTTTTTAAGGTCATCAGCAAGTTTATCATAAATTACCTTTATTTTTTTATATTCAGTATTTTCTTGAGGTGTAAAATGTATTTCTTTTTTTGAACCACTATTAATAGCTTCAACTGCTTTATCAATAATATAATCAGTTCTTTCACCCGCATCCATCATTCTTACATATTGACTACGCATATTTAATTCAAGAACTCCAACAATAAAATTTTCCATATTATATTGCCCATTATTTTGACTACCATATGTTTCCATATTTCTTCCTTCCAATCGACTATTTCTCATATCATCATCAAATAGATTATATTGTGCGCTGGCAATACCTTGTTCTCTTATTTGATTTAATAAATTGGGCGGTTGTTCGTTATAATTATCATTATCATTATAATTATCATTATCATAAGATTCAGTATCCCAATCAGCCATTTCTTCCCGAAAATCTCTTTCTGCATTACTATAATTACTACTACTACGAGACATATTTTATATATTACATATATATAAAATATATAGTAGACAATACAATAACAGTTACTAAAAAAAATAGTTTAAATATAATTTTAAATATATAATTATAATTATAAAAATGTCTAAAATAACGCCAGTTGTTCTTGTTTTTGGTGGAAATGGATGGATTGGTTCTAAAGTAGTAGAATTATTACAAAACGCAAATATTAAGGTAATTAAGTCATTGTGTCGCGCAGATGATATAAAAATGATACAAAAAGAAATAGATTTAATTAAGAATGTAACACATATTATGAGTTTTATTGGTCGCACACACGGAGTTTATAATGATGAAGTAATTGGCACAATTGACTATTTAGAGAAACCAGGTAAATTAGTTGAGAATATGAGAGACAACCTATTTAGTCCTATTGGTTTAGCCGAAATAAGCAAAAAGAATAATATTCATTTCACATATTTAGGCACAGGTTGTATTTTTGAGTATGACAATAATACCCATTTATATGGTGACCCAAATACTGGATTTGTAGAAGAAGATTTGCCTAATTTTGTCGGCTCATCATATTCAATTGTGAAGGGATATACTGATAGATTAATGCAACTATTGTATTCAGATAGTACATTAAATGCCAGAATTAGAATGCCAATTACAGATGAACAAGATAGTCCTCGTAATTTTATTACAAAGATTACAAGCTATAAGAAAGTATGTTCTGTGCCAAACTCAATGACAGTTTTAGATGAGTTGCTACCAGTATTAATAGAAATGGCATTAAATAAACAAGTAGGAACTGTAAATCTAACAAATCCAGGACTAATTAGCCACAATGAAATATTAAGCATGTATAAAGAAATTGTAGACCCAAATTTTACTTGGGAGAATTTTACAGTTGAAGAACAGAATCAGATTTTAGCATCTAAGAGATCAAATAACTGTTTAGATACTGCAAAACTAACAAATATTACATTAAATTACAAAAATAGTGTTAGTACAATTGATAAAGCAGTTAGAGATGTTCTCCAAAGAATGAGTAAAAAGAATGAGCAAAAAGAATGAGCAAAAAGAATAAATAAAATATTATAAGTTATAAAATAATTAATAATTTATAATACAAAAATAAGAAGACTATGAAGTTACTGGTTACAGGTGGATGTGGATTTATTGGCTCCAATTTTGTTAATTATTATTTTAGGCAAAATCCGGAAGCAACAATTGTAAATTTAGACGCAATGTATTATTGCGCTTCAGAAACAAATATTGATGAAGAAGTAAGAAACTCATCACGATATCATTTAGTAAAAGGCAATTTGTGCTCATATGATCTCATTTCTAATATTTTAAATATTTATCAAATTGATACAGTAATACATTTTGCCGCACAATCGCATGTCCAAAATTCATTTGAAGACGCACTTCAATATACACATGATAATGTCCAAGGCACACATACTTTATTAGAGGCTTGTAGAAGGTATGATAAAAGTAACAATAAAAGGTATAAACAAATTACACGATTTATTCATATTTCAACTGATGAAGTATATGGTGAATCAATGCTTAATGAAAATGAAGAAAAGAAAAATGAAAACTCTATATTGTGTCCAACAAATCCTTATGCCGCAACAAAAGCCGCAGCTGAATTAATTGCCAAGTCATATTATCATTCATTTAAGATGCCAATTATAATTACTCGTGGTAACAATGTTTATGGCCCTAATCAGTATCCTGAAAAACTTATACCACGTTTTATTCAGCAGCTACAACAAGATAAAAAAGTTACTATTCAAGGTGATGGTTCTAATGTAAGAGCATTTTTACATGTGAATGATGTATGTTCTGCTTTAAAATTAGTTTTAGAAAAGGGAGAAATTGGAGAAATATATAATATTGGAAGTGATGACCATCATGAATATACTGTATTAGATATTGCTAAGATATTAATAGAAAAAATTAAAGGCACAATGGTATATGATGAATGGATTACATATATTGAAGATAGACCATTTAATGATAAACGATATTATATTAGCAATGAAAAAGTAAAACAACTTGGATGGACTATTGATACTGATTTTAATGATGGAATAAATGAACTAATTCAGAAAATGGCAACTAATCAAAATAATTAACGACGTCTTTTATAAGTTTTACGTCTTTTATAAGTTTTATGTCTTTTATAAGTTCTTCTATTTGTTTTTCTATTTCTTCTTCTTTTGTTAGTTTTACGTCTACCACCTCTATTAGTTGTATTACAAATAAACCATATTAATGTATAATACATTTTGCCAAATAAGGTTTTTGTTTCACCATTGGATTCTTGAAATTTAATTACTGGAACCTGTAAATAATATGGTTTACCTTTCCAATCTTTTTGCGCTTGAGTTTCAAATCCAATTATTATATTTTGCCCCGTTGCTTTATTTATAGCTATTATATTTTGTGGTCTTTGATCAGTTGGAAATGTTTCAGAAAAACTTATATCAATAATAGAGCCTTCATTTGTTACAAAATATTGTGGTATATAAGAATAACACCACTCTGAAAAAGGCACACTAGAATTTTTATATCCAGTATCAATTGGTGTTGGATTGCTTTTTGTAAAGCCATAATAGTATGCTTTGTTTTGTTTATTTGTATTGTCTTTTTGGTTTAATAATTGTTGAGTTTGTTCTGAATTTAATTTATCTAATTTTTGCTCTTGTTCTAATTTTAATCTTTGTTGTTGTTCATCATAACCATTTTGAATATTTAATAATTGAATTTTTGTATTTGCTTCAATTTGAGCAATTTCAGCTTCAGTTTTACCCTTTTGTTCAGCAGTTTTCTGTCTTTCAATTTCAGCTCTTCTTAATGCCATTTCTTTTGTGCTATTTTCCATTCGTTGTGTTGTTATAGCAACAGCGCCTACTGTTGATGATACAATTTCGGTTGCCTTTCCGGCAGCATCTCCTAATCCACTTGCTATCTTAACACTTGTGTCTCCTGCTACATTAACTAACCCTGCTGCTGTTTTTGCGGTATCTGAACCAATTTTTCCAGCATAACCCATAATCTGTCCACTAGATTCAACCACTTGTAACCCACCTTCTATTACTGCTGTTCCTGCGTTTTTTGCTGACTGACTAATATCACCACCATATTGTATCATTATATATAATATAATATTATTATTTTCATTTTGAAAAAAATAATATAAAATTGCTTATAAACTTGTCTTAAACATTTATTCATATACTATTTGTTCTTCTATCTCTACATATTCAATTCCATTCCATTTAATATTCGCCACATTAAACAATATATTCATATTCAATACTTCTGGTTTGTCTTCTGACCTTAAAACTGATAAATAATGCTTAGAAACAACATTGTATTATTTATTTAATTTTATTTTTAGATAAGAATATTGTGCGTTTTGGGGCAACACAAGCTTTTATTTGACCGACAGACTGTCCAGACATTTTTGATAGCTGTGTTATCATATTATCAATAACAAGTTTATTTACAGGTTTTTGATTTCTTAACATTTGTTTGTGTACATCATTAAGATAATATAAATTACAATTAGGTTTGTTAAATTTTATATTCTGGAAAGCAAATGAACTAACAAATAGTAAGCAAGATATAAATAATTTGTAGAACATTTATTTATAGATTATTTCTTTATTAATTTTTCAAGATATGTTTTATAAAGAAAATATAAAATATATATTTTTTCAATTTTACTTGTATTAATACAAATTTTATAAATTTTAGTAAATATTATTTACAATAATTTATAATAACTAGATAATATAAATAATGTCAATAGAGCCAACTACAAATATAAATACAGAACCAAGTAAAACAAATATAACAATAATTAAAACAAATATAGATATACCATATAATTTTTTAAAATCAATCCAAACATTACAACAAACAGGACAATTAAAACAACCAGAAGAAACAGAACAAATTTGTAATAATATGGTAAATAAATTCTCAAATGATCTACTTGAAAATAGTAAAATGAATGAAGAAACAACACCAAAAATAAATATAAATGGAGGAAAGTATAAAAATAGAAAGTCCAAAAGAAAAAGACATAAAACAATTAAAAATAAAAAAAATAAAACTAAGAGCAAAAATCAGAGAAAAAATAAAAAAACTAAAAAAATTTATAATCAAACAGGTGGAACAAAACTATTCATATTTTATTTTATAATAATAATATTTTTAATGTTTAATCCCTTATCATCTGATGCTTTAACACCAACAAAAGATAAAGATGTTTTATCTAGAATAGTTAGCGCAGGTAAAAATTCATTAGTATTTGATAATTCAAAAGGCACATGTGCTTCAAATGTTTTATTTTTTCTAAAAACTATATCACTTGAAACCCATGTAAATAATTTATTAAATGGTGTAATAATGAATACTAATAATATATCACAAAATTTAAATATTAATGCTACTTTAGAAACAAAATGGCTAGATTTTTCATTATTTAGTACAACTAATTCTGAAATACAGGAAAATATGGATTCCAATGAATTGATTGATTATCGTGCCAAATTATATGTAACACAATTACAAAAATATTGTTCTAGTATTGGAAAAGGATTTATTACAATATTCATATATCCAGGTAAAAGAGAAAAACACGCAACAATACTTTGGTATACAGAAACAGGTAATATTGTTTTAATTGATCCACAATTATTTAGTGTATATAAAAATTATGGTATAGAAATATATTCTGATATAAATAATGAATCAGACAAATATAATGCTGGTTCTGGCATAACAGTTTACTCTTTAACTAACTATATTAGAAAGAATGTTAAATTAGAATCTACATTTGAGCTTTCATGGTTATTAACTTCAAAACATTTTCAACTAAATAATAATTCAACAGAATTATCAGAATCAAATCCATATTATGAAAAAGGTATAAAATTATTAAAAGAAAATGAAAATAAAAAAGATAGTAATTCTGATTTATAATTTTACTAATTTACTCTTATACCAGAGTTATTTGATTTACTCTTATACCAGAGTTATTTAATTTATTCATCATCACTATCATCACTATCATTATTATCATTATCATTATTATCATTAATTTCATTTGTTGAATTACTTGTATCAGCTATTTCAACATATTCAGAACCATTCCATTTAATATTTGCCGAGTTAAATAATACATTCATATTTAATACTTCTGGTTTGTCTTCTGACCTAAAACTGGTAAATAATGTCTTAACTTGAGAATCATCTCTGAAACGAGCACTATATTCTTGCTGAATATTATTACGACCAATTCTACCAAGAGCTTGAATAATTTTCTCTTGTGTCATATTCAAATCCTTACTTAAATAGCCGTGACAAAACTGATAATTAGTGCCATAAATATAATCAGTATCCGCAATAATTAAATACAGTAATTGTTTGTCAGCTAACTTCTTCATAATTTCAGTGTAAGCAATACTCTTATGCTCAGTAAATACACCAATGCCAAGAAGAAGTAGAACCTTCCAACTATCTTCTACGTCCTTTAGTAACATAATAGATGATATAGTTGCTTCATCAATATTACTTGTGAACGCATTTTTTGTATTTGCTTTCACATTTTCAGCCCAAATACCCAAGTGAGCCAATTTGTTAGGAATAAATATATCATTAAGTGTTGCGCTTTTTACCATCTTTTTTAATTCTTCAAGAGTATCGCGCATTTTTACAATATTTGCGTCATCAGTCTTGTCAAGCATATCAGATGCTATTTTGCCCTTGCTCTTATTCTTCTTTTCCATTGATTTTGATGTTCCACTTGAGCCGCATAATTTATTCATAATCTTCTCTTCTTCAAATGCCAATTCACTCTCAATATCTGAAATTCTTTCATTTAATGTATTATTAAATTCAATCTTCTCCATAATATCTTTCATAATACTGGCTGGAATATTTGCTTGCTGAATACAAAACTTGGCAATCTTTTGGACATCATTAGCTAAGAATATGGTAGGACCATCTGTCAAAGTATACGCATCCTTTGTTGTAACATAAATAGCACAGCTACCATTTACAACACCGGCATTTGCTATAGGATTCTGAACAATGCTAGAACTTACAGTTGTTGTTGACGCCATTCTAGATAATGCTCCTCCACCTAAAGAAGTATTACTATTTTCTCTAGTAGGCCCCACACTACGAGTCTTTAATATTTTATTGCCACTTGGGTCAATTCCAGTATTTGGCACAATTCTTTGCTTTCTGCCTAGTTGGAATGCGGTATAAACAGAATTCCAAGATTCCGGTAATATATTCTTTAAAACCTTCAAGTAATATAATTTAATGCTTTTCATATTAATATCATGAACATTAGCAAAGTTACGCGAGAATTTAGCAGTTGATTTAACATAATTATTTCTTTCTGAGAACATAGCAAACTGTGATGTTTCTTTTAAATCAAAATATCTTAAGAGTGTCATATGTTCTTCGCAATGAGCAACCACTTTTAATACTTCTTCATATTTATCACTTAAATGATGAGGCATAATAACATATCCATTATTGTCAATTAGTGGAATAGTTTTTTTACAGTCATGACTAACAATATTAAAAACTCGCGGAGACCTAAATTTAGATTTAAAATTAGATATAGTCTGAACAAGTTCATGTTCCTTTGGCAAAGTAGCAGATGACAAAACCATATTAGGAATCATATTTTCACTCCAATTCTTCTTTATAATCTTATGTAGTGAGTGTTCATTATAGTCCATTGTAATAGTTGGTTCATCCCATTGAACTACAATTCTTTCGGCTCTATTGAATGCCAACATATAATACATCGCAGGTAAATAAGAACGAATATCACAAATCATTATTTCAACTTTGTCTCCAACAGAGTTATCAACCTTTTTAATTGCTCCAGTGCGTTTATTTACAGTATATTCCTTTGCCGCAAAATAGTGTAGACGAATATCTTCAGCACTAGAACAACCAAAAGCAAACGCAATCTTCTTGCCAGCAGAAATAGCACTTCTTGCCAATGCTAAACCAACATGTCTCGCAGCACAAACAAATATAACACGATGTCCTTCAGATAGACCAAGTGGTGTTAGTGTTTTACCAGTGCCGGTTGGAGCAATATATAAAACTAATTTGGATTGCTTAGTCTTTACTGCGTTAAATATTTCTTTCTGATGGTCATACAAAGTAAGATCACTGTATTTTAATAAATTAGAATTACGCTCAATAAATTCATATGAATTATCAATAATATATCCCAAGTCAACTTCATTGGCATTTTCATAGTGCTCCAAAACAGCACAAATCACACGCTTCAAATGAATATTTATGTGTTCTATATTATTATTAATTAGATTACTCAATGTATAATAATGAAATAGCCAGTGTTTATTTTTGTCTTCTTTCTCAGATACCATTTGTTCAAAGTGTCTGAATAAGACAAACTCATAAATATTTGTATTTATTGTGTCAATATTTTCACTGCGAGATAGGCGAATTTGGTCCTTGGTCTTGAGTTTAACATCTGAAACAACATCAATATAGCATATAGTATTTTCTACAATAGAAGATTCTTCATCTTTTTTCTTGTCCTTTTTTCCATTTGCTTTTCCTTTCTCAAATTTGATAAATGATAAATTATGAGTTGATACAATCTTCTTGACTTTATCTGCGAAATATTTATTATAAAGAAATTCCTCTATTTCGCTACTAAATTCTATCTTTAGAAATGTAAAGAGAGAATCTGTTTTATTAATTCTAATATTAACATCAGAATATCCTTTGATTATTAGATTAAGAACTTCATTTTCTTGGCTAGAAACGGGAATTTCAATAGAGTCCCATTCGGATTTAGATAATTTAATTTGTTTAAGATCCATTTTAATGTAGGTAAAATTTGGTGGTTTATTATATTTAATGCTTATTTCTTTAAATACATTTTTTAAATCAATTTTTTTAGTCCTCCAAAATAAAATTGAATTAGAAAAACTAAATAAAAATAACAGTATAAATAATAAATAAACTAAAATGGCTATCAACGAATATATTACGATTGTGTCTATTGAGGGAAATATTGGCTCAGGTAAGTCAACATTGCTGGAAACATTAAAGACAATATTTAAGGACAATGAACATATAATATTTTTAAGAGAGCCAGTAGATGAATGGGAGAAGATTAAGGACAAAGATGGTAATACAATGCTTCAAAAATTTTACGCAAATCAGCGCGAATATTCCTTTGCATTTCAAATGATGGCCTATATTTCTAGACTTACAATTTTAAGAGAGACGGTTAGAGACATTATCAAGAAAAATGATAGCCAAAATAATAATAATAATAAAAGTAAATATGTAATTATAACTGAGCGCAGTTTATATACTGATAAATATGTTTTTGCGAAGATGTTATTTGACCAAGGTAAAATAGAAGATGTAAATTTTCAGATTTATTTGAATTGGTTTGATGAGTTTGCTAAAGACTTTCCAGTAAATGATATTATTTATGTTAATACAGAACCAGAAAAGTGCTATGAACGTATTCATAAACGTGCGCGTATTGGAGAAGAAGTTATTCCACTTTCTTACTTGAAATCGTGTCATGAGTATCACGGTACGTTTCTAGATGAGACAATGGGATTAAAAGCAAGTCAATTAGTATTAAATGGAAATCAAGATATATTTCAAAATAAAGAAGTAGTTGATGATTGGATTGTGTCAATTAAAGTTTTCTTAGGTCTAGAATAATTTATAATTTATAATTTATAATATTAAAATTAGACATTATGCTTTTTTTCTCAATAAATTCATCTATATTCTATATGAATGATATTTGTTAGTTATTAGAATTAAAACTGAGGATATTTGAAAATAAATTAATAATATCTAAATAATAGTCCATTGATGCTAATAAGAAATCACCATAATATTTTCTTTGTAAAATTTTATTTGTATCATATAAAACATATAACGCAAACAATATTATACCAAAAAATGAGAGATATTTATTAACTTGAGACATATGTTGACCTAATACAAAAACTAAACGAAATATAATTAGTAACAATAATGACCAAAATAAAAAGGCACCAAACTTGTAGCCTAAATTAATTCCACCAGCAGTTATTGCTATACCGGTTGCTAACATAACGCCAAATACTGACATAGCACCTTGAATAGCAGTATCAATTGCCGTTAAACTATATTTCTTTTTATAAACACTAAGCATAACTCCAAATACATATGAAAATAAACAAAATAAAGCAAATTTCAATATCTTAGGCATTGGAACAAAAACAAAAATAAAAATAATTATGAGTTGCGCTATAAATAATGGAATTGTCCTTATCTCAGGATTGTTTGTCTTATTCATTACATAATATGTAATACCTAACTGAATTAATAAATTAATAAACACCATTATTAAAAAAGTGCGTTTTTCATACATACGACCAAAAATATTAAACATAGCAGACATTATATATTATTAATGATATAATATATATTAATAAATGATATAATATATATTATTAAAATGTCAAGTCAATTACAACCGGGTAATGATCAGAATTTAATTTATCACAATATTCTTTATATCCGTGATAAATAGATACCTTAGAAACCTTACTAAAAATTTTGGAGCTCATTAGCACATGGTCTATCATTGAGTAATCCTTTTGAGAGCTTGTAGCACAGTTACTATCAGAATCATACCAGTCACTGTAGCGCTCTGATTGTGCCATTTTTGACGCGGCATTTGTAAGTGTGTATGTGCCTTTTTTTGCGCCAAAGAGCCCCTTCAATGTATCTAGTACATATGAAATTGGTTTATCAGAATTAATATCGGGTACTTCTGCGTCAAAATCGTTCAAATCGCCTAAAAATATGATTTCGTAGCCTTTAGTAATATATCCATAAATTACATTTTGTAATACTTGTGCTTGTGCTTCTCGCTCGGCACATCGTGTCTTATCAGTTGGATATGCTAATAAATGGGCTCCAATAAGTGCCGTTTTAATGCCATTTAAATTCAACTCAGTAATATAATGTTTACTAACACCAGATGTAGATGAAGACCCAGTATAGCCACATTTAGAACCAGGAACTGGATATGAAATGCGTTCTTCACTGCGATATAAATTTACAAGCGGGTCTATACGTGTTAAAAGTCCTACATTTTGTCCTGTGCTTGTATCAGTGCCTTCTTTCAAATATGGATTGTAACTGTTATCATTTAATGCGCTTATTAACATATTAAGCTCATCACAGCCTTCTATTTCGCAAAAATTAATAATATCTGGATTTAGTCCCTTTACAACATTTGCTACATAAGATAAATGTGTTTGCGCATTAGATACAGTTGTCCAAGGGCATCCTGAACCGGGGCATTTGGCATTACTATTGTAATCAACAAATAACCATTCTACGTTATATTGGACAATTCGCAATGAGTTTTTATTTTGCCTACGATCATCAGAAGTTGTTACTGTTGGACACTCTGTATCGCCCTTAACTAATAATAAATTATTTATGAAGGGATTAGAAGCTATAGAAATGAAAAAAAATAATACTAGAAAACTTGAAGGCATCATTTTATAAATAATATATACTACAATTATAATTAAATTTCCTATAAAAATTGAATTATAAATATTAACTATAAATATTAACTATAAATAAAAAATAAACATAGATATAAATAATGTCATCTCAAAATAATAAGAAACCAGAATTAAGTATTATTATTCCTGTAGAACTAAAATATGTAAAAAATAAAAATACTCCTAGTCCTAAACATAAATATATAGAAATGAATACAAAACCATATGAATATACATTAAATTTTGATGGAGCATCAAGAGGCAATCCTGGTCAATCAGGAATAGGTGCTGTTATATTTCATAATGGTCAAGAAATATGGGCTTCGTGTCAATATATTGGAATAAAAACTAACAATCAATCAGAATATAGTGCGCTGATATTAGGGTTAAAAGAAGCATTGTCTAGAAATATTAAAACCTTACAAGTATATGGTGATAGCCAATTAGTTATCAATCAAATTAATGGTGAATATAAAGTAAGAAATCCTGGATTACAAGAGCTTTATCAAGAGGTTCAACATTTAAAGGCACAATTTGATAATATTATAGTGACCCATGTTTATCGTGAGTTTAATAAACGCGCAGATCAATTATCAAATATGGCACTAGATGTATTAGATATTAATAAGGAAAAAGGCAAAACAGGACTAATATTGCCATCATTAAAAGAATTAGAGCAAGAATCAGGACAAAAACAAGAAACTAAAATTCAGAACCAGAAACCGAAACAGTCTGTAATTAAACATCTTATATTTCCAAATATATAATTTAATTCTCTAAAAGTGATATATTCAACATTGGTGGAGGTTTAAATTTAAGTATGTCTTTTTCAGATTTTGTAGTCTGAAACATTTCTGCTCCATAAATATCTTGAAGCATTAACCACTCAAACATTCCACCTTTATACGCATATACATTATAAAATCCTAATGTTAATAATTGCTGGTATTTTTTCTGAACACTATCATCATTACAATTTTTTCCGTATACAATAATACGTAGACCCTTATTCTCTTTAAGATACTTATTAATAGCATTTTCTTCTTGTTCGCAACTAATAGTGCCACGTATTAAGCATTGCTGGTCTGATATTGGTAGTGTATTAATAAGTAAGTATATTTCTGGATTTTTTGTTACTGTTTGCATATCTTCAAAATTTATTTTTTGTATTGACTGAGTATTACCCATTTATAAATTATATTGTCTAATAATGTATAAATGCTTATTTTTAATATATTTATATTGTTTAAAATAAAATTATAAAAAATTGAATTTATAATATAATATTTTTACAAAATACAAAAACAAAGGATAAAAAATATAAAATGAATATTTACATCTACTTTATATTTATTTTAATAGCTCTTAAAATTATTGTTATACTAAATAACTATTATAATGGTGAAAATTATACTATTTCAAATGATGATTATGATGATTATGATGATTATAGTGATAATAATAATTATAAAATATCAACAAATAACCTGAGAAAAATATATATTAAATCAATTGTACAAGAAAAATATAATAATATTATTAGTAAACTTATGGATAATGAAAATAAGGGCAAACCACACAACTACTTTTCAGTTGTTTGTGTGCCAATAAAAAATAAGACTGAAGATACATGTCAAAAATATGATGGATATCAAAAATGGTCAAAAATGTATCAGAAAATGTTTCGTAATAAACGTGATATAATAAATTTCATACCATACATAATACGAAATCGTATTTTGTATAAAATACAAATGGAATATCCTCAAGTTAATATTAAAAAAATTTACAAAGACTGTTGCGACTATTATACTATATATTAATTAAAATGGACTACAATTTCCACCTTCTCCTTTTTAATACTCTTGGTTGCTGAAATAGACAATTCTTCTCGCTTCTTTCGTGTCTTTGAATTATCAACAATTGTCTCCTTGCGTTTTGATGTGCTATTGCGACTATTCATATCTTTTTCTATTGTCTCATAATTTTCTCCAATATAATCAACAACCTTATTTTCTAGAGCCCACTTGAAAAAATTTAGCTGACCAATAGTGGTCTCAATTGAGGTGCCGTTTTTATAAGGAATACTAATACGGTCCCAGCGACAAAATGGGTCAAAACGGCGCTTACTATAAGCCTTTAGCTTCAACTTATAATCATCATAGACTTTGAATCGGCGCGCAACATTATCTACTGTTTGTTCAATAGTATACAATGTATAGAATTTCTTGGCATAATTAGTCGCAAACCAGTCTACAATGCGAAGTGAAATTTTAGATTCACCAGTAATAATTCGCAGCATATTATCAAGATTATCATTTTCATTAGTATCATAAAATACTAATAGGTTTTTTAGCAATAAATCATTTTGCGTTGTATATGAACTATTTGTTGTCATTATTTAAGTTTTTAAAACTTATATTTAAGTAGTTTTTTCATTATTTTAGTTTTTTATTGTACTTTTAATATTTTAGCAAACTAACAAAAATATAAAAAATAAAAATAAAATCTAGCACTATAGTATTAATATGAATATGAATGATTTCATGCACACTTATTTTGGACCTTTAGGCCAAGAATATTGTATCTACTTTTATGCTTTGTCAATCTTCTTTGGCATTGCTTTTGTGTTGAGCGTTATTTCCGTTATCACATATATGATAACACATATTAACAAGATTGATATGAAGATGCTTATCCATACTTTCTTCTTGTTAATCAACTCTTTCTTGGCTTATTTAGTCAACAGATTGCTTCACACTATGTGTGTTAAAAGTGTGTAATTTCTAATTCTACTATATTAGTTACCCATTTGTTCACCATCTGAATTATTTTGATTCTTTGTGCGTCCTTGTGTAGTATTAATTGGTTTCAAAAACATATCACGAGTAACAACATCATTAACATAACTTGTTTGCATTGAAAATGGATTTGTACCTCGTTGACTAATAAGTTCACGGTCAGAAATTTTATTATCAAGTGATTCGCGTTTAGATTCTATATTAGAGAAACTATTATCATTCATACTATTTATGCTACTATACTCATTAAAATCATTCAACCCAAATCCAGTTGGCATATCTTCTGCTAAAGATTGTTCAATAGCATTCATTTTGGTATCATAATTTGTATTGTTGTTAGTTGTTGAATCTTTTATAGATGGTTTTCTAGCACTTTGATAATAAGTTTCTCCATTACTCCATTTCCAATAATTCATTATATATTTATAATTATCTTAAATAATGAATTATTTAACGCTTTTATTCTAATTTATTCTCAATTTCATCATTATTAGTATTATAATGTTCCTTAGTTATTTTAAGATTCTTGGTAAAAAAGAATGCATCTTTGTTAGTTCGTCGGCGTTTTAAGTTACATTCTAAGCAACAAATAACAAGATTATGATTATTATGTCCAATATCATTATTAATTCTGTCTAATGACCATTGCTTCATTTCTCTAACAATTTCATAAAGTAAATATGTTTCACAAGCGCAATAATAACATTTCATATTTGAGTCAATTAGTAAGGTTATAACATCATTAAAACTAACAAAATCTGCTTCATTTAACTTCTTCTTTAAAATGTCCTGATGTTTATAACTAGATATTTTAGATTTAATATGGCTAACAATTAGTTGCTGATGTTTGTTAAATATTTTTTTATTATTATTATTGTTATTTACAATATCATTAATTTGTTTTAATAGTTCTAATTGTGTTTCAAATAGTAAGTCTTCATTAATTAGACCCCAAGTATTTGTTTCTACGCGCAATTTCCTTTCCTTTTCTTTTTTTTTTATTTTTTTAACAGAACTAGTTTCATTATTTGTTAGTATAAACATTTTTTTGGATGTATTTTCTTCTACTACTTCTACTACTTCTACTACTTCTACTTCTTCTACTACTTCTACTACTTCTTCTACTACTTCTTCTACTTCTTCTACTACTTCTTCTTTTTCTGTTTCTACTAATATATTTTTACTAGTATTATTTTTTTTATTTCTTTTATTATTTTTATTTTCTGGAGCAGCAATAAATATTGTTTTTGTATTATTCATAGTATCCAATAATACAAAAAGTTTTAAAAATTTGCGCAATAAATTATGTAATAAGATAAACTGTAAAAACAATATAAACAATAAATATAAATATAATGTTTTAAAACAAGTTAAACTTAACTCGCTATATTATAATATAAACCAATAAAATGGACTTAACTGAAATAAAAGAAGAAGTAATTACTAGTAAAAAATCTAATAATAATGACACTTGTAATGAACTGAAGACAATAAAATATAAATCAATGATTAATAATGGGTCTACTTGGAATGAGCCAAAATCAGCTACTAACTTATCTACACTAGATAAATTCTTAGAAAATGAGAAGATAACTAATGCCAATGAGCCGTGGTCTAAACTAGATAAAACAGCTAAGACAAAAAAACTCCTATTATTTGCTGAAAAATATAGAACAGAACAGAGCCTTACTGAACCCGAATATAGTAAGCTTGTCGCATTTTTCAAGGACTGTTTAGATAAGAAAAGACTGCAAAGAGTGAAAGATGTAATATATGATAAGGACACTGGCGAAATTAAAGAGGTTCCGGCACTACATTTCAATAAGCCAACAATTCATTTTACATTAAAAAATATTGATAAGCGTGTATCAACTATAAGAAGCTTAGCACCAAAAAAGAAAGGAACTGCTAAGAATGTTGTATCTAATAATGATAATAATGACTCAGACTCGGATTAATATAAAATTGAACTAATATATATTTATGTTATTGTATATAAATAATAACATAAAAGTATCTCTATAATATTTAATAAACTAACAAATGACTACATTCTTCAATTTTGCCTTAGAAGAACTAGATAATATAATTAATGAAATAACAGCAGATGAAACACCATATTTCACAGATGAAGACGCATTAGAATTATATGATACATGCTTATATTTAATGGAGGAATTTATCAGAAATAATCCAAAAATAATTACAGAGCCTGATTTTGAAGATATTTTTGAAGAAAACATTAATGAACTTATGTATGCGCAATTTGAAGATGATATTTTCTTCAATGATGATGCTGAAAATGAATTAGATGAAATTATAGAAGAAGCCACTAAGGACTTCTTTAATGATTTTATGCCTACAAGGTCTTATGAAGATACCCGCATTTTAGTAGAGCCAGACTATGACTATATTGATGAACAATTAAAATGCTTAAGAAATAAGCCTCAACCTGCTCAACGCACACCTGAATGGTATAAATTTCGCCATAATTTAATTACAGCAAGTAACGCATATAAAGCATTTGAGAGCCAAGCAACTAAGAACCAATTAATTTACGAAAAATGCCAACCATTGGCTCTAGCAAGTACACAAACATCATTATTGGATGAAGATTTTGTTGAAGAAGTAAAAATGGTAAATGTTAATTCAACACTTCATTGGGGTCAAAAATATGAGCCCCTATCAGTAAAAATTTATGAGCATATATATAACACTAATGTGGAAGACTTTGGTTGTATTCAGGATGAAGAATATGCGTTTCTAGGTGCTTCGCCAGATGGAATTAATACAGATATAAAATCACCACGATATGGGCGTATGTTGGAAATTAAAAATATTGTAAATAGGGAAATAGATGGCATACCTAAGAAAGAATATTGGATTCAAATGCAGCTACAAATGAAGGTTTGTGATTTGGAAGAGTGTGACTTTTTAGAAACGCGATTTACAGAATATCCTGACCAAAATGCGTATAATCAAGACATAAATTCTGAAGAGATTTATGAAGATGAAACTGGTAAAGAATTTATTAATAGTTGCTTATCAAATGACTTAAAACATAAGGGAATTATTATATATTTTCATACTAAAGAAGGCAAACCATATTATGTATATAAGCCACTGGATATTATTGAGCTAAATGATATACTAAAGTGGGAAGAAGATATGTTAGATTTATATCAATCAGAGAAATATAATTATACTTATATAAAATTTATTTATTGGAAATTAGACCAGATGAGCTGTGTATTAGTATGTAGAAATAGGCAGTGGTTTGAAGATAATATATGGGAATTAGAGGAACTCTGGGAAACAGTAGTTACTGAACGAGTTTCAGGATTTGAACATAGAGCTCCAAATCGTAAAACAAAAATAAATGCGTTTGATTTACTAAATAATACACAGTCACAATCTCAAACACAATCACAAACAAAATGTCTATTAAAATTTAATAGTATTGTAAAATTGGATGTAGATGTAGATATAGATGTAGACAATGACTCTTAATATAATATATTCTCATTATCAGGAATAGAAAATGGTAACAAATTTGGCTCAGTTCGGTAATATCCAACGCGAGCACCAGGACCCTCTTCAGCAGGAGGCAATGGTTTCACAATATTAGATTTATTTTTTATTTTTTTATACAAAGCATTACACATATCAGCTCTAATACATGTTCCCTCATCAGGATTATTAACATAACGCAAGTTATTTGTTATTTGCTCATAAGAACTCTTTGAAAATTCTGGATAATCAAACCAGATATCACTATATTTTTTATCAGATACAGTTCCTTTACCAATTAAAGGAAAGCTATCTAATAATGGCTTATCAACGGAAACAGGAAATATTCCGGGTGTTTCTAAATCTTGTTTGTTAGTTGAGAAACCTTCTATCTTAATCATTGGCGCAAAAAATAAACCTAATGCCAATATTGCGAATAAAAATAAGAATGTGTTCATTTTTGTCATTTATATATAATAATAAATTATTATTATTTGATTTATTATTATTTAATAAATATTTAAAAAGATATATCACAATTTATATATAAATGAACAAAGAACACGTGGCATCTGACAATATGAGAGTAACTAAGAGAAATGGTGATTTGGAGGAGGTAGCCTTTGATAAAATTTTATTTAGAGTCAAAAAATTAGGACAAGAAGTAGGTATTCAAATTAACTATCAGCAACTAGTAATCAAAATTATTGATCAGTTATTTGATACAATTTCTACTACAAAGATAGATGAATTGTTAGCTGAACAGTGCGCATCAATGTCTACTTTGAATCATGATTATGGCACACTTGCTTCACGAATTGTAGTATCAAATCATCAGAAAAATACTCATTCTTATTTTTCAAATATAGTAAATATACTTTATAATTTTAAAGATGCCCATGGACAACGTACTCCATTATTATCTGATTCTTTATTTGAATTTACATCTGAATATATAGGGGAAATTGAAGAAATGATTGATTATAATCGTGATTATTTAATTGATTATTTTGGATTTAAAACACTTGAAAAAGCTTATTTATTTAAAACTGGAACAACAATTGTAGAACGACCACAGCATATGTGGATGCGTGTTGCGCTTGGTATTCACGGTGATCCAAAAACGGAGAACCCAAATGAGACACTTAGACTTGTAAAAGAAACATATGATTTATTATCTCTTAAGTATTTTACTCACGCTACTCCTACACTTTTTAATGCCGGAACACCAAGGCAACAATTGTCTAGTTGTTATTTAATCGCAATGGAAGAAGATAGTATTGAAGGTATTTATAATACATTAAAAGACTGCGCTCTTATATCTAAATATTCTGGTGGTATAGGATTACATATTCATAATATAAGAGCAAAAGATTCTTATATAAAGGGCACTAATGGAAAAACTGATGGGATTGTTCCAATGTTACGAGTATACAATAATACAGCACGCTATGTAAATCAGTCGGGGAAAAGAAACGGTTCATTTGCTATTTATTTAGAACCTTGGCACGCTGATATAGAAGATTTCTTAGAACTAAAGAAGAATCATGGCGATGAAGAAATGAAAGCGCGCGATTTATTTTATGCTTTATGGATTTCTGACTTATTTATGGAAAGAGTAAAAGAAAATGGTAAATGGTGTTTAATGTGTCCTCACGAATGTCCTGGTTTAAGTGATGTCTATGGAGACGAATTTAAAGAATTATATAAAAAATATGAAGCACAAGGCAGTTTCCGTAAAAAAATAAATGCGCGCGATTTATGGTTTAAGATTTTAGATGCGCAAATGGAAACAGGAACACCTTATATATTATATAAAGATTCTGTCAACAAAAAATCTAATCAGAAAAATCTTGGCACCATTAAGAGCTCAAATTTATGTGCCGAAATTCAACAATACTCTGATGATAAAGAGACAGCTGTTTGTAATTTGGCCTCAATTGCTCTACCAGCATTTGTTAATGAAGAAACTAAACAGTTTGATTTTAATAAATTACTAGAAGTTACTAAGGTAGTAACTAACAATTTGAATCGCGTAATTGACATTAATTTTTATCCTACTGAAAAGACAAGAATAAGTAATTTTAAACACAGACCTATTGGTATTGGCGTTCAAGGATTAGCTGATACATTTATAATGATGGATATTGTTTTTCACTCGGAAGAAGCAAGACAACTAAATAAGGATATTTTTGAGACTATTTATTATGGAGCCTTAACAAAAAGTAATGAAATAGCAATTGACCGTAAAAATAAAAAGGGACTTGCTTATATACATTTTACTGAAGATGAACTAACAAAACTTCCTGCTGGACTAGAAGGCGCATATAGTTCTTTTGTTGGTTCTCCTGCTTCACAAGGTATTCTTCAATTTGATATGTGGAATAATTTTACAGGACACTCATCTAGTCTTAATTATAATTGGTCTGCTCTAAAACAGTCAATCATTGATAACGGGCTAAGAAATTCATTACTAATTGCGCCAATGCCAACCGCATCAACATCACAAATTTTGGGCTATAATGAGTGTTTTGAACCAATTACTAGTAATATTTATAGTAGACGAACATTAGCAGGCGAATTTGTATTACCAAATAAGTATCTAATGAAGGATTTAATAAACTTAGGTCTATGGAATGAGCAAATTAAAAATAATATTATTGCGAATAAGGGTTCAGTTCAACAGCTAACTGTTGTTCCAGAGCATATTCGTAATAAATACAAGATTGTATGGGAAATACCAATGAAGCATTTAATTGATATGGCTGCTGATAGAGGAGCATATATATGTCAAAGTCAGAGTATGAATTTGTGGATGGAGGACCCTGTATATAATAAGTTAACATCAATGCATTTCTATGCGTGGGAAAAAGGACTTAAAACTGGTATATATTATTTGCGAAGAAAAGCAAAACATCAAGCACAGCAATTTACAATTGAGCCTGAATTAAAAAAAACTGATACAAAGGAAGGTGACGGTAGTGAAGAGATTTGTGAAATGTGTTCGGCATAGAAATAATATTATAGTTCTTGTGATTTAGGATTAAAAGATATAGAATTGGCTATAGAATTAGTATTAGATATAGATTTAGGACGAGACTTAGAATAAGAACGAGACTTAGATAGCGTATTATTAATCGGAACCATACCGGGCTGTAAGAAACCCTGATTATCATTTGATACTAGAAACTGATTTGTTACTTCACAAGTATCCTGATTATTTGGCGATACCTTTAAAATTAGTTGTTTTATTTTATCATTTGTATTACAAACATCAAATGCTTGTCCGCCTGGAAATGACATACCATATACACGAAGACATACAACAACATCTATGATTGCGTCGTGCATTTGTGTTCCATCAGGTTTATATCCAAAGTAGTGTTCATATGCTTCAATAAGTTTTGGTGATTTTATTCTGTAAATATATTTTGGTATTCCAGTTTTTGGGTCTGTATATTCAAAATTACTCTTTAAATTACATACTGGAGTTGTTATTTCTTGTGTACATTCAAAATTCTCATCCTTCATTATTTCTTTAATGTGCGGCATATTAAGGTCTTTAGATAGACGCAAAAACTCGGCAACAATCATTCGTCTGTCAAAATCTACATTATGTCCTACAATTACATCAGCTTCAGCAAAATCCATCATAAACTCTTTTAAACTATCATAAATATATGCTTTACTAAAACTATCTATTGACTTAATTTTTTCTTTGTTAATACCGTGGATTTTTTCACTTTCTTCTGATATATTTATAGACTCTGGAATATCAATATATTTATTATATATTTTACTTTCACTAGGATTATCAGTGTCATATAAAATATAAGCTAACTGAATAATACTAGGATATTTTTCAATCTCGCTAGCCCAAACATTATTTTTCTTTTTTAACTCACTTACACTAAGCATTTTCCTTTCATGTTCCTTTTGTTTTTCAAATGAATTATATGTTTTTTCTGGTAAGCCAGTAGTCTCTGTATCAAATACAAGTATCTTTGTCATTATAAATATTTGTTATTATAATTAGATAAAAAATATTTATATATCAATTTTATTCTTATATATATACTATTAATTAAATTACTAATACTAATACTATTACTATTACTATTTAAGCAAACATCTTACAGATGCCAAATGACCTACGATGCCATTTTGTAATACCATATTTTTTAATACCATCCATATGTTGTTTAGAACCATATCCTTTATTACCATCAATACCATAACGCTCAACTAGCTCTGGATTTTCTAAACATAGCTGTTCAATATATTTATCTCGTTCTACCTTTGCTAAAATAGATGCCGCCGCAATTGCTGTATATTTATTATCACCACCTTCAACAGTTTCATATTTAGCATTTTCAATACGATTATTAGTTTTATTACAAATAGTTAATGGTTTAAAATAATTACCATCAATCAATAAGAACAAATTATTAGTGTCTATTGTTTTTAACTGACGTAAAACAGAACGAATTGCTTTGTGCATAGCAGATTGTGTTGCTTGTAATATATTTATATCATCAATAACTTGTTCATCTTCATATTCTACAGCCCAAGCTATAGCGTGTTGTTTGATATATTCAGCAACTTCTTGTATTTTTTTAGGATTCTTTGAAGTAAATTTCTTGCTATCTTTCATTTTCCAATGATCAAAACTATCATCTTTAGGTAAAACAACAGCGCCACTATATACTCGTCCAAACATAGGGCCTCGTCCTGCTTCATCGCAGCCGACTTCAAATATATTAGTGTCTAGATGATAGAATTTTTTTAAAAGACATTCTATAACAATTGGCTCACTAGGTATTTTCTCTTCTTTAACTTTTGGAGACCTTTTAGTATATTTTCTTGGTTTCTTTACAACTTCTATTTCTATTTCTTCACTGCTATTTATGTCCTTTATAGTTTCTATCTTTTTTTCTATCTTTGTATTAATACAATTGCTAATAGTATAATCATCATCGTCATCATCAATAATAGTAGCACAAACCCAGTCAGACATTTTTATTATATAATATAATTATTGTATAATATAATTGTATTAGACAATAATAATTCAATTTTATATTCTATAAAATTAATAAAATAAATAATAATTGTTTTGGTTTAACTTTTTTCACAATATAAATTATACAATGAACGGAGAAATATTATTACTTTTTGTTATTCTATTATTAGCATTAGTTTTATGTTCTTTTTTAGGCGGTAGTAACTGTCTTGGAAGAGAGGGATTTACAAGCACAAATATTAATGGCATATATACTGGAGCCAATGGAGGTAGAGCAGTTGTAACTGATGATAGTATTGTATTTGTAAATGATGGAAATACTGTTACATTGACAAAAAATACATCAAGTCAAACTTATACAGGGCCTAATGGCTCTACTGCTACATTTAGTTCTGATGGCTCATTAACAATTACAACTAGCCAGGGAAGCACAGTTTTAACTATGAATAGTGCTGATTCTAGTTCTTCATCATCTGGTTCTAGTTCTACTTCTACTTCTACTTCTAATACCGGAGCAACCAATTATGATAATTATAATCATTACAGTGGTATGTCTTATCCTACTATTTATTATGGACCAAATGGTTCTACTGCTCGTGTTATTAATGTTGATGGGCAAGGTAAGATTATAATTACAAACGCAAATGGCACAACTAGTATTTACTATATTAATACTTCAGGTTCATCTTCAACAACTACATATAAGGGACCTAATGGTGGAATTGCTGTAATTACTACAGATAGTAATGGCAATCAAATTGTTCAAATTACAATGCCTAATGGTAATAAAATAATATATACACAAAATAATGTTTATGCTGGTAATAGTCAAGACCCTACTATGAACCAGCCTACAAGCACAAGCACAAGTAGTAGTATAACAACTGCGACTGGACCTAGTGGAAATACCGCGTATGCTGCGACTGGACCTAGTGGAAATACAGTTGTAGGTACAAGCAATACATATGACTCATCTGCTTATTACAATTCATTGCCTGCTGGTATTCCTGCTAGTCAAATTCCCGCTGGAGATGAAGACTTGTATATTTTGAAATCACAAGTTGTTCCTCCAGTGTGTCCCAAATGCCCTGACCCTATTATTAATTCATCAGACAAGTTTGATGTAAGTAAATGCCCTGCTTGTCCTCCTTGTGCTCGCTGCCCTGAGCCGGCATTTGACTGTAAGAAGGTTCCAAATTATAATGCGTTTAATCCTAGTTATATGCCTGTTCCTGTATTAACTGATTTCAGTAATTTTGGTATGTAAATCCACCTTGTAAAAAATAATATATAATAAATTCTATTTGTATATTATTTATAAATTTTTTTTATTTTTTAGAAAGACGCCGTGTTTTCACACATTTCTTATCTATTTGCATTGATTGCCCTTTTTGCTCCTGTGGAACAATTTTAATAATACATTTAGATTTCTTACCATAAAGCGGTTCAGTACATCCTTTTTCTGAGTTATGTTTTGTATTATTTGAGTTTATATCATTCGTCTTTATATCCTTATTAAATTCTATATTTTTTACAAAATTTGGATACAACTTAGGTTTCTCATGTGTACATCTAGACCTGAAATGCTCATAACGTTCTCTTACATCACAATATGTTAGTCCTGATTTCTTCTTAAGCATTCTATTTACAAGTTCATGTAAATTATAAATATAACGGGAAAATGTATCGCGACTCTCCATATCTTCCATTGTTAAAGGTAATTGTTTAAAATTGGTGACTAAGTTTTTGCGACAAGTTCCACAAGGTAATACATTTTGTAGCGACAAAATAAAATCTCTATATTGATGTTTTTGTTCTAAAGTAGGGTTCACAGGATAATTAAATGATATTGTATGTAATAATGTCCACGCAACAGGACCCCAAATTTTGGTTACCATGCCATCACCTGAATAAAAATCTTTTTTTGAGAATACACGCTTAGTTCTATTTTTCTTACCAGTTCTATTCTTACGCGTTTTGGTCATTTATTTTGATGTCTTATTCTATATACAGAAAAATAAAAATAAATAAAATATAATAGTATTTCAATGAATACAAATAAAAATCCTAATTTAGTTATAGAATATGCTAAAACAACACAAAATATGTGCTTATGTCTAGGTATTGTTGGATTGCTAATTATTATACTTATAATAATGCCTTTAAATACATACAATTCATCCTTAGGTAATTTATCCATAATCCTTGGTAAAGGAATTGTATTAATTTTGTTAGTTTATATGATATATTATAATATACAACAGACAAACATTTTTTCTAATAATTTTAACATATCTTTTTTAGAAGCTAGTTGGAATCCAGTAAAAACAAATATATTATGTAGTTATGTATTTACAGTAGGTTTATTGTTTCTAGCATTTTCAGTTTTACGAGTTTAAAATAGATTTAAGATTTAGGAATATACAACGTTTTAGGGTAACTTGTTTACGATTGTCTTAAACTTGGTTATAAAAGTTTTTTTGATATTAAATATTTTTTGATAATATACAGTATCATTTTTACAATCACTGCGATTTATTATATGTAAATTTCCATTAGCATCTCTCATAATCATTATAGTTTTATTTGTTATACTATATATCATTTAAACTTTATATTCGTTTAAAAGATATTCTAATTTCTTCTTATTTAATATATATAATGGCTGAATTCGTCGGTAAAATTTCAAATATACTTCCCAAAAATGGCTTCAATGGAATATTAGGTGGAAGACCACTTGAAACCAAACATATCATATTGATTGGATTAGGTCTTTTGTTAGTAGCTGGATTAATATATTTTGTTTTTTATTATAAAAATAATGTTGAGGCATTTCATGCTAACAGAGAAAATGTGCCTATTTCAGAAACAGAAAATCAACCAAATAAATCCTGTACAATGATGTTATTTTATGTTGATTGGTGTCCTCATTGTAAAACTGCGAAACCTGAATGGAATAAGATGAAAGACAAATATGAAGGTAAAACAATTAATGGATATAAGGTAAATTTTACTGAATATAACTGTACTAAAGAGTCACCTGAAATTGATAACTTGCTTGACCAATATAAAATAGAAGGTTATCCTACTATAAAATTGGTAAAAGATGGTCAAGTTATTGAGTATGATGCGAAACCTACTGAGTCAACAATGACCCAATTCTTGAATACAGTGCTTTAAAATATTAAATAACAAAATCATAATTACTGTATTCATTATTTTTCTCTCTATTTTTCACAAATTTAACGGCTACTTCTCTTCCTTTATCAAATAATGTTTGTCGCCCTTCTATAGTTCCAACTACATAAGTCATATTATCAATACTTAACATAGTTGAATTTGAAGAAAATTCTAAGATATTAATAATCTTATTATATTTAAGACTACTAGTAATATAATTAATTGAATTTAATGATAAAGCTAATATAAAATCTAACATATCTGATTCGTCATTAATTATATTATTACCCGAACATTCAGTTCCATCATCATTTTTATATAAATAATTGAATCCTAATATTTCATCTTTATTTGGATGGTCGCGTAAACAATAATTTAGCGGAAAGTTTGCTAATGAACCACCATCAATTAAACATTTATCATCCATAATTGTAGGAATAACAATACCTGGTAATGAACAAGATATATAAATTGCTTTTAATAATGATAAGTCAGGATAATCTTTATTAGAAAGCTCAATAGTTTGGTATGTGTTTAAATCAAACGCAAAAAAATGTAAATCTTTCTTACAATATGCGCAAAATTCTTTCAATGTTATAGTCAATAATAAATCTTTAGCTTCTAATAGTGGTTTAAATATCTTCTCAATAACAGTAATATCATAGAGACCTTTATTAGAATATATATCCATAATTTGCTTAGCATTTACTTTAAAAATATGTTGCCATGGCCTTTCAATAATATATTTATTAATTGTAGGCCAGTCATAATTCAAACACAATATAGTAGCCATAACTGTTCCAATTGATGTGGCATAAATAGATTCTATTTCATCATTATTTATATATTTTTCATTTGACAAGTATTCTAGTGCGCCCAAAAATGAAATTCCTATTGGTCCTCCACCGGACAAAACAAGATGTTTAATTGGCATATATGTGTTAATTATACATTTATTTTTATATTATAACTAACAAATAATACAAATAATACAAATATTACATTATAACTAACAAATTATTTTCTTTATTTTTTGTAAATGGCAAATATATTTAATCTTGAAAATTTTGCTGATTTTTCAGAAAAAATCAATATTGACGAATTATACGAAAGAAAAAGACAAAATGATGTAAATAAATTGGAACTATTTAAAAAAATTCTAAATCGTATTCATATTAGAATCAAAACAACTGCTAAACAGAATAATGTAGAACGCTCTTGTTGGTATGTAATTCCTGAAATTATTATTGGTGTGCCTAGATATGACCAAGGTGCTTGTATTGCTTATGTAATGGATACTTTACAAAAGAATGGCTTCCAAGTGCGTTATTTTCATCCAAATACTATTTTTATTTCTTGGAATCATTGGGTGCCAACATATGTTAGAACAGAAATTAAGAAGAAAACAGGTATTAATATTAATGAATATGGAGAAAAGATTGAAGATGAAAAAGATGAAGATGAAGAAGATGAATATCAGGAAACTATTCAAAAGGGTAATACCAATTTAGAACAGATTAAAAATAGTAAAAAATATACACCTATTAATTCTTATAAACCATCAGGTAAATTGGTGTATAGCGAAGATTTACTAAATAAATTAGAAGATAAATTTGGTGATAAGAAATAAATAAGAAATAAATAAGAAACAACAAAAATAATATCTGTATATTTTATAGATATTATATGACAACAAAGAGACATAAAATAAAGTCTAAATCTGGAACAAGAAAGTGTAAAATGTCTAAGCAAGAGTTACAAGTTGTATGTAAAAATAATACACATGTTTTAGAGAGCTTTGAAAAAGACTTTGAGAAGACTTTTAAGCACAGTTTATTAACAGAAAATAATAATATTGAAAGGTCACTAGTTAAGCTATTTAAGACACCATTTACTCCTACAAAGTATACTGCTAGAAATGATTATTATACATATATTAACTATCAATGGATTGCTGATAAAAGTAAGGAACTTGAGAAAAACAGTAAGTATTATGTTCAAGCAGATAGTTTTAGAATTGTCCAAGAAAAAGTATATTATGAACTTATTGATATTGTAAAAGAGTATATCAAGGAAAATGACACAGCAAAATCTAGAGCTATTAAAAACTTATATGAATCAATGCTCCATTTAGATAATAAAGAAGCCGAAGACCAGATTGTATATACAACAAAATACAAAATAGATAAGGCTATTGCTGAGGATAATTTATATTTTCTTTTAGCCCAAATTAATCAAAACGAAACTATATCTTGGGGATGTCCTATTGTATGGTCTGTTTCAAAGGACTCCAAACATTCATCACTATATAAGAGTAATATTTCTCCACCCCAACTAACAATTTATGATTATATGATATATGTTGAAGATGAAACCGCCGACCAAGCAACAAAGCACTATAAACGTCTATTTAAATCCAAATATTTAGAATTCATTAAGAAGATGTTTGATGTTTGTCTTGGAAAGGGTCACGGACTTAAAGCTTCTGATGTATGGGATGTTGAATATGAATTATTAATTGCTATGGGTTGTGATTCAGTTAAGAATGAGAGTAAAGAATATTATAATGTGGTTACTAAGGAAGAAGCACTAACAAAATATGGGTTTGACTGGGCTCAATTAGCTACTGAAATTGGTTATAAGAAAGTTCCTAACACATTTATATGTAGCAATCTTAGTTATTTGAAATGTATTATGGAGATTTTAACAAAGGATGGCGCATGGAAGACACCAAAATGGCGTACATATTTTATGTATATTATTTTCCGTCAAATAATGCGATTTCATAAAAAGTGGCGACTAATTTATTACGAGTTTCACGGTAAATTTGTTAGAGGACAACAAGTCCCATATCCGGATGAGATTTATCCTGTTTTTGGTCTATCATTATGTTTTAATACATTCTTAACAAATGAATATGTTAGACGTAATAAGAAACAAGAATATGTTGATTATGCCACTAATTTAGCAAGTGATTTATTAACTGTATTTAAGAGAATTATTAAGCGAAACACATGGTTATCTCCTGAGACAAAGAAATATGCCTTGCTTAAACTAGAGCATATTAAGCTTATTATTGGTAATCCTCTTTTATTAAGAGAGGACCCTATTTTGAATTACAGCAGTAGAGGCGCATATCAAAATATTAAGAAGATTGCTTGGTGGCGAACTAAGAAATTTATTGCGGTTGATGGCACTGCGTATAAAGGTGATATTCCAGTTATTGATTGGGAAGAATTCAAACTAGTTGGGTCACAAGCATATATTGTGAACGCATATTACACTCCCATTGAGAATACTATTTATATTCCTTTAGGATATTTACAAAAGCCATTTATTGATTTAGATGAGCGCGGTATAGAGTATAATTTAGCACATATTGGTTATACTTTAGGACACGAAATGTCACACTGTTTAGATGATACTGGCAGTAAATATGACTACAAGGGTAATTTACATAACTGGTGGACAAAAGATGACCGACGTAAATTTGAAGCAAAGGTTAAGGATGTAGTTAAGCAATATGAAGCATTTGCTCTTTATGATGGAATTAAAATGGACGGAACATTAAGTACTGGAGAGAATTTGGCTGATATTTCTGGTTTAGCAATTTGTGAAGAATATTTAAGAGACTTTCAAGAAAAGAATAAGGATATTGTCCCTATTAAGTCGTTGTCATTTGAAGCATTTTTCATTTATATTGCCATTCAAGCGCGACAAAAAATAGTAGATAAAGCCATTAAGGCACAATTAAAAGTGAATCCACATCCAATGGATAAATACAGAGTAAATTGCCCATTATCTCGTTTAGAATTATTTAGAAGTATTTATAATATTCAAAAAGGCGATAAAATGTATTGGCATTCAACGGATACTATTTGGTAAATTTTAAGTATAGAATCGTAGTTAAAAATTTAGGCAAATATAATAATAATAAAATACTTTTAAACTATTTAGTAAAAAATTATTTTTTCTCAAAGTAGTATATAAAATGGCTAAGACTGCTAAACGTACCATGATGAAGATGAAGTCTATGAGAAAGACTATGAGTGCTATGAAGGCCAAGATGGCTGCCATGGCTTCTGCCAAGGGTGCTGCCAAGGCTGCTGCTAAGGGTGCTTCCAAGGCTGCCACCAAGGCTGCTGCTGCCGCTGCTTCCAAGGCTAAGGCTGCTTCCAAGGCTGCCACCAAGGCCGCCGCCAAATCTGCTTCCAAGGGAGCTGCCAAGGCTGCTGCTAAGGGTGCCGCTGCTGCCGCTTCCAAGGCTAAGGCTGCCGCTGCTCAGGCTGCTGCTGCTGCCGCCAAGGCTGTTGCCGCTGTTTAAACGCTAAGTTCATAATGAACATTTAGAATAGTTTATATTATTTCACTAATAATATAAAATTTACATATTTATGGTTTAGGATTTTCCTTTACATATTCATCTTTGGGATTTTCTATAGGCTCTTGTATCACAGACTCCTGTATCACTGGCTCTACTTTTACATCTTTTATTTCTTGTATTACTTCTGTTGGTTCTTCTGTTTTGCTTCCAGTTATATTATTTTCATCATAATCTTGAAGTCTTTGAAGGTCTCTATCTAATGATTTAGCTTCACCTTCAGTTCTATTTAATAATCGTTGTGCTACAATTGCTTTATATATTTTAATACCTTCTTCAAAATCCTGCTCACAAGTTAAATACATTTTAATAACTAATTCGCGAGTTTCTACAACAACCTTTTGTAGTCCATCTTCAGTTAGTTGAGGATTAACACGAACCACTTTCTTCTTTGTCTGCGGGTCTTCGGTATATGTAAATAATTTGTTAATAATATCTGTTAGTTTGTCTTGATTCTTATTAGCATTATCAATCATCCTTTTTAAATTGTCGGCATATTGCGCAAATAATGAATCTTTTAGAGTCCCACTTATTTCAGGAACATTCCCGGAACATTCTTCAGATTTCCCAAAGTCGCGCAACTTAATATCACTGAACTTTCTTATTGTCTCATCTTTAGAATTACCCGTAAATGCTTCATGAAATAGCTTCAAATCATCCTCATATTGTATTACCGCATCCTCAGACATCTTTTCAAATTTACCAGTTTCATAATTATAACCATCATCATAATATAAATGTTCTAATTCGGGAATACCCGGTTCTTCAATTAGCGTCTTTAATCTACCACTATCATCTATATTCATGGAGCATATATCAGGATTGATAGTCATAGGGTCATCGGGTCCTAATCTAGAATAATTATGGTCTCCTTGTAATGCTCTTATTCGCATATCACATATATTCATTTTATACATTTCTCTAGGAACATATTCAGGTATATTATGCTTTTCATATAAATTAGCTCTTACTGTATTTCCTTCGGGGTCTTTATAAACATATACAGGATTTACAGTTCTAACAATTGTCGCAAATACATGTGCCACTTGGATATAAAATTTAGCAATACTTTGACACACACGTTTCTTTTTTAAAGGATTATTTATATCTAATTTTGCCAAATCATCCTTATCAAAAAATATCATTTTATCCTTTTTTGTTTCATCAATAACAACACCATTTTGTGTCCTTTGCGCTAAATAAGTAATTTCTAAATCAGTGAAATATCTATTAATAATGTCAGATGTTAGTACAACTAAATTATCACAATAATCTTTATTGTTATTTAATCTTGTTAAACTAACAAAATCAGCTGTTAATATATAATTTGTAGCTATATAATCAATTATTTCATAAGAACTCATTGGTTTTGAAATATCATTTATATCTTTTTCCTTTTCTTCTTCATCATTTGAATTTATAGAAAATTGATTACCCATATATAATAATACCTTTATAAAATTTAATTTGTATGAAAACATAAATAAAAATTGAATTTAAATTAGAAAAATATCTTATTAATTATGAATAATATGAAGACTATTAATACAAAAAACGTTGACCAGTTACCTATGTGTGAAATAATTAATAAGAGTGTAATAGATAAGGTTTTAGAAAAAGGGAATGAAAGAAGTAAAAAGAAAAAAGATACTACTATTGACAAGGCCAAACTGTGGAATGTGTTTGAAACTGAAGTTCTCAATCCTGATAAGCAAAAAGACCCATTAGAATGCCTTTATAGAACTATTAATGACCGAGAATCTTGCGACCAATGCCACTGTTCTTTGGCATTTTCCGATGAAGGGTTCTTGACTTGTACAAATAATAAATGTGGAATTATTTATAAGGATATTTTAGATCAATCTGCCGAGTGGCGCTATTATGGTGCTGATGATAATCAAAACTCTGACCCCACACGATGTGGTATGCCTATTAATCCATATTTAGAAGAATCATCATTTGGTTGTAAAGTGCTATGTCTAGGTCCATCTACATATGAAATGCGAAAAATTAGACGATATACCGAGTGGCAATCAATGCCATATAAAGAAAAGTCACAATATGAAGAATTTCAGCGCATTACAATTATGGCGCAAAATGCTGGTATACCAAAACTGATTATTGATGACGCAATACGATACCATAAAAAAATCTCTGAATATGAACAAACATTTAGGGGTGACAATAAAGATGGACTTATTGCGGCATCTATCTATATATCTTGTAGGATTAATAATTATCCGCGAACTGCGAAAGAATTAGCGACAATATTTCATTTGGATGTTACTAGTGCGACTCAAGGCTGTAAAAATGCGCAGTCTATTATTAATAATTTGGAGAAAGATATGGACAACAAAGATAAGACAGCATTTTGTAAGACAAAACCGGAAGCATTTATTGAGCGTTATTGTAGCAGATTAAATATTAATTCTGAACTAACAAAGCTGTGTCATTTTATTGCGATAAAGATAGAAAAGATAAATTTGATGCCGGAAAATACTCCGCATTCTATTGCTGCCGGTGTTGTATACTTTATATCACAGTTATGTAAGCTAAATGTTAGTAAAAAAGAGGTGAAAACTATTAGTGAAATATCGGAAGTAACAATCAATAAGTGTTTTAAGAAGCTGGAAGCGAAGACAGCTGAACTAATACCAGAAGTTATATTGAAGAAGTATGGTATTGCGGTTTAAATAGTTTAGTTAATAATTTATATAACGTTTAATATTTAGAAATATAATCATTTTTTATATATATGTCGTCTATACCATCTGTTGTATTTATAGTTCCCTACAGAAACCGCATTCAACATAAATATTTTTTTTCTAACTATATGACTTCTATAATGAAAGACACAGATGATACATATGAGATTTATTTTTCACACCAATGTGATGCTAGGTCATTTAATAGAGGCGGAACTAAAAATATTGGTTTCTTAGCTGTAAAAGCCAAGTATCCAAATGACTATAAGAATATTACCTTTGTATTTAATGATATTGATACAGTGCCATTTACTAATATTTTTGATTATAAGACAACACACGGTGTCGTAAAGCACTTCTATGGCTTCCAATATGCTCTTGGGGGAATTGTAGCAATTACAGGTGCTGACTTTGAGAAGACAAATGGCTTCCCCAGTTTCTGGGGGTGGGGTATGGAAGATAATGTGCTTCAAACTCGTTGTGAAAAGCATGGACTAACAATTAATAGAGACCAATTTTATCCAATTGGCAGCCCTGATATTTTACAGTTTTTTGATGGTGTATCTCGTCTAATTAATCGCAAAGATCCCTGGCGAGCAACTAATGACAATGGTATTGATGGAATACGCACAATACATAAATTAGAATATACTATTGATACTGAGTCTAAGAATCCCTTGGATAATATTCATACTGTAAAATCAGATAAGATATTTATTATTAATATTAGCACATTTATGACTGCTACAAGATTTGAACATGATAACTATTATAAATATGATTTACGCGAACCACCTCGCAAAATTATTCATCCAGATAGAATTCATACTAACAAATCATTGGCTACAACTGATAATTGGTCAAATATTCCATTTTATCCTACTGCCGAGAAGAAGCGTGAAATGATAAAGCAATATGGTCAGGCAAAGGCCGAAGAAATTATTGAATATAGCTATAATAATTCAACAGACCCGACAAAACCTGTATTGCCACCTAATCCTCCTAACCCAAATCAATCACTGTATGCGCAACAATATTTTTCTAATACTAAGCAACCAGCATCTAAACAAAATAATCAATCTAATCAATATATACCTAATGTAAATAAATATTCGCCTGCTTATGCTAGAATAATTGGTGCCAAACCAAAGGCTAGTGCGTCTGCCAATATTAAACTAGGTGGTATTTATTAATTTTTTATAAATTATTAAAAATATAAAAAATAATAATTATATAAAAAATGGATGAAATACCAGCAATATCATTTATACGCATTGGAAACAGTTTGATAGATGAGAATTGTTACTTAGATAATCATGATATGAATAATATAAAATTATTAAATTATTATTATAGTAGCAATAATAGTAGCAAAATAATAAAACAACAAGCATCTTCAGTATATCACGCACTATTACAAAAAAAATATCAACAATTTAAAAATAGCTTCAAGTTATAATATAAAAATAAATTTATTATTTATATTATAAATAGCAAAATGCCAATTACTTGTTTAGCAGACATAAAAAACACATTTTATATTAATTTAGAACACAGAACTGACAGGAATGTTCATGTAACTGAACAACTAACAAACCTAGGACTAGAAGATTTTAAAAGATTTAATGCTATTAAGATGGAAAATGGCGCAATTGGTTGTAGTATGAGTCACTTGAAGATTTTACAAGATGCGGTTGATAATAATTTAGATCATGTACTAATTGTAGAAGATGATATTACATTTCTTAATCCGGAGCTATTCAAAACAAATTTTGACACATTTTTACAAAGAAATGGTAATGATTGGGATGTTATTTTATTTGCCGGCAATAATATGCCACCATATGACCCAATTGATGACGTTTGTATCAAGGTGAAAAGATGTCAGACTACAACTGGCTATCTTGTTAATGGGCATTATATAAAAAAACTCATGACAAATGTTAAGATGGGACTAACACGGCTTATATGTAATCCTGGGCAACACGCAATGTATGCGATAGATAAGTTCTGGTTCTTATTACAGGCAATTGATAAGTGGTATTTAATTATACCACCTACTGTTGTCCAGCGTGAAGACTATAGTGATATTGAAAAGAAACGTATTAATTATCAGAAGATTATGACAGACTTAGATAAAAAAGATTTATTTGACGCAATTGCGCGTGCTAGACAGCAAAATCAGCTAGGACAGATGTTAAATTTTAATAATAAAAAATAATAATAAAAAATAAATAAACAATATTATCTATACAAAATCAAAGAATATATCCTCTGTTTTTAGTCTTAAAATATTTGATTTAAATGAAGCAACTGGCATATGATATCCAATGGCATAATCTTCTAAAAACTCTTCACAAATACTATCCTTTTTAATTAATAAGGATGTTACCGCATTATGCGAGAGCAAATAAAATCGTCCACTACAATATTGAGTTGTCTGAACAATTAAATCTTTAGGTAATTCGGGATGTAAGCGATAATATTCGCTCTTATATGATTCTTTAACTTCTATAACATGGCCACCATAATGAATACGTTTTGAAAGATCTGTATATCTAGAATTTAGTACAGTAATTAGCGTATCAAAGAACTTTACTGGTCTTACTATTTGGTCATCATCTGTTTTGAAAATGTATTTAAAATCATATCTCTTATATATTGCGCTATATGCGTGAATAACTTTTTTTGGTAGCGTATTGTAGCCATCATCTACCTTTAACCACAATATGCGTTCATCTTCATTAAACACATAGTCTTCTTCTAATTCAGGATTGCCAATAACATGATAATAAATTAGTTTATTTTTTAATTCAGGTAATTCTTTAAGCCAGGTTTCCTTTTGTCTCAATGCTTTGAAACGATATTTGACACAATTAAATATTAATAGAATATAATCTTGGTTTAACATTTTATCTATATGCTTTATTTATAAATTATGTTTATTTATATTTTATAAATCAATTTTTTAAATTATATTTATAATATATAATGGATAATTTAGTTAATATGGTGGACGAAAATCTTCCTGGTATTCATGAGTATGAACATATTTTTAATACTATAGCTATATCAAGAAAATTAATGATGCCCCCAAGAACAAGTAATCAAACTGCTGCACAATCTGTAGCAGGTTCTTTATTAGCTTCTGGATGGAACCGAGGAAATAGAGATTCAATAATAGAAAATCTAGCACGAACTACTATCGCAGATTTAAATGATTATATATTGGAAGAAGACCCTAGTCCTATAACTGAAGATAGAATGCGTGATCTTATTGCTGATATTAATAATTATCTTAATAATAATGGTGCTGCTGAAGCTGCTGGCAAACATAAAAGAAAATCTAAGAAGTCTAGAATTAGAAGAATTAGAAGTAGTAGAAAGTCTAGAACTAGAAGTAGAAGAACTAGAAGAACTAGAAAATATTAATTGTATTTTTATAATATTGTAATATAATATAAAAATGAGTAGTGATAATGATAGTGTTTATAGTGATAGTGATACTGAATCTGTTATTAATGAAAATAATTTAATAAATGAATTAACACATAGTGACCGATATAGTGCTATATTTAATATTTTGGTTCAAGCAAAAGTGCTTTTTCTTGGAAGAAATGACAGAAATGTGTCAGATGAAGATAGAGTTGGAAGACAAGATAGAGCTAAACATATTGTTGCTGAAAGTTTATTAGAAAATGGATGGGCACCAAATATAAATAGACGAAGAAAAGATGATATAATATTGAATGAGGTAGAAGTGGCTTTAGTATATTTACAAGGAATGTCTAGAAGAGCAACTCAATCAAATAGAGTTCAAATTCAAAACTATATTGAACAAATAAGACAACATATTGGAACTTATTTGAATAATGTTAATCACCAAGATAATGAACAAGATAGTAACCAAGCCAGCGAGCTAGGTGATAATCAGGATTTTGAGTTTAGTGACTTTGGCAGTGATAGTGGCTCTGAACCTGGTACACCTAGACTACCTTATAATGCGCAAGGACGTCGTAAAAGAAAGTCTAAGAAGTCTAGAAAGTCTAAGAAAGCTAGAAGGTCTAGAAAGTCTAAGAAGTCTAGAAAAACTAGAAGATATTAAAACAAATAGTTATTTGTTAGTATAAGTTCAAAATATTACAATATATTTCTCCATTTATTCTATGTTTAAAATAGCATATACTAACAAATCTACAAATACCAGCTCAAATCCAAATCCATTAGTTCAACCCTCTTTAACAAATAAAAAACCAAATAAACCAGTATTAGTTGATGCGCCTATTTTAGTCACATTTTCAACTTGTTGGTATATTGTAAAATCTAAATTCCCAGTAACTACATATTTAGAATGGATAAATAATTTATTTTCCATTATAAATAATTTCAATCTTGTATTATACACAGATATTGATGGATTCAATTCATTAAAACCAATATTAATAACTGAAAACTATATTAAGAACCAGAGCAAAATTAAGATTATTATTAAACCAATGACTGAGTTTTATGGTTACAAATATAAGGAAAACTGGATTAGAAATCATAATACAAGCGAGCTTTCATTACACAAAAAGATTGATTGGCATCTTAATATGCTGTGGTGTGAGAAAATACACTTTGTTACTAATACGATATATAACAAATATTTTACTACTCGGTTTTATGGTTGGTGTGATATTGGCTATTTTCGGGAATTAAGTCATAATAAATTAAACGCATTTAAATCGTGGCCTAGTCCATTAACATTGTTATTTAATTTTCCAAATAAAATTCACTATGGTTGCGTTCAAAAAGACCAAATGAAATACAAAATGCTACAAGATAATGTTATTAAGCATTATACGTATAATAATCATATAACAAAGAAAACTAGTCCATGTATCAGTAAATATATTGAAGAAGTATGTTTTGCTGGTGGGTTTTTTATTTTGACAAAACAATTAGCTGAGATTTATAGCAGAATGTTTGATGCTAAGTTACAATATTACTTTAACAATAGATTTATTATTAAAGATGATCAGCAAATTATTATGGACTGTATTTTTACGAATCCGCAACTGTTTCAAATACATTTTAGTGAAAATTGGTTTATGTTTCAGGAATTATTGTTATAATAATATTTATTATAATATATATAAATATTATAAATGAGTTCAAATACTTTGGCTGCTGCTCCGGCACCTAATACTACTGGCACCGTTAATGTTGCCCCACGACGCGGTAAACGTGCTATTATAAGAGAACAAGATAATAACCAATCAAGAAGACGTCAACGTCAAAATGAACGTGAAATACCACATTTAGATGATTTAATAAATCATGAGAATATGCCAGAGCCTGTTGGAATTCCTCGTAACCAAGTTAATCAAAGAATGGTTGATTTTGAACGACAACAACAAGCTAATAATCATGAATTTCAAGAAGAACAACAACAAGCCCGTGGTAAACGCTCAAGAAAATCTAGACGCTCAAGAAAATCTAGACGCACTAGACGCACTAGACGTAATAGACGTTATTAAATCATTATCCAATCCTCAGGAAATAAATCACTCGTATCATGTCCCGCTTTTGGTCCAAACCATGTTCCAGGATAGCAGACAATTTTAGTAGGGTTCGTATTAAAGTAAGCACCCCACCAACTAAATGTACTATTTGCTATTATATTATGACTACATAAACTCATTAGCATCATTTGCTCCCAATCTTGGAGCATATTGTCTCCCCTCATAAATATTAACTCGGGAAATATTTGCTCCAAATTGTAAATCTTTTCTAGTACTTCATCAAAATCAGCATCTTCGCAAAAATATAATACAGTTCTAACTGGATTGTTTATAGTATTTTTTTTAATTTGTTTCAAAGCATCTATATAATATGTTTCTGATAAAATTGGATGATAATCTTGTAACTTTTTATAATCACCAAGGCGAAAATGTAGCGACACTATTGTATCAAAGTTAATATCAGAATTATTTTTTAACAAACTTTGTTTTGCTTCTAATTTTACAAGTTTAAATATAGCTTTCTTATACATATCAAAATATTTATAACTTTGAAAGTAACCAACTAACATCTTTACTTTTTGCTGATTGTTCATCAAGTTTAATAAGAGCGATGGGTCATAATTAAATTCCTTTTCCTTTATAATTAATTCTAAATTAGGCAGCTTATTTGCGTCTTTTACAAATGGAATTAAACTAGATAAGAATGTGTCCCAATATGTATAACGAACAGTGGCACCATTTAACGCATCCTTTTCATTTGTTAGTTGGTATTTATTTTGAAAGAAAAAACTATTGCTTGTTTTTAAACTAAACGCAATAGTAGTAAATATTTGAAACAATTGGTTACCAAGTCCGCCCTGTAAATTACACGTTAACATTTTTATTGTATTAAATATAATAGTTTTTTATATTTAATATCTTTTTATTCATTTTGATAGTTGGTTTCTAAATTCATTATGTTTAAAAATATCTTTTACGGGATGATAAATATTGTCTTTATTAGAAATACTATCATAACTATAATTATAAGTATGATTATGACGATAGACTACTGTTTTTAATTCATTTGGACACCCGCATTTTAGCTGTTTTGTTCCATTATTAGTATTAGCTCTACTTAAGGTTGGAAATAATGCTTCTAAAAAGAATAATTCTTTATATATACTGGCATAATTACGGATTCTATTTAATACATAAAATGATAATCGTGATGCGCACATCATACCAGAATAATATGGCCCTGGTATTTTAATATCAATGTAGTTCCACAACCATTCATTTTTGTTAGTTGCTGGTTTAAAATCACAGTTTGCCAGCAAATCATAATCTGGATATACAGCGTCTATTTTCATCAATGCTTCTTCACTATAAAAAAATACATCATCTTCTATAAACCATATTTTATCAGTATCATTTGCTTCAAAAGAAAAGTAACATAGCGCTTTATCCCAGCCACTAATAAGTTTTTTGACACCAATTCTATTTACATTTGTAAATCCATATTTTTTACATATTTTGTCAGGCATTTGGACAATTTTTAATTTATTATTAATGCCATATTTTTGCTGATAGAGCAACGCATAATTAACTGAATTATCATCTATTATAATATAAACTTCATAATTACTGAATTTATTTAGAAAATCTAAATAAATATCATTGGGTTTAAAACAAATAAGTGCTATCTTATTTTTAGACATATTATTTATATTAGTAATAATATTTATTTAAAATTATTTTTACTTATTTTTAAAAAAAAATATTAAGTAAATATATAGAATGGACCAAACACCAGTTAATCACACTGTAGATGAATTAAACGCCAAATTGACTGAACTTACTTACAAATTAAAAAATGATTTTAATCGTACTTTAAAGAAACAAATGGTTAGTGCTATTATACCTGGACGAGGAGACCAGCCAGTACAAGTACCTGTTGATATTGTACAACTTCAAGCAGGTAGTATAGTAAGACAGTACCAGAATGGTATAATAGATCCTGCTGCGCAACAAATCATTAACAACCTATATAATGGTTTACAAAATTGTTTAAACAAAGCAAACGAACTTGGAATCAAAGGCGGTAGAAGACGTAAATCAAAGAGACGCGGAACTAAAAGAAGACGCAATACCAAGAGAAGACGCTCTAGTAGAAAATAAATTTTTTTATATTTTTTATAACTAAATAATTTAGTTATAAAATTACAAAATGTTTAAAATTCATCAGTAAAATCAAAATCATTATCCGTCTTATTTACATTAGCTAAAGCATAATCTCCAACACGCTTCTCAAAAAAGTTAGTCTTTGATTCAAGACTAATAAGCTCCATAAATGAAAAAGGATTACCTACATTATATATCTTAGGATAACCTAATTGAACACAAAGTCTATCGGCCACAAATTGGATATATTGCCCCATTAGCTCACTATTCATTCCAATTAGTCGGCATGGTAATGCGTCACAAATAAATTCTATTTCTATTTCAACACACTCCTTAACAATCTCGTGTAGCTTTGCTTTTGGTAGTTTCTTTTCTAATTTTGAATATAATAATATAGCAAATTCGCAATGGAGTGCTTCATCACGAGAAATTAATTCATTACTGAATGTTAGACCTGGCATTAGACCGCGTTTCTTAAGCCAAAATATACTACAAAATGCGCCAGAAAAAAAGATGCCTTCAATACAAGCAAATGCCACAAGACGGGTCGCAAAACTACTGCGATTATCGTGAATCCACTTTTGCGCCCAATCTGACTTCTTCTTGATACACGGGTAATTCTCAATCGCATTGAAAAATTTATGCTTCTGTTCTCTGTCTTTGATATATGTCTCAATTAGTAAACTATATGTTTCACTATGTATATTTTCCATCGCAATCTGGAAACCATAAAATGCTCTGGCCTCTGAAATCTGGACATCACTCATAAAACGTTGAGCTAAATTCTCCAAAACAATTCCATCTGACGCAGCAAAAAACGCCAAAACCATAGAAATAAAATGCTGTTCGTCAGTACTAAGCTTTGCCCAATCGCCCAAATCCTTAGACAAATCAATTTCCTCGGCTCTCCAAAAGCAATCAATCTGTTTTTTATACATAGCCCATATATCATCATATTTAATTGGGAACATTACAAATCTATTATCATCTGGTATAAGCAACGGTTCTTTAGACATCCTAAATAATATATATCAAATATTTTTATATTCCTTTAATTTTTATTCTTTTTATTCTTTTTATAATTTTTATATTTTATAATTTATAAAATGTAGTAATTATTTTATAATATAGTAATTATTTTATAATATAATAACATAAGGAAAATATGTCAGGAAAAAACAATATGTCAATTGGAGAAAGAGATAAACAACTTAGTATAATAGAGTCTGAAATTAAAAAAAGAAAGGAATTATTATTACAGAAGACCAAGGAGCTTGAACAAGATAAAACTAACAATAAATATTTAGAGAATGTAAGTAATAACTATAAAAATTATTATGACACTGTTATAAAAGAAAAACAACAACAACACGATTCAATGGTGCTACTTAAGGAATATTTAGATGATTTAATTAAAAATGAAAAGATTAGTCATAGACAAATACAAGACGCACAAAGAGAACAACGTGCGATTATTTTGGAAATAGAAAAAATTACGCAAGAATTAAAAAATATAATATAATATATAAATGGTGAATATTTTTGGAATTAAATTATTTGAACCAAGTATAGAAGAACAAATGCGTCATAAACATGGCACACATAATAGAAGACATAGTAGAAGACATAGTAGAAAATACAGAAATAGAAAATATAGAGGTGGATACACATATAAAAACAGTAATGATGTATCAGAGGAAGATGTAACTAAGTCTTTGAACTCACTTTCTAAAACACAAACACAAATGCAATCAAGACAAAAAACTAAATTCAGAACCTATGGTAAAACAAAAAAAAAACACAGAAGACACAATTAAGCAAATAATTATTTAATTTATGTTTTTTAGTTTATATTTTATATTAAAATAAAGATTATCTTGAAAGATTGCTTAGCATACCATATATTGAAGGTAAGTGTTGACAATGGGTTGGCCATTTTCCTGTTAATTCTCGTGTTGATAATGATGATGGTGACATACGCCTTCGCATAATACTCTGGCGCTCTACGTAAATTTTCTTCCATTTACGTTGGATAAGTTTAATCCATATTGTCTTTAATATAGCCACACTATGTTGCGTTTGTAAAATAACACATTGAGCTATTTCAGGTTTAATATAGTCTGTTCTAGATATTATATTTTCATAATTTCTTATGATAATATGCGGTTCCGAATTAATTTCATTATAATATTCATTATAGAACAAACTAAAATCACTAATTGATGATAATACAGTTTCATTTGTATCATTATCATTATCAGATTCATTGTCATTATCTTCATTATCTGTATAATATGAATCTATATCCATAGTGCCATCATGTTCATCTAGTAATCTTCTTGTTTGCCCATCAAATTTACTGATTATTAAATAGTGACCATCTACTTCTTGAATTTGACTACTTGCTAGTCCATGAATATTGCGATTGAATAACTCGCACAATACCAAGTTAAATTTATTGTTCAAATTTTGTTGTATCATTTTATTTAATTTATAATAACTTTTTCATTATTATATTTTATATCAATTTTTTTAAAATATAATATATATACAAATACGATGAGTTTTACTAATGAAGCTTCCAAATTATTGACCAACAAGTATTTCTTATATTTTATTGTGTTTTTAGCAATTTCTAATATCTTAGGATATCTTGTTACTAACAAATTAAACGCGGTAATCTTTTTTGCGCTTATATGTTTGCTAATGGCAAACTTTAGTAAAAATATGGTTGTTATATTAATTGTCGCAATTGTAGCAACCAATTTACTTATGGTTAATAGCAGAATGCGAGAGGGATTAGAAAATGCGTCTGATTCTCAATTGACTGATGCTCAAAAACAAGAAATTCAGACCCAAGTTGAAGCTGATGTTCAGGCTGTTAAGAACAAGCGTGCTTCAACTGGCGCTGCTCCTGTTACAACTGATACTACTACTTCTACTACTAGTGATGCTACTACTACTCCTACTGATGCTACTACTACAAGCAATACTAATGCTAATGATTTAAAAGCTAAGGTTCAGGCTAAAAAAACATCTTCTACTAGTGCTACAACATCAGATGTAACTGATGAAGGATTTGCTCCTGCTGGGGTTGGTGCCAGTGGCAATAAACGTGGCGCAATTGGTGGCCCTGCTAAACCATCCAGAATTGACTATGCCACTACTTTAGAAGACGCATATGACAACTTGGATAAAATATTGGGTTCAGGTGGAATGCAAAACTTGTCTGCCGATACTGAAAAGTTAATGAACCAACAAAAGAAATTATTTGAGGCAATGAATACTATGATGCCTCTTGTATCAAAGGCCCAAGATATGTTACAAGGTCTTGATATGGGTAAAATTGGTCAAATGGTAGATATGACTAAGTCTATGCCCAAAATGTAAACATGTTTTCATTTATTATATAATTTTACATAATTTTATATAACATTATATAAATGAAGAAGTGTCCTCCTGGTGTAATATGTATAGAAAATTTTACAACATTAATTATTACAATTATATTAATTATGTTTGGATATTTTATTTTTGTTAGTTATCAGAACCAAAAACATAGTCAAACTAACAATCACTACCGTGGACCCAGTGAAATAATAGTTGCGGAACCTAATTATCCTTATAATAATATATACAACAATTTGTATACAAGTCTAAGAAATAATTTTGTAGACAGTCCTCCTGTTAATAACGTACTATCAAATCCATATGAGGCACCATATAAAGATGAACGTTATTTTGTTCCCAAACAAGTGCCAATCAATGTGTCTACAAATATTGGTGCGGTAGATACAAGTTATAGACAAATTGGCATTTTAACTCCTTTAAATGGAACTACAACTAACAACATATTGCCTCTAATGGGTCGCCCATTATTTACAAATAGACAAAAATGGCAATATTATACTATTTCTAATCAGCATAATAATGTTAAACTACCTATTTCAGTTAAAGGCAAGTCCGCATTAAATGATTATGGTGTTGATGAGCTTTATAATGGTGATTCTGTTTATGTAGAAGGATACAATGACGCATTTAAAGCAACAGTATATGAAAATAGCACTATTAAATATTTACCATTTCTTTAAAGTCTTAGAATTTGACTGCTTAGCATTGGTAGGTCTATTTTTATAAGTATTTGTATGTGTAAGAATTTTTTTATTTTTGAATTTCTTCCGGGTCTGATTTGTATTTTGTATCTGAGAAAATGCTTTATTTATACGGGCTTTAGTTAATTTCATATTTATAAATAATATTTTTATAATTTGATTTATATGAATTATTTAAATTATATGAATTATATTGATTTTATTTATAATTTTATAATTATATATAAATGACTACTTTAACAAATACATGTAATAGCTCAACTACGCCATTAAATATTGTGGTTGGCCAACAATCTGGTAAATGTGACTCTAAATGTGATTATAGCTTTAAATATCAGTCTAGCAGTGTTAATATAACTAACAAAGGTAGTTATATATCTATTTCATATGATGCAGGCAATGAATCACCTGTTAAATATAATCAGCGTGCCTATAATGTTACTGAAGTTCGCATTTATTTTCCATCAGCACACGCCTATATGGGTAAACAAGCACCAGGTGAAATAGTAATTATTCATACTCCTGTTAGCGGCGGCAATAATTTAATTGTTAGTGTGCCTGTAAGACCAGACCAAACAGCTACTACTTCAAAAGGCTCACTTATTATAAAATCTATTATACAAGGAACCGCTAGACTTGCTCCTAAAAATGGCGAAACTGCTACAGTAAATATTGTTCAAGCCGGAGCACCCGAGTTTTCATTAAATGAAATAGTCCCTTATAAGCCATTTTATTCTTACACTGGTCCTGATACATTTTATAACTGCTCCCAAACTGTTGATTATATTGTTTTTACACCTTTAGCTTCAAATATATCAATTGAACAAGACTATTTAAATAGAATACAAAAAATAATTACACCTAGTGGTATTACGGCTAAACAATCTTCTCAATCAATGCCGTTATTTATTAATGAAAATGGCCCCAGCAAAGGAAATTCGGATGAAGGTATTTATATTGACTGTCAACCAGTAGGACAATCAGATGAAACAGAAGATGTAGTTACTAATACTAATTATGACCAATCACCAGTTGACTTATCTGATTTATTAAATAGTAGTTGGTTTAAATTCATTGGAATATCTATTTTAATGGTCATTATAATTTTAATAGTATCCGCATTATTTAAAGGATTTGGTCCTAAATCTGTAGCAAAAAACACTATAATACCTTTTGGATTGATGACAACTAAAACATAAAATATAAAATAAAATATTATAAATTATTATATTCATTAACATATTGTTTAATAATATCTTCATTTACAGTTTCATGACCATGCCAATACCATTTATGAAAAATAACATCATATGGATTAATTGATTTACCATAAAATCTATTCTTTCTTGAAGGATGCTCATTATTATTTAAATTATAATTATATGGATTTGTCCAATCTATATTTTGATATTTTGGTAACATACAATCAATGGAGTAACCATTTTTTAATATACAGTTAGATAACCCATATTCACCATGTATAATGACACTATACTTATTTACATGATTACAAAAAATAGTTTTTTGCTTTTGTAATAATTCTAATCCAATACTATCTACCATAAAAAAGAATCCTTCTACTTTTGGTCCATGACCACCATCATCATTATGTCGTAAGCAAACAATAGATGTTCCTACTAATTTTACTAGACCATTTATTTTTTTTATAAAAATACTACTCCAGTGTGTTTCTCTAAAATAATGAGGTATAATTGGTCCAATAACTCCACTATTCATAAAAAAATAATAATTATATATTTTACCATTTTCTTTAATATATTCTAAAGCATAGTTATGTCCTCCAAAATCAAAACCTATATTTTCTCTTTTAAGTATTGTTAAATTATCTAAAATAGGAAATATTATTTTTTCATTGTAAACATAACCGTTAATAACAATAATATAATCAATATTTTCTTTAAAAGATAATTCTTTTTTAACGAAAAAATCTAAATTATAATCGCTAGATGTAGATGAGAAATAAGTATAAATTATAACGCTTTTCATACATATATATTTATTATTTTGTTATTTTTATATTATTTCATATCTATATGCGTAATAATATAAATTTTTATATTTTATATTCTAATAATTTATAGTCTAACAAATATTTAATTATTGCCTAAATTAACGTGAGCAGCGTCATAAGTATCTTCAACTAAAGGTTGAAATGATGCTTTCATAAAATTAGTATCAAACTTTTGAGGCGCCATCTTTTTAACAACTTCCTCTTCTAAAGTGTAAGGAAACTGATTCTCCTTAGTAAAAGGAGACCACTTCTTTTCCTCAGTAGGCATATACTCTTCTAAAGCAGCCATGCCAGTTCTAATAGAAGCATTCTTAATTAAATGGAAAGCAACAAAGACTCCCAATACACCTAAAATAGGATTTGAATATGCGAACAATAATAAAGCAACAAGAGAAACAATTACTTTGCCAACAGTGCTATCAATCATTGTAGCAACACTCTCAGGTGTTTTGAAACCGATAACTAAATAAATAATAAATAATATGACTAACAATAATTGCGGCATATTTTTCTTCTCAAGTAATTCGTTTAAATATTCCATTTATATATCATAATTGTAGATTATATTTTCTTATTTTTTAAATAGAAAAACTGTTTATACAAACAATATAAACATATTATTCTAAATATTATTAGCTATAATAATTTTAAAATGAGTTTTTTTAGAAACCGAGGTGCTTACTTCAATAATAATAACAATAATAATAATAAAAAAGAAGTTGTAGAGATGCCTAAAAATATAAATACATATTTGGGTCAGAAAGGCTACACTATTTTAAAAAGCGAGTTGTCGCCAAGTCAGCAGCAATATATAAAAGAACAGTTGCTAATTAAACCTTGTACACCTGGTGCGCCTATTTCTATTGACAAGTCATTTCCTGCTTATCGCGAATCTGATAAAAAATTATATGTTCCGCGTTATTATGGAGAAAAAATGTTTGGTTCGCCTACTGAAAGCAAAATTACTGAAGGTCTTAATATATCATTAGAGTTTCAAGGTAGTCTTCGTCCACAACAAGAACCAGTTGTAAAAGCATATCTAGATAAAGTTTTAAGTAATAATGAAGTAAATAGTGGTGGAGGTGGTGGCCTACTAGAACTCCCATGTGGGTTTGGAAAAACTTCAATCTCACTATACATACTATCTAGGCTAAAGAAAAAGGCTCTTGTAATTGTCCATAAGGAATTTTTAATGAATCAATGGATTGAACGAATCCAGCAGTTTTTACCTAATGCTAAGATTGGTAAAATACAAGGTCAAATTATAGATATTGAAGGTAAGGATATTGTTCTTGGTATGCTTCAGTCGCTTTCAATGAAAGACTATCCAACATCCTTATTTGACAGCTTTGGACTAACAATTATTGATGAAGTCCATCATATTTCATCTGAGGTATTCTCGTGTGCGCTTTTCAAACTAGTAACAAAATATATGCTAGGACTTAGCGCCACAATGGAGCGCAGTGACGGCACTACTAAAGTTTTTAAAATGTTTCTAGGTGATGTTGTATATAAGCAAGAACGAAGTAAAGATGAAGAAGTTATTGTCCGAGGTATTACATATCAGAATAATGATGATGAATATAATGAACTTGAATTAGACTTCCGAGGCAAACCTGCTGCGTCTAAAATGTTGAGCAAAATATGTAACTATAATCGCCGTTCAGAGTTTATATTAAAAGTCCTTGATGATATGATAAAAGAAAATCCAAAACAGCAAATTATGATTATCGCATCATATCGCAATATTCTTAACTACTTCTATGAAGCAATAAATCACAAACAAATTGCCACAGTTGGTTTTTATGTAGGTGGTATGAAGGAGTCCGCATTAAAGCTAACAGAAGAAAAACAAGTTGTTTTGGCGACATATAGTATGGCAGCCGAGGGTCTTGATATTAAGACGCTAACTACACTTATAATGGCTACACCTATGACCAAAATAGAGCAGTCTGTTGGCCGAATATTGCGTCAAAAGCATGAAAGTCCGCCAATTGTTGTAGATATTATTGATACACATGCTAATTTTCAGAATCAATGGATAAAACGCAGGCGATTTTTCAAGTCACAGAATTATAAAATTATCCAAACAAGTAGCAGCACATATACAACAGATATTAGCAAATGGAAGACAATATTTACGCCTTGTTTAAATAAAACATCAGCACCAACTGAACCAGAATCTGATGATGATAATGAAATTTCTTCTGATTCTGAAGTAGATGAAACAGAAACAAAAAAGAGTGTAAGTAAGGGGTCTGGTGTATGTTTATTAAAATTTAAAAAGTAATTTTTTTTATTTTATTTCATTTTAAAAAAGTTATAAATTTTTTCCAAAAAGTAAAAAGGAAAATGAAAAATGGACATTTTTAAAAATGTCCAAAATTGAAAAGCCAAAAAAAGTTTTGAAAAACACTATTTTTTTCAGTTTTGACCATAACCGTCACAATTATTTTTTTTGTATGAAAAATTTGTGATGATATTTTTTTTCAAAAAACATGCGAAAACTTTAGGCGTTTTTTTTGTTGATATATTTTATGGATATGTCAACAAAAAAAACGCAAATTACGCCAACAAATTATGAATGTAAATCTTGCTCTATAATATGTAATAAATTAAGTGACTGGAATAGACATATTCTTACGAAAAAACATCAAATCAACATTTCTGGCGAAAAATCAACACCAGAATATATATGTGAATGCGGAAATATTTATAAAGAAAGAACAGGATTATGGAGACATAAAAAGAAGTGTAGTCAAAATATATCTAGCAAAGCTAGTGAAAACAATCTAATTCCTGATACAAACATTATAAATACAATTGTAAATGAAAACAAAACATTTAAAGAATTTATGATGGAACAACATCAGGATTTTAAAAAGTTAATTATTGAATTACTTAAGAAAGACTCAATTAATAATACAAATAATATTAATACTATAAATAATATTAATAACAATTGTAATAATAAGTCATTTAATTTGAACTTCTTTTTAAACGAACAGTGTAAAGATGCTTTGAATATTAATGAATTTGTTGACACAATAAAAATGAACTTATCAGATCTGGAAGAATTTGCGCATATTGGGTATGCGGATGGGGTTTCTAATATATTTGTAAAAGGCATTAACGCATTAGATATAAATAAACGACCTATACATTGTAGTGACGCAAAAAGAGAAGTGTTATATATTAAAAATAATAATGAATGGATAAAAGAAACTGATGATAAACCATTAATTAAAAGCGCAATAAAACGAGTGGCATTTAAAAATATACGGCAAATAAATGATTGGGTCAAAGAGAATCCTGATTGTAAAGATACATCAACTAAACAGTTTGATAAGTATAATAAAATTGTTATGAACTCAATGTCAGGTGGAACTGAACAGGAACAAAATGATAATATAGAGAAAATTGTCAAGAATGTTACCAAAGCTGTAGCAATTGACAAATATTCTTTAAAATAATATATAATCTAAAATAATAAATAAGTATTTTATTTATTATTACTATAATAAAATTAATTTAAAATGAACCTCTACTAGGGAAACCCATACCACTGCCACTATTTCCAAAAGAATTTAACGCATTGTGATTCAAATTATCAATAGCCTGATTAGGCAACAAATGATGAGGCACAGGGTTTGCTAAAGCACTTTCAAAAGGTGATAAACTACCTCCAGTTGAATAACTAGGTGTATATGGGACATTATTCATATATTGTGAATAACCGCCTCTCATCACTCTACTTTTATTACCACGATGACGTCTGCTATGGTTCTTTCTGCTTCGTTTGATACCATATATAGAGCGCAATCTAGTCTTAAGTCTTCTAATACGACGTGTAATAGATTTTCTACTTCCTTTCATCTTATACATAAGAGAGATATTATTTATATTTTTACGAGATATTTTTCTATGTTTTTTACCTCCAACAAGTCCTTTTGCCGCCATTATATTATTTGCTGGTTCAGGTAATGCTCTACAATTTACTGAGGCTGGATTTACATCACTAGAAAATGGAAATACATTAGAATTTGTAGGATTTACTAAAAGCTGTGAAGATGATGACATTATTTTATAATATATGTAGATTATAATCTTTTTTAACTGTAGTTAATAATAGTTAAAACTTGCGACCTTGAAGTTGAGTATAAGATACAATATGTTCTTTTTCATTAGCTATAGAAATTGGCATCCATTTCTTAAACTTATAGTTAAATTGACAATTCATTTTATAGAATCTATCTAAATATACATATTTATCGGAACGGTCATCTTCAAAATCATCTTCATCATCACTCTCTTCCAACGCATCTAAATTATTATTTTCCTTGATATTTCTAAATAACTTATTCATTTTAACACTAGTTTCATAATCGGGAATAAACGCATAATCATAGAACTCTATTTTACCATTTGCTAAAATGTGTAAATTATAAATATCACTGCGAATATCGGGTGTAATATGAAAGACCGCAGAAGATAATTGTGATAGACTAGCCTTCTTAGGTTCTGCTTTGCTTACAACTTTTGGTTCTGCTTTGCTTACAATATTATGTTCTGCTTTGCTTATAATCTTAGATTCTGCTTTGCTTACAATATTATGCTCTGCTTTGCTTTCTGTAGAATAATTTGGTCTATTTTGTTTGCTATAATATGCCGCACACATAATCTTCTTTGTTTCATACCAGCGATATTTTAAATACATAGGCTTATATGGAAGTTGCTCAATATCTTTTAATAATGTAATTAAGTCGGTTCTCATTAATGGCAAACCAAAAATAGTATATTTGCTAGTTAAAGCCTGTTGTGATATTTCTGTCTTTAAAATATGTTTCAATGTATCTAAACGATTGATAAATGTTTTTCCAGAATAATTTACACCCTTATAATAATATAGGTCTTCAATACAGAAACAACTGGTTCCATTAATAGTAAATACTGTGCCATAAAATATAGTGCCATATGCCAGCTTATCATTAAATCCAGTCATTCCAATATTAATATTTGTTATCGTATTTCTATTCTTATTTTTATTTAAAGAATCAGTTTCTATTTCCATTATAAAACAAACATTATCATCTTTATATGATGTAAACCAAGCAAAGCATTGTTTACCATCAGGAACTGCTAAAATAATATTATAATCATAAACTTTCTTATGCGTCATCATTTCATAAGAAAGTTCAAAATTGGGAAAATCTGATAATATAGAGTTAATTTCTTCGTCAGTAAATGTCATATCTAGTTAATATATTTATATTATGTACTTATCTTTAAGTCTTTTAAATATGTTATTTTACTTAATTAAATGTTGATTGGTATTGAAAATTATTAACAGAAGATGTATCATTTGTATTTAATTGTTTCTTTAAAAAACTCTTAAGTTCATCTTTCATGATATCTTTTGTGACACTATCAATACCAGTTACTGTAGATGTTGTTTTACTTTGCTCTGATGATAAAGATGATGGTAACAAATCTATCGCTGTATAAGAATTTGCTGTATAAGAATTTTCCGTATAAGATGTATTTTTACTAATTGTTTCAAATATATTCTGATATTTTTGCGATGGTGAGTTTACTAAATCTTTAATTTTTGGGACAGTCAATGTTGATTTAAAAAATCCAAATAAATGATGTACTAAAAAAATAAATATTATTGATATTATTGAAATTTGTATAATCCAAGCAAGCATAATATAGTAAAAGATTAGTTTAAGTGGAATAAAAACACATTAATTTCTTCTTTTAAAAACTGGTCTGAAATATCAATAGTCTTACTATTATAGTCTAAATAGAAATTTATTGGCACTATAATTGTATCAGCTTTATTATTTTGTTGAAAAAACACATTTTGCGCTGCCGCTGGTTCATTTAAACATTCTATAATTAATTTTAATTTAGACCTTGGATTAGTCTGATATTCATATATAGTCATCTTTGTTAAAATATAATTTGTCGGAAGTTGAGATGTAACCTGTAGCATTTTATAATCTGTATTATCAACTAATAATTCATTCTTAAATACTGACTTTATAATAAATATTTCTTGATTAAAACTAGGTTCTTCTCTCCAAATAGTATCATTTTCAATAATATGTCTTCCATAATCTTCAGACACCAATTCATTTCTTAATATTGTTTTTTTGTTGAATTTATCTAAATCAAAATTTGTTAGTTTATTCTTCAAAGAAATAGGAAAAATATCAGTAATATAAATTTTCATTGTTGTTATTAGATTATTTATTGTAAACTATTTAAACCCATTTTTTATAAGAATTGTATAAATAGTATGCCTCAACCCTTAACTTTAATTTTAGTGGAAAAAACTGGTGAATTAAAAACTCTTAATGTCAAGGATTATAAAGAAGATGAATTATTTAAAAAATGTGGCTTTAAAAAAGCGGATGGTTTTTCAAAGCAAACAGAATGGCCTGTTAAATTTAATGGTCAGAAATTCTCTATTATGATGTATGGTAAGGATGATGGTAAAGCAAATATGGAGAATAAATACGATTTTCCGCCACCAATTGATAATAAATTATTATTTGGATGTTGTGTTTTAGTTGGTCAAATTAAAGATGATGCTGGTAATAAATCTTTAATAAATTTATCTATTGAGTTATGGACAAAGTTGTATGAGAAATTATTTGGTGGATTTGAGGACCTAACTTCTACAAATAATGATAATGATAATGATAATGATAATGATGATATAAGTTTAGAAGATGAGTTAGATAATATACCAAAATCAAAGAAAACAAAAAATAGTGGTTATTTAAAAGATGGTTTTGTAGTAGATGATGATTCAAATGATAACTCAGAGTCTAATGATGAATATAATAGTTCAGACAACTCTGATATTTCAGATGATGAAAATTATGGAAAAAATAAAAAAAATAGTAATATTGCTAATGATGCTGATGAATTATTATTAGAAGATGTTGGTTCTGAATTATCTGAAGATAGTTATGATTATGATTATAAATAATAAAAATAATACAACAATAAAATAAATATTTAAATATAATAATCTAATAAATAAATTATTATGTCACAATCTGAAAAAAAAACAATTTGTTTAAATATGATTGTTAAAAATGAGTCTCATATTATTATTGATACACTAAAAAATTTATGTTCATATATTAATTTTAGTTATTGGGTTATTTGTGATACAGGTTCAACTGATAATACAAAAGAACTTATAACTAACTTTTTTAAACAAAAGAATATACCTGGTGAACTTTTTGAACATGACTGGGTTGATTTTGCGCATAATAGAACAAAAGCCCTAGAATGCGCATTTAATAAAACAGATTATTTGTTAGTATTTGACGCAGATGATTCTATTGAAGGGGATTTTAAACTACCAAATGTATTTGATTGTGAAAGATATACACTCAAGTTTGGAACTGGTTTTGCGTATGTTAGACCTTTATTATTTACAAATAGAAAAAAATGGCGATTTAGAGGTGTGTTACATGAATTTTTAGAAAATATGGAACCAGTTAATGGAAGTAAAACAATTGAAGGAAATTATCATTTAAATTCTGGTAGAAGTGGTAGTAGAAATAAAAATCCTAATAAATATATTGATGATGCTGTTATTTTAAAAAATGCTTTTGAAAAGGAAATTAATAATGACTATTCATTGGCATGTCGTTATGCTTTTTATTGTGCGCAAAGTTATAAAGATGCTGGTCAAAAATATGAGAATGACGCAATTGAATGGTACAAAAAGTGCTTAACACTAAATACATGGGAACAGGAACAATATCATAGCTGTTTATGTATTGGTAATATTTACATGGGGCAAAAAGACTATAATAATGCTCTTAAATACTGGTATAAAACAGTTGAATATGATGGCGAACGTATTGATGGAATTATTTATGCTCAAAATTATCTAAGAAATGATGAACAGTATTTGTTAGCAAATGCGTTATATCATAGATTTAAAAATTACAGTAAAAATCTCCAAAATAAATTATTTTTATTTCAAAATGTATATAATTGTCAGTTAGAATATAATAATATGATATCAGCATATTATGTAAATGATAAAGCTAGTGGTTATGAATGTTTTAAACGCATTATTTTTGAAACAAAGGATGATTATGCATATTTTAAATCGGCTGTAAAAAATTTAAAATACTATGATAACCAATTTAAAACTGATACAGATGAAAATATATTAGAACTATTTTACGTATATGATAACCAAATATATAATTTATATAAAAATATGTCTGATGGAAAAATAGATGAACATATAATACAACTATGGAATACACTTTTTGGAAGAATAAGACATGTATTAACTAAGCCTAATAAATATCAAACTGAAAAAACTATAAATAATGCGAATAATGCGAATAATGCGAATAATATTGAAATTATGATTACATTTACCACATGTAAACGTCTAGACTTATTTAAACAAACTATTAATTCTATTTTAAATCATTGGACTGATAAAGATAAAATAGACTATTGGTTTTGTGTGGATGATAACTCATCAGAAACAGATAGAATAGAAATGAAAAATATATATCCATGGATAGACTATTATTTAAAGACTTATGAAGAAAAGGGACATCGTCAAAGTATGAATATTATTTGGAATAAATTAAATGAAATAAAACCAAAATATTGGATACATATGGAAGATGATTTTTTATTTTACTATAAAACAAATTATATTGAGCGTGCTATTAATACAATAACTAGATTTGGACATAAAGATTCATATAATATCAAACAAGTATTATTTAATAGAAATTATGCTGAAATAGTAGACCATTATATGATAAGAGGACATATAAAAGTATCAGAAACTAATGATGATATTATGATACATAATTTTATTAGTAATAAAGAATTTAATTATATAAATTGTCACTATTGGCCTTATTACAGTTTTCGTCCATCATTAGTTGAAACTAATACGGTTTTAAGTCTTGGAAATTTTGACTCAAAAAATCAGTTTTTTGAAATGGATTACGCAAAAAAATGGGCAAATGCTGGTTACAAATCTGGATTTTTAAATCGTATTACTAATAGACATATTGGTAGACTAACAAAAGACAGAAATACAAAAACAGTAAAAAATGCGTATGAACTAAATGATGAACAACAATTTTCTTCTTCTAACTCTGTTTCTAACTCTGATTCTGTTTCTAACTCTAAAGATAATAATTACAATTCAACTAATATACCAATACGAATTATTAATTTAGAACGTCGTGAAGATAGAAAAACTAAAACTATCAAAGAACTGTCAAACGCTGGTCTTGAATCAAGTGAATATAAATTTATAAAGGCTATAGATGGTAGCAAATTAGAACCAACTCTTGAGATAAAAAATTTATTTCAAGGCAATGATTTTGGAAATCGCAAAGGTGTAATTGGATGTGCTCTTACACACTATAATTTATGGAAAGAACTTATAAAATCAAAAGATGAATACTATTTAATAATGGAAGATGATTTTGTATTATGTCCTAATTTTAAAAAGAGATTCCAAGATATATTAAAATCAGGTGTATTTTCCATAAAAGACACTATATTTCTAGGATATCATATGTTTTCAAATGATAGAAAAAAAAACTTTCAAATATACAATAATTTATCTACAAATGAAAACAAAATAGTTCCTTTAAATAAAAACTTATATATTGGTGGTTATTTTATGTATTCTATAAATAGAAATGGAGCTAGAAAAATGATTGAATATATTGAGAAAAATGGAATAAAACATGGCATTGATTATTTAAATAAAATAATACCAAATTTAGAAAACTATGAGTGTCAACCGCAAATAGTATTTTCAGAATGGAATGAAAATGGTAAAAAAATAGACTCTGATATTCAAAATATTTATGATAAATTAGATTTTACAACTGTGTTAAATACAAATACTGTGTCAAATATAAATACTGTGTCAAATACAAATACTGTATCAAATAATATATATATATCTGGTATAAGTGGATTAGGCAATAATTTATTTCAATTAGCAGTAGCTATTTATTATAAAGAAACTAACAAAGATAAGAATATTAATATTGTTTTAGATAAAACAAGTGAATTATTAAAATATGGTACTGGTAATAAGTTTGGTAAAAATAGGCTAAAAACATCTTATTTTGATACTATTTTGAGTAAATTCAATACTACTGATTATATACCAAAATGTGATTACACCTTACATAATGATTGTTTTTCCTTAAATAAAATAGATTTATCAAATAAAGAACATATTAGTCTATTAATTTCAGGATATTGTCAAAATACAGATTTATTTTTTGATATTAGAGAAAAACTACTAAATTATTTTAATCTAGATGATGAAAAAATTAAACAACCATTAGTAGAAAAATATAAAATTCATAATAATGATATTAATATTATGTTAGGTATCAGAATTGGAACTGATGGAGGATTTAGATATTCAAAATTTACAAAAGAATCATATATAAATGCTATAAATGCTATTATAGAACAGAATTGTGATAAACAAATTAATATATATGTATTAAGTGATGAAAAAGATATTTCATGTATAATTGAATCATCAGACAAATATAAAATTATTTATGTTGATGAAGATGATATTAGCCAAATATATATAGGACTTATGTGTAACTACTTTATTTTAAGCGATTCTACATTTCATTGGTGGGTTGCTTTTTTAAAATGGTCGCTTGACAGTTCTGTAGGAGTTTATGTATTTAATGATACTGATATAACTAATAGATGTTTATTAAATTCAAATCTAAAAAAAGAATGGAGATTTATTGATATTATACCAGATGATAGTTTTATATTTTTTAAGAATGTAGACCATTCAGGTGATGATATATTTTATAAATATGCTTCAGTTCCTATATTAATGGATTGCGCAAAAAAGGACAATAACTACATTGCCTTTAATACATTAGGTTTTTTTAAGAACAAGGTAGATTTAAATAATTTGAAATCTTCACCATATTTTAAAGAATGCGATGGAATTTATATTAAAAAAGAATACTATGAAGCAAATAAAGATAAAAATGTAAATATAAACAATGAAACTATTAAAATTAAAATGTTATGTAACTGGACTACTTCAAAACAGTTATGTAAAGAATGGTCAAATATGTGCGAGTCCAGAATAGACTATAAATGGAAAAACTATGAATTAATATATGATGATGTTGTTAATGACAAAAAAAGGAACGATATAAAACCCGATTACTATATTATTATAAATTCTCCACCAAAAGACGCATATTATGATCCAAAACGGACTATTGTATTTCAAATGGAACCTTGGGTAAATGATATTAGACATAATTGGGGAGTCAAAACTTGGGGTAAATGGGCTGAACCTGACCCAGCTACATTCTTAGCAGTTAGAGGTCGCAAATCAAATTGTCATAATAATGCTTTTTGGCAGCTAGAACTTAGTCTAAGTGATTTTGAGAATAAAACATTATTTGAGAAAAATAAAGGCAATACAATTTCATCTATTTGTAGTTCTAAATATTACGATGAAGGTCATATTGCCAGAATAGATTTCTTAAAATTTTTAGAATCAAAAGATGACAAAGAATTAACATTAGATATTTGGAATCAAGACAATAAACATCAATTTAAAAATTATAGAGGTCCTGTTAATCCGTATATAGATAAAAGCAACGGAATACGAGGATATAAATATTATTTTATGATGGAAAATAATTATGAACAAAATTTTATTACAGAGAAACTCTGGGAGCCAATACTATGTGAAACATTAGTTTTTTATTATGGCTGTCCAAATGTAACTGATTATATTGACTCAAAGGCATTTGTTTTGTTAGATATTACCAACTTTGAAAAGTCATATCAAATAATAAAACAAGCAATTAAAGAAGATTGGTGGTCACAACGTATAGATATTATAAGAAAAGAGAAGCACAAAATATTAAATGAATTAGCTTTTTTTCCAGTAATAGATAAGATTATTAGTGAAGACATAGAAAAAACATATAGAACAGATTATGAAAAATATTTTCCAGAATTTGTTAATAATAATAATAATAATAATAATAATAATAATAATAATAATAATAATAATAATAATAATAATAATAATAATAATAATAACTATTGTTTTATCCATAGTTGCTATCTAAAGGAAACAGGATTAAATATATTAAATAAATTATTGCTTAAAATTATAGATAGTAATTCTATTCAGTATTTTGATAAAATATTTATAGTAAATATTGGATTAAAAATAGATGAAAATACTATATTTAATGAAAAAATAAAGGTCATAAATTATTCCAGCAACCCATTATTATATGAAATGCCAACTATTAATTTAATTCGTTCATTTTCACAATATAATCCTAACTCTAAAATTTTATATTTACACACAAAAGGAATATTACATAAACATCCTAAATGTATTAATGACTGGACAGATTTGATGTTATATTTTCTTGTAGATAAAGTAGCTGAATGTCTTAAACTATTAGATAAATACGATACAGTTGGTTGTAATTATATAGTAATGCCGACAGTTCCTGCTCATTATAGTGGCAATTTTTGGTGGGCAAATAGCAATTATATTAAGCATTTAAAACAAATACCAGAAAACTCATTTAGACATGCCGCAGAGTGGTGGTTACTATCTACAAGTAACTCAGTTAATAGTTATACGATATATAATTCTGAAATAAATCATTATAATGAAGAATATCCGGAAGAGCGTTATAAAACTATAACAGAAAATGCTTAATAAAGTTTAGAAATAAAGTTCTTTTATATAATTACCAAACATAAATCCAGTTACAGCACTTGGGAATTCAATAATAATATAGTAAATAAAATTTGTAAAAGTTATTTTATTTGTTAAAAAATAACATAAAGCAATTGCTGGATTGAAGCAATTATGGACAAATAATGTTCCAGTAAGCAACAATGTTGTTCCAAACAATATATGTCCATATCCTTTACCTAAAAGTGACAGCAAAAATGCCAGCAATGTAGTGCCTATAATTTCTAAAATATATACTGAAACCATTTATATTTTATTTATATAACCCTATATTTTTTTTATTTGTATTTATATAATGGCACAATATAAATCATTTATTGATACTATTTATACAACTATTAATGATAAAAGTAAATCTGATGTTGAAAAATCTAACATTATTATAGATGGTATTCAAAAAATAATGTTATCAAAATCTGATATAAAACCAGAAAGTCCTGATTCAAAAGTTAGTTGCTCTAGTTTTTCTAATAGTGTTGTACAATTTGTATGTAAATTGGATAAAAGTAAGGACAAGCTATGTAATTTACCTGGAGCAGTAACTTGGGTAATTGGTAAAGATAAAATAAATGCTATAATATCTTTTATAACAACTAACAAAGCATTTGTAGAAACAATTTGGCAACGTTTTCAAAATGATAATGATAAGAATCAACTTAATAATTTGTTAGTTCGTTTGCCAACAAATACTCAAATAAACTCAAATACTCCATCATGTATAAATAATGTTCAAAATTTTTTAGACAATTTAAGACAATTATCGGCTACTTCGTTATCAAGACCATTATCAATAGCTTCAACTGCGTCAATGTCAGATTTAACATCCAATGATAGTAATTCAAGACCTTCATCAGTAACTTCAGTAACTTCACTAGGTTCAACTGCGTCAGATTTAACATCTAACGATAGTAATTCAAGACCTTCATCAGTAACTTCAGTAACTTCAGTAGGTTCACTAGATTCAAATATATCATCTTTATCTTCTACAACAAATAGTTCAGATAGTTCAGACATTAATAAACGCTATGGTCAACGCTTTTCATCTCCTGTAACATCTACACCTATAGAAAGAAATCTAACAAATAATGAAAAGAATCCTTCTAATATGTGGTCTGAATTTGTTTCATCATCACCTACACCTGTAGAAAGAAATCTAACAGAGTATGAAAAGAATCCATCTAATATGTGGTCAGGTGGAGTAAGAAAATCCAGAAAACATAAAAAAACTATTAGAAAAATAAGAAAAAATAAAAAAAATAAATATACAAAAAGACATAATAAAAGAAATAGCAAAAGAAAATAAACTAACACTATATTAGATTCAACAATGAAGTTAGTATTACGAACACTTGTATTTCATATTTTATGTATAATTATATTTGCTTACTTATATAGTCATTTATCTATACATTTTGACCATGATAAAACTAGAAGAAGCATTGTAAATGTTAGCTTAGTTGATTACTTAACATTAAGTGTTACTATACAAGCAGGAATAGGATTTTCTGATTTATATCCAGTTTCACATTTAGGTAAATTAATTTTAATGATACATCAATTTATTGTAATATCAACTCACGTTTTTACCTTGTATATTTTCACAATCTAACAACCTAAAAATCAATAATTAGAAAAATTGAATTATTATTTAAATATAATACGTTCTAGTATAGTATATTATATTTAACAAAATGTCAGTAAAGAAGATTGAAAATCCTGATGCTTTTAGAAGCAATATTCGTAAGAAGTTGTCATCCTTCTTCTCAGAAAATATGAATGATGCCACAAATTTGGAAAAAGGTATTTATAATTGGGCTCTAAAAGAAGCCACTAGTAGAAAAGTTGTTAAAAAGTGGGATAATCAGTTCTTTATTCAAATTTATCTAGACCATTTGCGCAGTATATTTTTAAATTTAAGAAATGATAAACTGATACAAATGGTTACAACTGGTGAAATTAAGGCACATGAGCTCGCATTTATGACGCACCATGAAATGCTACCTGAGAAATGGGATGAACTTATTAAAGCCAAGAGCATCCGTGATAAGAGCAAATTTGAACAGAATATAGAAGCAATGACAGACACTTTTACGTGTAGAAAGTGTAAATCAAAGAGATGTAGTTACATGCAGCTTCAAACTAGGTCAGCCGATGAAAGTATGACAGTTTATGTGACATGTTGTGATTGCGGTAATCGTTGGAAAACTAGCTAAATTAAAAATATGGTCACAAATGTTTATCAACTATTTTGCCTTTATCATTATATACCCATATTTCATAATTATATCCTAACGCTTTAGCAGCTAATTGTTTTAAGAATATTGTATGATTATTAATATGTGCTGTCCAAGTAGATTTTACTTCAATACATCGGTTCTGATTAGGAATAAAAATGTCTACAAAATGCCTTCGTTTTTTTCCATTAATATCATTATACCAAATTGTAGGAACATTTTTACATCCAGTTACAATATTAGTTTCACAAATAAGTTCTGTTTGTAATAAATAATCTAAAGCATAATGTTCATATCCCTGTATTTGTAAAATATTTCCAGAAGGCATAATATATTCTTTAGATTTATACATACATTTTATCATTTTTTCAAAAATTTCTGGGTTTTGACTAACATATTCTACACCATATTTTTCAAGATTTGTCTGTTTTGTTTTATCTCGTATTTTTTTACATTGATTTGGATTTTCTACACCATAATTTTTTAAATATGTTTCCTTCTTCTTATTTTTAACTTCTTCATTCTGTAATCCATATTCATATCCATATATTTCTAAATTAGTTTGTCTTATTTTATCTTTTATTTCTTCACTTTGTGAAGCATATTCAACACCATATCTTTCAAATGTTGTTTGCTTCATTTTATCTTTAAAAAACTCTGATTGAGCAGCATGTTCAACTCCATACTTATTAAGCATAGTATCCTTTATTCTTTCTATTTTAAGAAATTTAGCACATGATAAGCAACCATAGTTTTTTTGTTTATATAATTTATTTAAACTTTTATCAAAACTATTGTCACATAAAATACACTTGCCTATTATTCTTGTATCTCTAGTTATATATAAGTCTTTATAATTTTTTAACAACGTTACACCACCGTCCTCACAAATGGACTTTAATAAATTATAATCATATCTAAGTTTTGTTGACATATACTCTATATTCTATAATTAATATAGTAAAATAATTACATTAATTCAATTTTATAGCGTATTTTATCAACTATTTTATAATAAATTAACAAATACAAAAATTATAAGTAGTAGCATTAAATTAATACCAAATTGGCTCTGTTTACGCAACTGAAGAAACTGGCTAAGTAATGAATTATTGTCATAATTGTCATTTTTTTCATTAATAGTAACTAATTCATCTTTTTCCAACTTCACTTTGTACTGATTATGTAGCATTGGATACACGTGTCCAAAATCCGTATCCCATAACTCCTTTATTACAGCATCAGGAAACTCCCATGAGACTTTGCGTAAAAACATAGCATAAGGATTTACTTTAAGTAGGTCTTTAATTATATTAATATTTTGTTCAGAACCTTCTTTAAATAAATATGGACTGGTTGGACTAGACATTCGTGTCCAGTCAGCTACAGAACTACATTCATTAATATATGTATTTGGATTTGTTAGTTCTTTAAATGTCTGAAGAATAATCGCAAAAATACTCTCATTAGCTAGACCACCTTCATTTACCTGATTATATATTCCATTTTTGGCTGCTAAAAAGATGAGACATTTGTGAACATGACTACGTGTTAATGTAAACCAAGGGTCATTTGCGAGCCAAAATTCCTTCTTAAATAGTCGCAAATTGGCACGACGATGTATCTGAATATTCCAATATGCGGGTTTACATTTTAGAATAGATGCTTGGTAATGGTCAAAAAACATCTTCCTAAATACGGTAGGTGAAATAATAGGAACACAAGAGTCGGTTAAAAAACAGAACCACATATTTTTAGAATCATGATTAAATGCGTATGTCATTAGTGCCATATATGCGGGTACAACATTATAATATGTAGTACTTTTTACATCTTTAGGCGGTAATGAATATGTTTTTATCCATGGTGATTTAATAAGATTAAAATCTTTGTAATGGAAATAGACGTTAATAATATCCTGATTAGGCTTAATCCAGTCAACCCATAGTTGCTCTTTATTTAAAATATGATGATAACTAATAATAAATAATAATGCTACTTTCATTATTATATATTGAAGTAATTATTTAAATGTTTATTACATAAATAGTAAAGTTTTAAACCAGCCTTTTTTATTCTGAATATTTTGATTTTTAGTTGGATACATTTCTTCGGATAAGTCAATGATGTCTGTATCCAAGTCTTTTGCTACATCTTTTTCTACATCTTTTTCTACATCTTTTGCTACATCTTTTGCTACATTGTTTACTATATCATTTACTACGTTGAAATCTAGTTTATTCTTTACTGTGTTAGAATCTTCAATCATCATTTGTTCAAGCTCTTTTATTTGAGCACATTCTTCCTCTAAATTTGTCTTTTTTATTTTATTTTGTAATTCTAGTTCAGCAATTGTTAAATCTAATTTTTTTATTTTTTCAATTAGCTCATTATGTTTATTATCTAATAGTAAAATAGAATTTTTTTTGTATTGTAAATTATTTATAAAGGTCCATAATCCAATAAATAAATATAGACTCATATTTAAAATTAAATTTGTTGTATTCATATTTGTATAATAATATATTTTTTTATAATGTAAAAAATATATTTTGATAACTAATAACTAACTAACAATTGTTAATTCAATATCATTGCTATTTAATAATCTAGTTTGGTATTGTGGAATTTGTTGTCTTTGTCTTATTGAATATTGTAAATATCTTGTATATCTTCTTTTATAAAATAAATATATCATATAGAAAACACTAAACACTATGATTACTGAAACACAACTAACAAATATAATTAATGCACTAGCATCATAGTTATCTATATTATCGTTAATATAAGAAGTTGTTGGTTTTAATGAAGGAATTACTGTAGGTATAAGAGTTCCAGAATTTGTATTATTTGTCTGTATAACTAGATTAGAAACACTAATTGATGATATAGATGCGCTAGTAGTAATACTTGAATTTATTTGTTTTGAAGCGGTAACTAAATTACTAGTAAATGTGCCACTAGATACAGCATTTGTCAATATAGTAGATAGACTTGTAAATAACTGTTGAGGATTATTTAAAAATATACTATATTGCCCTTGAAGCAATATATTAGTCTTTGTAGTAACTAGTAAATTGTAACCAAGTAATTTTATTTTACTATTTTTTTTAAAAACAGATGAACTAACAATAGTGATAAAATCTGAACTAATATTCATTGTTAGTGCTTGTGCCAAAATAATGCTTTTTTCAGCAAGAGAATCTAATGTTGTTGTCTGAACATTGGATAAACTAAGGTCTGTTGTAAATGAAATAAATGCTGTTGTTGTTTCTGGAAATGAAGAATGTTCTGCGGAAGGTTCTTGAGTAGGAGCTAATGTAGTTAATAATGTAGGAGCTGATGTAGGTACTAATGTAGGTACTAATGTAGGTGCTAATGTAGGAGCTAATCTAGGTGCTAATGTAGGAGCTAATCTAGGTGCTAATGTAGGTGCTAATGTAGGAGCTAATGTAGGAGCTGATGTAGGTGCTAATGTAGGTGCTAATGTAGGAGCTAATGTAGGAGCTGATGTAGGTGCTAATGTAGGCGCATATGTATTAGATATTGAATATATATTTTGTGATTGCGAATTTATTTTAAGATATGATGATGTTATCATAGTTAATATTTTTGTTGAATATTTATCATTAAATGTTTTAGAATATAAATATGAATATGAATATTGTAAATAAAAATCAGAGTAAGCTTTACTTTGTCTATTATTAGAATAAGAATAAGAATAAGAATGAAATAAAGATAAATACCAAGAAAAGGATGGAACTAAATTATAAGAACTAATTTTATCATAAGAATTTATAATAGTTAAATAATTAGCAGATTTTTGAAAGGATATTAATACTTCTTGATTATTTGAAATAAAAAAATTAGAATATATTTTATTACTTTTTGTAAAACTTTTGTCTGAATTAAAAAAATCCGAATACATATTATACTTTGTAGAACCTGATAAAAAACTAGTAGTAGTAGTTGTTGTTGATATAACATTATTTGTAGAATAATGACTCAACCTATATCCACTACACTCATACAATAAAAAAACACATAATAATATATTAGTTATAAGAAACATCTTATATATTATTATATTTTATCTTTATTACAGTCATCAAAATTATATAATAAACAAAGTATAATTAGAAAGCAATATTCTCCAAATCACTTATTTTCCAATATTCACTACCACCATTTGGCAATGGTCTACGAATAATAAATGGTATTCTGCCTTGCTTGAGTTCCATCTCGGCAATTATATATCCATCAATCACATTTTCAGGTACCTTAATAAATGGTGTCGCACCAGTTTCTATTTGTTTAGCACGCTGTCCTAAAATACGAGCACGTTCATATTTAGTTAGATGAGGAATAGTCTTATGAAGGTCATCAATAATAATATTATTTTTATCTCGCACAACTTTTGTCATTGCTAAAATCTCATCATAGTTTTGTAGAGCACATTCTGGATGATTATTTACAATATAATTATCATTAATTTCTTTATCAAACTTCTTTAAATATGTTTCTCCATCGTCGTCATCATCATCAGATAAATTCTCAATAAATGCTTTATTAATAGCACTCTTCTTAATGATTGTTTTGACATTTTTCTTTTTTGTTACAGATTTTGCTTGATATATTTCTTCATCTTCATTTTCACCTTCATTCTCAGACATATTCATACTTTCACCATCACTCTCATCTTCATCTCTACCTTTTGCTTCACCTTCATCTTCTTCATCATTTTCTTCTAAATCCTCATCTTGCTCTTCATCTGGCTCCTCATCTTGCTCTTCATCTTGGTCATCTACATCATCATCTCCGATTTCAGAGTCCGAATTATTAGTATCATCATCGTCATCGCTGCCTGGATATTTATCATTATCTTTCTCGTTGTCATCAAAATAACTCATTGTTTCTTTCTATTATATCTATAGATTCTTTTAATTTATATTTTTCAATTTTATTTAATTTAATTTAATTATATTCATTACGTAAAAAAAATATAATTAACATTTTACATTTATATTTTAAATTATTATTTTTTAACCATTATTTTTTAAACCATTGTTTTATTTTATTTATTCTCCTCTGTCTTCCAAACAGTATCGCATGTAGAACATAAATAAACATATTTCATATTTGTATCATCATATCTAATATAGATAATTTCGCGCTCTGTATCGTGTGTATTTGTATCACAATTTGCGTTAGGGCATAATATTCTATTTATACGAGGTAATGTAGGGTCCAGCTTAGTATATTTGTTAATTATATGACTAAATTCTTGCTCCGACTTTTTTAATTGGACTTTTGATACAGTAACATTATCTACTGATATAGTTGTGTCTTGATGACCGCAATTACGGCAATAGTAGACCAAAGTATTTGCCTGGTTAGGGTCAATACTAATATAATACATATTTTGGCATTTAGAACAGAAGTGCATTTTATATTATTGATATAATGTATTTATATAATTATTTAATTATTTCAATTTTATTTATTTTATTCCATAGAACTCTTGAGACTGGTCAATTTTATTTTTAACATTGTGTAGTCAATTTGTGTAGTCATTTGATATATATTAACGCGACAAATTTCATTTTCTGACACAGTGTCTCCGCTTCCTCCTCCTTGAGGTTTATTCTTCTTATCAACAAAATTTAAAAGTTTATCATAATTTTTCAAGAATACCTCTTTCATATATGGGTAAAAATGAATAAATTGTTGTGGAATGCGATTTAATGATTTATCAATAAGCTCACAAATAGCAAAGTCAATATTCATATATTCAATACTTTTTTGGTAAGGAATATAATCACGACTATCAATTGTTTGTCCTGGTTCATTTAATAAAGGACTATCATTTAATAAAGAACATAGTGTTAATAAAGTACTATTAATTGTTTGACATGCCGACCATTTATCACCACTCCACGTATTCAATATAGAAACACAAACCTTACCACATTTATATAAATTCGGGTTAAAACGGGTACATCCATTATTTGTCATATATTTTACTTTTGGAGGTGAAAATGGATAATTAGTAGGGAAATTAAATTCAAAAAAATAGTAGCCACCAAAGTAAGGCGTATCTTCTGGCCCAACAATCATTGCGTAACCTTTCATTATATCAGAGTCATCATGCGTATAATAAATTCCATTGTCTGTTAAGGGGTTCTTATAAATATATTTTACATCAGAAAGTAAACGATGTATGGTCTCTTTTGATATAACTTTTGGTTCATTTTCATTAAAACTCATTTATTATTGTCTTATTAGAGTATGATAAATTATTTTTAAATCAATTTTACAGCATTATAATGTAATAAATATATAATTTTAAAAAAAATTTTTAATTAAAACTTATTGAATAAAAATAAAATAAAAATGATTAATATTTATTTATATTTATATTTATATATAATGCATTTGTTGTTAATTGATAATCGCATTCAAGATGTTCAAACTATTACCGACTCATTACTAGATAATGTAACTATGGTATTAGTTGATTTTGACAATGATACACATGATACACTTGTAGCCAAGATTCCTGATGGTGAAACATACAATAGCGTAGGTATATTTCAAGAGAATTATGAGTTAAATACATATCAATTTATTAGCTCATTTACAAATTCAGTGCTAACAAATGTTGAATCAGAGGATCCTAATTTAGAAACATGGTCGCAATACAAATCATTGATTTTATATTTTAAAAATACATTACAAATTGAGACATTGGATTTGATGGGTTGTAACATATATTCCAGTTTAGATTGGAATTATGTAATAGAACATTTAGGAAATCAATTTCAAATAAATATAAATTCATCAAATGATAATACTGGGTCACTAGATTTTGGTGGAAATTGGATTTTAGAAACAAGTAATTTAAATTTAGTGGGAAAGTATTTTAGCAATAATATCAATAATTATCAATTTGTGCTAGGACAATACAGTGAATCATCCTATGCTATTACTAATGATAATAAGTTATATGGATGTGGTACTAATCCTTCTTCACTTATAATGAATGATACAGATGTAGGCCAAACTAATAGTTTCTTACAATTAACAAGTGTAACAAATGTAAATAAATTATTTAAAAGTTCTCAATCAAATTGTTCATTTGTAATAAAAACAGATGGTTCATTATGGGCTACTGGAAGAAATGATTTAGGCCAATTGGGTACTGGAAATACAACAAATGTTAGTTCATTTACAAAAGTATATGAGCCAACTGGTGGTGTAACATGTACAGCAGTGTCTTGTGGTAGCTCTTTTACCCAAATGTTATTATCAGATGGTTCCTTATGGGCTACTGGTTCTAGTAGTAGTGGCCAATTGGGAACTGGAAATACAACACAACAAACTTCGTTTATAAAAGTATATAATCCAACTGGTGGTGTAACATGTACAGCAGTGTCTTGTGGTAGCATTTTTACCCAAATGTTATTATCAGATGGTTCATTATGGGCTACTGGTTCTAATAGTAGTGGCCAATTGGGAACTGGAAATACAACACAACAAAATTCATTTACAAAAGTATATAATCCAACTGGTGGTATAACATGTACAGCAGTATCAGTTGGTTCTAATTTTACCCAAA